ACCACCTTCACCAGATAGCGCCGCCATACTATACAGTAAGGCAATATTAGAGATAGCTTCATTTGCCATAATTCAGCCCTCCCTTATAACATTACGCTAATTACTGGGTCAGTACCGCTATAAGATAAACGTATTTGATAATACCGTGCAACTTCGAAAGAAGTAATTCCCTAGGGAGCGACCGCTGACTTAGTTAAATCGGCTTTAACACCTGAAATCTAAACATAATCACTCTCTTTCGTTAATCGCCCTTCAACTTTCACACTTCCAGACTTAACCTCAAGTTTAACCATGCTAACTGAAGCAGGAACATGAAATTCACGTTCACCACCAGCGGTAAAGACTACTTTTTCTTTCCTAACTATCATTAAAAGCTGTCACTCCTTTCTCTATAAATAAATATAATTTCGTGTAAACGCCCATAATAAACGAAAGTAGAATTACATTTAATTATAGTAATGTCTTTTTAATTTGTATCAAACTATTTGATACCAAAAATCTCCACTCTTCTGACCAGTTGGCTGGGAGCTACTAACTACAATGTCTGGACCACTACTCATTGCCGTCCACGTTGGAGCTCCAGCGCCATTGCTTTTTAAAAAATAGCCATTCGTTCCCGCAGAAGTGGGGGCATAAAAAGTGGGATTATTATTAGAGCTGCCATTCATTGAAATATTATTTGTTGTCTTACCATTTGCTAAATTATACGCACTGTCCGCTCTGCTCTAAGCACTAGAGGCGGCTTGATTGGCTGAGTCAGCACTTGTCTTTGCAGAGTTAGCTAAATCAGCAGCTTCCGCAGCGGCGTTTTGTGCTGCAATATCTGTTACCGTACCAACATCGCCATTGGGCAAAGTTATCTTTTTAAAATCAAAACTTGCCATTTATTTCCCTCCTTTCTCTTAACCGTTAGGTCTGCTTGTAGCCTCTGTTACACTTGTTACAACAGTTACATCATCAAAAGTGGGAAGTGTAACATTGCTTGGGGTTGTACCAGCAGTAAAAGTATCCGTGCCTTGTGTAAAAGATGCAGCCGTTCCATCTGTTACAGAAATAGTTACATTTCCATTTGCTTGCGTAACACTAACAATAGTTGGAATGTTTGCACTAAAACTATCTACTCCTCGTTTAAAAGAAGGAGCCGTCCCAGCAGTTACAAAACCATTAGTCTTAACTTTACTTACGGTGCCAGTAGTACTTGTCACATTATGAGTATGAGTGATACTTGCTGCGCTAATCTCAATGCCCAATTTCTCCCAAGAGCTTGCACTAGCAGTTCCATTAATGTCTTTAATACAAATCCATTCTGAATGCCCAGTGGTTTCAAGCCATACATCTCCAACCCTTGCGGAAGTTAAAGCCTTAATTTCAGCATCAGTTGTTTTTGTTCCTTTAAAAGTAAGGAAACTACCAAGCTATTCAAAAAGAGAGTTGGCATGATTATAAGCATCTACACCCTTATCATAAGCTTGTTTTACCGCGCTTGCAGAACCAACCTTTTCAGTAGAAGTGCTTGTTACTGTAGTATCTATATCACTACTATGTAAAGCTGTGCTATCTACTAATTGATAAGGAGCGGTTACATCAGGTAATTTAATTTTACTAATATTAGCCATTTTAATCTCCTTTCTAATATTTATATTTATCCGTCTGTACAACACGGATAAATTAAAAACTCATCTAAATTAATAAATGAGTTTGATTTATACTTTTTTGTATTATATTAAAATTTATTAGATTTTATATTAAATTTTACATAACACAAAAAGAGCATATTTATAAAATCTAAAATTAAAAAGGTAGATTTCATAAATACAGCTCTTTTTGTTTTTTTATTAAATTGTAATAATAAAAAATTGTTTTTATTCGGACGGGTTATTTCTCACTTGTTGATATTTTTGCAAAAGTTTTCCTTCGATTAATTCAAGTTGTACTTTTTGCTCTTTAGATAAATTATATTCATCAATAATTTGAGGAAAAATATAAAACAAAAGTTCATATAAAACTTTATTATTATCCGTCATATTATTTGGCAAAGCATATAATTCTACACCTACTTCTTCAGCAAAACCGCTGTTACAACTTGCAGACTCTCTGGCAATTCTATATATCTTTTCTTTGTTACTTCCAGTTAAAATAATATCAATTTTATTTTGAGCCAACGAATATTGCAAACCAGTAATTAAAGCTAAAGATTCAAAATAATATTGAGAAACTGTTGCGATTTCTTCTGCTACTTTAATATCCTCATCGGTAATTTGAATTATTCTATCATTTCTATCCTCATCCTTAGAAACTATAAAATTACCTTGTTTTGTTGCTAAATAAAGAATACGAGATTCCTTGTCCATTATAACAAAACATTTTTCTCCATCGTCGAGGGTTACTTTTTTATCAACAACGATAAAATCTTTTAAATTATTTTTTGTTCTTGTCATAAACTAACTACTCCTTTTTTATTTGTAAAGTAATTATACAATAAGAAATACAGTCTGTCAAGCACTTTTGTAAAATTTTTTAGAAAACCGAGAGAAAGACATTACGTCTCTCTCTCGGTATTATATCATTCTTCAGAATCAAGTTCTTCTAATCCTAAAAGCACCATAATTGCATGACGCAAATACTCATCTTTTATTTCATAGGTAGAACCATCTGGAAGCTTTATCTTAGAAATATCCATAGCTTAATTCCTTAAGCTATTTGTAATTGAAATTCCTAATTACTCGCCCTTAGCGACAGGAGAAACCTCGATTTCAACAGTCTTGGCAGTCTTGGTGATAACATCGGTCTCAGGAGTGACAGCAACACTGAAGGCAGCAGTAGCATCAGCCTTATCGTAGCTAACACCAGTAACAAGAGCATTCTTAACTTCGGTACCAGCGAAAGTAGAAGTTGCAGCTTCACCAACAAGCGTAGCAGATTTAACTTCGGGCTTAACATACTCAACCTTGTTAACAATAGTGGCACTATTAGTAGCAGTAAAAGCGACTTCCTTAAGAGCAGTATCAGCAGTGGTTGCGACAGAATAGCTCTTACCAGTAAACACAGGTGCATTAGCCAATGCAGCGGCAGAAACTTCGCTTACAGTATCGGTAGCAACAGACTGAAGCTCATTAGCAACAAAGGTATCCTTAGCCTTAGCACCACCAGAGAACTTAGTAGTATCAATAATAGTAGCAGAACCACCATTGAAAGTACCAAAGTCAACCTTACCAGCATTGAAAGCACCCTGAGCAGTAACAGCCTGAGCAGTTGCAGCATTGGTGAAAGTCAAGCATTCAGCATCATCTGCATCAATAGCGGCAGTTACGCCCTCAGAAGCAAAAGCTGCCTTGGTCGCTTCACCCATTGTAGGAGCAACATAGTCCTTGCCGGTCCAAGTAGCGGCAGCACCAGCAGTATAGAAACCGTCCTCAAAAGCAGCGGGGGTAAAGGCACCTTCGGTAAAGGAAGCTTTACTACCACCAGTCAAACCAGTAGCAAAAGTCTTATCAGCAGCGGTAAGCGAAATTGCAGGAGAACTAATAGTACCCTCAATCTGAACGCCACCCTCTGCAACTTCACCGAAAGAAGCAGTCTTCAAAGCAGAGAAAGAACCACCCTCCTTGGCTGCAATTGTACCAGATGGAGTGAACTCAGAGGTGCTAAGAGTAGCTTCAGTTTTAGTGGCGGAATCACCAAGGGTAACGGTTACTGTACCACCCTTAATTGCATCAGAATTAATAGTACCGGCAGGAGTGTAATCAGCCTTGGTAAGAGTAGCATCAGCAGCCTTAGAAGTAACAGCAGCATTACCAGCAACAGTGACTTCCTTCATGGTAATGCTGTCAATGGTCTGAAGAGTGGTAGAACCAGAAGCCTTATCAGCATAGGCCATTGCACCAAGACCAAGAGCAGTCTGAAGTTCAGCAACAGTAATATTGTGGTCAAGCTTAATAGTAGCAATAGTAGTGCTGGTAGGAACATAACCAGTCAGATTAGTCTTTGTGCTACCGATGGCTTCCCATTTAAAAGTAGCAGTTTCACCATCACCGCTTTTAATAGTGATATACTCAATATATTCACCAGAAGCAGCTTCACCAGAAGGAACAAGATAAATCTTATACATAGTATCAGCGGAAGCAGTAACGGAAGGACCAGTTGCAGCACTACCATCGGCATCAATCACGACATCGAAATTGTGAATCTTACCAACAGCAGAATCAACATAACTCTTAACAGCCTCAGCGGTAGGAAGGTCAGCGCTCTTAGAAACTTCTGTGGCAACAGCCTTCCAAGCGGCAGCTCCGAGAGCTTCAAGAGCGTGACTACCAAGAATGGTAGTCATATCAGCACGACCCTGAGCATCCTTAATAGTTACAGTAGTGCCATTTGCAAGCTTAATTTTAGAAATATCAGCCATAATAAAATCTCCTTTTTATATTCAAAGATTTAAAAACAAATTAAATTACTTAATTGTTTATTTATTAATCCCAAGGTAAATCTAATTCCAAGCATTCTGTATCAGAATCATTAAGCTTAAGAGCAATAGAATTAACACCCTCGGTAATAATTTTTTGCGAAATTGTACCATCCGAATTATTTCCAGCTTCTTGATACAATTTCATGATACCCGCAATAGTATCCGTAGCTTCAGGAGCTACATTTCTAAATTCAGTACCAGTCCAAACAAAGATACTGCTATTAGAATTTTTATCAATATACAAATGGTTAATTCCCTGTTCTAGCTCCTTTGTATAAGTACTATCAGTATAGAATTTATTATTCAGGAAATAACCGTTCAAAACTACGTTGTTGCTATTATCTTGATAGGACAAAGTTTTAAAGTTGTCTACACCATTACCAACCTTAACTCTCAAACCATATTCTTCAGTATCTACAAGACACACTTCACCATTAGCAGGAATAAAACTATTCTCTACTTTTTGATAATTTACTTCTTTATCCTTACGAAGCTTAATAACAGTATTAATCACTTTTGCCATTGGTAGTCCTCCCTTCCTTAATTATTATGCTTCAGGAGCACCGCCACCATCAATAATTAAATCATCCAACAGAGACACCATATCCTGTTGATAAACTATCTGGTTCATTTCACCATCTTTATTGACAGTGTATGTGTTCCATTTACCATTCTCAAGTACAGATATGGTCTCACCTTCGTAGTTACCATATTTAGCAATCCAATATTGAGCTTCAGCAAAATTCTCAAATTGAGTCTTTTTTACAATGCTCTTCAAATTACCTTTTTCATCATAATAGCTCAGTTCAGCATTCTTCGCCTCACTGTTGGTCACAATCAAGCTCTCTTCGGGGATGACTTGCTGTGCAATGCCATTTTCAATTTTTGCCTTGTCTACATACGCTAATTTAAACATTAGTCATCCTCCTTCCTTAAGCTTTTACACTTACAACATAGTAGCCATCTATATACTTCTGTTCATAACCTTCTGCAATATATTTCTCAGGTACAACAGCACTAAACTTACCACCCTTAATAACAACTTCAGGCTCTTCGCCACCACCGTTGTGCTTAAAGTTAACTTCGCCATTGCTATAGAATGTACCACCTTCAATGAGTAACTTACCAGAGTTCATTACATCATTCAACTTGCGCATACCAATATTGTAAGTCCCATCAGTAACCTTGAAATTACCACCTTTAATAACCATTTCGTAACCATTGTTGAAAATAGTACCGTAGAAGTTACCACCATTAATATAAAGCTTACCATTGTCATCATTCTTAATAACATAGAAAGCGTTAATAAATGTACCATTATTAATAGTCAATTCAGGATATTCTGCCATTTCGCCAGCTTTGTAATCCTGTGCATAATCCCAATAACCATTGGAAATCATGCTCGAAACAATCCGAGGAGCTTGGAAAATACCATCATTAATCACAGTATTACCATGGTTGACCATGGTATAATAAGAATTACCCTTCTCATCAACACTGCGAGTATAACTACCATTCTCAATAGTTAAATTACCATTGTTGTTAATAGCGGGTTTACCATTCTTGTTGCATTCAACACTACCGTTACCAGTGAGAGTTAAAGCACCATTAACATCAACATTAACAGGAGTTTTCTCGTTATCAACAATAACTGCATTGTTCATATCAAGAGTAAACTTCTTGTCAGCATTAATAACTTCATCTGCACCAAGACCACCACTCAACTTAATCGTGCCGCCATCACTTACAGCCGCAATAGCTTCACTGGCAGTATTATACTTTTGTCCATTAACTTCCATGGAAGTATCAGATGTAGTATCACCATAAATCTTAATAACATCAAGGTCAGCCTTCAGAGCATAATCCTTGGCAAGCTCTGTTCCAAGACTTTCAATCTTAGTATTAACCTTACCAATCTCAACAGTTACAAGATTAGTAGTCTCTTCTTTAGTGTAATAATTACTCAGGTCAACAGCATGAAAAATCTCCCAGCTATCGCCATCCCAAATATACAATTTGCTATCTTCAGTTACTTGATAAATGTCACCAGTTTCGGCACTTTCAGGAAGTTCAGCCTTCGTAGCAACAGTACCAATAAAATGCATAGCACCTTCGTTGACACCAACATACTTAAGTTCTCCCCATGTAGAAGTGCCATCACCAATCTTAATCTGACCCTTGTTCTTACCATCAAGAGTTACACAAGGTTCACCAGCTTTAGGAATGTAAGTGTTAGCCACTGCATCCCACTGTGCCTGAAAACCGCGACGCAGTTGGATGAGCGTTTGCAGCTTATTAATATCAGCCATTCTTGTCTTTACACCTCCTATTTACCTAATTAAAATGTTTTGCAAAATATTTTAATTCGCTATAATTAAATAGCTATTTATTTGAAAAAGACTCCTTAGAACCGTGGGACTCCACCACCATCTACCAAGTTATCTTCCAAATACTTATCCATATTCTTATTTTCCCATGCTTCATTCTCTTTATTATACATGAGGATGTCTTTGTTTTCTACTCCACTTTCAGATATCTTTACATCTTTTAAATCTTCAAGCTTCATATCTTTTGCGGGAATTTCTTCAATTCCAGCATTTAATACACCATATAATACTCCTCTATTATAATTAGGAGAATCAGGCGTTATCAGTGTCATTCCACTATAATCTCTTCTTACCATCGTAAATAAAACTCTCCTTTCATTTCTTTTAATAAGAAGTATTACCCAATTTCATATGTCAATATAAATTTGCCTTTGCAAACAGTGGTTATATTCCCTTTTATATCACAAAACTATACGTCGTACAAATAGCCTCCGTATGTTAGAAATTTCGTATCAGTTCCTTTAATTTTAATTCGCCAAACTTTCGTCTTTTCTTCATCTTTTTCATTCTTAGAAGTGCTTTCAAGCTCAACAAATTCAAAATCTTTTTCGATTAAAGGAGGAGTAGCGTTATTATACAAAGGATGCTTTCTAACTGTAAACCTTGCTTTTTCTCCTTCTCTTGGACTGTATTCCTAATTATCAGGAGTATAAATCTGTAAATCTATTACGCAGTCATCGCCACGAGTTAATGAAATTACCCCATTATTTATTTTTAACAAAATCCTACTCCTCCTTTCTTGTTATATTAATCGTTAATATCATCCAAACCTTCCACCTCTTCTATATTTAGTAGAAAGTGGATTTACCTGTCCTAATCCATTAAAAGGATTAGAACTATTACTCTTGTTCGCACTCTTTTGTTTTGCAAACATTTCTTTAAATTCTGTCTTAGGTTTTTCTTCCAACGCCAACACTTCTTTGGCACGCAACTCCATCAAATGATTACACATCATTGCTACACAGTCAACTCGGTCATCATGCATATTTTTTTGCTTGGCATCAGGAGAAAGTTCAAAAACAATCGTACCATTTGGTCTTTTTTGCTTTTGCATACCAACTAACTCTTCTTTAGTTAAATCAATCTATATCAAAGAGTTCATTTCATCAAACGAAACCTTTTCATATCTTATTGAAGTTGTTCCATCGGAAGCAACCTCTTCAATTTCCATCTCGTTACGAGCATTTAAACTCTTTGGAAACATTACTAATCCTTGGTTAATTGCAGCTTGAGTTCTTTCATAAGCTTGAACTTTATCACGTTTAAAATTAAATAACTGCAATTTTCTTATATTTGCAGGATAATCATCTGCGCGTAATTTCATGTATGGGTCTTCTTCATCTATAAGACCTAAATGACGTTTACCATCAGAACCGACCCAATCATTTAAAAGGAACTGAGAAATATCAAATCCTCCACCGCCAGCACCAGCATCAATACAGACAAGTTCAATATTATCATAATCTAAAGCACCTCTATTATAATTTATAATAAGGTCTTTTATCATTTCAATTTGCTGAGGCTTTTGAATTATTGCCTTATCACCATTAGGCAAAAGCTCAATCAAGTTCTCACAGTTAACTATTTTTAACATTAAACCCTTTTCTTTATCTCTGAACAATTCTCCTATTAAAACAATAGAATTATCTAATTTTGATGCGGGGTCGTAACAGACGATATATTTTTTCTCACCATCGTTTTCATATACTGGATAGTATGCAAAACTGTTTCGCAAAATCGTTGAACGTTTTACAAAAACATCTTCACCACCGTCTCTATCAAAACGATTCTTGTACTCACGTTCTGCTTTGTATGGATTAGTAGCAAATGCGTTATCAACTTCATCCTAAGTAATCAGTGGTTTCATAGGCTTACCATTCATAAAAGGATGTAATGAAAACTCACAACTAATATCACACACAAAATAATTTGGGTCTCCTAATAACATTTTTTCAAATGCCATCTTATATTGGTCAAAAAGTTCGCTATCAATACCTTCAGCAGAACTTAATAATAACTTTTTGTTCGGTAGCTGTCTTGGATATATATCCGTATTAATACCATCACCAGTAATAAAGTTTGTATCCTGTGCAGTAAAAGGACGAGACAATGCAAAGAATGTCCTGTCTATTTTTCCCGCTTCATCATAAACCTATTTTTAATCGACCCATTCCCAATGTAAACTATTTCCATTTTCATCTACTCCAGAAGTTTTTCTTCTTCCCCTACAACAATCTCTAATTCCACACCGAGGATTTGAGGGACAATTATGATATTTCTCTCCAGCTTCTTTAGCTGTTTCAAATATTTCTCCTGTTTCAATACAACGAACCCTTTTAGCTCTTGGATTCTTGGCTCCGTTTACATTGTAATGATTTTGGGACATTTTTTGTTTCGTTTCTTCAGAAAAAACTCTATCTTTAAATATTTCACTTAGACGTTTTTTAGTTTCCTCTGATAAATGTGTCCCTTTCATGTGATGCTAATGACTCTCATAGAACTTTTTGTTACTTTTACTTATTTTTTCTTTTTCCTCTTCTGTTTTAGCATGATATATACCTCCATAAGTACAATTGTACCCATAGTTAGAATCTTTTGTCTGATATTTTTCTATTAAATCATATTCTAATTGACAGGCTTCTTCCATACTTAAACCAGAACTTATAATTTCATGACTAAAATTATCCCAGCCATATTTTAAAATAGCTCTTGCTATTGCTGGCTAATTGTATTCCCCATTTTTGTTCTATCTTAAATACCGCTATCCATTTTTACCCCATCTTTTATTTACGGGCTAATTAGTCATACCAATATATCGCTTCCGATTTAATTTGTTTATATGCTAATATACGGTATATTCTTTTTCGTCTATTTTACATCACTTCTTTTCAATTAATTAGACTATATCTTATTCTTATTAAAAGAATCTCCCCATTTCGGGTTTCCCCTACTCTCTTTCGAGATAGTCGTTGAGCCTTCTCCATTTTACAGGAGCTTGGTTGCTGATTGTTCATTATTACAACTTTTAGGATTTAACCATAAGCCATCTTAATTATTTTTTCTGCTTTCGCAACTTTTACGTTTATATTTTCATATTCCGCTTTAGTTAATTAAGCCTTAGAAGTTCCCAGCAGTTAAAGGAGTATTTTTTCGAACATATCACTATGAACGTCAGCGTTTTCATAAGGATTTCACTGAAATTGCTTCTTATACCTACGATGTTCTTTATTACACTATTTAACGTATTAATTGTACTACCATTATACAAGCTAACGGTATATCCACTCTTAGGATGAATAAACGGGTCTGCCTAAGTATTTGCTCTAATACACTCATCTAAAAATACAGAAGATGTTCCCAGCAAAGAAGCGATATTACCTTTTGCCATATCTTCCATCTTCTAAAATGTTTCTTGAGACTGACCTCCACTTGGAGCCATAATATATGTATTAGTATTTGGTAACAAAAGTGCTCTTGCCATCATAAAAGGTGCAGCTAAAAACGACTTACCACTGTTACGACCCATAAGCCACACACAGTTTGCAGGACACCAACTACTTAGTAAAACATATTTTTGCATATCAGTTAACTATATTTTAAAAAAATCTTCGATAAATCTTGTTGGGTTTGCTCTTCCCCACTAAATTATTTTAGTATATTTTTCAAAAATTTCTTTTCTTTTTGGAAGCAGTTCATAACTAAAGTCATTAAAAATAACATTAATCATTAATAACCACCCCAACTATCGCCATCATCACCGTTTTCTTTGTCGTATTGACGTTTTTCTTCTTCCAATTTTTTCTCGGCTAATTCACGTTTAGCCAATCTTAAATTTTCAGTTAGCGTGGCGTTTTCTCTCTACAACGAAAGCAATTTTTTAAGCTAATCTTGACAAGTTTTGTACACTTCCGCTTCACTCATACTAAGTTGATTGAAAATAGCTGCAAAACTTGCATCAGCAGCTTGATTAATACTCTTGCTAGTCTCAACATCATACATATTAAGAATAGCATTTTCATACTTCATCTCATTCATCTTAGCCATAATACCAGAGAATGTGTTTTCACCTTTGGCTTTACTGATAGCGTAACGCTCGCCAAAGCCATTATCTCTACTAAAGCTTGTAATTGTTTCGAGCTCTTTTTTCTTTAATTCAGATAACGCTTTTAATTCTGAAACAGGAGCATCTTCATCACTTTTCTTTCTATATTTTTCATTTAATTCACGAATATTTTTAAAAGAAAGGACAATCTAAATAGCAGCTTGGACTTTAAGTCCATCAAGCTCCATACCCTATTCCATCATACCAAGTAAATCTTTATAAAGAATTTTTCTATTCTTTTCAATTTCAAAATAAAACGGGTCATAACCAACCATCTTAATAACTTGTCTTTTTGCTTCGAGGTCAGCTTTACTCCATTCTTCTTCTAAATCTTCAGGCACATTGCCTGTATTGCTGTTAATTATTTTATCAGCCTTTGAATCCCCTTTGTTTTGATTCACATCAACATCGGGTGATTCCAAAAAAACTTTTCCTTTTAAAGTAGCACTGCGAGAAATAACACTCATATATTCTTCAACTATATGAGTTTTTCTATCTTTCTCCTCCATTGTTTTTTTAGCTTTAAAATAACTAACATCATCATAATATATATTAAGATAACTACAAAGCCATTTCATTGCTTTTTCGCCATCTTTGTTTGCTTTTTCATAAAACAAATATTCGTATAAATTTTTACAACAATCCATACAAATATGTGTATGCATTTTTCCATTAGCTTCTATTCTACCCAAATTCCCTTCATTATATGCAAGGAAATATTTATCTTGTGGCAATGCTTTTCCACAACATGAACATACATATTTATCATACAATGGAACAAACCTATTAAAATATTTTGTCCAATTCTAATAAAGCTTTTGTAAATATTCGGGTATTTTAGGCTTACTTTTTTTCTTTTCTGTTTTTTTAGTAAGATGGGTGCTTAATTGCTCTTTAGTTGAATCGTTAGAAGTATCTATTTCATCATTTATAATTTTATCACAATCATCAATAACTTCTTGATAAGCTTCTTCGTATTCCAAGTATTTCTTGTAATCAAGCTATCTTACACTTCCATCTTCTTCTTTATAAAAATTAATAGGGTCAAAAAAAGTATTATAATCAACAGAATCTACAAGATTTGGTGTACCAAAGTCCCCAACAATTTCTTTTAGAGCCTGTTTATGCTCATCTTTTAAAGAATATTTCCAAGATTCTCCAAATTCCTCTTTTTTTCTTTGTGTCTCCATTTTCTTTTGAATGGCATCTAATCTTTTCTATTCTTTAGCAATGGCAGCTTTGGCCCTATTGTTTGTTAATTTAGCCATTTAACACACCTTCTAAACCTTTTAATTCCAAAAAATTTAATTAATCTACAATTTGAAACCAGAAGTCTCCTGCTTTCTAATCAACTGGTTGTTCTTTGCTGATAGCGATATCAGGCAAATTATCCACGGTTTCCGCAATATTCTTGTTATTTTCATTAATATTATTACGGAAAGTGTTGGCTAATCCAACTGTCACTTCCTTGATTAGAGTTTTAAGAGACTTTCTGCGAGCAGGTCCAGCCATAAAATTCACCATCCTTCTCTTAATAATTAATTACTTCTTAGGTTTCCCCTAAAGCAATAACAACCAAACATCTCTGTTAATTACACCGTTCTATCTCAAACCATACATCTTTTGGTATTGTTTTACTACATTTTCCAGCTATTCATCGAAAATTGTGTCTGTCCCAGCATTAAACCCTAAACTATTAAAAAGAATCTTAGCCATCTTAACAGCTTCATTATTATTGTCTATGTTTAAATAAGGTACTTGACCAGCCATAGTTCTAATATTGGTTTTATCAACTGGAGCTTTATAACCAATTGCAGCTTTAGCATAATTTGGTAAACCAAAACCTCTAATATATTTACCACCAATTTGCATTGTGCGACTCTTAACTTCATTGGAATAATTTCCTTCTAAAACTTTAAAGGTGTTTCCACTTACGTCACAAACCATGCCAACATGGTCAGCTTCTCCAGTACATTCTCCAACTCCGTTATCTTGCCAATCGTAAAAACACAAATCTCCAATTTGAGGTTTATAACCATCTCTTTCTTCCCATCTTCCATTCTTTTGATAGAGAGCTATCATTCTATTACAACTACATTCAGGATAAATATATTCCGTCAAATTTAATCTCTCTCCAAGAGCAGAAACGGTAGCTGCACACCAAGGTTCTGTATACAGCATCATATGGTTTGCTGGTAAGGGAGTTATCCTATTATAAATATCAATAATCCATTTATGTTTACCATTGGCTACGCTAAAACCAACCCAACGATAAAACCATTCAACCGTCGTTTTTCTCAACTGCTATTCCGTCATCGTTAATTTCTCCTTGCCAAACTTCATTTCTTTTATTTTTGAGTTCAGCTTGTCGTTTCATCCACTCTTTGTGCTCTTTTGCATGTTGCAAACGAGCAGCTTGCCTTTCCTTGACTTTTTCAGGGTCGGCTAAATATGGTTTCCAGTTTTTTTGAAAATCTTCGTGAGTTTGCCACCATTCAGCTTTCATGTCTTCTAAAATATCTTCAAATGGTCGCTCAATCAAATCTTCCTCGGCAACTCCATTTTCTCTTTGTTTTTCTAGGTCCATTTGCCTCATTAAAGCATGACGAGCTTCTTGATGTTTAATCCTTTTTCTTTCGTTGCTCGCCTCTCTTGCTTTTTGATGAGGAGACTGAGGTCCCTTTTTTTCTTCATCTGCTTTTTGACACAACTCTTGGATTTTTTCTTCAGACAAACCTTCGTATTCTGGAATTTCAGGGTCTCCAACATCTTGTCTATACTTCCTAGCTAACGAAGTATATCTATTTTCAGGCCAAGCAAAAAATTCGTTTGCATAAACTCTATCGCAGTTTTTAGCCTCTCTACTAAACTTAATCATTGGATATCCTAAAAATGCAGAAGACCAAGCTTTTTGTTTTCTAATTTCAGGAAGCATTGAAACATATCCTGTAATTTTATGAGATGGTTTGGTAGTTCCATAAATAGAACCAAACACAAAATCAAGCTAATCTTCCATTGCAATGGTATCAAGAATTTTGTATTCTAAAGATTCAATTACATTAGAAACAGTTTCTTTATCATACCCTGTTTCCTCCATAATTGCTTTAATCAATCTAAATCTTGTCATTGTATCACCTATATAAAAAGCCCCAAGCCACCATAAGATGACTTGGAGCTATTTTTTAGTTTATACAGATTTCTTTATCCAAAAGAAATCTACTTTGTCGTTCACTTTATATAAGTTTCTTTATCCGAAAGAAACCTACTTTGTAAATTAGTTGCACTTAACTAATTTGTTGTTCTCTATTTTTAAATTAACCCGTTTATCTTTAGCGAATTCTATTAACTGGTCTGGAGTATTGTCTTTATTTCCATATTTTTTATGAAATTCGTTATGTAATTCTGCTGTTAAAACAGCTCCGTATCCATTTTCTTCGTGTTTTTTCTTGTTTAATTCTATCATCTGTTTATACACCTAATCAGGTATTTCTGAGGCAGAATTGTATTGTTCTAAATTTAATTCTACTATAATTTCATTTCTTATTTCTGAAAAAGGTTTAAACAAATGATGAACAATTAAATTATTTTTTAAACCAGAAATACAACAGGAATAATTCCAATATTTTTTACTATCTTCTTTCCAATCAAAAAGATTATATCTTAACAACTAATTAAGATTTTCAAAACCGTTATTCCATAAAGATAAATTAGAACGCTGTAGAATCTTTTGACAGTTAATACATCCTATATTTTGCCACATTAAACTTTTTATTAACTTATAGGCGTCATGTCCACAACGATTACAATGTACCCAGCCCCATTTTCCCCAACCATTAAATTGTGTAATTTCTATATCTCCATCAAATTTTTGAAGAATTTTTTCTTTTGCTTCTTCTTCAGTAATTTCTAATTCTCCACTACATTTTGCACAACGACAACCCCGTATTAGTCTCCGTGGTGTAATTGAGTATTCATATCCACAAACTTCATGCCTAAAACAAGCTTTCTGTGAATAGCCGTTATACTCTTCTGGATTTAATAAAGTATACTCTTCATTTAAACCATTGTAACTTAATTCATCATAAAAAACGCTTAATGGTTTATAATTAGATGCACAATTCGGACAGCGATGACCATTCCTAAATTCGGAAGCTCTCACTTTGTAAATAGTTCCACATTTTTTGTGAATTACTTCTGCATAATCTGTAATTTTTTCTGGAACTGTAATTGGTTGATAATCCGGGTCTTCATTTAAAATTTTTTCTATTTCTTCTTTCTAATATCTGTTAGGAGGTGTAACTTGACACACTCTACACCGAGGAGAACGCTGAAATAATTTATACGTTATCCAAAAACTTTGTCCGCACGCTAAATGCTTTATTTCTATTTTTTCTCCTGCTGAATTGTATTCTGAAATAACTTCATATTCATTTCCAAATTTTTCTATGAATTTGTTTTTGAAATCATTTTCTCTTCTTATTCTTTTTTCTTCTTCGGTCTTTTTCTTTCTCATTTTATCTTACCTCTTTTCGATAAAATACAAAAGGAAACCACGGGAATAAGAGGAATCCCGTGGCATTTTACTTAATTAAAGTTTGCAACCTTTAATTAAAACCTTATAAACTTAATTAATTACGCCTTTGCCACGGAAGAGAACTTTGCATAAGGAACGCCGTCACGAGCAGCAATGGTAAGCTTTTCTCCAGTCGCAGGGTTGTGTCCAACGCGCTCGTCACGATGCTTACCACCAATGGTAACTACAGAGCCAACCTTAACCGCATCGTTCTTGGCAATAACATCGAGGAGAACCTCGCTCATGCCCTTGATAACAGCGTCAATATCCTTCTTGGAAACATCTGCACAAGCCTCAGTGTCCTTAATAGCAGCAATAAATTCATTCTTAACCATAATATTAAATACTCCTTTAAATCTTTTTAATTTTAATTTTAAAATTACCTTTTAAAAACCTTTATTTATCAAGGTTTTCCCTTGACTCGCTTTATATATAACACAATTTTGTATTCTTGTCAAGAGTTTTTGAAAGTTTTTTCGAAAATTTTAGAAATTGTTTCTATTATTCCTCGGTGTGAGATTCAACAACCTTAATGGATTTGTAACCACCCCTAGATTTGTTGTTACTCCAAATACCGAGCTCAAGCATAATCTTAGAAATCTTCTTGCAACGATAAACGCCGTATGAATCTTGGAAGCAAATAGCGTTAACTTTATATTCGCCCCAGCGCTGAGTATTTGCATCATTCAAAATCTTCTTTTCAACAAGCTTGTTATACTGATTAACACTAATTCTCTGAAGATTCAAATCATCATACTTACCCAAGAAAAGCATAATTTCAGGCTCTTCGGCAACATAAATTGTCTTATCACGACCTACATGTTCTCTATTAGTAACAGTATAATTTGCATCCTGTGGATTCAAACCAACCTGTCTATTCTTAAGAAGACCAACTCTCTCTAATTCTTTACGCTCGTATTTAGAAACCTTAATCATAAATTAATCAATCCTTTTTATTTTTAAATTTGGAAGGAGCGTTTCTATTCTTCCTTCCACCTACGCAGACATTATTTTTTTAAAAAAGTGGTGTTTTTGCCTTATTTTATATGAGGAAAAATAAGGCGAGGTTTTTCGGCTTAAATCGTAACATTTTGTTTTTTAGCGCGCAATCTTTTCATTCGTTCAGCAGTTAATATATTATTCCATTCCACCTAGCAAGTAGCACAACGCTTGTGAATTCTCTATGTTACACTATTATGTTCTATCTCTTTACCGCAATCACAACAATAATATTTTTCTTTAGTGCAATTTCTTACTAATTTTGCACAATCATCACAATATTTTTTAGGAGTTCCACCTTTTTCATAATTGCGAGAATATGGCAATAATTTCCGACATTTTTGGCATCTAAAAGTTCCGAATTTCCTCATTTCTAGCCATTTTCCGCACAAATAGAGGTCATTCCGACCCAATAAAATTACCTTTTCATCTTTCTCCGCTTCTTTGAAATCTTCTTTGTCCATAAATATAGGAGTCACTCCAAGTCCATGATTTATATCTATGAATCCTAAATCAAACAATACGTTTCGTTCTTTTGTGAGAGAAAAACTTGGCTTTAAATCAGCGTCATTTCTTAACTTTTTATTGTATTTCTCAAGATAATGTATATTAGGTCTACTTAAATAGTTTTCCTAAATTTTTGTCCATACATATAAAGTAAATAAATATTTAGCTCGTGCCATTGTAATTGGATGATTCTTTACACTGACATTTTTACGCCTTGATTTAATATCTTTTACTTCTTCGTCTGTTATATAATATGTATCAAGATTTAAAAACCAGTTTAGCACCGCTTCGGGAATTTTTATTTCTTTTATTTTCCTAAGCTAAGATGATTCTTTTGGGTTATCAGGGTCAACCTTCCAATTCTTCCAAGTTGTATCTACCAACTTATTAACTCTATTAAAAGTTACATTAGGGTCATAAGTTGGTACATACTTCTTGCACTTTTCTTTAATCGTTTCTTTAACCCATGCTTTATTCCAAGAGGGCTAATTTCCAAGTGTATATTCCGTCTTAAAATATTTTACCAGTAAAGCAGCATCTCTCTACCACTTTTGAGAAAAACCATTCTAAAGAACTTCTTGAATATAACCCTCTTCATCATAAATGTCAATCATAAAAAGATTCCTCCTTTATACCTTTTTCCTCTTCTTCAATTTCCTCTTTGTGACTTACAAGTACTCTCTCAATAGAATACTTCTCATATAAAAACTCTAAAGAACCATTAGGATTCTTTTGAGGAAAATAATAAACAGAGGTCTTTTTTCTTATATTCTCATATATTTGTCTTCCAACTAAAGCCCAAAGAATATTCTTGTTATAAGACTGTTTATCAACATAAAATAAATATATTAAATGGTTTGCTAATTGTTCTTCATTAGAGCAAATATTAGTTAATAAATCTTGTCTTAAAATATTATATTCTAAATCTCTGTCAAGAACTTTGCTTGGGTTTACTGTCTTACTTGCAAATACTCCATCAAGAGCTTTTTCTGTTCTTTTAGCTGCCCATTCCTTAATTCTACTTGATACTAAATCATTAATTTGTTCATATATCTTTTTGTTAATTATAAAACCATCAGACATTAAAGCATGATAATCAAAGTTTTGAGAAGAACGGACTTTTTCTCTAATATGAAAATCAACATTTTCAATATATTTACAAATTTGATTCATTACGCAATCAGAATCAACCACAGGAAGAAAATGCTTATAACATCTAATAAATTCTTTTTGACTTTCATTTAATAAATTCTCATCTTTAGCTAACAACTCTTTTAAAGAGCAAGCAAATCTAAGCTGGCAATCTTGGTCATTTTTCTTAACAAATTCATTATATTCTTTACTTAAAGTATTATATTTGTATCTGAAAAAATAAGGCTTTTTATCAGCTAAGAGAGAATTAAGAAATTCTTTTCTTTTAATTTCTTCTGGAGAATCTTCTGGATTTATATGTTGATATTGTTTCCAAATTGTTGCTTCTGCTTTAACATTTTCACCAATCTTAGTTTTATCTATCTGTCTCGACTGAGCCGCACAGCACGACCTAACTCTGTCTTGCAACAATTTTTCTTCTTTACTGCCTTTTTCAAACAAAGGTAACATACCAACAAATGTAGAACAAATATTAGTAATTTGACCAATTCTTGTACCAAAACTAAATGTATCAGTATTATACAAATCCAAATCAGTCATTTCTCTCGCTGGCTTTTTATGAGGCTTTTTAGCGTTGTAAGTTACTACTCTTTGGTCAGGATAAACACCATTAATAAAATTTGGATTATCACAGGTAAATATAATGTCATAATCATAGTCACTTCCTGCCCAATGCATCGTATGTGCATCATGACAATTAACAATTACTCCACTATAACTATACTTGTACCACTTTTTCATTTCTTCTGTATTCTTTAACTCAACAGGGTAATGTTCACTAAAATGAGTAAGAGGACTACGCATAGTATCCACTTTTGTAACATTTCTCTTATTCCAAAATTGCGAATACATTTCTCCAGCGTTTAACAAACCAGTTACTTTTTGACCAGTAGCAGCTTGCATAAAAGCATACCCATCAACTACAATACATTGAAAATTACCATGAACCATAATTTTCCCAAGACAGGCAAGCTCAATTTTTCTAATAATAAAATCTCTTACTTTTTCTTTAGAATATTTATCATATAACAAAGAATTATTTAAAACAAGAGACTTTAACCAATAATTGTCGCTTGATTTCATATAATTTTCAATATTATCTTGAGTCAAATTTTCGCCAAGAAGAAATAATAAAGTATAATAAATATTATCGTAACTTACACCTTGAATATAATCAACTGTTGGTTTACAAACATCTTTTACCATTTCTGGCGTAAGATTTAAAGTTTGTAAAAATTGATAATTTGCTGTATTTACTTCTTTGTCTTGTTTAGGAGCATATTTGGTTACTCCCCAAATGATACCATTCTTTTGACAATTTTCTTCAAAACTTTCTTGAGAATCCCAAGCACTCCAAAGTTTTGCCATACCTTCTGTAAGAATAACATCAATATTTCTTACATCTACATAATTGCCGTAAACATCTTTAATTAAATAATTCTCATTGTTAAGTTCTTTGCACCAGTCAACAAAATCAAATTCATTTACAGCTCCTTTTGTGAAAGCACAGCGGATACAAAATTGACAAGGGGTATAATCTTCTCCAAGGTCTTTTCCCCATTGTTCAGCCATTTGAGGACTAATTAAACCAGAACCATCGACCATATTAAATTCAACGTCTACTGTTCTTTCTTCGACAATATCATCTTGGTCTGCTGGTTGTTCAATCACAAAATCAACATCAACAGGTCTTACTTCTGAATAATCTGGAATTATACAAAATCTTGGTTTGGTAACTTCTTTTGTTGCACTCGAATATAAGCCAAAATATGCATTATACTTACTAGGAGCAATTTTGTAATCATCCATATTACGTCCATTATCAAGCCTTCTCTTTAATTCTGGCAAAATAGTTTCTTCACAAAAAACTACTGTACTTACTCGTGCTTGAGATGCTGAACAAGATAAACGTTTGTAATGATATGTTACTTTCTCATAACCAACAACTATATCTTCATTTAAACCATCTTTATTTTTAACAGTTTTAATAATAGGCTCTCCACAATCAATAGTAAAAGAAAAACCATTTTCATAGATATCTCGATAAGATTTGACATTTTCCATGCTTACAGTAATATACTGTGGTATAAACATCATGTTATAGATTTTTCTTTGTAACTCTTTAATTCTATCCCTATTATTCTTGCTGTTTTTTCCTTTTTTTAATTTATCTCTTTCAGAGTACCATTCTTCAAGCTGGACTCTATCAATCTTCTAACCAGTTATATCACGAATACTCTTTAGCATTTGACTATCTGCTAAAGAAACAATTAGATTGCTCTTTAAACAATCTTGAAAACTAATGTCTAAATTATAGCCGTTTTCTTTGATTAATGCACTATTAAGCTTAACGGTGTAAAATAAACGCACTTAGTTACCTTCCTTCGCTGGAATTTTAAATAATTTGACTAACCTCGGTAATCATATCCATAATATCAAAACCATCAAGGTCAATATCTTCAGTATCTAATTTTGTTATAAATTCTAAAATTTCAAAAACTTGTGAAATATTATCTACAATATATAAATTTTCAAGATTTTCTGTCTCAACTTTAGGTCGATTAAATCTTGTCTCTTTACCATTCCTTACAAGAATCTTTAAATCTGCATCAGTTCTATTAAGAAAACTATAATTATCATCAATTTGAATCCGTCCTAACATATGAACATCTTCTTTCTTCTCTCCATGACCTAATCCAAAATACCGCCATTTCGATTCATTACGCTTAAAAAACGGAATCTTATTTAAATAATCAAGTTTCTTCTGTAGTGATTCTTTTGAGCCTTTGGTAAGTAATATCCAATTATATTGTTGCCAAATTCCTTGTTCATCTTCTTCGGAATCTTCTAAAGCTTTCATTAATATTTCATTAGGCTTTACTGATGACCAAAATTCTTCTGATTCATAAATTTCACTAACTTGTTCTTTAGTTAAATTTCTATAAATACTTTTGTATCCCCAGTCAACCAAATCATCTAAAGTCTTATTTAAACCATAACGCTAATTTAAGATATTTACCACTGCCACTGAACTATCTAACAAAATATCATCTACATCTAAAAAAATTGTCCTCTTATTAAGGTCTATATCTATATTTTTTACAATCTCCATCGGTTGCTTTAATGTATTCATCTATGCTTTTGCATTGCTTTTTTGCTTAAGAATTATACATTGTTGTACCTCTCTTTCTATATTTTTTATTGGACGAATTCACAATTCTCATTGGTATTCATCCGCTTTTCTTTCATGTCTGAATTGTAACACATGTTTCTATTTCTGTCAACTATTTATGAAAAATTTTTAATCGCGTTCATAAACCCCTTGACTTTTCTATATTTTGTATGTTATACTTCCATCAGGAAAGATGTCCAAAATTAAAAATGTCAATTCTACTCATACAAAATTTTACGCATCTTACGGAAATGTTAAAATTACTCATACATTTCTTGACGATTGTAAAATGCTCCAGAATATAGAGAATTTAAGGGAAAAATTACCATCCTTTATGGGGTACTCTAATATAGACTCTATATATAACAAAGAAAGACAATATGCCTGCGCCTTTATCAAGGCTTGGCATTCAATGCATTTTAGTCTTTATTTTTCCTATATTTAAAAGACTTTTTGTAAAAAATAAAGAAATACTTATTAAAAAGACTTGACAAAGAAAAATAATTATGGTATTCTTCTTTTGAAATAAAATAAGAAAGTAGGAGTATATTTTTGAGCAAATATGATTCTTTGTTTGTAAAGATTCCTAATGGAATAATAGAACTTTCTAACAGAGTAAATTCATATACTTCTTTAACATATCTATTTTTAGCTATTAATAGAAATATGCTTGGAAAAGTAAATAGTAGTATTTTATTTTTAGAAGAATGTTATGTAGATGATAGCATGGAAAATCAAAAAACTAAAGCTTCTAAAATTAGTAAAATTTTATCATCTTTATATCTTTTATCAAATACTATTGTTAATAGAAAAAAAGAAATTATCTCTGAGTCAGTTATTGATATTCCTAAATATGGAGATTATTTTAATTGCTGTGAATTTGATATAAATACTTGTGAAAAAGATATTGAATTACAAAAAGAAAAACTTTTAGCACAATATCAAAGATTTCCTCAATATATGTTATCTATTGAACTTTATGATGAAATCATTGTTAATAATTTTACTACTTTGAGTATTAAAGATTATTTAATAATTATGAAATATTGTTTAAAAGATAAAACAACAAAATCTAAACTTAAAGTAGATAGTTTACTTAATACTTATCTTTTAATTAAAATGCTTATTGATAGAAGACAAGCATTAAATAAAACTTTTCCTAATGGTTGGAAATATAAAGAAGCTATTACTTTAAAATTTCTATTACAGAAAACATCTTTGTCTTCTACTACTTTAAGAAAATATTTAGAAGCTCTTATTGAACTTGGATTGATTGAAAAAAATACTGTAAAAAAAGAAACTCTGTATAAATTAAAAAATACTTGAATAGAGGTAAAAATTAATTATGACTTGCATCGTTGGTTTTACGGATAAGAAAAATAATGTCACTTGGATTGGTGCAGACAGTCTTGGTAGTAATGGTTATACTCAGGATGTCGAATCTAATCCTAAAGTATTTAGAAATACTACTTTGAAAAATGTTGTTATGGGTAGTACTTCTACTTTTAGACATATTGATTTGCTTAAATACAGCAAAACTTTATTCCCTGAGATTGATAAATATAAAATTCCTTCTGGTGAAACTAAAGTAAATCATGAATATATGGTTACTACTTTTGTTCCTAATATTATCACTCTTTTTGAAAATGGTATTAAAGATAGTGGAGATAAAGGTGGTAATTTCTTAGTAGGTATTGATGGAAAACTTTATGAAATTCAGAATGATTATTCTGTTCTTGAACCTTTAGCTGGTTATTCTGCTGTCGGTTGTGGTGAGGTAACTGCTAAAGGAAGTCTTTATGCTACTACTAAATATATGAAAGATTTTACTCCTGAACAACATATTCTTACTGCTCTTGAAGCTGCTGAAAAAAATTGTTGCGGTGTCCAAAGACCTTTTGTTATTCTTAATACTAAGGATGAAGATGTTGTTATTATTGGACTTGATGGTAAAAGAGAAATTATTAAGAAAGATTAAAGTTATGATGAATTATTTAGATTTTTGTGAAGAACTTTTTGATAAATTAACTCAGGATATTAGTCAAGATTATTCTGATTCTTCTTTTTTTGGTTTTAACAATTTAATTGAGTGTAATTGGACGAGAGGAGATGGATTTACTTTTACTTTTAAAATTCTTACTCTTAATGGTTTGATTTTTCATGAACATTTAGATGAATCCTTTATTTATGAAGAGTTATTTATTCCTTGTGTTTATAGTCTTAGTCAACCAGCTTGGAAAACAATTTCTTATTTTATTTCTAATACAATAAAACAAGATTTTCTTAAACATTTAACGAAAGATTGGGTGTTTCCATTATAAATAATAACTTAAAAATTTTATCTGTGGATTTTACAAGGAGAAAAACTATGTCTTATTTTAAAGTTTATATTATAAATGGTTCGGGTGGCTCTGGTAAAGATATTTTTTGTGATTTGGTTTGGACGGCTATGGACAATTTTGACCCCCATTGTCTTGTCCATACATACCATACTTCTGCTCCTGCTAAAAAGTGGGCTTCTTTAATGGGTTGGGATGAAGAAACTAAACGACCTATTGATAGACGATTCCTTTGTGAATTAAAAGATATGCTTGATTATTGGGATAATGTAACTTATAAATATCTCAAAGAAAAAATTGAAGGAGTATTATACAATTATACCACCTTTGATAGAAATTTTATTTTTATATGCAAGAGAAGATAAAGATATTATATGGATTAAAGAATATTGTTGTAAAAAAGGAATTTATTGTAAAACAATTAAAGTCAATAGAAAAGTTTTAAATGAAAATAGTAAATATGGTAATCATGCTGATGATGGTGTAAGTAAGTCAGGAATTGCTTATGATTACGTTATTGACAATAATAGAACAAAAGTTGATTTGACAAAAGAAGTCTATAATAATTTTATCTATAAAGAGGATTTATTTCAATGAAAAATGAAAATAAAACTAAATACGAAGCTAATGGTAAACCTTATTTAGTTATGTCTGAAAAAAGCAATTTTGGCAAGAAAATTAAATATTATTATGGATTGCATGATGTAAAACAATTAGATAATATTCCTACTAATGAATTAGAGAATGGTGATATTGCTGTTGTTAAAAATGATGATAATGGAAAATATTATAAATTCATTTGGGTAAGTGATATTGATTGGCAATATGAAAATTGGGTTTCTTGTGGGGAGCTTGATTGGAAATCTAAAAAAATCGAAAGTGAGACTGAAAATATGATTGAAGAAAATAAAGAAAAACTTATTTCTTTTCATGAAATGACTTGTGAACAAATGAAGAAACAGTATCCTAATCTTAATATGTTATATGAACATTGTTGGGTAAAAGAATTACATTTGATTCTGGATTACTGTGATATCAAATTTACTTCTAAAAGTGAAACTAATCGTGAAGCAACAATTGTTATTAATTTTAAAAGTAATCTTGTAAATAGGAATGAAAGTGTAACCATTTCAGCTAATATTTGGGGAAATTATGACAGAGAAGTAGGCAAGAAGGTTTATTATACTGATATATTTGTAGAAGAAATTCATGGTAACTGTACTTTACCCATGCTTAGATTAATTGATGCTACTTGTGATACACTTGAAAAAATGTTGGAAAATCTTAATTTGGATAATACATATGGTGGAGATTATGCTAGAATTTACCATATCTTTGATAGTTTTAAATTGTATCAAAATAGTGAATACAGTGATGGTAATAGTTGTGACTGTGATGAAGAAGGTAAGTAACAATGAATATTATTAAGAAGCATTACGCTATTAAACAATGCAAAGAACTTGATAAGTTAATTGGTATTCAAGAAGATATTTGTAAAACTTTAGAAATTGGATATAATCTTTGTGTAGATTTTGAATGTATTATTCATAATGCAAAAGTTTATCTTAAAGATAATAAACATATTCAAGATATTGGATATTTAAATGATAATTATAGAGGCGATAAGTTAGAAGTTGTTCGTGAAATCCGAATTTGTTGGGATTGTTATAAGAGGAAACACGAAAATGATGTAGCTGTCTTTGATGGTAAGAAAATTTTGAGTGTTGAAGAAGATTGTTATGTCACATGGGAAGATATTGATGAAAATTTTCAGTTCTTCTGGAAAGATTATGAAATTTATAAGAGTAAAGCTAATAAGATTATAGCTTCTTTTGAAAACAAAGAATACGATTTTGCCAATTTACACTGTATTGAAGATTTAATTTTGGAATACGATTTTCGTTTTAATTGCAAATGTCTTTCTACAAGAATTACTGAACATTTGTGTATGATTCGTAGTTTTAAGTTTGCTCAGGATGTTATTAGTGAAGGTCATTGGATTAAGAATCAGTGGAGTAAGAATAGTTGGATTTTGAGCGGGAAAGAAAAGAATAATCTTGGTATGAATGATATTTCTACTAAAATTGATAGTAGTACTAGTAGAGCTAAAAATGTTGATAGCACAAAAAATGTGGAAAATAATAATGATGCTAAGAACGTAAATGTCAAATGCTATAGAGATAATGGTGATGGCACTATGGATTGGGTTAATTGTCCTGTTATTATTACTGATGGAGACAATACTGACTGTTATAATGCTAACGCTGCGAAGAGTAATTTGGATTGAATTATAAATAATTTGTTTATGTTTATCTTTCTATTTTTAATTTAAATGATTGATATGAGTAATTTGATAGGTAAAATAAAGAATTGAATTTGGGAAGAAATTATAGATAAATTGTTTATTTATTTATAAAAAGGAAAATGAAGTATAAAAAATTATGAATGATATTATTAAGAGATATTTTGAGATTAAAGCCAGAGATGATAATAAACCTTTTTGTTCGTTTGTTGAGTGTTGCTTATCAAAATAATAAGATTACTGATGATGATGCTTTATTATTTTGTAGCAATAACTGGAAAAAGATGCATGGCTTTAAGCTTGAAAAATATGGAAAGATGAATTATAGAGGTAAGGGTAAAAGGTATAAGGAGTTCTTGTGGAATGATAAGGTGAGTCTTGTTATTAATGAGAAAGTAATGAGAGTAATGAAAGATTATGTTGTGAACAAGAGGAGTGGCGTTGGACTGGAAGAAAAGGATGTTGGAAGTAAAAAATGGGACTGTGCATTTTGGAGTGATTTGCTTGGAGTTATGAGTGATGGACATATGTAAGTAGCGTGTAATTGAATAATGTAATTGAATAATGTAATTGAATATATTTTAAGGATAGAGGCTGTGACGGCTTCTATCCTTTTTTTTGTCGGAGTTTGGAGAATTTTTTTATTTTTTTAAATTTTTAATTTTTTTTAATTTTCGTACCCCGAAATACACGACAATATATATAAAAAATAAAAAAAGTGTAAGTAAGAAATGTAAATTCGACCTTACACAAAAACAAATTAAAAGGAGAAAATAAAAATGAAACACATTAACAAGGAAGAAAAGTTTATCATCTCTCTCATCATCATCGTTCTCATTGGCCTTGGTTGCGTAAGATTTTGTAACCATCTGGTTGAAAAAACAATTAACGAGACTATTGAAAACGCAGTCCTCGTTGAATCAAACGAGAGCGGCTACACATTAAGTTTCTATGGTCAGGAATATAATTATTCCTTTGATTAAAAACTTTTCAATCCGACTCGTTCTGGAAGGTTAACGAGTATAAACAAATAGCCTTTCTCCAAACAAAAGTAAAGAGACACTTCCGAACAAGTGTCTCTTTATTTTGTAGTGCTTATTAACCTATATTGATAAGTACTTCTATCAATCTTCAGGAGGTAATAAATAATGAAGACCATTATCGAAGTAAATTATTTTCTTTGCGTAATTGTTGTTTTAGTAATAAAGCACCACAACGTATAAGTTAATAATTTATACACATCACCAGTAAGGAAGGTGTATAGGCATCTTTCTTACTACAATGACAAATATAACATATAAAGTTGTATTTGTCAAGTACTTGCTGAAAGGAGTCAAAGAAATGACGTATAAAGTCAAATACATTACTTCTATCATTAGTGGGTGTGATACGGTATTCGTATCTGCCTTTAATGAGAAGGAAGCGAAAGAAATTGGGGAAAAGCTTCTCAATAAGAATAAGATTTATCCCCGATTCTTAGATGATGGATACATTATTTGTATCCCTATCTGAGCATTGTTAAAGCCCATCATCGTAATTGATGGTGGGCTTCATAGAGTGCTTAGTAAGTCAAATCGCACTCGGAAAGGAGGAAATTACCATGTAGAAAATAATTTCCATAAATTATGCTCTTAATGTTGTAACAGTTGCCATACTGAAGAATTATAACTTCTGAGCATAATAAACCAAATCAAGAGGAGAGGAGTTAATAACTTCTCTCCTCATAGTTAGTATGATTATCTTGAAGAACCACAACTTCTAAGATAATTGTACATCAAGGAGGTTGTGTAGGCAACCTTCTCACCATTATAATAACACAAAACAAATTGTTTGTCAAGGAAAAGACATTAAAACCAGAAAGGAATCAAAGTATGTATATCAATATGTCTTCTGTCGTTATGGTCGTTGTTTCTCTCGCAATCATTATGATTGCATATGGTGTTATCATCAACATCGAGGCAATTGCTCGCAACAAAAGCATGAATCCTCGTGCCATGTTTATTATCATGACTATCCTTGCCATTAGCATCATTACTCTTATCTGTAATATTGATTACAATAAGAGCACACCAGCAGAGGTCTACACCGAAGAAGACCTTACTGGTGCATATAACACTGGTTACGACAAAGGCGTTGAGGAAGCCTACGCAACAACTGAGGATTGGTTTTCTAATCTTCAGAATGTAACCATCAGTGAAGACAACTCCACTATTCATCTCATTGATAGCAATGGAGAAGAATGGGTTCTGGTAAGTGACGATTATCAGAACTAACTCTTCGACCTGAGCAAGTCGTTAAACTGCTCAAACATAACAGAAGGAGAGATATCCCCTATCTCTCCTCTGTAGTGAATAAGGACCTACATCCTTGTTTGCTTTTATCTTTCTTCAGGAGGTAAAATAATGAAGAAAATCATTAGCATTAATTATTTCTTTAATGTTGTTGTAAGCATTATTCTCAAGAACTACAACTTCTAATAAGATGTAATTAAATATCCTTAATAAGAGAGGTGTGTAGGCACTTCTCTTATTCTAACAACAAGTATAACATATAAAGTTGTGCTTGTCAAGAGTTTTATAGAAAGGAATCAAAGAAGATGAAATTAGCCGTCCATGATATCTGCAATATGTTAGTTGGTATTGCAAAACCTTGGGAAGATACTGAAGTGTTCGCTCAGTGGGAAGATAGAGGAGCATTTGCTCAGTCTCACTTTGGGACAGATTATTGGCTTCACGTATATATCTCTCCTGATAGAGTGCTAAATGAAAACAATACAACTTATTATATAAAGTTGTATTGTGAATACACACTATCTAAACTTAATATGATAGCTAGGCCAATCAAAGAAAAAAGAATACAAATTACTTCCAAGGAAGATTTTGAATCTTTCATTATGGAAGTGCGCTCTCTCAAGGAACATTACATCGGTTAAGCATTGTTAGCAGGAAGGAAAAAAGAAATGAATTATTCTATCAAATTTATTAAAAGCATCTGCATTTATGATGCTGAGTCTATTATCAACAACTTTGAACAAGGATGGAAGCCTGAAGGTGTGGATGACCATCATACCGATATTGTAAGTGTTTCTAGGGTAGTAGAAATCAAATTTGAAAACGATGTTAGACTTATGAAGTACATCAAGTCTCTTCAAGAACTGAGTCAATATGATATTATTATCTCAGCTGCTGAAAGTAGACTTGCTACTTATACTTTGAACAAAAATGAGCACCGCTGGGAGAAAAAGATTGGCGGAACTGTTCGATGGTTTAATTTCACCACTAATCAGTGGATTGAAATCTAAGCATTGTTAAAGGGTAGGAACATATGCTCCTACCCTTCATAGAGTGCTTAGTCGCTACTGAGACTCTATCTTATCTGACCAATAAGATAATGAATAACAAGTTAGTCACCAGCACTAACGAGTTAAAAGAAAGGAGGAATTCATGTAGGATAGTCTTAGTAATAAAGCAAAGATTGGTTCTATTCTGAAGTAGTATATCACTTCTGAATTTGAATTTAATTGGTACATGCAACACCTAAGTGTTAAATAGCTGATTGAATTCTTCCAGGTAGATATATCTAAGTTGGACTTAGACTAATCAATTTAATAAGAAGAGTGGATTGGTCAACCACTTTTCTTATTACAATAGCAAGTATAACACACAAACAAACATTTGTCAAGCTCAAAAAGAGCAGAAAGGAAAAAAGAAATGAAAAATATTACTTTGGATGGATACGAATATATCTTAACATATCGTCAGCCTACTACGATGAATAATATGTGTGTATACAAAATTCAGAATATTCATAATATTAATGAAAATCCTGTATATTTTCTAGCTTCAGGCGAATTGAGGGAACGGTTCATCCGCGAAAATACCTTTAACGAAATGAAAACACATATTCTGCCTCAACATTATGAAGGTTACTTCAAAGATGAATTCACTGCCATTCTTATGGCAAAGAATGTTGCAATGGATACATATATTACATTACAGGAATCTGCTCTTGAAGAAGCGCAAAAAGCTTTGGCGCAAGCCACAGAAGAGCTTGCAAAGCTTCAATCTAAAATTTCTTGGGAAGGTTGTGATGCCTTTAAAGAGTACTATAATTCTCAAGATGAATTAAGGGAAGCTGCTTTGAATCGTGAAAAGGAGGATGAAAATAAATGACAAGATGGTATAAAGGATACATCAAAAAGGATGGCAAAGTCATCTATGATGTATTCGAAGAGAGAAGCGAAATTTGGAAACGAATTCGCAATTCTCTTAGAACAAAGGTACGAAATGGTTCCTTAAACATGGATGATACCATTCTCATCCATATTCAGGATGCGTCTGGTTATTTCCAGTCATGTCCAGAAGTTCTCGGAGGCTATTGCCATGAAGAAAGTAAAGTTTCCGATTTTATTTGAGTTGAAAGGAGGTATATATGAAGCTCAAATATTATTACGATGGACCTGTCACCAGATGGTATAACTATTATTGTCATTATTCTGGTTACACAATGGCAAGTAGTGATAAACAAGCCCTGAATAACTTGTGTGGTAGAATAAAGCGTGAAAAGGGTTTAACCATGGATTCCAAGTTAGAGTTAAACCTTAAATATCTCAAGCAAGTGTAAGTATCAACAATCAATTTGACAAAAGAAAGGAAATAAAGAAAATGTCCAAGAAATTAAAAAACACCGTTCGCTCTATTACAAACAATCCCACCCATTTAGAAGCGCCTTCTCTTAGTAGGGCGCTTGATACCTATGGAAATCTGAACTGCTTGATTGATTCAAGTTTGAAAGAAATCATTAAATGGTGTGCAAAAAGCACCAGAGATGATACGAAAGAGAGATATGTTTTCTCTCTTAAAAATCTCGATTATGTGCTTGAGCATCTCAGTACTGAGGTGCTTGTAACCATTAAGGTTACTCCCCTTGAGGACGATTTTGGAAATCCTTGGTGTTGGATGCTTACCAAAATTAAGAAAAAACGCATTTGCTTCTAACCAGATAGCTTAAGACAAATTTAAAATCAAATTTAATACAGACTTGAAAGGAGTCAAAGATTATGAAAAAAATTAGTATTATGGGTAGAAACTTCACCCTTGAAAGCACCATCAACGAGATGAATTCCTCTTGGGGTGTTAAGCATCTCTGCAAGGTAAGACACAACTTTTGCAACAATATCTGCAAAGGTAAGAGTTGTAAAAACTGTGACAAATGTGAGATTGAGCAGTGTTTCAATCTCTCCCTCAAGGAAATCAAAGAGGGAAAGCGTAAAGATTTGATTCCTTGTGCTGAGTACTTCAGTGATAAAGTTAGCTATGGTGCTCGTCGTTATTACAACGGCAAAGGCATTAAAACTGAAGTTTGGCACATGTAAGAAGGTGAAATAAAATGTTTAAGATTGTTAACCGTTATGGAAAATCCGTAACAGTCACAATGAGTATGAAGGAAAAAACTGTATTTAACAGTGAAGTGCTTGCAAACATTGTTTGTAAATTCCTCAATACTAAAGAAACCAAACCTGACTGGCTTGTAAACAATTTCGATGTTGTTGCTTGCAAGCCTTATAAAGTTGAAAAAGTTTAAACATTGTTAGAGGGATGGAAAGTAACTTCCATCCCTCAATAGAGTGTTTAAGCGCTACTTATTCACTCACACATTAATTTAGCCTACAATGAATTAATGTATTTGTTAAATTAGAAAGGAGACAATACTATGTAGAGAATTATTTTTGTTGACCTCATCAATTAGATAATTGCTATTCGTATTATCTACAATCGTAATTAATCTATATTAATTACGTCGCAAGTAGAGAGTATAGGCTTTCTACTTGCGTTTATCTTAGCACACTTGATAATATCTGTCAAGTGATAACTACAAACTTTTTAACTTGAAAGGAATTTAGAATTATGTCTACTATCAATGAAAAGTCCGTTGCCAACATGATTACCGACAAGAAAGTTTATGGTCCCATCTATGTTGATGAAGCTTTAACTTGGAGAGAAATTATCCGCACTCAGCCTGAAAAGGTTGAAATCCTTAGAAAATGGTTCAATGAATTTGGATGCTGGCCTATTGCTAGTTCGACCCCTGTATTTGACGTTACAGCGCAAACTGTTTATCCTGCGTATTCTCTTGATTTACGGTCTGATGAAGGTGGCAATTATGTTTTCATGGTTGTGCGTAGAGCCATTCGTGAAAAAGAACTTGTTTATGTAAATAACACATACAACAGCTCTTACACAAAAGAATTTGACAAAATTAGATATCATTATTTTGTCCCTGTTTCAGAAGTTTCTGAAGCGACTTTAAAGCTCGCTTTTGAAAGTTATACTTTACAGAAAGAAGTAGAAAAAATGAAGGAGTTAGATAAAAAAGATAGAGAATATAGAGAAAAATGTCATAGAAATTGGAAGATTGATTCTATTATTTCGTCTATCAACTGCCTTAAAAATACCAAACTTGATTCTCTTGTTCCTGCCATTGACAATCTCAAAGCTGAAGTTGAAGCTCTTAAGAAGTAAAAAAAGAAAAGACTGGTAGCTACCAACTACCAGTCTTACTTAAGACACCAGACTCCTGTAAAGCCTGTTTACATAACCACTCACGAAAGGAGAAATTAATATGTAGAAAATTTTACATGTTGATATAGATAGACAAATCTCAGTTATCCGTATCGTTTATCATCGCAACTAACAAAAGATGATAATATAAACAACACTCATCAAGTAAAAGTTACAGGCTACCTTGCTTGATGAGTGTAATATAACACAAACAACAACACTTGTCAAGTAGTTTATGAAATTTCTTTTAAATACTTGACATCATTAAGAAAGGACTATATAATATGAAATACGAAATTACGTTTACTCGTTATGGCTTCGTTGAGATTGAAGCTGATTCTGAATCTGAAGCGTTTGATAAAGTCGGCGGTTATTGCGCGGACGATATCACGTGGTCTGATGAGTTTGATGCTACCGATATCCAGTCTGAAGAAGAGGAGGATTTTTAACCATGATTAATCGGACTTACAATTATGTCCTCATTGCCCATGATGGGGTCAATTTCTACCCTGTTTATTCTTCTAATGACAAAACAGTTTTGGAAAATATTATGTGGGCTGTATGTATCCAAAAAGATGGATTCAACAAAATCGATAGGAAAAAGTTAAAAGAATTTCTTACTCTTAACAGGATTAAACTTGTTGACCAACTGGAAGATAAAGGTACCCCTTCATGTCCTGATTGGAGAATTTCTCCTTCGTATCTCTTGAAAGAACTTGATAAGAATTGGGATTGTTGGGATATGTTTCTACTCACTTTCCCTGCTGTTAACTTCTAAAGGTTAAAATATATCTTGTATCTCAATTAAGAAAGGAATTAAAATTATGGATAACAAACTTTACCTCCAGCGCAGAACGGAATACCTTCTTCAACAGGCAATTGATGCTGAAATTGAGCGTATCAAGGAGCTAAGGGATAACTTTGATGTTTCTCATTGTTGCACTGAAATTGGCGTCCTAGTGGCTCTTAAAATTCAGGCTAGAGACTTGATTGATAAGCTGTAAAGGAGGACAATTAACATGAATAACAAGACCCATCAGGGTAGAGCAGACTATTTTCTCAAACAAGCAATGTATGAGTTGTTACAAGCAACGGACATTGAAATTGAAAATGCAAAAGAAGCTAAGTCCCAAGGTAACAATGCAGATATTAGTTATTGTTGCACAAGAATCGGCACTCTAATTTATTTAAGAGCTCAAATAAAAGACCTGATTGAAAAGCCGTAAAGGTTGATAGAGTGCAGGATTGAAATATATCCTGCACTTCAATGAGCCTTTAAGCTCAATAAATTTGTCAAGGAAAAAGACATTAAAACCCACGAGAGAAAGGTCTATTATGGCTAACATCAACATCAACACCAAGAAGTCCCTCAATCGCGTTCAGCTCATGAAGGAAAACAACACCAATCTTGAATATCTCTACATTGATAATATTCGAGTAGGCGTTATGGGTTCTGTCAACGACCGCGACCGTGAAGCTGGTCTTGCTGTTATTCAGCGTATTGTTGATAACAGTGACAAGACTGGCATGGCTCTCGTCATGGAGGTTATGGCTCAGGTTCAGTTTGAGTCCTCTATGAATGAGAAGGAAATCAACCCTGATGAAGTCCTCGAAGTCAAGGTTGATGGTATCACTTATCCTTGCGTCCTCAGCTACGAAAAAAAGGCTTTGTTTGATGAGGCTGGCGAGGAAATCTGCAACACTCGTGACATTGATTGTGAACTTGATGAGCGGGCTCTTAAGGCTCTTCTTGAAGCTCGTGCTGTCAATGCAATTCGTAACGACAACGAAAGTAAGTACAACAACTATGAGGATGAAGATGAGGATTGCGAGGAAGATTGGGAGTAATTCTTAATCAATTATCTATAAATTCTCATCAGATTAACAACAAAATAGGAGAGGGTTGAAATACACCCTCTCCACTTCAAGAAAGGAAATGCAGAAATGAATAATAACAATTATTGTAATATCAAAGCCACTCTTAATTACATCCTTGTTGTAGCCACAATCGTTATGTGTGTAATCAAATATATTGGTAGCTATAACATTCCAGAAATCATTGTTTTCGCTCCAGTGATTGCTATCATCATCATAGACCTGTTTACGCTTGTCTTTGTTGTTTTACCTGCTTTGATTGTGAAAATGAGTATAGAACACAAAGCAACTAAGGAGTGGCGCAATAATTTTTATTCTCCACCTGTGTGTGGCAAAAGAATTTATTGGAATCCAGAAACAAAAGAAATGGAAGGAGTTGAACCTATGCCTGAATACGATAAATGGAAAGATGAAGAATAACTCAACCAACACAATCAACCAATTTTAAAATGAAAGGAAATTCAGAAAATGAACACCACTTACATTGACAGCATCCCCAGCGAAATCATTGAAAAGAACAAAGCTACTGTGAAAAAGTTCCTTTCAACTAAAGAGGGTGCTCATCCCAATCTTAATAACTGTCCTGATATCACTGTATATTGGCAACAAAAAGCAAATGGTAAAGCTTTTCATTTGCTGAGAGGGAAATATGAAATTATTCAGCATAACGATACTATTGGACAATATCGTAAAGGAGTAACTGGTCATTACAATGTGAGTAATATTCAATCCCACACAATCGTTGTTGGTTCTGGTAAAAATGCAAAAGTTGCTTATGCCAAATATTACCCTGAATTTGAAATGCTTGTATTTGGAATAATGACAATCAACACCAGAAAGATTCCTGAAGAGAAAAGAAACTACTATTTTATGGAGCGTTATTTCCTTTTCAGAAACTGCCCTGCTCCATTTGATGTCAATGGAAACATTGCGTTTGAATCTAAAGGAGGTAAATTCTATAGTTTAGGATTTGTTCATTTCCTTCAACACGATTTGTATAAGGCTGTTTACCATTTCCATTTTTCTCAAGCAATTGAGGAATTTACCGAAAAGGAAAGCAATCCGAGAATCAGATGGACGCAATGGACTCCTTATACATTCGCTGATTATTATAAAGTGGCGTATCCTCGTACCGTCTCTAAATCATCAGCGGATATCTCTGAAATTATTAATAGTTTACCAACTGTTAATTTAAACGAACTTCGTCAGTTATATCCTAAGAAAGCCGTTGATGTTAAGAACTCTTGGAACAATGAGTATCACACTGAATACAAAGACACCATTTGGACATTTAACATTTTAAATGACAATTACTGTGTCATTCGTTAGTTTGGCGGTTACTTCAAGTTCGAAGAACAGGCACGAATTCTCATTGACAACAAAGGAAAAGTGACAATTTTTAAATCCGCCCCAATTTTTGAAGATGTCATATTTAGAGTATCCAGCTCTTCCGATGTTGGAGCTCCCGCCGATAAGATTTGCTTCTTTAAAGGTTTTGAGGATATGTTTAAGTTTAAGAGATTGTTTTATATCTCTTCTATCATCAATGATAGCGACATTATGACTAATACACACTCCTTAATTCACAGGATTATTTATACTCTTAGATGTCCTGCTATCGAACAATTTTATAAAGCTGGATATAAATACATCGCCAATTATCTCATGAGTGCATCTGCAAAATCTGACATTGAACATCTTTTTGGATATAAAAAATATTCTAAATCTGCAAACATTTATGAACTTAGTGGCATGAACAAATACCAGCTTGAATTGGTAGATAAGATGTTTAAGGAAAAGAGAAAGAATCCTAATAGTCCAATTTCTATTTATACAGGTTTGACCTATACTCCTCGATGTGTAATTGAAACCGTTCAATTTGTTGCTGGCGTTAAAAATCTTTCTTCTATTACTGACAAAGATTCCGACTTTTACTTTAGCATGGCAAAAAGAATGAATAATGTTCGTTCTAACTATCGTGAGTTTTTGCATTTTGTTGGAGTAAATAACAGCGTGTACACTTTTTATTTTAATAGAAGAAATTATTGGAAAGAAAATTTGTACATAAATAAAGAAAGAGACATCCAGCCACCAACTCCCGAACAAAATGAAAAGGATAGAAAGAATCTTCTCAAGCTTATGCGTCTTCAGGAAAAGACTGACAAGAAAGGTCTTAACGAGGATGTATTTAGAATCTTTTCTGACACCTTAAATTTATTCAAACAAATCTCAAACACCAACCGTCCTGATATTGATTTGTACGCCTGTAAAGATGTGAATGAACTTCATCGTTATCACAATATGCTGATTGAAATCAACATTACAGACAAAGAAGCAAGAAACAAAGAAGAACAGGAGAGATTAAATAAGTTAGCAGCTAAACTTTATGACCAACGCAAAGAAAAGTTTGAGTATGCCGATGATAATTTCTCCATCGTTGTTCCTGAAGAGATGAACAAAATTACGAAGGAAGGTGTATATCTTCATCATTGTGTTGGTGGTTATATTAGTCGTGTTGCTGAAGGTAGAACAAACATTCTATTTTTAAGAAAGAATGAAAACATTGATATTCCTTTCTTCACGATTGAAGTTAACAATCACAATGAGGTCATTCAAATTCACGGCCTTTACAATCGTTGGCTTGGAAATGAACCTGATGCAGTTAAGTTTGTAATTAACTGGATTCATGAAAAGGAAATTAAATGTCCTGTAAACATTGTGCTCAACAAAGGTCAAGGTTATAGCGCAAGTAGCAGTAAGCTTGATGCCAAAGAATATGGTTTGGAGGGTAAAAGTTATGTCTAAACGTACACCTAACAATGCTATCACAGAATATCCCCAGTACGATGGTATGTACTATGACCGCTGCGAAGGAATTCAGCGTAAGACTCATGGCAGTTATCGGTACAAAATTAACAAACAGTACAAAGAAAAGCGAAAGCAGTATTTGTACACAATACAAAAAGAGCAGGAATAAAAATCCTGCTCTTTCTTGATATAATCAGTTCCTATAAACTGTTATATAATCACCCCTTGTCTAAGGAGGAAAGGAGTTGAAAGCTATGTAGAGAATTTTCTACGTTGATTATTTCTACAATCTTGTGTAGATAATAGTCATCTACAACCGTAATTAATCACACCCACTGATTATTTTACGAAGATGTATAGATGGTAAGTAAGAAGTATAGGATTCTTCTTATCATCTATACATATATTAACACACAACATCAATCTTGTCAAGTACTTTTTAGTACAGAAAGGAAACAAAATGAAAATTAAAACCACCGTCGAAACTGACCTCAGCTATCTCGACATCCTCACTAAGTTAAAAGAGGATATTGGTTCAGATACCTGTATGCTTAAAACAGACCGTGATAAGGCCAAAAAACTTACGCAAGAACTCTTTGCCTTACTTTGGAAGTATTCTTACTAAATAATTTACTTTATTTGGTTTAAATACTTGACATTTGCGGATTTGAGATTTATAATAATCTCATCTTAAATCAAACAACACAACACATTTGTTTAGAGCTAATGCTCGGAAAGGAATTTACTATGGGAATCGCTGCTTATGATACTAAGAAGGTCAACGCTGTTATGGAAGCTGTTGAGAACACTCCTCGTAAGAAGTACTACGAAGATATGGGCATCACTCTTGAGAATGTCCACTCTCTTGAATCCGCTCTCAAGCTCAGTGGTCTGGATTACTCCGTTGAAAAGCGTCCTGTCCAGTTCGTAAACAAGGTTGAGCAGGAATGGAATGGTCAGAAGATTCTGGTTGATACTCCTTTTATCATCCCTGACCAGTTCGCAACCATTCGTACTGACACTAATGCTCCGTTGGGCATTGTTGGTAAAAATTACAACATACTTCAGAATCGTGAGGCTTTTGACTTCCTCGATTCTCTTGCTTTGGGAGGTGCTAAGTTTGAAACTGCTGGTAGCTATGGACCTAATGGAGCTAAGAGCTTCATTACTATGTCTACCGAACCCATGAAGATTCTGGATGATGAATTCTTGCCCACCATGATGTTCCTTAACAGTCATGATGGCTCTAAGGCAATTCAGACAATGTTCATCAGTATCCGTATCTTCTGTTCTAATTGCATCGCTCGTGCAACCAGAGGGGCTGAGAATCGTGTAAGTATTCGTCACAGCAATTCTATGCAGGCCAAGCTGGAACAAGCTAAGACTATTCTGCTTCAGAATACCAACTATCTTGAGCGTCTTAAGGTTGAGGCTGAAAAGCTTGCGGTTACTCCTTATTCCAAGGAAGCCTTTGAAGCTCTTGCTCGTGAGCTCTTCCCTGTCAAGACTGAAGATTCTGAGATTCTTCAGATTCGTAATCTGGCTATGATTGAAAAGCTTATGACGGCTTACAATCAGGATGACCTTCAGAACTTCAATGACACGGCTTGGAAGGCTTTGAACGCTATCTCTGACTTTGAAAGTCATCCTACTCAGATGCGTAAATCTTCCAAGTCTACCACCACAGGAGCATTCACGGCTGTTGCAGTTAACACCATGCCTATTCTGAACTCTGTTTGGAATCGTATCGCAGCTTAAATGAAAGGAGAATAAAAATGAAAAAGATTAATCTGTTTGTCCTCATCATCGCAATCCTCATGACCTTTATGTATCTCAACAGCAAAGAAAGAGTTGCAGCTTTGGGTGATTCTGTAAAGGATTACCTCACACAAGTAGAGGAATTACAGGAACAGTTAGCTAAGGCTAATGCTACTATTCCTCCCAGCAATCTTCCTGAAGTAAAGTTTGAAGAAAACACTTATCCTGTTTATGCAGAACTTGTGGATTCTGATGTAGAACATGGAGAATATCGTTTCAGAGTTCTTAATGTAACTCAGGATGATGGTTTCGATGGTATTTATACTCTTGAAACTAACATGGCTGTATACGAAGATGCTCCTTACATTCTCACTATGGATAATAATGAAACTAAGGAAACATCTGATGACTACATTGCTGTTGTGTGGATTGCGACTCCGTAATCCACACTCACATAATACCTACAAACAACATGTCTAATTAAGAAAGGAATTTAACTATGGACACTATCGCTTACAAGCCCACTCCCAATATCATTGACGAAAACATGATTAAGAAAATCAATCCCGACAGTTGGAAAGCTATTATCGAGTTTGATTCTCTCGATGAAGTTTTAGCTCTCTATCATGCGCTTGGTGATGCAATCAATAAGCACTTTGCTGATGCTCGTAATAAACATATCTGGGCATTAGGTTCTAACACACAGGCAGAATCTATGTATTATGAAGGACTGGCAGAACAGCAAAGAAAATGCGGTTACAAGCTCATGAGTATCAAGAACGCGCTTGAAAAAGCTTTTCATTGTTCTGAATATTACTTTGAAGGAGGTGCAAATAAATGATTACAATTATCCAGAATAAGGATAGAGCCACGTTCAGAGTGATTAACGATGTTGCTTTTGACGAAGTAACCGTTATGATGCAGGATGCCGAAGCTGCGGATGAAATGATTTATCATCTGCTCGTAAATGTGATTAAAGGCGAGTAACAACAAACAACATTTGATTGAAGAAAGGAAATAAAAATTATGAAGAAGTTTATGGTTATTGATTGCTGTGAGCGTGAAATTGGTGAACCTGAGTTCTTCGACACTATGGAGAAAGCTCAGATTCATTTATTTGAGCTGTTTATCGAAGCTTGTCGGTATATTGATGTAGATAATTATAACTTTTGCAATATCTCTACGATGGACGAGCTGGAAGAAGCTATTGAGTCTCTTGTAGATGATGATATTCTTGATGATGAAAACAACTTCGATGATACATCTGCGTGGGCTGAGACTTATAATCATGACAACTGGGATGGTAAAATCATCGAAGTTGAAATTTAACAATATTTGTGATTTAAGAAAGGAAGTATAACATTATGAAAAAGTATATGTACATTGACACTTGTGAGCGTGAAATTAACGAACCTACTTTCTTTGATAAGAAGGAAAAAGCCATTTACCACATGGTTAATGATTTCTGCACAGTCAGAGACATTGGCATTGATATTATTCCTCTTGTCATTGATGAGAAAACTTTAAAAGAAGCTTTGTCTATCCTTGAAGAAAATGAACTCATGGATGATGAGAACATGGTGGATATCGAAAGTCTTTTGGCTTATGGTACTACACTGAATCATGACAACTGGGACGCCAAAATCATCGAAGTTGAAATCTAATCCCAAATTTGTATAACCATTTTATCACAATTTAATTTATTATCCTGTGCTATCGGGTTTACGGGCAGAAAGGAAATATCATGAATAACACTTATTTCAACCTCAAGGTCAACTCCATCCCCGCTGGTCAGTTCTTCAAGATGGCTTACGTTTCCGATGTGACTCTCTCTGCACTTGGTCGTAAAGCTGGTGTCTCTGTTCTTAAGCGTGTTATCGGTACTTATCGTATCGGTGTCAACTACAAGCACACTAAGAAGGCAATCGCAAAGGCTGCTGAGAAGAATATCCCCATTGATACCGCTTCTAAGCTTCCTTGGGGTCAGTGGAAGGATAACAGCAATCGTATCATCTGCCACACCAATAAGAAGGGTGAGTATAATGAATATCTCCGTGTGTATGATACTCCCAATAAGCCCAAGGTTCAGCACTATCTCAATGGGAAGCCTATTTCTAAGGAAGACCTTCGTAAGACTGGCTTCGTTCCTGATAGTTATTTCACGTCTTCTAATGAGACTGGTTGTATGACTATCAAGGCTGACAACATCGAATGGCTTGGTAGACCTTCTGTCTAATTTCAACTGTTCAACACATCAACTTGGGAGAGAGTGAAATATCTCTCTCCCTTAAATTAAAATATTTTGAAAGGAAGTCTAAATTATGAACATTGGTAATTTTACTATCACTTTTGAAGGTACTTCTACAGATTTGGAAAGTAACAAAGAATATTATATATTTATTGTTACTCGTTTCGATGATAAGACCAAACCTCTTGATAGCAAAGTGTTTTACTTTGCGTTTATGCCTCATTTTAAACCAAGAGACACAGACTTAATTACCGAGCTTTATAAGCTTCCAAGTCGCACAAGAATCGCTGGTGCTCATGTTACTTTTGATGTAGAGAAATAACTCTACTCAAATATAAACATCAAACATAAACGACAACACATCTATTGAAAAGAAAGGAATTATGACTATGAAAAACGCAACTTGCATCTATGCTCCGTATCAGGGTACTTATCTCAACGAGGAATTTGTTGGCTACGAAAGAGCTAAGAAGTATATTAAAGAATGGGATGTATGGGAAAAGTGCTTCCCATCCCATGTCCTTCTTTGGCTTGTAAATGAAAAAATCAAGATGAAAGATGTCTGTGGCATCAAGTATATTCCCGTGTCTTTTGGAGATAATGGATATATTCCCAGAAACTATGTCCTCATTCCTGAAATTGCGTATAACTTTAAGTTTACAAAAGAGTGTAATGGTTGGAAAAGAGACCATTACGAAGATGCTTACCAGTATATTGTTCCTCTTGATTATCAAAATGCCCATCTTATTAAGATTTTCAGAGAGGCAATTCTCATGGCTTATCCTTATCTGAAAAAATATAAGTTTGATGCTTATGTTCCTACTTATGGTTCTGGCTCATGTGATATCTATATCAAGATGCCTTATAAGCATAATGGTGAAGAAGTAACTGTAAGCCTTTACTGTCCTCTTGAAGCATTATTGGAAAAAACCCTGATATGATTTATCAGAGACATTTTGGTTATAACTCTGACTACTATAAGAGTAAGCCCGAAGCTAAAAATAAGATTCTTGGTGTCCTCAATAGTCAGAAATACAAAGCTTTCTGCAAAAAGGTAATGGAGGGTTAATCCCTCCTACCTTTAATATATAGTCACTATAAATATTTTGTCTAATTAAGAAAGGAAAATTGATTATGTCTAACATTGCTAAGTTCTATCAGACCAAAACCCATGACTATGAGAGCTTCTTCAAGGATTACGAATCTTCTCCCAAAGAAAAAGAACTTAACTCTCTGATTAAGGGGCTCAATGAACAGCTTGAAAACGCAAAGATTGAACTGTCTCGTGTGCAGAGCGAAAGGTATAATAAAGATTTCACCCCTAATGGGAAAACTATCATTGTCCATTACGCTTCCAATCGTAGTGATTTAAGTCTGTATTTTGACCTTCTTTCTGGTAATGCAGTTGATATCAATGACTATAACATGAAAGAAGTCTTATTGAAAGAAGTTAATCTTAAAGGAGGTGAATTTTGGGTTAATGTGGGTTATTGTTTCCCGCTTGGAGCTGCTATTTCTCGTAACTATAAATACAGAATCGCTTCAAATAATCTCTCTTGTTCCTTCATTCTTGTCGATGAAGGTTTATTTCCAGTCCTTGACAAAAACGCTCCCCCTGTCAGCAAATCTGGAGAGCCTTGTCAGTTCTCTTGGAGAGATAGTGCCACAAGCTTTATTGCTCAACTTTATGACATTCCTCAAGAACAAATCGGAGTTCATTATAATTTTACTGAATTTAAATTTACTTTAGAAAGAAATGCATCTACGGAGATTATTCTTCGAACCGCCCCCAAGGAAATCCAAAGAAGCTTACTCAACCGTAAAATTACCGAAGCCATTCCTGTATATAAGATTCTCAATTTGACCAAGACTGAATATAAAAAGGTAACTGACTTTGGTGTGGCAACACAATGGCTTGATTTGCAGGATTTTATTAAAACCGCAACTAACGAATACGGTTATGGAAATCCTGATTCGGGGCGCACTGCCGAAAGCTACTTCCATTACACGGTAGATGAGTGGATTGGAATCATTCAGAAAAGCAAATACTGGGATGAAGAACTCCTGTTCAATCATGTCCAAAATGACAACGAAGGTAGTTTTGGAAAGTGTCTTAGATGGTACTTGGGAGTTGGTTACGGACGCAAAGGCAGCCACATTTATGAGTATTACACATTTGGTAAATTCATGGATTATGTTTGTGAGGAGGCAATCAATCAAGGATTTAAAAGTTTGCACGCTTTTATTCAGGAACTTAATGACTACATTAATATGTGTATCACTATGAACCTGAAACCAATTCTTTACAGTTCATATCTTAAACAAACTCATGATATTACAGCTCGCAATTATGAAATCAAACTTACCGAAGAGCAGGAAGAACTGTTCGAAAACGCTTACAAGAACTTTAAGCCTTTTGTCACGGAGGATGGAACATACAGTATTGTTCGTCCTAAGAATGCAGATGATGTCAAGCACGAAGGTTCTGCGTTGAATCATTGTGTGTATAGTTACCTGAGCAAAATAATCAAGAGAAATTGTCTGATTGTTTTCCTTCGTAAGGCCAAAGATACTGATAAGCCCTTGGTTACTATTGAAATTGAAAATGAAGCTATTGTTCAAGCAAGAGGAGCTTCCAACCGTAGTATCACTGAGGACGAGTATAAAGCTATTTGTGAGTATGCCAAAAAAAACAAGCTCAAAGTTCGTGTTACTCCTCGTGACTAATATTTAGCAAATCAACTTCACATTAACAAACAACTAAATTTAAGCTGACCTAACGGCTATACGGGGAGAAAGGTTTGCATTATGACTAACACTAAGACTTATGAAAACATGACCGTTACCGTTTCTTGTAAGGAGAATGAGGACATCGAAATGATGGAACTCATTAAAAAGATGAATGACACTAAGGCTATGCGTGAACGCACCGAAGAATTTTACCTTCCTCGTATTAAAGCTATTGGTGCTGTTAAATGGACTGAAATTTGCAATCAGCTTCTTGAATTGTGTGAGACAGCTACGAGTTTTAATGTGAAGGGTACGATTGATGGCTTCTTGAGAATTTCTTTTTGTAGAGATGATACTGGGAAACGTTGTCAGATGTGGCTTTCTTATAGCTCCGTTGGTAAAGACAAAGGTTATTTCCTTAAATGCTCGATAAATGGGGGTATTGCAGATACTTATTACTTAAATCCCAATGAAGCTTATTATTCTACCAACTTGGGTGAGGATAAAGATGGTTGGCTCGTTAAATGGGATGATTATAACATCTATAATCTTTTTCGTTTCGCTCTTATGAATGAAATTAAACGTAGAATCAACGTTGATGAAGCTCGAATCCGCACCATTCAGGAAAGATATGATGAGATTGCTGGGAAGTAATTCCCAGTTTTCTTATATACTAAGCAGCTATTCATATTTCAATTTAAAAAGAAAGGAACATAACTATGACTAACACTAATACCTACAAGGATATGACCGTCACCAGTTCTTGCGAAGAAACCGAAGATACCGAAATGATGGAACTTCTTCAGCATTATCAGGATGCCAAGGCTATGTGTGAATGCACCAAGGAATATTATATTCCTCGCACAGAAGCAATCGGTAGAGCTAAGTGGACTGTGGTTGTTAACCAGATTCTCTCCTTGGTGAAAATCGCTGAAGAAGCTAATCTCTTCTCAAGAACACATCTTTATGCTCATTATTACAGAGATTATGGTAATGATGAAAGTGTAACAGTTAGCAAACAGGGTGGCTATTATTATATTACTTGGAGAAGTGGTAGTTATACTGACTCTATTGCACTTGTTGCTTCTCCTGAATGCTGTCCTGAACCTTTGCTTGAAGATAAAGATGGTTGGCTTGCTAAATGGGATAAATATGAAATCTATTCTACCCTGAGAGCCAACCTTATTTACAGTATTAAAAGCGCAACTAAAAGTATCATTGAAGAAAAGAACAAGATTGTTGAAACTTATAAAGGATTTGCTGGGGTATAATCTCCAGCTTTTTCTATATCAAAACATTCTAATTATGATAAAAAAGAAAGGAATTATGATTATGACTACCAAGAATAAGAAAAGCAATCCTCATATCATTTGGAGCAACTACAATCTCAATCTTGAAGATTGGATTGATGACATCAAGGAAAGCCTCGACGAATGTGGAGTTGATTACTCTGAATGGGAAGAATACAAGTTCTATGAAGAGATGTTAGACCTTAATGATATGTACTTTGAGGATGAAAAATCTAACCTCGACATCCCCACCGAAGGTCGTATCATCGAGATTGCTGATGTCGGTCTTTGGAATGGGCGTAGAATGGGATATACCCTTCTAGATGAGCATAATATTAAAGCCTGTCTTAACTTTAAATGCGGTAGCGAGTATGGTAAGTGGTGGGTTGATTCTCACAATAATCTTCGCTCTATGCAATCTCATCACGACGGAACAAACTATACTTTATATAGGGAGGTGAAACCTGAAATCTCTTCTGACCAGCTTGATAATTTCTGCTGGAAATTGTACCGTGGTGAAGCAACTCCCAAGGATATTACCAAGTATACCCGCGCTATTGGTAAACAAGTTCGCAACGTTTACGGCTGGTAACTACAAACATTTTTGATTTAAGAAAGGAAAGAAAACTATGACTAACAAGAAGCTTAATGAAATGATTATCCACTCTGCAAAGAATAACTGCTATCCTTATGTTTCTGTCGATACTCCTAATGGTCAATTTAGAATCTATTGCGAACAGGAAGATGGATACCATGGTGTAAACATCGTCTTTGTCCGTGATGGACAGGATGTTGAACAGGATATCTGTATGGCAGAAATTGACCCTGATGATACATCTGGTAATACTTTCTCTGTTAAGGTTTGGAGTGAACCTCGGTCTGAAGAGTATCAGGAAGATATTCACTTTGGCCAGTATCGTGAGCCTCGTTGTCCTTATTGTGGAAATTGGGGAGTAGCAGGAGTTGATGATTTTGGAACTGAAACTAAATTCTTCTGCGATGAGTGTGAAAACGAGTTCCTTATGGATAACGATACTGGTGAGTATTCCACTCGTAATCGTGTTCCTCTTAAGCCTTATGAAGAAAAAGAAAAGGAACAGGAGTGACCCTGTTCCTATCTAAAACTCCAGCCCCGTAAGCTGTTCATATAAATGAAACCCTTGTCTTAAGGAAGAAAGGAGATGAAAGACCATGTAGAAAATAAAACAAATAAACTACAAATTTAACATTTATTACTATGTAATAGTGTTAACTGGTTTCCTTGAGCTATAAGGAAACTAAAACATAATACACAGAGTTGAGAGGTTACGGGTCTCTTAACTCTGTGTGTATTGTAACACACAAATTCATTTTTGTCAACAACTTTTAAAACTTTTTATTTAGAAAGGAATTATAATTATGTCTAAGAAGTATGATTACAGCAAGTCCGATATCGCCAATATCGTTGAGGAGTTTAAGGCATTACTTGCCGAGCATGAATGCGTTGATGATGTTTGTATTTATTACAACAACAAGCGTACTCGTTATATTCGTAATTTATGGGATAAGGAAGAAAAGAAATATGTTCCCCTGAATACTTGGATTGATGATGTTGAAGGTGTTCATCCCACCAAGTATTGCGAGTACGCTCCTTCTACTAATATTATCAGTTTCTCTTCTGAGGGAACTTTGTGTGGTTATATGTATTCAGGTGCTCCTGAATGGCTTGAGAAATTTGCTCTTAAGTATGGTATGTACATTGAGTGTGCTACATCTTGGTTCTTCTATTTCGCTCCGTGCAATAATTGGAGCGATTATGAAACTGATGATACCGAAGAGCATAAGAATTATCCTATCATCCTTTTCGGTCCTGAAGATTATGATGATAATAAAATCCCCGCTATTAAAGCAATTGCTCAGATTTGGGAAGACCTTTGCAAAATGTCTGAGGATAAGGGATGTTGTGCAATTGGATATGGTATGATTTTTAAATACGAGGGTCAGAAGTACAAGATGATTCCTCGTTCTAATAAGCTGGGTGAATGGAGTTGGGAACAGTGGGTTGATAAAATCAAGAATTATCTATCCATTGTTGGTTGTACTGACATTGAATGGCACTGTGGTCGCATGGATTAATCAAAAGGAGGTAAATAATATGTTGCGAATTATTAACGGCACTGGTAAATGTTGTCCTGATTGTGGAGTTGAAGTAAATCTCACATTTGATAATGAATTTGACTACATTTGTCCTGAATGTGGTCAACTTCTTTATTCTTGGGAATGTGGAAATACAGTCGAGACCACTATGCAGGACATTAAAGACCAAGAAGCTTTGGAGCACTAACAACAACATTTATAAAAAAGGAAGGATTTAAGAATTATGTCTAAGTATGCTAACATTGAAGCTGTTAAAAACTACGTTGAACTGGCAAGAACACAGCTAATCAACCTTGGATTTCATGAATTGTTCGATACAAAAATTGTGACGGAATGGAATACAAGAGCTAAGAACCGGCTAGGTCAGTGTTGTCCTAAACGGTCACTTGATGGTAAGCGCTATTTTCTCCTCAATTTCAACAAGAAATATTTTGAGGTTGGAGATGATATCAATGTACAAGGTACAATTATCCACGAAGTAGCTCATTGTGTTACCAATGGGTTGAGCCATGAACATTCGAGCGGTTGGTATAGAGCTATTACAAAATATAATGCTGTTTATGGTACGCATATCAGAAGATGTAGTTATGACCTCAACTATCACAAATATCTTAATCAGCAAGCTAAATTAAGCAGTAATTACAAAATCTATTGTGATTGCTGTAAAAAGGTGGTGAAAACTTATCAGCGTAATTGTAGCACTGTTCAGGGTATCAGGTCTAATCCTTCTGCTTGGAGATGTGGTGGCTGTGGTAAAACTGGAACTCTTAAGCTTTTGAGTTAAATTAATCTAACAAAAAGAAAGGAAGTGCTTGTATGTCTAATATCATTCTTACTGATTCTCACAACATCGTTCATTGGAAGCCTGTAACTGGTACAAAGGGAGAAAACTTCTACATGTCTAAGGATGAGAAATATTATATTTCTCGTCCTGTTTTCTCTCGTAAGGGTTGGGAATTAAGCAAGAGAAGTGTTATTGATGGTGTAGTTGTTTATACCTTTATCAAAGCATTCTCTTCACTCAAGGCCGCAAAGAATTATGTAACTAACACTCTTCAGTCCGATAACTACAACTGGTAATAAAACAATTCGTTCTAATTTGAAAGGAGTTTAACTATGAAATACAATTCTTCTACTCTCTACAATTGGCTCAGTGACGATTTTTGCTCCAAAACTCAGCTTCATATCTATACAGTTGAAAGTGAAGAAGAATATCTCGAACTCAGTGCTATGCTTGATGAGGGGAAAGGAGACGAAATCCTTGAGACTCTTGGCTATCACAGCGATAAAATTCCTGTCGAATGTGTCGCTGGTAGTGAGTTTACCTCCTATGATTGTAAACTCATTGGCGATTTTCTTGTCGTTGAAGAAACTGTAATTGTCGATTGCTAATTAAATCAACATACATTTGAAAGGAGTTATGAATTATGTCTTACACTTTGTATCATGGTTGCGTCAAATCTGCTATTGAGCCTATTATCAATGGAGAATATGGGGTAGAGAAATCTACCCCTATTGTTCATCCTTGGATTTGTGCTAACGGGAAGAAAATCTTCTTCTACGATAAAGAACTAATCAAAGAAGATGAAGGAATTGATGAAGAAGACGATGATAGCGCTGTTGAATATTGTATCGAACGCTGCAATGGACAAGCGCAAATTCAAAATGCTTGTCTTCCTCAACCCTTTGACATTACTTGCGTTTTAGAAGTAACCTTCTACTACGATGAGAATGGAGATTCTATTAATTCATGGGAAGATATTTGCATTGAAGATAATAGTTGTGAAAATATGAGAGCAGCAGTTTGTATGGACGCTGACACCTTTAATTCTTTAGTAAAAGAAGGTAAAGTTGGTTTTAAGGTTCATAAATATGAATTCTTTTCAAAACTGGCTCTATGTTATATTGCCTCTATGCCCACTGAAAACACTCTTTTTAATAAGGATTGTTTATCGAAGGGAGAATTAAAGGCTTGCAAAGCTATCATGGACGCAGGAATTTACTTTGACGAAATTTATGAGGCCAGTCAAATAGATTGCTACGAAGTTCTTCTGCTTACCTTTAAACAGTAAAAAACTTTTTAAATTTGAAAGGAATACAAACTATGAAAAACCAGCCTATCACTTCTAAGTTCACATCCGTTAATAGCTCCAAACTTCCCCGTATCTACAATCATATTGATTGGAGTCAGTTGAAATATGACAAGATTTGGTGTAAAAACGCCTTTAGCTATTGTGAGACTTTCGGGACTCCTCTGATTGTTTATGATTGGGGGTGTGGTCGTTATCCTGAAGTTGTCGGAGATTTCCTTAAATGTAAGAATATCAAATATATTGGCTATGACCCATATTGGTATCCTGATGGATATAGAAATTACCCTGATGAGGGTTATGGTTTTCCTAGTGCAGATGTGTTCATCTGTTCCAATGTCCTTAATGTAATCTGTGATTGGACAGAGGTGAAACGTATTTCTCAAATGCTTCGTAATCAGTATAGACCTTTCTTTATCACTGTTTACGAGGGAACAAAATCTTGCATTGGTCAGGAAACTCGCAAGGATTGTTGGCAGTGGAATAAGCCTATCGAATCCTATATCATGAATTATAAGGATGTGATTAAAAAGAAAGTTCTTACAACCGAAAGATATAAGTCCTACATCATTTAAGTTAAGCCGTTTAAAATTGAAAGGAGTATAATTATGGCAACTTTAAATCTTCGTTCTGTTCGCACCAACCTCGAAAACGAGTATGGCAAGTTTAAAATCTTTACCCCTTGGGCAAACGTAGAACATAGATATTACATCGAGTTCTATCCTCCTAAAGTGGATATTCTTGATGAAAGTCCTGAAAGATGTTTGGGAATCATGACTATCTATAATCCCAAAACTGAAAAGCTTTCTATCAAGTGGATTTGGGATAGTCGTGATTGGAAAAATCACTATGCGCTTTCTTATATCCATAACTTTGCTTCTGCTACAAATTCCATGTTGTCTCACATCAAAGAAATTGAAAAGGAGTGTGCGTAATGTTAACTTATTTCTGTGGAGACCATATCAATAAGCCCGTTGTCATGATTGCTTTTGGAGACCCTGAGTATTATGACAACATTTCTTTGCCTACTTCTCACTATGATGGCAAACATATCAAAGAAGCCTATATGTATGAGTATCTTCGGGACTTTATGAAGTATCTCAAGGAACAGTCTGAAATGAGGGAGGAGCTTGAACATCCTACTATCTATTGGATTGTTGACCTTAAGAGAAACATTACTCTTTGGACTGGCCTTGCTTTTAGGTCTAGTTTTATTTTGGCTATAAGTACTCTTAAAGAGTATTATGCAACAGAGCTAAAGCAGTCTTCTAAGTTTCAAAAGTATGAAGTTAACCTTGAGGTTAAAGGTACTCTTGAAGTTGTTGTTGAAGCAAAAAGCTTTGACGATGCCAAGCACAAAGCACAAAATCAGCTTCATACTTTTACAAGCGAAGACCTTTTCTGCCTTTCTACTAAGGCAATCAGTGCTATGGATGAAAGTAAAACCACCCACGAGTACTGTTAATATATAGTCCCTAACACACCAACAAACAATCTATTTTTGAAAGGAAGTTTTAATTATGGCTAAGTCTGTTAACAACAAGAAGGAATTCACCATGTCTCGTGAGGAATACATTCAGCATCTCTCTATGAGAACGAATGAAATTCACATGACCACTAAGAACTCTAAAACTGGTATGGGAGTCATTGATTTGGCAGTTCCGACTTGTTGTTGTCGTGAAGATGCTCCTTGTAAGAAGGATGGTTGTTATTGTATGAAAGGTTGTCAGCAGATTGCGGTTGTTCAGGCTTCATATCTGCGCAATCTTCGTATTTATAACAACGACCATGAGGATTTTTGGAATCAGGTTGATTTCAAGCTCAAACATTCTGGTTTTGGTCTTTGCAGATTTTTCGATGCTGGTGATATTCCTGATTATGATTTCTTCGATGGAATGGTTAACATTGCTTTGAAGAATCCCAAGATTAAGTTTATGGCATTTACGAAGAAGTATTTTATCGTGAATGAATGGCTTTCTGAAAATGAAAAGCTTCCCAAAAACTTAAATGTTATCTTCTCTGCATGGGATAAAGATTGGGTTGTTCCTAATCCGTATAATCTTCCTGTGGCTTATGTTGATTTCAAGGACAAGTCTAAGAACCCTGAATTCCCCAAGAATTATACGACTTGTCCTAATCAGCATGATAAGACTGTCACTTGTACAGTTTGTCAGAAATGTTGGAATAAGAAAATGAAAACTGTTGTATTCCAGCAGCATTAATGTTATAATAAAAAAGGAGATGGTGTATATGTAAATTCTTTAAAATTTAATGAAAAGAGGTGAAGTGTATAACCATCGAAGGTGTGTTACTTTGTTTTGAGATTGCAATCGCAATCCTGTGGCTCATTGGTAAAGTAAAATAAGATTGGGGAGAGAAATCTCCCCTTTCTTACAAATCAACTTCAATAATCAAATTATTTATTTTAGAAAGGATTTATTGTCATGAAAAAGAATCTTAACAACAACATTGTTCCTATCTCTTCTGCGGCTATTTTTGCCGAAGTTATGTCTGAAATGCTTGACTCTTACTTTACAGAGTGCATCTGTCATTTCAATAAAATTTGTATGCGTAAGCGTAAAGATGAAACCAGTCGTTACTTCTTCTCTATGAAGGAAGTAAATTATGTCAGAGATAATTTGCAGAATCCTGATAGTGTTGTTGTCAAGCCTTTGTATGACAATGGCTCTATTTGGTGTTATGAAATGGATTATGCTCAGGTAGTTAAAGAAAAGAGAGGAGGGAAAATTACTGATGAAACCTAAGTATAATCAAAATCAAAGAAAGGTTGTGATACTTTGGCTTACTTCGCAATTGGTCTTCCCATTGCAATTCTAATTCGTCTGTTCGCAGGAGTTCCTTTGTTTTGGTTTATTGTAATTCCTATTACAATTCTCACATTCATTGGAATTGCTAAAATGGATGAAACTTCAATCTTAGCAGCAAGAAAATTCAAAGATGGTAAGTCTATTGATTCTTTAGCTATGGCTAAAAAGTATTACGAGGAATACCGTCGAAGGGATGAAAAATATGAATATGAGCATTTCTGTGAACAACAAAAATATTTTTGGAAGAAAATAAGGAGGGAGCATCCAGTGACTCAGGTTTATCTTAAAGATGGCACTGATATGTGGTGCGATTATGTAACATGGAATGAACGACTTCAGGAAATTCATCTTCGTGACAATAATCGAGAAGAATACAAAGTCGTTCGTTATGAAGACATTGGTTCAATTTGTGTCCGTTAAGTGAAGTCTTGGTAGGGAGGGTGGGTTAGACTTCTTAGCACTTATAGTTACTCAGTGACTATAAGTTAAGATTCTTACTCAGTGAGAATCTGTCTTCCCTTTTGATGGGGAATTTTTTCCTTATTCAAGGGGAGATTTTTTCTAATTTCCAAGGGGGAGATTTTTTAGTTTTCCCCACCACCACCCCGAAAAATTAAAAATCAGTAATCGAAAGGAGAAACGCCTTCCTTTCAATAAACCCTCATCAAAGGGCAAAACTTTTTAGGTTCGTCGGATGCGAAGGTACCACTATGGTCTTCAATCCCTTATTCCTCCCAGCCCACCCACCCTTTTTAAAGCGCAACGGGGGGGGAGAGATTTTTTAAACCACCAAGAGACTTCCCTTTTTCCCGCTTCGCTACCCATAACTATTCCCAAGAAATATTCAGCAAATATTTCCTCATTTCATTATAATCAATTCTTTATAAATTTCATCTTAAAATCAATTTCTTTTTCCACCCATCAAATTACACCACCCAATCCCTATCTTTTAAAACTGAAGCTCAAATATAAATAATTTATCTATAAGTCCCCCATCTTTCGTCTATCTTACGCCCTCGAAGCGTAATTGCAAAACAAAAAAGACCCAACTTATAAAAGTCAGGTCTTCTTATATCTACATATTCTTTCTTATTATTCTTTATTCCCCCATCTTGAAGCAGCAATTCTCTTGCCACGTTCTTTCATGGCTTCTCTCTGTTCCTCAGTCAAATTTCGACTCTTGGGAGGCTTGGGGTTTCTCATCCACTTAGCAGGAATCTTAATAGTCAAACATCTGTTCTGTCCATCACTGTCACTGTAATCAGATACAACACTTACTTCGTCAGGATAATTCTTGAGATATTCCTCCATAGTCCTAATTACAGTAAAATAATCAGAACTCCATACAGCAACATCTTCTCCATGAATGAAATCAATACTGGTCTCAGCCATTTGAATTATCCTCCTTTAAACTTTTAATTGAATTATTTAAATTCTCATTATAATTCTTAGCCATATATTCTGGCTTGTAGTATGGCTTAACTTCTGCTCCATGATTAATAAGCCATTTATTAATAACCTTACCTAAATCAGAAGCACACCTACTACAAATGTAAGGCTGCATTTCCTCTACAGCAAAATGATAAGATGCAAGTGTTGTAAGCAAAGATAGATTTAATCTACGTCCTGAATAAACAGGTTCTTTGCAACATACACATCGAGGTGTATCATCCTTCTTGGGTCTGCCCTTATTTACAGTCCCTACTTCTACTTCCATTTCATTAACATCTTCTGTCTTGGTAGTCTCACTAGAAACTTCCTTTACAACATCCTCACTAGAGTTTGTCGTGACAGTATCAGTAACAGGTAAGGGATTCTTTCTCGGTCTACCTCTTGGCATCACATGCACCTCTCTTTACATTAATTATTATAACAAAATGCCTGTAGCTTGTCAAGAGTTTAATAGTATTTCACTAATAATATTTCTTGACTTACTACAGACATCATTGGGTTGTATAAAGCATACTTGAGCAATAGATATACAACTAAACAAAATTATGGATTAACTTGTTGATTAATTACTTATAAATTTCGTTCTATTTTTTGTTGCATCATCATTTAGGTAAAAGTATACTACTAATTTTTAGTAGCTTTGTACTTTTGTATTTGTAATGTATTATAATTAAATTATTTATTTTCTTTTTGTTTTTATTTTTTTCTATTTCTTTTGCTTTTTCTTTTAATTTAATTATAATTATTATTACTTTTCAGTCTAAATTAAGTTCGCCATATTTTAAAGTTAAAATATATCCAAAATATATTTAAACCGTACTCAAGTCCTAAGCTTGTTTACAAATTAAAACAATCAGATGTTTTCACATTCGATATTATAATACTTTTTTATTCTTTTTGTAAGCTTTTCTATAATATCTTTATTACCATCTTTATTTTCTTTTAGATAATTTATTTTGCTTTCATAGTCTCTAGCAAATTCTTTGAATATTTGGACTTCTCTATAATAACGGGCAAATTTGGCTTGGTCAAAATTTGGATACTCTCCTAAAGTAATTCTTTTACCTGAATATTGTATAGTGGCTTTCCAGCGATTAATTCTTTTGATGAATTCTACACCACAAATATTTGAACTATTATCAGTTCTAATACTTTTATTTAAAGTATTGTTTTGTTGGGTGGTTATTCTGAGATTATTGTCTCTATTGTTATCTTTATTTCCGTCTTTGTGGTCAACAACAATTTTAGGGTCATCAATATCTTTTAAATATTTGTGGAGTCTAATAATTTTCTTTTCTCCGTTAATTATTTTTCGAGTTAGCCAATATCCAAGAGAATCTTTTCTCCAATAATAATTTAAAATCTTTTGTAGATTTTTTTTGTCACTTAAAAAATAATCAGTATGTTCACGATTCCAGAATTTATAAGTGTTTTCATCGTATTCTTCATAATCGTTATGTTCAGGTCTGTAAGAACAACCACAAGATTGTATATGTTTACTTTTTAAATCTCTTGTGTGAACTTGCGTAATTTTTCCACATTTACATTCACAATCCCAATATACTCCTTTACCTTTTTTACTTTTTATTGGGTCAGTTGTTTTACCAATTACTTTTAAATTTCCAAAAGTTTGACCAGTTAAATCCTAAAATTTTCCCATTATATTTGCGGTTCCTTCCATTGAGCAAAATATTTATGCACATCTGTTTGTTCAACCAATTTTTGAGTTTCATGCCATTTAGAAGTATAGCCTTTATATCCATAAAAATAAAGAATAAATTCATCTACTGGAACATTACCTTTATCAAAAACTTCTTCAACAGCTTTTATAATGTCTTCATAATAGGTCTTATTACATTTAATACACTCTTCCTTAAATTTGTTAAAATCTTTATAGCCATCATATTGACTATCGGCTAATTGTTTAGGAGTACATTTATTATATACTAAGCCATCATAAAAACATTGAGCTACTAAAAGTTTATCTCGATAAGAAGCATTTCCAACTTCTCCTGCTAAAACAGAATAAACTGTATAACGTTCAGAATCAGTCAGATGAATTAAATATGCGTAGCGATAAGTTGAGGTCTTAGATTCTGTGTGCTCAGGTTCAGAAGTTTGACCTTCGGAATACTGTACGCTCATGTCTGAAAAAATATAAACAGGCTCATCATTATTTTCATCATTATTCTCAACCATCTTGCTCATGTCCACATAAAAAATTCTATCAGGACTAACATTTCCAATGTTGTTTATGTCCCAATAATTTTCTTTGTGTGCTTGGAAATTTTTAATGGCAATATAATGAGGAGATGAGATTTCAGTTTCACTCAGGGTTGAAGCATTATCTTCTCCTGTTTTATTTAAGGCTTGAGCATACCCTACTACACTTACCACTAAACTGAATGTGAGACAAGTTGCAATCGCTTTACGAATACTTGTCTTAATTAGAGGATGTGTGTTTGTGAGTTGTGCTTCATGGGAAATATTATTTTTACTTGTGCTGTATTTAATTGTATATTTCTTGTTTTTCATTTCTTGTTACCTTCCTTAAGTTTATTTGACATACTTACTTTCTTACGGATAAAAAGTTTGTATGTCCTTAACGCTTAGGTCGTTGGCAATAATTTATTACCTACTTTATACAACCATGATGATAGTATAACATAGGAAGGAGGTGTTGTCAAGAAGCTATTACATTTTGTAACTTTTTGGGCATTTAGGAGGAAATGTAAATTTTTTGAGCATTTGAGGGCGGTTTGTTTGGATTGTGAACAAATTATGAATTTTTTGTAAATTTTTTTTGAAAAAAGATTGTGCTTGTGCCTACCTCTCCTTACCTAAAAGAGCACCAGAATAGAAAAATGGGCAAAATTGGTCTCCGATACGTCAGCCCAGTTTCCCAAAAATACTTGGTTTCTAAAAGATACTATTGGAAATACAATATTTTTCATATAAAATTATCGTTTAACGATAATTCCATTTACAACTTTCTTGTAATCTATCTTTATTCTTACAAGATTCTTGTAGCTGTCAAGACATAAGTAAAGCATCCTTTACATACTATATTTTTCCCCATACAATTCAAGGCTTTATCTCAACTTGTACCATTAAAACTCTCTAAACATACTACTCCTTGTTTTTTCTTATATAATTCCTATCTCATCTCTAATTTATCACTCAAACTTTTTTAACTGTTCAGATTTTAATACACTCCTGTCCAATAATCCGAACACAGGTGTCACTTTTAAGCTCAACTACGTTTTTTTCTATATATTTCCTACTAAAAACAAAAGATAACACTTAAACTTTTCATTTGCTTAAATGCCATCCTTATATTAAATCTTACTTAAACATTATCATTGTCACTATCAACAGTATCACATAATTCTAACATATTCAAATCCTTATCAATACTCATTAAAATCCCATTACAATACTTTTCATTTCCAAGTTCTTTCATAAACTGTTCAAGTTCATCTCTATTCATAGTACCAGCTTTAATATAAAACTTATAATTCACAAGCTGATATCCTCTCTCAGTAGGAAAATTAACAGCCTTAGTATTTACAATTACTCTTTCCTCAAAACAATTTGCGCATATACCAAAACCATATTTATCATGTTCAGGATAACTTTTCTGCGTCTTCATCCATGGATAATAAAGATAACACCCACATTTAGGACACTTATCTACAAACCATTCGGTAACATATCTCAACGTTTCACTATTTGCATACCGAGTATTAACAGGAAAACGCAATTTATCTCTCAATAATGTTTTCAAATCATAAGTATCAAGTTCCAAGTCACCGTTACTCACTTTATAATCAAGACACTCAAAAATAATCTTTTCAATATAAACAGTAATCATGACATTATCACTCTTAAAACTTTTATCAAGTTCATCGAGCTTTTCAAGATAATCATTTTCAATTTTCTCTTTAGCTTTTCTCAAATAAGTAATCTTATCCATTATCATTACTCCATTACCGTTACCAGTACACAACTTGTTCAGGATTAGTACAGTTCTTCATAAATTTATCAAACTCATATTTACTAATGATACCAAATCTATGCCATGTGTTCATTCCAATTGTTCCAGTCGTTGGCATAATTACTTTTTCAGCATCTTCTTTTGTTTTATAAGTAATAGCAAAGTTGTTCATAATATGTTCAGAAAAACATTCAGAGCAAACAAACCAGTCTTTATAAATGTAAAAAGTATTACAACCACAAGTACACTTATAAGTAATCCACTTATTAACAGTCATCTTATAATACTTAAATTTTCCTGTCAATAAATTTCTAATATTATCTCTCCAAGTATTATTAGCGCGTGAGCGCTGCTCACAATCACAACCACTATACATATCACAGTACTCATGATGCCCATAACAAGAAGACTGTTTATTATCAGTAAAAATAATTACATCTAAATTATTTTCATCAAAAGCTCTTTCAAGATTTTTCTCAAACTGTTCTTTTTTATGCTTAATATACTCATCGCGTAAGCGATATTTATTTTCTTCCTTGTTCATTTACAATTATACACCTCTTCACTTTTTTACAGGGAAATCAATACTATCAACAACAAAAAATTCTTCTTCTGTATAATTATCTGAATTTTCCAAGTTAGAAAGAGTTTCCAAAAAAGAAGCAGAAATATCAGTGACTTTACCATAACGTAAAGGAAGAACATACTTTTTTCTATTTTCTGTGTCAATGGGAACAACTTTGGTTTTAAGTAAATTATTGTTATATATCATAATCTATTATTCTCCTATTTTACATTTTACATAACAAATAAATATCAACAATTACAAAATCATAAAAACAGCCAAAGCAAATAATGCAAATCCAAGTGCCATAGCAAGCGCAATATCATAATTCATTTACTTTACCCCATCATTCCAGCCGCAATAGCCAAAGCTAATACACAACAAAAAATAATACCAATAACAACCATAATTTTACCTCATTAAAAATATATACCAGTAAGCATATCCATACATACCCAAAAAGAAAAAACTTACCATTAAACAAACAATTTTAAATAAAGTATCTTCTTTCACAACTTTCATAACATTAAACCTCTGTCAACGAACTTTAACTCTTCATTCCAACCACCATCAATGTAGCCAAAAATTTTAAAATCAGAGCAGAAGAACATCAAAGCTCTAAAGAAATCTTCAATATTCATAATATTATCAAAAGTTTTAACTTTAGTCTCACCTTTATACTTTCGCTTAATATAATCAAACCAAGCATTAATATCAGATTCAAGTTCTTTATAAGGCTTTTTACCTTGAACCTTAATATAATTCTGCATAAGGAAATTACTAAAGGTAGCTACTAAAGAAATGTACCAAGTATAATAATCATAATAATCAGTCCAAGATTCATTGATAGGATTTTCATTGGGCTTAATTTTCTCAAATTTCTGCCATCTATTATATAAAGTACTTGTAAAGTTCTTAATCTGTATAGCCTTAATAATCGTGACAGTTTTAGAAAAGTTAAAAGTAAAATAATCATTGCGTGAGCAATGCTCACAATTATCCTTTACAATTTCAGCGTTACTAATTTTAACATCACGCACATATTCAGTACCACAATAAATTTTTTCTTTTACAACATCACACGCATGGCTTTTATCACCAGTTAAACCAATACTATTACTCTGTCCATCAAATGTAAGAGTATCAGATAATGCATCATAGACAAAATGAACGTTGAGAATATATCCATCAACAAACCACTTCATAAAAGTATCCCCTTAAATAATTCTAAAAAATTTTTAATACCAATTAGGAAATAGTAAACTTTTCCAACTTAAACCCGCTCTCAGTAACCAAAGGAACACTCAAGCCATTACACAAAGTATATAGGCAAGAGATAACAGCATAAGTACTATCAAGAAAAAATCCATCACTGTAAACTTGAATAAGAGAAGTAAATTTAGACAAAGGAAGAGATTCAAATAACTCAGCCAGAGCTTTCATAGTCCAACCATTCTTATTATCAATGGCATCTTGAACAGTCTGTGTAAAATTCAAAAAAGTAACGCCAGTAGTAAAAGTAATATAGCTATCTTGATTATACTTATAACCTCTATAAACAACATTGTCTACACGGTCACAAAATTCAACAGCTTCGCTTAAATCATAAGGAGCATTTTCACGAGAATACTCCCAAGTCATATCAATAGCCAAATTATCAACAATCAAGTGATGTTCACTATCTTCTTCGGTATAATAATTAAGATAAAGGATATCCTGAAAATTATAAATACGTTCAGACATTTTAATTCTCTCCTGTCATATTAACAAACTTAAACCCTGCATCTGCCAATGTAGCAAAGTTAGGATTCTTACACATGAGATATAGAGCTGAAATAACAGCATATTCATCATTGATATCATCACTGTTATCAATCATAAGTTTGGTAAACTTAAGCAAAGGTTGCTTCTTAAAGACTCTCAAAAAGCTGTCCCAGTCATAATCAACGCGCGAGCGTTGCTCGCAATCATAAACACCAATTTTCTTGTTGAATTTACTGATAAAATGTTCAATATAGCAACCGGAGCTATAACCAAATTCGCAATCATGAGGCAATTTAAGAATAATACTAACGATATTGTTTTCTAAGTCATCAAGATTATCAGTGGTACGCTTTTCATATTCAAGCATATAGTCCTTAGAATTCTTAAAAGGAGAATGTTCTTGAAGATAATCATCAGAAAAAGAAAGATATAAAGTATCGGTATTACTATGATAAGTAATATCAATTATATCTTTGAATTTAAAACAAGTAATCATAATATTTATCCTTTCTTTTTATCCTCATTTTCTAATTTTTTAGCCTTTTCTCTATCAGCATCAGTAACCATACCGTCAACAAACTGAATATTGACTTTCTTATTTTCTTTCTTCTTATTGATATCACGGATTAGCGCGTGAGCGCTGCTCCTAATACCAGTTAATTCTTCAAGATAAACATCTTCAATAGGCTTAACAATTTCAATACTACATCTATAAAAATTATAATTCTTTTCCATAATTTCAATAACTTCATTAACAAGTTCAGAGATATTCAAAGGAGAAGAATTACCATCATAAATAGCAGATTCAACGCGCGAGCGTTGCTCGCATTTAGCAAAAGAGTCAAACTGGTTTTTCAAAAGATAATCAAAAGTATCGAATACATCTTGAAGTTCATACTCCATAGTACTTAATATCATATTATCACAAGGAGTAAAAGCTACGATACAAGAAGCGACATCATTAGTATTTTCATAGATAGAATGAATAGTACGAAATACAGTATAAGTACCAAACGTATGAGTAAGAATAGAATCCATAATTACACATCCTTTATTTTTTAATCAAGCACATTATTATTGCGTGAGCATTACTCACGATTATTCTCATTATATTCCTGAGTAAGATATCTCCAAGCATTAATACCAAAACGAATCATAAGAGGTCTAATGTTAATATCAGCTCCATAGTAAGTAATATAGTCAATATCACTTACATAATGAAGAGTTCTTGAAGTTCTATCAAAATAGATAAAAGGTTCGTATCTATGTAAAAAGACATTATCGTTATTATATCCTGTAGAGTAAGTAGCAAATAAGACCATATTATATCTTTTATATTTAAGATATTTAATCTGGAATTTATTATTCTTATACTTAACAGAAGTATTAAGCTTCATAGATTTCATAATATTACCTTTCCTTTAAAAGAATATTTATATTTTATACTTCTTATTTTTTCTTATTCTCAGGATATTTTCTTTTTAAAAAATAATAAGCATTCTCATTAAAACACTTCATAAGAGTTTTAAAAGAAATAGGGTCATTAATGATACAAATACCCAAACTAAAGTCTTCACAAAGAATGGAAGAAGTAATATTATTACAAGAAGTCTTAAAGAAGATATACATTCTATCAACATTGTCTTTAAACACATTACACTTATAATGAGCAAGAACAGAAGTATTATTAGGATTAACATGCTTAAGAGTAGTAATTTTATATTTTTTGCTTAAAGTACTCATCATATTTTTATTAAGCAAAATAGACTTCATAATACAAACTCCATTCACAGGGGAAGTTCTAAGTTCAGTGTTCGTGCAAGCACTCCACTTCACATAAGAACTTCCAGAATTTTGGTGTTACGAAAGACAGATACTTATATTTTATCAATTATCTTTCTCAGCATAGATATAATAACAGATATAGAGAAAAAAGTCAATAGTTTAATAAGAAAAAGATAATAAAAACCAAGAAAGGTATTACGAAGGTGTTTCATTGTAATAGTATTTCATTACAATGGTGCTTCGCCGATAATCCACCGTGATGCGGTGTTTGTACCATTATGAAAGATGGTCGCATTACGCTCCGTCCGTCGCTAATGCTCTCTCTTTCATAATGCAAACATCCTCTCGCGGTTACGACTGCCAAATGAAGAAAGGAGTAAGAGTTTGTAATCGTTCGCAAGGCTCACTTCAACAAACTCTAACCTTTCTTTCATTTTCTGTCGTGTGGTTTTTAAAATAACGGTGCCGAAGTAAAAACTCTTGAGCCTCTAAAAAGTTCATTAAAGCCTTATTTTATCTACTAAAAAAATTTTAAAAGTGTCTTGACTTTCTCTATTATTATAAATAATTATTATACTTACGAAAGTCAGGACACTTTTAGAAAATTAAATATAAGAAAAATAAGGGAAAAATGACAATTAAAGAGGCTCACGAGTTATGTATCTGGAACCATAATCTAATTTTTCTAATAATTTTCAGTATTTTTAATTTTAGTCCAAGATTTATTAAACAAGCTTTCCCAAGTAGAGCTTTTTTCTGTAGAATTAGAAGAAAGAGATTCAAGATTTTGAGGTATAAGTTTATCTAAATTAAGTTGAATAAGGTCTTTATTTAGCTTTTCGTATAAGAAAGCTTCATAATATTGCGAAAGCTATACTGCTTCTTCTTCTTTTTTATCAGAAAACACAACAGTTCCATCATGCTTAGTAAAAGTATTTCGGTACTTGCCTTTTTCTTTAGACTATCTCTCAGTTTTTAGTTTAAGTATTTTTTGTTGTGTTTCTTTGTTATTAGCTGTTAAATTTTTCTTAAGTAGCTGTTCATTATAAAAATTAGCCATAAGAGTTTTATAATAAGATTGATTTAATGCTACAAGGTCGGAAGAATAATTTATTAAATAAGAAGGATAAATAAATAAAGCACCAAATTCTATTAACTAAGATTTAGAAAGTTTCTTATTAAAATCATCTTGTTGACCAGAAATGAAAACTTCTGATAATCCATGACATTTTAAATCAACCATTATAGAACCACGCAAGTTAAGGAAGTTAGCCAATTCTTTATCTGTTAAAGCTCTTTCATAATAAGTAACTAATAAAGGTTCTCCATTTTTAACAGGTAAATAAAAATTACCATTTTCTTCATATATAGTTGAATAATCTGCATCAAAAGGAAGTGCTTTTTTATCAATAAATCCTCCCACAAAGGTTTTATGAAGAAGAATAGCGCCTTCTTCTTCAAGTTTGTTTAACATAGATTCAACTTGATAATAATTTTGCTTAGAAGTATGAGAATCATAATCATCGAGTAAATTTTGTGTACGTTTAGTTAAACCGTAAGCAGATTCATCATCTTTTTTTCTTTGTTCTCTAATTTCTTTTTTAGGAGTAGTAACAAAAGGATATTTAGAATCTTTTAAACCTAAAGTATATTCTTCTAATCTTCTACCGTAACTATAAGAAGAAACATGAAAATCTTTATAGTTTTCATTTTGTAAACCAACGGCTAAAGCAATATCTCCTTTAGAAACACAAAGTCTTGCGTTATTAGTATATTGACTATAAACATTCAAAAAAGAAAAGAAAGCCCAAATAGAGCTATTTTGATAAAGCTGTTTTAAAATAGCCAAATAATATTCATCAGGAGAAACTATTTTTATTGAAGTATATTTTTCTTTTTTTCTTCTCCATGTAAAACATTTCTTCCATTCTTTTTCTTGTCTTTTAAGTTGAGCAGCTTTTGAAGGACGAGAATAATCAGGTTCGTCCAGTAATTTACAAAGTTCTTTATAACTATTAACAGTAGAAACATTGGATAGTTTTTCCTAAACTCTAAGATAAAGGCTCTATTTCTATTCAGCCATAAATTATCTCCTTTACATAAGTAGTATTAATAATTGCACAATACGGCAAATTCTATTAACCCATATACAGTATAACATAGAAAAATCAAGTTGTCAAGTACAATTTAAAATAAAAAATAAACTTGTTTATCTTATATGAGATAAACAAGTTTAAAACAAGTTTTAAAATAAGTTATGATTCAATTACTTCCCAAGTTTCTTTCAAGATATAGTACTTATCCCAAGCAAACCTTTCTTTTTCTACTTCGGCTAAATAAAGACAAAGAAGATTATTTTTCATCCAATCACGAGCAGAATTTTCACTGGAAAAAACAACTGCGTGAAATTTATCGGACTCAAGAAAATAGTCTCCAACAATCGTATCAGTGCAAAGGAAGTAACATCTTTTTTCATCTTTTTTAAGAGGAATAACAATATAATAATTAGTTTTCATTGTTTTAGTTCCTTTAGATTAAACAATTTCCCAGCCAATAATAAGAAGGCAATTATATTCTTCTTTGGAATTAATGTCAAAAATTGGTTTAAGAAGATGGTTATTATCAATGACAAAGCCTTCTCCATTCCAATATTCAACGCCAAAGAAATTAAACCAATTAGCGAGTTTAGAAAGGTTCTCCTTAGTAGGATTGTTTTTAGCGTTTCTCAAATATTCTTCGTAACCATACTCTTCAATCATTGTAGTACCCTCTTTATAATTGTTAATGTTTATTATCTAAGCTGATAATTTTTTTCAAGAAAACGCTCAGAATTAGAAATATATTTTTCGGTAATATCTTCCGCAGCAAAGGCCTGAATACAAAGGAACTGAACAGATTCTAACTTTCTTCTTGGAAAAGCAAAATCAGGATTGTTGTTAATGTCTTTTAAGATATTTGCAAGCCATTCTTTTGCATCATCAATAGTTTTAAATCTTTTTGCTTGGTCGAAAGAACGGAAAGGAGAAGGAAGAGAAAGGATATAGCCAGCATAAGTGGTATGAATTTTACCTTTTTCATAATAAGTAAACTCAATGATAAACTGATTCTTCATTTTAATCTCCTTTAAATCTTCTCTACGTCTTCGGTGTTAATGACGATTTTGGAAATATAAGTGGAAGAATTTTCCCTCTCAGTGATAAATTTGAAGTAACTATTATACTTTTTATAGAAATTCTTAGCAGCTTCAATATTGTCAAATTTTTCAGCTTCATTGAAGTCACAAGAAGGAGTAGGTCCCCAATTATAATGAGTCATATTATAATCATAACCAGCATAAGTGGTCTGAATGAAGTTATTAGAATCCTTCCAAACAAACTTAATAACATAATGAGTCACAGATTTAGACTGTACAGTTAATTTGCTTTCTTCACTTTCCCAGTTGCATCGAGTACATGTTACTCGACCATAGTAAGCATTAAATTCAGCGATAGCACCGCACTGAGGGCAAATTTTGCACATCTTGCTTCACCAGTTTCCTTTCCTTTCTTTTTGTACTTACAGTATAGCAAATTACAAAGTAAAGGTCAAGTATTTAATAAAAAAAGAAGAGCCAAAATGACTCTTCTTTATAATATCATTACAATTTTTTCGCGTGGGCTGAAATAGCGTAACTATTATTAAAAAGTTCCTTTTTCCATGATGGTCATGAAATATCGGCAGTTTTTCGAGTTGTATCATAAACTGAGGAATAACTACTAACCTTTTCAGATGATGGTAGTGTGCCTTTCAATTCGTTCTATCTTTCTTTTTCTTGAAGGTGATACCAAATAATATCATCAAGAGTTTCGATAACTTCATTCAGCTTACGAACAATGTCTGTAGTAAGTTTAGTATTTACTTCATAGCTATAAGCAGAATCAGTAAGATGAAGCTTACTAAGATAATTAGGAAGTGAATCAGCATTGCCAGATTTTCTGCTGGATGGAGGTGTTATATTATCTGTTGTAGATGTATTATTATCTTTTTCATCGGTCTTCTTTTTACTAAGGGATTCTTTGTTTCTGTCAAGAAATTCTTTAAGAAGTTCTTCGGGGAGTTCCTTGTTGTAAGTTAAAGATAAATTCTTAAATTCTTTAAAGCCAGAGAGATTTTTTCTTGCTCCACTATAAGTTAAATCCCATGCTCCAATTTGAATATAATTCTCAAGGGTAGAATCGAGAGGTTTTTGAACCTTAAAAGTGATATGGTTAGGTTCAATAACAACAGGAACATAATAATAAAACCAAGTATTGTCTCTGGAACAAATTTCAGAAATATAACCTACGTTTCCATTTTTATCAACTACAATATCTCCGATATGGAAAGGTCTGTTAATGAAATCATCTACTTCCTTATCATCTACTTCCTTATCATCATCTTTTGTATTGGTGTTGTTATTAAAATATTTATTAAGATTAGGGAATAATTTGTCAATATTATCAACCTTATGTGTTCCAGTATCCGTATCATTATTATTAACAGTAACAACAGACTGGTTATTATTTACTTTAACAGTTTCAGTCTTAGTTTTAAGTTCCTCTTTAGATTCTTCTTTAACCTCTTTTGTACAGTTATTATACTTTTCTTTTATCCAGCTCTTAAATTCGTCGAAAGTTTTCTTAGAAAAATCGGAAGCTGAATAAAAAGTGTCCACCACTCGTGTACAAATTTCATCCAAATCCTCATCAGAGAAGCCAGCAAATTTCTTAACGGATTCTTTACACTTGTTTTTAGCAGTATTTGTATGGGTTTCAAGGAAGTCGCCAATTTTTCTGATAGCTTCATCAAGTTCTTCCTGCGAATAAAATCCGCATTTTAATTGGTTATCAGCACCCGTTTTTTCCTTATTTTTAAGGAAGTAATTTTTTTCGATTTCTGTCATTTTTGTGTCCTCTTTTGGGAGACAATTAACACATTTTTCTCGAATCTTGTCTCCATCTAAATCGTATTCTGAGAATTTGGATTTTAAATCTTTAAGTGTTCTGCAAGTAGATAGCTTCTTATTCTTTTCCTCTAAATCTTTTTCAGCTTCTTGAGTTAAATAAAAAATAGAAAAAATATCTGCGCATTCTTCTTTTGTTGGAATCTTTAATACATCAAGGATACTCCAAAGAGTATTATAGTTCTGAACAAAGGTTTTAACATTCCAATCCTCAACAGCAGGAATAGGAACAACTGTGTTGTCAATATAAATATATTGCTTGGAAGCAAGGTCAAAACGAGTTAATTTCTTTTTATCCCCGTTATAACAACCCGTAAAATCTTCATTGTCAGTACAACTAATGTTAATTCTTACTCTACGATTACCATCACTTGCAAAGGAAGTTACTTGCCAAACATTGCGAAGTCTATCAACCAATGTGTCTCCAATTTCAATATTTTCCCAAACATATTGAGCAAAAGCTACTGGGTTAGTGGGGAAATCATTATTTTTCATATTATTCTCCTTTATCTGTAGGAATATCGTTTGTGTCATACTCAATCTTAACGCCCGTATTCTTATAAGGAGCGTCCTTAAGAGTGAGTTTCTTATCAATCATAGGAGTCAAATCAAAATACTCTTCAATTTCCTTGTTAGTAAGAAGAAGAGCACCAGTAAGAGCACCCACAATTAAATAAAGAGGGTCTTTATGATTATCCTGAGACTTAAGTTCTGTAGAAAAGATAGCACACTGAGTATCATTTTCCTTAAGAATGTACTTGACATTATCAGGATTGTCACTATCTTTAGTGTCAGGAGTAGGAAGATTTTTCTTACAGGTCAACTTTGGAAACTCCTTTTGACGAGCAAGAAGTGTGTAATTAATAGAACTATTTTTGCGAGTTTTGAATTTACGTGCCATATGAGATTTAGGCATTATAGTTATCTCCTTTTTTAAATTGTTTTATTTTAAATCCAGTAATTGTAATAATTATTAAGTGCTTTTGCTTCACTGGAAGCAAAAGACTTAAACATCAACATTGAATTAACTGCATTAATAGACAAATGAAGTTTATGAACTGCAACCATTGTTTGTCTTATTTCATTATAATTTTCTGGACTATTTATAATATTATGTTGTTTCAAAGTGCGCCAAATGCAAGCTTTTTCATCATATTTATCAAGAGTAACACGAATTATTAAATAATCAAGAAGAGCAAATGCAAATTGTAAATCATTCCAATGACAAGTAATATAAAATCCCAAACTTCCAAAATAATCGCCGCATTTTTTGTTTTTACCATTTAATGCGCGTTCAAATGCTTTATTAATAAGAATTTCATTCTCTTCAAAATTAGCACTTATATCAATAATGGTGAACATGGTAATATTGAAACTATTTAATTTTACCTCGTAAGAGGCGTCATCATTAAGATACGTAAAAGGCTGCGGCAGTTTTCCTCGCGTTCTTGCTCTCCATGATACAGCATTACTAACAAGAGACATAAACCAACTTGGTTGCCATACAATCAATTCATTGTAATATTCAAGGATAGCATCGAACTTTTTGGAAATGCTATAAAGAATCATCCAATCATTTTTACTCTGAGGTTTTCTATAAACTGCTTCTCCAAAATCTACATTTTCCAAATCCTTAACTAAGCAAGTCATAGCCGCAATAAATTGGATAATATTATGTCTGTTAGGCTTCTCACCTTTAGAAAGGATTTTAGCTTTTTCAGCTTGATATTCATCTATGCCATACATATCTAAATAAATCATGTGGCTGTCCTCAATAATTCAGTACATTCTGCAACAGTTCTATGAGCATTATCACGCAAAGTTCTGTCAAATTCTCTTTCAATTTCTTCCCCAATGATTTCAGTGGCAATATTATTAAATCTTGTGTGAGGAATGGTTTCAAAGAAATTTGTTCCTTCTCCACCTCTAGCAAGAGTTAAATCGGCAGTAACAGGGAGGAGGGGATTATCAGTACCAACGGCTGTAACAGGAATAAGGTTATAAATAGCTTGGGTGTTTGGTTGAGTGCATCGACTTATACCCTTCTTTTTTACCAAAATATAATTGCCATAAAATCCCAATAATTCATTTAAAATCCTAATAGTTTTTGCAGAAATACTTTTATAAATAGGATTAAGATAATTTTTTGGTGCATCAAGCATAAGAAAAAAATCATCTATAATTGAAACACAATTTTTTAAAACCTTGAGATATTTGTACATTAGACTATAATTTTTAATGGTGTCATTTTTAACAATGAAATCTGCATTAAAAGAAGTATTCATTTCAGTATAATAACCAACCCAAGAGTTAAATTTAATTATTTTAAATCCATCTTTGTTCTTTTCATAGTCAAAAAAAGGATTATTCACGAAAAATGGAATAGTTACACAAGGATTTTCAGTTCTGAGCATAGTGATATAAGGAAGTATTGGAAGAGTCGGTTCAAGATAATTAAATAATACAGCGAATTTATCAGGACAAACCTCTTTATTGTCAAAGAAAAATTTAAAAGGAGTTTCGACAAGAATATTTAAGAAAGAAGCAAATTGTTTTCTAATGTCCCCATAAGTAATTGTTTTATTTTCCATTAATAATCATCCCCATGTTCATTAAAACCGTGATAATAAACACACTTTTCCATGTCTCTGCTAATTCGTGTAATAGGCAAAAGATTACAATCAAATTTGTTTTTCCTTAGAATGTTTTCATAGACTTTCAATTCATTTGTAGAATAAGAAACAAGGTCAGTAACATGAGCACCAAAACAACTCCTATTAAGTATTTTAGCTATAGGATAGCTTTCTTTTATTAAATCTCTAAAAGCCCAAATTATACTTACAGCGGTCAAAATATTTTCCATAGTATAATATAAGAAAATGAAAAGGTCTTTTTTATTTTGCTTTTTTAAATCCATAATTAATTTATCAGTGTCTTCAAATAAAGCACTTCCTGATTCAAGGTATTTCTTGTGCAACTGTTCTGGACGAAAACCGTAATCAAGAACAATTTTATCATAATTTTTAGTACAAGAAACTAAGAAGTTTTCTTTTTGGCAGTCAAGCAATGTACTATTAAATACGATTTGTTGTTTATCAGGAAAAAGGTAAAAATTACGAGGGTTCTTTAAAGTTAAAAGATACTCATAAGTAGGAACAAAAGCAAAAAACCACTCACGATATTGAAATAACACATCAAGAGTTATTTCATTAAAAAGAATTGGTTTGAATAATACATTTTTGTTTTGCTCAATTAATCCGTCTCTACCCAAAATATGTTCAATCACATCTACTGCGTTAATAACATTTGCTTCGGGAGGAGTTACTTTCATTGTCATATTTTCACCTCTATTCTTTAATATAATACAACAAAAAGTCTTACTTGTCAAGGGTTTAATCTCAACAAATAAGACTCTTATTATATATTTTTAGTTATTCTTATAGAGAAGAGCACAAGAGGAGCAAGATTTGGAGCTTTCATAATTATTTCAATCAACGCACACACGTAAGTTGCGACCCGTGGACATGGCAATAGTAATGCACCATCTCGTATTTCAATCCACGCACACATGTAAGTTGTGACTGAGCGAAACGATGATGAAAATAGCCCACGCGAGATTTCAATCCATGCACACACTATAAATGCGAAGTTCCCAAATCAATCTCTCCATCAAATTTATGATAGTTTTTTATGAGTTATTTGGGCTACTTTAGGTGCGAACCTCTCAGAAAAATCTGTGAGTTTCTACTTCGCACCAAGGCGGGGTTGAACCTCCAACCTTTATATTATTTATTATACACTAAATTATTTATTTGTCAAGGTATTATTATTTTTTTGTTTTGCATACCAAAGAATATTTTTAGCAGCATTAATATCTCTATCATGGTGCGAACCACAACAGGGACATACCCATTCTCTAATAGAAAGCTTTTTAACAAGAGGGTTTTGATATCCACAATTATTACAGCGTTGACTACTAGGGTCGAATTGTCCAATGGCTGTAATAGTTCTATCATACCATAAAGATTTATAGGACAATTTATTTAATACATCATACATAGCCGCATCGGATAAAGCATAAGCAAGTCTATGATTAGCCATCATTCCTTTTACGTTAAGAGATTCAATTGCAAGAGAGGTAGCAGAAGAAACAATTTTAAGAGTGGTTTCATGATTATACAAATCTCTTTTTCTTGCAATTTTATTATCTAGTTTTTTCATAGATAGCATAGCTTTCTCATAACGTTTGCTAGGCATGATTTCGAGATTATCTTTATGAGCCTTTCTAAATTCCTCATTAGACCAACCCCATCTACGAGAACACTGACGATTAAGAATTTTCTTGTGCCTTTTTTCTTTTTTAGCAAAATGTTTATTTTCGTATTTATCCCCGTTAGAACAAATAGCAATATCCTTTAATCCAACATCAATTCCGAGTTCTTTCTTGTTAAAATCTGATTCTTTGATAAATTTATAAACATTGTTAAGCTTAAAGCAGATAAAATATTCCCCAATATTATTTTTACTAATAGTAAGACCAAATTGAGTTTTACTAGAAGATTCTTTTACAAAATCAACAAAATCTTTAGAATATTTTTCATCGAATCGAATTTTCTGATTCCATCCACGAATTTTCACTTTTCCAAGTTTATTTAAATTAATATAAAGGACATTTTTGTTATCTTCTGAAAAAGAAAACTTAGAAAAAGTTTCCTGATAGGAATAACTGGTGCGAGCCTTTTTAGCCGAATAAAAGAAAGGTTTATAAAATTCTACGGGCTTTTTGCCCATAGATTCCCAAGCTTTTTTAGCATCACAAGCAAAAATTCCGTAAACAGAAGAACTCAAACAACTAGCAGGGACTTCTTTCACGGCAAGGTAATTGTTTCTAAGGTAGTCAAGCCATTCTTTTTTAATCATAGAAGAAAACTGAGGGAAATGAATAATTTTATCTTCTTTCTTATCTTTGGCTTCTTTGGTATTTTTAAAATTGGTAATCATTTCATACATGGTAACATTATAAGCCACACGAATACCATGAAGAATTCTATCAATAGCTTCCTGTTGAGCAGTACTAGGATAAATTCTACACTTCATGGTATAGTTAGGAATTTTATACCACATATTCAATCCTCCAATTTATTTGAACAAACTTATTTATAACTTGTTTATGTGATTAATTGCGACGAGGCAAATGAGCTGGCTTTGACAAATTATAGCCGTATTTTTTAGCAAGATAGCAGAAATAATCGTGGTCATTAGTCACCTTGCGAATAGTAACTTTGTGAGACTTCTTCTCTTCTTTGACAGGAACAGATTCTTCTTTATAAGCAATAATAGTAGCAGAATCATACTCAATACGCTCAAAGAATTCTGCGGGGAGAATAACTCCATCAAAAGCTGGACCCTTAATTATATAACATTCTTTGTATTTGCCCATTGAGTTATTGTAAACAGGACCTTCAATTGTATGAAGACAACCCCAAAGAAAATTGTTGGAAGCTTCATTTACGGGAATACCATAAAGTGCTTTTGCAGGTTCTCCATTATTATCCTTGTACTTCTGAACAGCCCAAGGTAAATACTTTTCGATATAAAAAGCATTGTGAAGAATACCAATCATATTTTAATCCTCCTTTGAAAGAGTCTTATCTTCATCTGCAAGAATAAGTGGTTGTGTATTATACATACGAGTTCTTTTGATAGTATAATACTTATGACAGTAGAAACAGGTGCATCTATAATTTCCGTTCCAACCGACCATATTAGCTCTTCCACAATAAGGGCAATCAATAATGCCAAGTACAGGTTTATTAGCCATTAGATTTCCTCCTTTGTAACTTCCTTGTTGTCGGCATCTTCAATTCTAATAATAAAGGTCTTAGATATAAAAGGCGAGTCTTTATCATAAAATTTAACAACAAGACCAGCATCATTTTCAGGTGTGTAATGAAAATCAACATAGTCTCCACCAAGAACTGCATTCTCACCAAAGAGAGCTTTGACAATATCTTTTCTTAAATCTTCCTGAGAATACCAGAGGACTTTATCAATCTTTTTCATAAAATAACAGCTCCTTTCTTTACTGTAACTACATTATAGCAAGTAAGAAAGAAGCTGTCAAGTGTTTATTAAATTTTAATCAAAAACTTTAATCAAAAATATCAATGTCAGTACGAGGACAATAGGAACGAGATTCTTCAAGAATTCTCTTGGCTTGATTATTAGCGGCATTAATTTTTTCAGCAATCAAACCACAATTTTCAAGCTTGTTGATAATTTCCATTTGTTCCTTAACAGTACGTCTTGCAATGAGGACATCTTGAAGCTTTTTAAAGATAAGATAACCATTACAAGCGTCAAGATGAGAGAACTCAATGTAATGAAGAATATCAACGACCTGAGCATTATAATCGCCCAATTGAGTTGCTAAATCTTCATCGGATGGAAGAGAATTAATAGCAGAAGTGATATTTTCAAAAGTCTTTGACATAGTTTCCAAAGGAGGAAGAATTTTGTTTCTGGAATATTCGCTTGCTTGATACCTTTTGGTTGAATCCTTAATAGGAAGGTCATCACCGTCAATCATTATCTTTGCACAAGCAGAATGAGAAACAGCAGGAGAAATAGAATCCTTAAATTCCATTTCAATGGGGATTCCGCTTGTAATAGGTGCTTCACTTAAACTTTCCTGCATATTAAGAACTGCTTTAGAAATATTTAAGCGAATTAATCCTTTATTTGCGATATCGGAAACAAGCTTGTCATATACCAAGTTGTTGGTTTCAGCATGATAAATAGAAAACACACGCTTTGACAAAAACTTGTCAACAAGAGAATGATTGAGAACAATGTTGGCAGCTTTGTCAACATCCTTAAACAAATGTTTCTTGTCAGGATTTGAAATATAGCTGTACTGATTACCAACAAACTGAACATAAGAGTTAGTTGTGGTTTCTTTCAGATAAAAGCTCATCAGCTTTATCTCCTTTCAATTTTGATACAGTAATTATAACAAAATAAAAGGATTATTTCAAGGGTTTATTAACAAATTTTTTCAGGGTCAGCAATGGAATAATTAATTCCAATTACGAGGAATTCATCACGATGAGAAAGATAAAACAAATGAATTATTCTTTCTCCAAGATAAATTTCTTCGTCTGCATCAAGTAATATATATCTCTCATGTTCAGGGCTAATTTCGTAAATATCTGTTCTAATTTCTGTAATGGTTTTGAGTTCATTTTCAGACAGGGGATTATCACCTTTATTATCCATAACAGAAATTTCATTCAAAGAAACAAAGTTTCCAAGCAAAGGAGAATTATTAGAAGTTAAACAAATACCAATTTTAGTGTCGTTATGCCAAACAGTACTTGTCCCTCTAAGACCAATAGGCATAGCAAAAATATTATTAGTCATCTAAAATTTTCCTTCCGCAATAAGGACAGAAATTCATATCTGAATGTAACTGTTCTCCACATTCAGAACAAACTTCAAAGGTTCGAGCAATATTATAGCGTCCATCTTTTTGGTATGTAGTTACAAGGTTCTTCCTGCATGTTACTTTACTACCTACTCCAAAGCCAAGGGTATGCAATTGGTCTTCTACAAGGTCTCTCTCCCACGCAACTTGTTCATAAACACCATAAGAAACGGTATCAGGATGTTCTTTATTATTCATTAATATAAGTCCTCCGAGTAAAGTTCGGTTTCTTTTTGCTGTTCTTTAAAGTAAATAAGAGAAGCAGGAAGAGAATCTTTCACAAGCTCAAAAGCCTTTTCTCTGGTATAAAAGTTCCCAGCTTCGTCAATAAAACCTTCTTCTTTATCCCAATCAAAAGGTTTGTAATTTCCTGTTAACATATTGCTGATATATGCAAAATTTCTATAACCATCACCATGACGAGGACAGGGAAGAATAATATCCTTTCTAGTACATTCTTCTTTAATATTATTAAGGGTAAATCTAATAGCAGCACAAACAATTTTAGCCATATTATACCTTAATTAAACCGTTTTTCATAAAAGCACCACAAGCAGGACAATAAGGACTACTGATTGCGTAGTCACCTTCCTTAGTAACTTTGATTCTAATTTTTCCTCTACGGTTACAATGAGAACAAGTTGCAACTTCTGTGTTATAATTAATGTCATACCAATAGTTTTCTTCTGGTAAAACAACTTTAGATTTAACGTGTGTGATTTTCATATTAAACCTCCATTTCTTCAACAGGAAAAATTTGATTCTTCATGCCATTATCTTTAGGGATGGAGATGAATTTACCATAACTATCGGGATTGTATATATTTCTATCTCCGTACCAGCAACCCATAAAAACGCCAAAGGCTTTCTGATACCTATTATAAAATACCCTTCCCATATAGGAATGATTCTTACCCTTAATTTCATATAAATTGCCAGTAATAATATTGTTACCATTGACATCAAGAAGAGAGGTTACGACGTTACAGTTTTCTCTCTTGTCGCGGGTAGGTTCTCTGCGTCCCTTTTTAATGCGTTCCATTAATAATGTTCCTCCTATTCAAATTCAAAAGAAAGATGATATAACATCAAACTCTTCTTTCAGCATCAGGTTGAGTATATACACGACGATACATTTGTTCATAAACTCCCTCAGTAAGAATGAGAGGGGAGCTATATACACGAGTAGAATGAGAAATGGTACGTACAAAGGTTTTCACATAAAGCTCTTTATTAGACGTAACTTCGAGAACAGTACCGTCAGCAAACTTATTACCCTGATACCAACCACCTTTAAACCAAATTTCTTCAAGGACTTCCTCAAACGTTAAATCGTAAGTGTACTTCTTTTTCTCCATAAAATTCAACTCCTTATCTTTGATACTTAAATAATACCAAAAAAATAAGGAGTTGTCAAGTATTTAATCTTTTTTCTTACCAAGAATTGCAAGCAAACGAACAAAGATATTAATAATATCAAGATAAAGGTCTGTTGCACAACTAATGGCATTATAAGGTGTTGCAGCATATCTCTGAGAACAGTACCAATCATAGCCAATATAAAGAGAAAACAGGGCTACAACTGCATAATCAATTACATGACCTTCGTATCCAAGGAAGAATACTAAAATTCCTTCAATGAAAATAATACTAATTAAAGATACAAGAAGGATATGTCCAAGAGAACAAAAATACTCTGGAAATACTGTGCTAACAACAATCATAATTACTACAATAATGGCAGTAAGAAGACATACATAGCTAATGCTCAATACTGTATACTGACTTACATAAACGCTTAGAAGTGCTCCAACAGGCAAGCAAATAAGATTAAAGCCAAGGAAAGCAACTACAGCATTTTCTGTGCCACTAATAATAATAGCTCCAAGAAGAGCCAAAGCAAAATATCCCAAAATAAAGAGAAGAGGATGGGACAATACAAAACTAAAGACTTGTGTTTCAAGGAACATACAGATGAAGAAATTACAAATCAATCCCCAAAGAATAGTACATCCCATGAGAGCGTTAAATCCTGCATCACTCATTTGCATATCTTCTGGCATACAGTCAAAAGTAATTCTATCCTCTTTTAAATTAAATCCATTATCCATTCTTAGTTTCCTTTTCTTTTTCTAATTTCTTCTTCCACATTTTCAAGTAATTATCAAGGTCAAGGAAAGAAATATTGTTCGCTAACCCTTCTTTAATTTTATCCATCATTATTTTTGCCAAACAATACTCATCTTCACTAAAAACTCCCAAACTACAAGAAGATTTATCATTAAGCTCAATAGTAAGAGAATAAACAGGGGGAGAAATTTCCCAGCTAAAATCTCTACAGGCAGTAATGTGAATAGCTCTCCATCCCATATCTAAATTAATAATTTGATTATCATAACAAATAATCATTTAAGTTGTCTCCTTAAGTTTGCTTTCAGAGATATCTACAATAGAAGAATTCTTTGTAATAGCAACACGAATTTTAGAGTAAGCCTTTTTTACAAGGTCTTTATTTTCATACTTCAAAATATGATTTTCACCCATCAAGCTAATTATGACATCTCTTTCATTAACTCTCACAAAATTAATATTATCGGAATTAAATAAACAATTATTATAACAAATAAACATTAAATATTCTCCTTAGCATTTTAATCAAATAAAAGAAATCTTTTATTTAAAACTCTACGTCATCATATCTAAAGATGGAGTACGGAGGCTCATTATTATACCCTGTTTTCATCCTTCGTAATTCTTGTTTATCAAGATTCTCTTTGACTTTTTTAGTGATTTCTGTCGCTTTGTTAATCTCTTCCTTAGATTGCTTTTTAAGAATCTCAATATCTTCTTGAGCGCTCTCAAGAATAAATTTAAGATTTTTTACTTCTCTTTCTTGAGTTTCTTGGGTCTTTTTATTTTTAAGATATTTATGACGCCAACGAGAATATTTTAGATTGCCAATAAAACCAAAATCCACATAAATATTTTTAACACAGTAATTATGATTCCAATAATTTGAAGTAATAATAATTTCTCCAAATCTTTGTCTTGTTGTATCAACACGACAATACGGAAGACAACCCAAATTCCATTTCTCATTGTTTAAACAAAAAATGTCGTACCACTTATCAAAATCCATCTTGGTACATTCTTCGCCTTTGCGCTTTTCATTGATATCATTTAAATCAGCATCAAAGATTCCTTTTAAAATAAGTGGACCAAGCAAAAGAAACCAAAGAAACCAAATAAAAAGTCCAACCAAAGTAACTAAAAGTAAAATCATAGCAATTTTTAATAGTGGCATATCAATTCTCCCATTTATCAGTAGATTTTAATTCAATTTCTTTATTTAAATAAGATTCTTCGTTTAAATAAGACTTTCGAATCTTATCTGTCTCTTCTTTGGCTTTATTGATTTCCTCTTCGGCTTTCTTTTGAATCTTATCAATATCTCCTTGAACAGCTTCGAGAACATATCTTAAATTGTTTTGAGAGTTTTGAGCAGCTTTATTCTTTTCATACTTATTGTCCATGTTATGCTTAAAAAGGACATATCTAATATTTCCAATAAAACCAAAGTTAATATAAACTGTATCCCAAAGACCTTTTTTATCTCTAATGGTTCGCTTAGGAGAAAACCATGTTAATCTCCATTCATCAGGAGCTAAAATATAATATTTTTTCCATTCGTTAAACTTTAAATGCGCCCAATTACGCCAATCTTTGTGATATTGTTTAATCCAATCAATTATTGTATTTTTGTATCCATCATCTCCATCTTTATAAATAATACAGGCAAGATGACAAACAAATACAACAAGTGCAATAAAAAAGAATCCGCCAACAATACACAAAATTTTAAACATAAAAGCACCTCTCTTTTTTTAGTATGTTTAATATACCATAAAAGAGAGGTGTTGTCAACTATTTATTAAATTAAATTGTTAGCTTTCCTTGGATTTAATGCTAATAATTGAATCAACTTTTCTAACAAAGACAGAAAATCCATAATACTCATTAATTATATCACACAAATCTTTAAAAAGTTGGTGATTAATTACAGTTAAATACTGTGGATAGGTAGTGCAAATATAAACATTTTCATATTCATAATCATAACTGATAAAAAAAGTATCAGTTAAAGAAGCCAGAGTTTCGTCTTGGTCAATAATACGCTGAACAAAATCTGCAATTTCCTAATCAATAGGAGAGGTAATATCAGAAATTACTTCATATTTTTTTTCATTCATATCCTTGAGTATACTCCTTATACAAATATTCATCTAAAATTCCATCAACCACTCCGCTAACAAAAAGGATAGGAGGGTCATCTTCGGAATAAGGATAGCTTATGCCACCTATATATTTATAGTTTCTAGGAAATAGACAAGCCCATCTTTGAAGGACAGTGGTATAAGTTACAGCACAAAATCCCCAATCTTCAAATTTTTTCAATTCGGATGAGGCAAAAGTCAATCTGTAAAATTCCGCTTTGTAATATTTTTGTTTCTGTTCATCGTTATTTTGATAAGCTGAAATAATTAACGAATTATAATCTTGAGCTATTTTATCTAATTTTTCAGTTACTTCTCGCATAGTAAATATGGCAGACATTGTTTATTCCTCCACATAACAGATATAACAATTATATCCCTTTTCAGCCAAATCAGCCTTAACCTTTTCAGCACCAGACTTTTTAGCAAAGAATCCTACTTGAACTTTATAGAGCTTGGTCTTAGGGTCTTGAATACAAAAAGCGGTTGAATAATCAATTACACCAGTAAGAGTTCTAATTTCATTTCTATAAGTAATCGCACGAGTTGAATTACTAAATGCTCCTAACTGACAACGATAACCAGTTTTCTTAGGACGGTTTTCTTCTTTCTTGTTAGCCTTGTCTTGCTTCTTTTCTTCTATTTCTGCTTTTTCTCTTTCAGCATTAGAGCGAAGCCAGAAAGCAAGAATAGAATCAACAGGTCTTAACCAACCAGACGCAGAAAGACGCTTTCCTTCAAAGTTTGTATAAGTAGAATTTCCGCCATCCTGATTGCAACAATAATCTACATCAGGAAAAAGAGATTTAATAAGGTTTTGAGCAGTGGAAAGTTTCATACCACCAGACACAACAGAAACAATAAAATACTTTTCGTTCTTAGGATTACCATCGGTCTTTGTCCAACCAAACATTTGTCTTTTAGCTTCATAGTCAATGTCCGCATAGTTCTTTACAGATTGAGGTTGTTTATTTTTAAATAAAGCAGGATATTCTGTGCCAAAATCTCTCCAACCAACGCCATTGTTAAATACGCCATTCATAATTTTTCCAGAATTTGTAATACCCCAGCCATTAGAAAAGTTACCATCTTTGGCATAAATAGTATTATTACTTTTCAAATTCCAGATAGAAGTTCCGCTTGCAGTATCAAAGAAAAATGCGTTGGTAACAACGTCAGGTTTATAACCATAAAGATTATACATTTTTTCTGGACTTAATTTAGGTTGAGTACACATATCAATACTTGCACTCTTTAATTCGCTTTTAGGCCAATCAATTACAACTACATTATTATAAGTAACTCCTCTTATAATAGGATGATACCAACGAAGTAGAGAATTGTTTTTACCATAATGATACTAAACAGTTGCCATTTTATCTCCATTCTTCTATATATTTCAATAGATTAATTTAAATTAAAATAAAGGACAAGTATCCTTTTCTATTATTAGTTTAACATAAAAAAAGATACTTGTCAATATTTAAGTTGTTAAATTTTTATGAATTAGGTGTCTGGAATGGTGTCGATTTTGTCTTCTACCTTTTTCTTCTTGTAAGTACGCTTAGGCTTTTCTTGCCTTGTAGTTGTTTCAAGAGTTACAGAATTTGAAACCGTCTCTTCCTTGGAAAGATAGATATTCATAACAGGAACGAGCTTAAGCTCTTCAATGGTAATGCTTGTCCAATCATAATATTCAGGTGGAAGAGTTTCTTCGTCAAAATGGAATTTAAACCATTTTTCTGCCGAGACAGGACAACTAAAACGTCTTGCCTTATCGAAGTCAATAAAGAAACCAGCAAGACCAAGATAGTCTTCTCCTGCATAAAGAGTCTTAATTTCAGAATCTCGGTTTGCTTTAATGGTAATATAATACACAGGCTGATTTTTAAGAGCCACCATAATATTCTCCTTTAACGCATAATAGTATACTTACTACCAATTTCTACCTTGATAATCTTTGCATAATTAAAATCATATTCCTTGGTATAAGTTTTGTTTTCAAGGAAAAACTTCTTGTTCTTACTCCACCATTCCTTAGCATCTTTTTCGGTATCAAAAGAATAACAAGAAAGAGTAAATTGTTCTGCAATGAGATAAGGGATATTTGCCCAACCTCTATTGGCAAAACCATAAGAAGGTGATTCACCATAGTTAAGAGGAAGCTTTTTTCGGGGAATACCAATACAATAATAAGTCTCCATATTAGAATGAGCAAGACCATTATCAGTAATATTAAATACCATTTTTATTCTTATCCCTTTCAGCAATTTGAGCCTTAATATTTTCAATACGTGACATTTTCTGTCTTAAAGTTTCTTTTGTGTCTTCAATTCTATTGGCATAATATTCAAAGCTGGTTTGCAAACGCTTAAAAGATTTCTCCTCTTCATCATAAGCGTGTTCAGCTTTAGCCAATGCTTCATCAAGAGAATCTCTAACAGGAAAATTATCAGCGAAAGAAATTTTCCCATCCTTGGGGATATATACAAAGAAATGTCTGCTATTAAGACTATCAAGAGGGTTGTTTTGTCTCCAACTCATATACTTTTCGTAAGATTCAAAGACGTAATTTTGACAAGAATTTTTTCTAATTGTAATTACTTCTGTAGAACCTGATACTCGACAGACATAAAAATCTTTGTTTTCATAAACGACAGGATACACAGAAATAGACTTAATATCATGATGAATTTCGACAATCTTTCCATGCTCCCAAGGCTTCATAGCTTCATAGTTGTCCATATTAACCTCCTTAAAAATTTTCGGGGGAAGTGTGATATTTATTGTCCATTAAAGAAGTGGTAATGACATGTTCTTTTCGAATAACAGAAAAATAATGTTCAAGATATTGAGGGGTATTAAGATAATTACTGGGACTAAGGTAGGATTTAACTGCTTTAACAAAAGTGTTAATTAAATTTTCGCTGTTTGGGTCAGATTTAACTTCTTCAATGAACGCCAAAGCCTCTCCCTCAGAATTAGCACTGAGAATATTATCTTCTTCATAAGTTTGTGAAAAGAAATAATTACGAGTAAAATACATAAGGTCACGTTTAATAAAATACACACATTTGTATTCATTAAACTTAACCACAAGAACAGGATAACAAGTAACAATTTTGTTTTCTACTACATTATTTCCAATTTTATAGTTCATAATTTCACCTCAAATATTTTTTAATTCGATTACAGTTTTAAGTGTACAAGCATTTTTACCAGCGAATACGAAGACAAAACCTTTGTGGTAATAAATACGTTCACTGTTAGACTTGGTACGGAAACGACGCTTAAAAGCATACATTTCTTCATTGGTTAGCCCAATCTTTTCGTAGTTGTAAATAGTTACAGCATCAAGATTGATACCTTTGTTACGAGCATTGCAAGCTAACTGACGAAGTTCTCTTTCATTCTTAATACCCAATCTTTCCAAACCACGGTCACGAGAGTGGAAAGTAAGCTTGATTTTATCCGAACCAATCTTATTATGAAAATTACGATTATACATTTAAACAACCCCTTTCAAGAACGATTTACTTTATGGTTAAAGTATATCAGACACAAAAGGAGTTGTCAAGTATTTATTAATTTATTTCGGGAAAAATAGACAGTCTTTCTCTAAGAGCGGAATACTCTTTTAAAATGTTTTCATAATTAGCAATAGCGTCTTTTGTTTCTTCCTCTGCGGAATCAATTGTAAGAACCTCAAAAGTAGAATTATCTCCGTTATCATCAATTTTTAAACCAATAAGGTAATACTTCTGGTCTTTTTTCTGTTCTAAACAAGCTTGAGTCAAAGTCTTTTTTTGCCAATAACTAATATAAACTCTTAAAAAATATTCGATATAACTAATAAGATAAGTAGGAGTAGCTTCTTCTCCCATGATAAACCAATATTCGGTTTCACTTTCATAAGGATTAGGAACAGAAAAGAAGCGCTCATTCATTACGTCACGAATACTTGCTCTTTTTTCGTAAGCGAAACATTCTTCTTCGGTAGAGAAGCTACGACCGTCTTCTGCAACCCAATATGTTTTTTCTTGAGCAGGAATTACTACTTTTTCAATTTTCATACCAATTAAGACCCTTCAAAATCTTTAATTACTTTATAATAAAATTCATCTTTTAATTCATCAGAAATGATGCCCATCTTATAAAGATGTTCATTTAGTTTAATGCAAGTTAATTTCATAAATTTTTGGTAATTAAATATCCATGTCCAACCTAAAATAATATTAATGATTGGAAGAGCACTTAGAATAAGAATTTGAATGATTGGAATTGCAGAACCAGTACTGGATACTTTAATCTTAACATTTCTCGCGTCAAAAAAATCGTTTACATATTTTGTAACTTCTTTGACAAGATAAAAGAAAACCAAAACATCCAGAATAAAAACAAATCGCCAAAGGTTAATAATAATTTTAAGAATCATTTGTCTTTGTTTCTTTCTCCTTCATTTCTTCAACTTCTTTCGGGACTTCTTTAAATTTTTTACAAAGATAAGATAAATGTCCCATAGAATTATATGTGAATCCACTTTCAGGATGCCTTACACAATCCTTCCATGGACACTTCTTTTCATCACAGCCAGTAAAAGGAAGCAAAGATATCTATCTATCACTTTTTGGAATATACATTTTTTCTCCTATACACATTATTTAATTATCCCTTAATTTGAATATAAGGGAGAAGTTCAGGACCACAATCAAAGTCCCATCCATTTTCAACAATCTTTTTAAGAAAAGTTTTATTGTTTGCCAATTCCCAAACAATAGAACTACAGCAATCTTTATGAATAGTATAATAAGGATGTTTGATGTTCTTTTTACGGCCAACAGCAAAAAGACGAGACATAATGATATTAAAGAAAAAACTTACATCATTATCTTTAAAAAGCTGATTCCAAACTTCTGCATCTTCCTTTGCTTGAGCACTGGTAATATCGACCCAAGAGCCATCTTCATTCTTCTGAAAAGTAATGTCGTATCCTCTACATTTACAAAGCTCTTTAAATTGCTTGTCATTGGTTAAAATTTTCCATAAAGTCGGAGTGAGTTGAAAATTTTCAAAACGAGCCACACCATATCCCAAACTGGAATTATGGTTAAGACGTTCTTCGATATAACCAAAAAGCTTAGTAATGTTAGCGTTTTTATTGTTATTCTTGTATTCTTCAAGATATTCCTGTTTAGTAAACATAATTTAACAACTCCCCTTACTTTTTCGATTTGTATTTATATAATACTACAAGTAAAGAGAGTTGTCAAGTAGTTATTAAGTTTTCTTGCCAATTTTATTTTACTTCTTCAACATTTTCTTCATCCTTTACTTCAGATTCAACAGGAATTTCTGTGGCAGTCTGAGGAAATCCACTGCCCAGCACCCCAGCCATAGCTCCCATCATATCAGCCATGCCATTAGGATTATTCTGAACAGTGTTGTAAGAAGTTCTAAGAAGTTTATAAAACATAATTACGCAATCAGTAAAGCCGTATTCTTCGTTGAGCTTTGTTTGAATTGCAGTAATATCGTCCATGCTGTCAATCTCTTTATCAAGAGTGCGTTCTTCATTACCATAAGTTGTAATAGTTGCTTCGGGTTTCAAGCCCATATATACAATATAATAAGTATAGCTTTTCTTCAAATTCACTTTTTCTTTTCTCCTTGAAATAAATATAATATTGGAGTATTAGTTTTTTCAGCAATAGTAATAAAGTTGTGACAAGTAAGAAAATATTGCTTGTGAACAATTTTTCTAACATCTCTTTCTGAAATATTAAGAAATTCAGCCCATTGTTTGTATGAATAAGGACTTGTTTTCATTACCTTGCTTACTCTTTCTAACTTGCTTTTACGAGATTTGTTAGAACAAAAATAATAAAACCTGATATAATTCAAGCCATATAAAATTGTTTTAAAATTTTTCACGGCTTCTTTTTCCTTATTATTTAAAAGTATTTTTAAGAATTACTTTTTTGAAGAAATTCTTCTACATTCTTTAAACAATTACTACATAAATCATAAGATTGATAATCATCCCAAATTTCGCCGCCACGTTCAAAATGCCTTTTAATTTTCAAAACTTTCATGTTGAAAAGATTTGAAATAGGCATTCCGCATCTATCACAAAAACATTTAGTCGCCATCTTGTTTTTCTCCTTTGTAGTATTTCTTCTCAATCATCTGGTCAATACAGCCTTTATAACAACCTCGATGAACTGTTCTTATATGACCTTTATGCCAAATCCATTTATACCAAGGTAAGCATCCCTTGTAATGAAAATCATGCTCTCCTTCCTCATCAAGCCACATCCAATGTGGGCAAGGAACTTCATTCAAGAAAGCAGGAAGATACATTATTTTAATTTTAGGATTTTTTATTTTAGCTTTAATGGCTTCAAGTAAACAATTAGAATAAAAATCTTTTGAACGTTTCATTTACTAATCCTGTCTGCAATCGTACTTGCTACAAAACTATCTGGCTTAACAGTTGGTTCGTAACCAGCACCTTTTAACCATCCAACAATTTCTGGAATTACTTGACCACTTGGTCCAGCATATCCAGCATCTACATGAATCCCAATGCTAGTATACTTTTCATAGTCAAAATTTTCTTGAATGGACAAAGTTGCTAATTCATCAATTAACTGGTCAGCATAAGCAATGCTTAATTCAGTTTCCTTGTGAATTTTAACTTTTAAATTTAAAATAATTGGGAGCTTTTGAATCTCATAGAAGAACTTACCACCTTTGCCATCGGTATAGACAGCAATGACAATGACGGCTTTTGTTTCATCTTTGTGATTTTGACTATCAGTACCAATGACAATATGATTATGTTCTGCTACATCTGTACGTTCTCTAATATAGTCAAAAATAATTTTGGCTATTTGTCTCATATTTACTCGTCCATATGTCGGACTAATCATATTATCATTCCTTTACTTTGTTTTAATTATAAACTGTTAAGTTTATCTATGATTTGATTAAACTTATCAATTGTTTTAGAAGAGAACTTGTATTCTTTGTTCGTGTTTCTATCGTAAATTGTACTAATTATACTACCAGAATCAGACTTAAGATAAAAATCTTCCATAGTAAAACGAGGAAGTTTTGCCTTAGCTTCTTTGACAGGTATTTCTACAACAACACGAGTGGTAGTAATAATTTCATAATCTTCTGGATTATAAAACCAATTCAGTTCTTTCTTGAGAGCTTTAATAGAAGTGAAATATTTAGCTCCATCTTTATCTGTAACAAGTGGCGTATCTCCAAAAGTACTCATTCCTTTATAATAGCACTCTTCGGGATTAGAACCTTTAACAAACTCAGAATTAATTTTAGCAATATAAACTTGCTCTTCTGTTTTTGTTTCTGTCTCTTTTTTTAGAGGCTTTCGGACTGTAATTTCTTCAATTTCATAATCTTCTTCTTTGAAGAACCAATCAGCCGTGCATTTTGCTTCAAAGTAAGTCTTAAAAGGATATGCTTCTTCTTTCTTGCCAAAAACAACTTCTTCATGATGTAAACCAGATGCGTTATGATAATAATTTTGTCCTTCTGTTGGGATTTCATGTTCTTTTGCATTGGATTTAATACAAATAATATCAGGCTTAACACAAATAATAAAGCGTTTGTTTAAATCATTGTCTTTTTTGAGATTTTCATTTAGTAAAGTACCACATACAGGACAATAATTAGCATGAACATAAAAATTACCATGGTCAATAAGATTCATTTTACTTGTAGCGTTAACAGTGAATCTATAATTCTCACACCATTTACACATATAGAAAAGACTCCTTTCAGTCTAATTTACTATCAATAGTATAAACCAAAAAGAGTCTGTTGTCAAGAGCTTTATTTAATTTTCTTTTGTTTTCTTATTTCACTTTGAATCTTAAACCAATAAATTGCTGCCATAACAAGAGCAATAGGCCAGCAAAAAATCAAAGTTAAATAATGCAACAAGGTTACTTCTTTATCATTTTTATTAGCAGGACAATTATAAACATTATATGTTACGGCAAACCCGCATAAAAGATAAAGAGCAAAACCTATTAGAGATACATCATTCAATCTCATTAACAAGCTCCTTTACAAAGGAATAAAAAAGAACTGTGGTACAAAATTTGTTTTTGGAGGAAACAAACATGAACAAAATACGAAAAAGGAGGTGGCCTTATTAGCAAATCCAGTCTATTATAAGGAGGTAAATTGTACCACAGTTCTTATTATTATATTAACATACTCTTTCGAGTTTGTCAACTACTTATTAATTTATTTTTTAGAAAGCATCTGATGAGAATAAAGAATCTGCATTTTTTCTGCTATAGATAAGCTTCTGTTATAAGCATCATCATTATCAGCCAAACGCATTGCAAATTGATAGTCAAGATGGTTGATGATTTCTTCTGCTAATACATGACCATAATTCATGTTTAAACATTGAGAAACTTTTTTATTTTCAACAACATATACATCAAACATACATTGAGCATAAGTCATATCAAAAGGTTGACCATTCTCAACAAGACTAAGCATCTTCTTATAATCAGAGAAAGTGATATTAAGATTTTTTGTCAATTTTTCGAGAGTGTTTAAACTAACACCTTTAGTTTTACAAACAGATTTTAAATAATTGCAAGCATCACTATTAAGAATACTACTTGTCCAATACATATCTTGTTCTCGATTAGCGTAAACTTCTTCTGGATTAACAAAACCAGTTAATACAATTGCTTTGCCAACAATTTTACCCTTATCAAGCTTTTGGTTGCCATAGCAATTTGATAAATCTTTTTTGTTAACCAAAAGCTTTGCTTTTGCAACTACCATTAATTTAATACTAATAGAATAAATATAACCATAATTTGAAACATATGAAATATAATTATACCATTTCAGAGCATCTTTTACAGTTAAACAAGCATGAAAACCATTACCACAGTAATCCACTTTACTAAATTCTTCTTCTCCTTCTGGTAAAGAATAGATTCTGTTCAGTTCGTATGCAAAGTTTCGACTAGGGCCTATATATTTTACTTCTTTATTAGTAAGGTAATAGACCTTATAAAGAGCTTTGTAACAATCAATCCATTCCCAATCTTCTCCGATAGGAAAAGGTACATCTTCCATTTTTTCATATTCCCAAGTATTTCTGCTGAGAACTGTGTGATTAGGAAGATTATTCGTGTAAGATTCGCTGGAAGATTCTTCAAAATCTACATCAGATGCAGGGTAAGAATCGTATGCGATAATGCGTGCTTTTTTTGGCTTTGTAAAAAACATATTTTATTCCCCTTCCTTAAAATCTATAAAATTTGCGAGGAGTGATATTTTTCTCCATTTTTTCAATTAGCTCCCTAGATTTCCTAACTGCTTCATCCATTCTTGCGTTAAATTCATCACGACAAATAGGCTGAAAATGGTCAAAATTTTTCGGATAATTTAAAAGGAAAAACAAATCAATGTCCTCATTATAATAAGGAGCTACATCAATTTCTGAATCTGTATAACAACCATAAGGTGTTTCATCTTCAAAATTGTTAATCTCAATACAACCCCATGAAGAAGAATAGTTAACCTCACATCTTCCTTCTAACAACTTGGGAGGTTGAACAATCATAATATAATGTCCCCGATGAATATAACAATTCCCAATCAGCTTTGGAGCGAGTTCTTTCATAATATATTCATCATAAGATTTTCTTGTGAGATTATTTAAATCCTTGTTAATCTCAGAAAGTTCTTTCTTCTTATTTTCCAGTGATGTCTTCCAAATGTTTTCCATGTTACACCTCTATTATAAAAATAAAAGTCCCATAATCAATATTAAATTAATTATGAGACCTTTTATTAAATTAGCTAATCCAATAAATTGCGAAGACTTAGAAGTTATTCCCCGTTACATTACTTCCTGCACTCATTGAAACTTTCCCGTTTGCGGCTACCCATTTTGACGGACAAGTGTTTATAAGTCTTCTGTAAAACTGCGAACAACCTACCCGTAGGTTATTCAAATACGATAATAAGCGCTCCGACCCCCATCGGATTCTTATTAAAGGTGAGGAATAGACAACGTTCACCTCACTATGAGCCTCTGGCCCTAGCATTTTGACGATGCCACGCTCTTTGTCCAACATCTTTAGTTGGCAATCAACCTACACCACCGAGCAAGAATTCGGAAGGTAGGATTTCGTGATTCTTGCAAGAATTTCCACCATTAACTTTCAGGTGGAGAGCTTGCCGCTCTTAGTATCTTCATAGTTCCTATTCCTACGAAGGGTGCTTCCGACAGTATAAATCATCTTATACATGTCTAAGAAGTCATTGCATCTCAGCTATTATTGAATATTCAATTGTGTGTCTTACAGTTAAGAACGTGATTTACCTATCAGGCCTGTGTAGTGTAAATCAGTGGGAATCCCTTCCGCACTTTTTTCATCCTTTCCCTTGGGACAATCTTAATATACCATAAGATTAGTTTCCTGTCAAGGGTTTATTATTTTTTTCTTGAAGAGTTTTTACCAACTCTTCATAGGATTCAATAAGTTCTTTTTGTGCTTCTGCTTTTTCCTCTAAAGATTTAATAAGACCTTCTTTAGCCTCATCTAAATTTTTATGAGTTTCTTCGGCTTCTGTAAAAGCCTTTGAATAAGCGTGGATACCACCAATAATAGTTCCTGCTAAAAAGAAAATTGCTAAAACTCCGATAGCAAGAATGATGCACAAAGCAACTTGGGTAGTGTTCATTTTCTTTTATTAACCTCCATTAATTTATTTTCAGGTTCAATTCTAAATTGACCTGCTTCCCAATCAAAGCCCATGCCTACTGAGCGAACTTTTGTGTAAGGTCTACTTCCCACAGTGTTTCTAGAATCTTCTACGCTAATTACTACTAATGAGTTTTTGTATAGTTCCCAATTTGCACCGTTTGCTACATCATTGAGAATATCTCTTAGTCTTTCAATCGTCATTTTTCTTTGTCCTTTAAATAAAGTTTGAAAAAATGAACAGCAATCATAAACAAACAACCACTTATAAATAAACAAAAAGGGGTTAATATTTCTCCAGTGGAATTATCTAATCCTGCTATTCCAATTAAAATAAAATAATATAAATAGAATAAACAATTTGCCAAATTTGGATTTATTAAATGTTGATTTGATTTCATACAATCCAAAAATGAACAATGTCTTTATAAGGAGAAGTCCAACTATCTTCTGTAAAATTAGTCCAATCTAAAATACATCGAGTAAAGAAACTCTTGCATCCACTAATTGTTCCCCATCCATTAGGAGATTCATATTGTTTATATTTATTTGGAAATCTTTCAAGCTCTTCTAAACCATGAATGATAAAAGGAATAACATCTTTTACAAGACCATTATCTTCTTCATTTTTCCATTCTAAGCCTGTAGATTTCTAAATCATTTCACGCAAATTGTAAGTAATATTTGCTTCACAGTTTCCAACATCAGCCCAAAGTTTAGGGTCATCTTTACACTGAACTCTATAACTAATATCATAACTCATTGTATTACCTCCAAATCAACATGTCCGACATATATAAAACCAACAACATCGTTAACATCAGTAGTATAAGTGTCATTGATTTTGCGTATCTCGGTGTTATTTTGAATTATCCACAAATCCCCAAAAAAAGGATTGTAATAGATATCTCCATTAACAAATTCTTTTTCACCAATCTTAATCATTTATTTTGTCCTCTTTATATTCATCTGGAAGAAAACTAAAAATATGAGCAATTACATCTACAGTCCATCCGTTACCTAAAGCTTTTCTTGCTGCACTATCTGGAATCATGTTAAGAAAATCATCAGGAACAGTCTGTAAACGACACATTTCTTTTGTAGTGTAATATCTAAAAGGTAAATTATTTTTAAAAGCATCTGGATGTCTACCAATAGGAAGTGGCGTAAGAACATTATCCTTGTCTACAGTAGTGAGACAATTTGATTTGTCTGTATTTGTAGCACGGACTTCAAGACACTGAGTAATAGGAATTGTTTTATCAGTATCTTTTCTATGCCCGTTTTTATCTAATCTGCGACCAACAATAGTGGCTTTATTTAATCTACGCCCTCTAATTGCCGCAGGATTAGGAAATTCAATATCTTCAAGAATATCTTCCAGAGTAATGTTTTTATCTTCGGGAAGTGTTATATTAGGGATATTAGTCCAATAAAGTCTACGTCTGTTCTGCGCTGAAACGAGAGAAGAATTAATCTCAATAGGTTCTACTCCAAGATAAGAAGAAATAATATCTTGCCATTCCTTCTTCATTACAACATTTTCCATTAAAAAATACTTTGGCTTGCACTCTTTAATTGCTCTAACTGCTTCAAAGAAAAGCTTACTTCTTGGGTCGTTGAAATTCAAAAGTTTGCCAGAAGAAGAAAAACCTTGGCATGGACTTCCGAATATAATAATATCCACTTTGTCTTTATATTTTGTAAAATCTTCTTTAGTCACATCTCCATGCTGAACTACATCAGGGAAATTTGTTTCTGTAGCTTTAATTGCATTTTTTTCAATTTCATAAGCATCATAAGAATCAATCTTAATTCCAGCTCTTTCAAGTGCAAGATGACCGCAACAAATACCGTCAAACAAAGATAAAACTCTCATTATCCGTAAAAACCTCCATCGGGAGGGTCTCTTCTATAATTAGGACAAGGTATATCATTTACAGGGTCTCTAAAACAATCTACGCCCCAACTATGAATACATTTATCACAATAAAAAGGTTGAATATGATAATTAGAAATAGAAGGATTTTTAGGCTCTTCAGGTGCAACAGGTGCTTTCTTAGGAACTGGAATAGTATCTGGGTCAGGTTGAACATTCATATCTTTCATAAGCTCTTCTTTTTCAACTTTCTCCCAAGCATCCATAGCTGAGTTAAGAAAGTCAAGAGTATGCTCATCATAACCTAAAATCTTAAGTTCTTTGATTAAATCTTCATTGCCAATTTTCTTTAAAACATTTGGAAAAGCATAAAGTAAAACTTGAACACGACCAAACTCTTTACGCCATTCATTATACTCTTTTACAGTCATTAATAATACCTCGTCTTTCTACCTCAAATTTAAGTTCGCTTACTGCTACTGTAACTGGCATAGATACGAAATGGTCATAATAATCTACTGCCTTAGAAAAATAGCTTCCGTACTTAATAGGCCAATTCTCTTTGTTTTTTGGAGGATTCTTTTTTTCAATCTCTTTAAGCTCTGAACAAGCCGACCAAAGTTCTGCATTAGTTAAATTACGAAAATAGCCCATAATAATACACCTTTCACTTAATATGCTTATGATTGTATATAAAGGATAACACAATTTTTCTTGCTTGTCAATAGAAAACAACAAAAAAAAGAGAGGGAATTACCCCTCTCTTAATTTATTTTTTTGAATTTAGGCAAAAGCCTTAGCTTCAACAGCGTCATAACGCTTAGTCAGAAGAACATCCATAAGCGCATCCCAAGGATTAGTCTTTCCAGACAAAACCATTTTCAAAGTTTGGACACTGAACCCGCTGACCATGATACCATAGTCATTCTTGGTCATGGGAAGACCGTTATTAGTAGTACCGTTTCCGCAAACATTCCAATAACAGATTTTTGGACACTCATAGGAAGCCGCCTTGTACTTCTGCTCAATGGACTTAAGGAAAGCAGGAGCTTCCTTAGCAGTCGCACGAGTGCTGTTATAACCCCAATATCCATAGCCACTACTGCCAGTGCTAACATTACGAATATTTACCATAGAATCCCAACCACCATCACTGATAATAAGAATATTCTTAGGCAAATCACTCTGAGGAGAATGATTCTTAATTGCAGTATCAAGAATCAGGTCAAATACTGCTTCAAGGTTGGTATTAGCAACCTCGTTATGACGAGCAGCTTCCCTAAGATTTTCATACAAAGAGTCGTGATTTACATTAACCATCTGAGGACGTGCAGAGAAAGTAATGTAACGACCCTTATATGCACCCTTAGTGCGCTCTGCAAAGTAAATTGCAAGAGAGTTAGCAACCTCAAGAGCAGTCATACGAGTACGACCCACAGTAGCACACATAGAACCAGAACCATCTGCAACAACAATAGTAGAACTATCGTCGGTTACAAGATTAGGAAGAGACTTCCACATACCTTCAAGAGCGGCATCACGAGAACGAGGATAAGTATTCCATTCGTTTTCACAGTACTTATGAACGATGTCACAAGGATTAGATACGGAAGAATTAATCTTTGCCTCGCCCTTAGTAAGAGCGTTCAGATAAGCGCGACGGCGCTCTTCATCGTTGCGAAGGAAAGCCTTATTGTAATTAAGGTTTGCCTTAGAAGGAACAGTCTCATAATCAATGCTCTGCCAATTCTGAGAAGACATCTTACGCTCAACAACGTCAAGGTGCTTACGGAGAGCAGACAGACCCTTACGATACTCACGCTCAGTCAGACCGAGCATATCCATAGTCTTAAGACCACGCTTACGAGTATCCTTAGAGTGAGACGTAGCACTGTCAAGCCACTTTGCGAGAAGACTAATGGACTTACCCTTCTTCATATTAGCCATATCTTCCTTCCACTGCTTACGAATCAGCTCACGAACAACAGGCTTAGTGATGGGATTATCCATGACAGCATAGATATAGTCCCAGCGAGAATACTCAGGAATCATGGGAATCAGATTCGCCACAATCTGAGCACCACCATTGTTCATCATATCCTTAAGGCAAATCTGGAAGAGACGGCGCTCACCCTGACCCTCACGGATATCGCCAGCATAGAACAGCCAACGAATAGCGAGACGAGGATTCTCAGAATAAGCTGCACGGAACTTCTTCACAATATCGCCATCGGGAAGACTACGAAGAGCAGAGATGGAAGTGTTGATATCAAGAAGAGCAGAACCAGAGGACTTGTATGCAATAGCACCATTAGAAGTGTACTGCTTATCAGCAGGAAGAGAAGGAATTGCAACCTGAGTGTAGTAACCCTTAGCAGTATTCTCAACCTTGTCCATAAAAGAAGCCTTACGGCTAACTCGGTTGGACTTAGTAACAGGCTTCTCAGGCTTAGGAGCCCAAGCCTTAGTGTTATTCTTCTTGTTAGGATTGTTGTAGTTATACATAATTTTCTCCTTTTCTAAAGGACTAGACTCTTTTTGTCCTTTTTTCAAAATAAAAGTTTTTTGTAGTTTGCTGTGAGAGTCTAACTACTTATGACAATAGATACTATAACAGATGTATCTTAGTTTGTCAAGAGGTTATTAGAATTATTTTCGTCTTTTCCTAAATTTTTTTCAAAATTGTTTATAAAAAGCTGTTTAGCATTTTGAGCTTTATAGCAAATATCATTAGTAATAGCATCTTCTATTCCTTGAAATAATGAAACAAGGGGACATAAAAGTTCTCTTTCATCTTCATTATCTGCTAAAGCATCTCTACTTTTTGCAATAGAAATAAGCTCTCTTATAATAATATCTTTTGTTTTAAATTCTAATTTTGTAGTAACTTCACCATCAGATTTATCAGCAAGTTTTTCAAATTGCTCTTTAGATAGATATTTTTTGTTTATTGTTACCCAAACCTAAATTTCTCCATTGGTATCTACTAAAATTGGAATGTCTGTTCTATCTTCTGCTCGATTCGCTAATTTTCTTATCCAAGTCTAATAAGCTTTCTATCCCTCTTGAGTCTAAAACCAATTAATATCAACCATATTATACCCTCTTATACCCAATTATACCCTTATTCAGATTTCAAAACAGAAATTTTAATTCCACCTTCCTCGAATTCATACTTAGCACGAGGAATTTTTACTTTTAAAGTACCAGTTTCTTCATTAGAATCCTGATTTACAATAGGTAGAGTAAAATTTAAATTAACTGTATCATCAAAATTTTTCTCCATATTAAATTCTTTTGGCTCGAATTTAATAAACATCTTAGATTTTTCTGAACGAGAAAAATTTAAACTAAAATCAGATGCATCGTTCAACTGATAGGGGTTGTGCTTCAAACATGCAGTTAAGCCACAATATCCTCTAATATTGGCATATTCACATAAAATGCCTTTTTCATTACAATACCCTTTAACGGGATGATAATCACCTGTATTAGTCATTATTAATTCCCCTTAAAGTAATATTCATAATGTTCTCCATCCCAAAGAGGATGTTTAACATTTTTTTCAGTGCGCCAATCGTAATATTCGCCGTTTTCATCTACATCAGCAACATAACAATTATCATCAGGGTCGCAACCATTATCATTGCCAGTATAAATACAGCTTCTTGGGTCAAAAAGAAAACGCTTTAACTTGTCATCATCTTCAAGAATTTCATTAATGAAAGGAACAAGTTCTCCTGCATGGTCTACAGAACCGCCGTTATCCCAAAATTCCCAACCACCATATTTACTTTTTTCTCTTTTATAGGCTGGAACGAAAATTTTAATCTTAAAATCTTCTTCAAGTTTACGCTTAAAATCTTTCGCTTGAGCAAACATATCACAGTTAAGCATAGCAGTGTAAAGATAAGAAGCCTTATCTTCTGTGGAAGAGTAGCAACGTGTGTCCCAACCATAATCTTCATCTGCATTAAAATTTAAATAAGCTGGAATATGTTCTGAACCATAATTATCCTTTGAAATAACAAGAGAATGGCAAGAACTTGAATTAGTTTCAAATACGTTTTTACGGATTTGTTTCATTGTTTTTCTCCTCATTCAAGTCTCTCAAAAACTGATACATTTTAGTAACAGTCTTATCACCAACATCATAACGATTATTTACATCGCAAGAATTTCTTGCGTACTGCATCTCAACTCCATCAATATACATAGAAGCACTGGACATATTACCATAATCTTCCCCCATGTACATAGTATTCCAATCTTCCTCAGACATAAGACGCTTAGGTTCAAGCTGTTTAATAGCAAGATTGTCAAAACTAATAACAGAGAACCACTTCTCGTCAATCATGCGACCAAGATTATCATAGATTGCTTTTTGCTTATTTGCTACAAGTTCCTTAGCCCAATTTTCCTTAACATACTCTTCGCCACGACGAACAGTCTTATAACCAAGAATGAGAATTTTAAGACCACGATTCTTAAGAGCACGAAGAGTATCCATCGTTACAATACCATTAATAACATGGAGAACAAGATTAGGATACTTAGAAATAGTCTTAAGAAACTGCGGCTGAAGGGGGTCAACAAGAGAGACACCAATACCATAGATGAGCTTTTCATTAACAAGCTGTTCAATAAGCTCCTGATTCTTCATAAAGGCAAACTGATGAACAGTCATATTAGGAATAAGATTCAATTCCTTACACTTGCGAAGGAAGGGAATCAAGTCAGGATGAGAAAGTGGGTCTCCACCTCCGATTGCAAGCTCGGTGTATTCATGGAAACTTTCAAGAACCTTGATACCCTGTTCACCAAGAATATCTCCATGCTTACCATTAGGAGTGCTGTTCTCATGGCAAAACTGACAATTTCCAAATGGGCAGCAGTTTGTAATTTTATAATCACAACATTCTGGAAAATCTGCCTTGAAAAAGTCCAAATCATTTTCACGAGTCTTGGTTCCATTTGCCAAGTCGATGGAAACCATATAGTTACCGTTCTGGTAGGTTTTAATATTATCCATTTTATTTTCTTTCCCTTTCTTTAGTGTTCAACGCGAGGATTATCCTCCATATATTTCTTTACCTTGTCACCATCATAACGAGAGGGACAAGCATTACAAAGGTAAGAACCATAATATTCACAAGCATGAACCTCTTCCTGAGACTTTGGAGCAGACTCACAATTCAGGTGGTCATATGCACAACAAATCTTCATTTTTAATCTTTTCCTTTCTCTCTAACAATATAAATGTCATTTCCTTTATCTTCAAGAATCTCATAATTCTTTATAAAATCTAAAGGAACTTCTTTTTTTAATTGTACCATATATCTTTCTTCATAAGTTGGGAAGAAAGCATCTTTAAACATTTTGCCAGAAACAAAACTAAGCCCAATAGAACCTAAAGCACAGATAAGAGTTAGTATCCAACCTAGTTTTTGTTTTAAGCTTTCTCCAAAAGCCCAAAGCGATATTAAACCAAAAACTAAAAAAAGGAATCCCACAAAAATTAAAGCATCAGATTCAGCAGATACTCTAACCATTTCGGAAGTTAAAACTTCAACACCCTCAATCATCTGTATTCCTCTCTTTAATTATATAGACATTATCACCTTTTCGTTCTACGATATCATATTTGTCAATAAATTCAGAAGAAATTTTATCATCTAACTGAACAAGATATTTCTCTTCATATTTTGGATTAAAGGCATCATTGAAACAAATAAAAGAAACAATACCTAAACAAAGACCCATAGATAAACAAAAGAAAAATGCGCCCCATGCTTCTTCTTCCTTAACCCAAGAAATTGATACAATAATTGCAGCAATACAACCTAGTGCTGCAATAATAGCAGGAATTAAATTACTTAAAAAACTACCAGAAATACAAATAGTTTCAGTAGTAATTAAATTAACACCATCAATCATCTTTGTCAGCCCTTTCTTTTAATGTGTAAATTTTTCCTTCTCTGGAAACAATATAATTTTCTTCAAGTTCTTCATATTCAGTTAAAGAAAAATGGTCAGGGTCAGTAAATCTAACTTCATAAGAAATAGTTTCAACTGGATGCTTCATTGCATAAACATTGAATCCTGCAATCCCGCAAAAAATAATTGTTGCTACAACAATAGCACCAAATCCATCCATTGACCCACATCTTTTAATCCAATCTACAATAAATAAGCATATACAAGCAATTCCACAAAGCACAATAAAAATAGAACAAATAAGAATAAAAAGGTCTCCATCCTTTGTAGTTGTAACTGTATTAAGTACTTCAATTGCAGGATTATTTTCAATCGACATTTTCTTTCTCCCTAATTACATAAGTGTTATTTTCTTTATTGTATTCAATAATTTCATATTTCTTAGTAAATTCATTATAGCTAACTTCATCAGAAATTGTTACAGTATATTTTGTGGTATAAACCGGATTGAAAAAACAATCATTAATACCTTTGCTTACAAGAACAGAAGAAAAGAAAAGACAAACTCCTACCATAACAATATCTAAGCTGTTAAAAATAATTTTAAAGAGCTTGTGCGGAATAAGTTTCGTCATGTTAAAACCAATTTTTAGAAGCCAGATTGACCAAAACATCACAAAACAAGCAATCACACAAATAAGAATAAAAATAGGAACGGTTACATCTTTAGTTACTTCTGTACTAATAATATTAATTCCTTCAAGCATAATCATATCTCCTTTCGAGTAATTAAATTATACTCTATAAAAACAAATAAGTCAAGGAGTTAATAAAAAAAATAATCTCCTTGACTCATTAAAGTTTCTTAGTTATTTAGTTATAACCATAAGCACAAGTAATAACAAGCTTGTCTCCGCTAGGGGAAGTGTAATGAGAAGTTTCAGTTTCAAGACCATCATTATTACAATTTTGCATGAATTCTTGATAGGTTAAACCGTCCTCTTCAAAAGAAAGGTTCTTTTCTTGTCTGCGACGGTCTGCAATATAATTGTAAATATATTCTTCTTTTTCTGTATCTGTAAGTTCAGACCAGTCCTTATAATATTTACCTTTATATAGAGTATAACGCTCTTCTGCTTCTTTTCTATCTCGCTCGGTAATATTAATGGAATTTTTAATAAAAGTTTCATGCCACTTATTAAAAAGCAATTTACCAGCTTGCCAGTCTTTGTACTCATCTTCGGTACAAATAGTAAGTGTATGAGTAGAAGAAGAATTTGTTTCAAATACATTCTTACGAATTTGCTTCATTTAATTTACCTCTTTTAAAATTTTGGACTCTACTAATTTACTCATTTGATTTTCATATTTCTTAATAATCATATCAAGAAAAGGAAAACTATGTCCACTATCTTGAGCTCTGAAAAAAGCATAGTATGGTTGACCAAAATCATCATCAATGACTTCAAGATTATCAAAATCATTCCAAGATTTAAGGTCATCAAGGTCAATTGCTACATCAAAACTAAATTCATACGAATTTTTTTCCTTTTCGGAGTTGAAAAGGCAAAAATGATGAGTCATCCAATGATGGTTAGACTTTTCAGGTTCTCTCCAAAAGCCCTCTTTAAATCCTGTATCAGTAAGGAGACTAATTTGTTCTGCTGTATTTAAAGAAAGAAAATAATCAGATAATTCATAACGCTTCATTTGGTGCTTAGTTTTCATTTGCTGATTCTGCATCTTTTTTCTCCTTTTCCAGTTGAGCTAAATATTGCTTGTGCCATTCTTCTTGCTCTTCAGCATAGCTATCATGAATAATTTTTGATGTGTCAAAAAGTCCCGATTTTTTGATGTGGTCATAAATTGCATACTCATCGCCATCCACGACTACAATATATCTTTTATTAGTCAAAAATTCCTCAAGAGATACGTTATATTTTTTGAGCCATCCCTCAATTTGATAGTCATCAGTACCACCATAATTAGGAATGGGGTCATCTGTTTCTACATAATCTTTAACTTCTGAATCCCAAACATAATCTTTGGTGTTAAATTCAAAATCTGTGAATCCATCAACATATTTCTTGCAGATTTCTCTGCATTCATCTACAAGATTGCCATCAGAAGACGCAATCGCATATCTCAGTTTATCCTTAAAAGTTACAAGCATGTCAAAGGGAGAACGATAAAATTCAAGAGAAGATTCCCACAATCTTACTTTACCTTCTTTAGTAATATAAAAATTTTTATTGATTTCTTCTCTGGTATAATGCTCATTATCAGTAGTAATTACAAGAGAATGACTTGAACTACTATTAGTTTCAAAAACATTACGTCTAATCTGTTTCATATTATCTCCTTAAAATCCAGTCTGAGCACTTTTGAAATTTAAGGTGTTACTGACACCTTCAACCTCTGCAACAATATCATCATACTCTTTACCATCATAAGTGTACTTGCCGTTGCTCTTCTTATTGACACGAATATGTCCGTTAAAGTTTTTAATAATAGTAGCACAATGCTTAGGAAGATTAAGGTCAGGGTTATATGCAAGAACTTCGCTCATAAGGAAAATACCAACCTGACCAGAATCAGCACAGAACTCTCCCATCTTTTCCTTGGTCAAAGAATTAAAAACAGTGCAAGACCAATCACCATAAATAGTGTCGCAGACGATAAAAGTATTAAGGCCAAGCTTTTCCATGGCTTCTCCGCAGCAGCACTTTCCCCAATCATCTTCCTGTTCGGTTTCCCATTTCTTCACAGCATCGTTATAAGCCTGATTCTCTGCTTCATAAGTAAGAGAAATTGCAACTTTGCGAATATTAGGATTGTCAGTTTTTACCCCGTTAATCCACACATGATAAGATTCTACAAGAGCTTCTTCTTTTTCAGGAGTAAGATGGCTTTTAGGAAGTTCCCAAGTACGAAGAGGTTTTTTCATGTCAATCCAAGTGACATCTTCATACATATCAGGAGTAGGATAACCTTTGTGTCCATCCCCAATAATCTTATATTTGGAATAATAATCTTCCATCTTAGGATAAGCATTATAATTCATCTTGCGGTCTTCACGGATAATATAACAAGGGTCAGTAATAAGAATATCACCAACAAAACGAACGAAACGATTATACTGATTGCAAAGGTTCATAAAAACACCTCTCCTTATTTTTTCTACTAAAAGAATATCATAAGGAGAGGTAAATGTCAAGTGTTTATTAAATTATTTTGTTGGTTTTTTGATTTAATTACTGAAGGGAAATCTCTTCAATAATTTCAAACTGGCTTAAATCATTAGCGTCAAACTTCTTGTCCTGCTCACAATACATAATGCCAACAAGACCAAGAGCACCAAACTGATTAGGAAGAGGCATAATCTGATATACACGATAAATCTTTCCATCAATTGAGTTCTTCTTCTTACACTTAAACATACAACTATTATTATTAGACATTTTAATTACTCCTTAATTGTTTTTTTACCCTGTTTTTGCAATTTTTTTATTAAAAAACAAGAAAAATTGTTAATTTTTTAATAAAAATTGATACGATAAAATTTCACTTTTATTCTATCTTGTTTTATTTTATTTTTGCGTTAGTGATTGTCATTGTCGATAATCAAACTATAACATTTATTAAAAATATAATCTTCTAATGTAATTCCATCTCTTGCAAAAATATAATACATCCCATCAGAAACATAATAATCAAGACTTTGATGGTCTACATAACCATCTTTATCAGGACTAATTTCAATTCCTGTAATGTGAATATCATGCTTAGAAAGAGCGTACTTTACATCATCTTCAAACTTTTGGAAATCATCAGATTCCATAACTTCTTTAATAGCTTCTTCTTTATCTTCTTTGCTGCTCCAATTAACATTATAACCTTGGAAACAAGTTATAGCAGTTAAAATATATTCAAGTTTAGCTATTGCGCTATTGTCATCTAAATCAGAATCCCAACCCCATCCAAAGGCTTCAAAATTTAATTTTAGATACTTACCGTAACCATTGTGACCATAATCTTCTTCAATATAATCATCTAACTGAGTATAATCATAATTGTCTTTACCACTAATACTCAATGAATGAACACTTGAAGAATTAGTCTCAAAAACATTTTTCCTAATTTGTTTCATATTAATACCTTACCCGACGTAATTGGTCAAAAATTTCAATCCGCTTATCAAAACCTAAAGACCATAACACATCTTCCATTAAACTATCCATTGCTCTATGTCCCCAACCATTTAAAAGAGTTGCATCACCTTGACATAAATCTACAATCTCTTGCGCTCTTTCAGCAAATTCTTCTGGCGTAAAAGGAACAACTGTTTTACTTTCCAATACTTCCAATCATCAAAGTCTCCAATCTTGGCTAACTTTTAGCCAGCATCATAAATCCTCGAAGGGATTTTGCCACTATCCTTTTCAGGAACATAGCCGTCATCTCTATTAAATTGTACATCAGGTTCAAACAGAGGTCTAAAATCTCCATCACCATCACTATAGAAACCAATTAAAGTAGAATGTCCAATCTTTCCACAGGCTTCCATATAACGTAACATAGAAAGAAAAGAATCAATCCATCTTTCTTCCATCGTACACTTAATATTAAAAGTTTTTTCCATTTCAAAAACTCCTCGAATATTTTTTGTAAATAAAGTATACCACAAAAAAATAAAGTTGTCAAGAAGTTCTAAGACCTTTTTTCTTGACAACTTTATATTAAATCAATTTAAGTTACAAATTGTGCTTCTTATAATAATTTTTTGGAAGATTATGAGAGGGCTCAAACTTGCCACCTTTTAACAAATTATGGAATTCTCTTTTCTTGTGTTCAGGCGTAAGATATTGGTCAATCCAAGAAATTTCAGGATGGTCTTTTTTATATTTAAGTCTATCATTCCAAATTTTCTGATGCCTCTTTTGACAAAAAGCATACCATTCAGAATGGCTAAGACCACTATAATTAACTACTGAAATAGAAAGTCTAGGAGCTTTATCCAAATACTGCATAAGTTCTGTTACAGTATTAAAAGTTTTCTTGAAAGAATACTCTTGAGAAACATTACTTCTGTATTTTGCTTTATTATGACGAAGAAACTTAACTTCAAACATTTTCTTTCTCCCTAAACATACTCTCAAAATTGAGCCCGTGTTTTACATAAACTAAACCATTTTTTCCAATTACAAAATAATCTCCAAGTAAAACAAATTCTTCATATTCATCATAAGAATCATTTTCTGGTCTATAAGCAATAAAAGAATTTCTACCTTCATTATCAAATTTCTTTTCAAACCAAGTCTTATTAAGCTTCTTAAAACCTTCAAGTTCCTTTTCAGAATATTTAACAATATTCTTAATTTCAGTATTATGAGCTTTAAAAAATTCTACCACTTCGTTCCAATTGTCTTTTTCCCACTTTAAAGCTTCTACTTCATAAGGAATAATTTCATAAATTTTAGTAGACATTGTATTTTCCTTTCTTTTTATCTGCTCTAAAATTTCCTACACGATAAACGCTAACACGAATGTTGCCTTATCCATTTACCTTCTTACGTCAAATAGAGAAGTTCCAAGCCACCATCGGAAATCTTTTAGAGGATTGCTCCCACTACCTTTAAGCAAGTTTAGTTCGTCGTAGCAATCTGCGTTGGTGAAACGCTTTACAACCAAATCAATTAAATAATGCTTGCTACATCTTGTCTTAAGCCTTTTCTAGTTCGCTAAAGTGTTACCTTTAGCTTGGTTATATAATAGCACTTAACTTTTATTTTGTCAAGTACTTATTACATACTTTTCAAAAATTTTTTTAAAGTCGCTGCTGTGTAATTGGGTCAAACCCCTCTTGTTCAGAAATATCTAAATATCTATTATATTTTTCTTCATCTAAAGGAGAGTGTTCCATAAGATAATTGATACTTTTTTCCATGCTTTCAATCTTCTTTTCTATGTTTTCAATCTTTTCTTTGTCGGATTGAATATGCTTAATCTCCCATTTAACACCAAAAGTATAACAATACCCAACATAAACAGAGAAAGCTATTACTAAAACAATATACGACAATATACTTGTCGTATGACAAGTAGTTAAATAATGTGCTCCAATAAAAAAGTAAAAAGCATTAAGAATTAATCCTAAAATACCATGCAACTTTTTATTGTTATTTTCCATCGTTTGTATTACATCAGCCCCCTTCTCTTTAACCATTCATTGATAAATACCATTAAATTATTTTTTGCAGATGCTAAAGAATCATTCCAAGTCCATCTTGGGGGCGAAATAGAATTATAATATTTCTTATAAACCATTGCTTTGATTGACAAATGCAATTCTTTTTCTTCTTGGTCTATAGAAATTTCATCATTTGGAATTAAAGTGAATACAAGTCCTAAATGACTATATGTTATAATATCTTGGAGACTGTGAAGCAATTCTTCTTGCCATCTTTCCCACTGGGGCATATTTTTTTGTCTCCTTTCTTTTTACTTTGTTTTATTAATAATTAGTTAATTGGAGGAAACCAATAATATCCTAAAATATCATCGTCCTCAGCTTTTATCTTGTTTTTATTATTGTTTATTTCTGTAAAGTTAATTACCTTTACTGGTTTCTTAGGATTGCTTTTTTCTTCTTTTTCTTCTTCCTGTCTCTTTCTTGTAAGAGCAATTACCTTTTTGTAGTAATCAGAATCCTGCAAAAGCTTTTGAGCAATAGATTGATAAGTAGCCATATTGGTTTTATAAGTTTCTTCTAACTTTTGCATTTGCTCTAATAAACGTAAATAAGATAAATAATTCTTACAAGTGCAATAATAGGTATCTTTCTCTCCAGCAATCATTGGCTGAGAACAGAATTTGCACTTTGGAATTGGTCTATTTTCTAAAGAAGGAGAAGAATTTTCATCCTTCCCCCCTTTAATTACAGTAAGATTATTTCTATCCATCTTAATTACTTATTAGAAGTACCAAGTACTCCACGTTCTGCACGGTCTTCAACTCTCTTACTCATCCAGAGCAAACACTCTTCGAGATGAGTAAGTGCAATCGCATTTTCACGACAAGCAAACTCGCCAGACTGAAATCCCTGAAGACGGTCACGAACAATCTCAAGAAGGTCTGTGTCAAGAAGTCCATGAATTGAATCCATTTCCTTACGAGGACCATTCTGGAAAGCAATAGAATATGGAGTCTCATTACCTTGACCATCAGTTACAATAACATTGTAAACATGGTTGGCATTACCAATGCCCTTTTCATCAACTGCATACACAGTATTAAGGTTGTTTCTCTTCTGAATTGTATTAAGCTTACGCATTTTATTTTACCTCTTTTAATTATTAATTAATTTACAAACCCATTGTACAGATTCAACAGAATCGGTTTTCTTGTAAATCACACAAGCCAGAACTGCTTCATCAAAATCTACAAAATAAGTATTACAAACATGAATCTTATTTTCTTTGTCTTTATAAGTGGGAATATAATAAATTTCTTCTTTACGATTGATTCCTGTGACAATGCACATATCTTCACCAATCATTGAGCCAAAAAATCGCCAACCTTCGGAATTCTTAGTCACTGCATTTTCAAATTCAGCAACTTTCTTTTCATTCTCTTGTTCACGCTGATACATTCCATAAACATGATACTTACGAATCTTAGGAGTCTCAGGAGACAAAAGATTAGAAAAAAACTCTTCAACTTCTCCATATGTAATTGCATTGTTAATTGCCATATTAACTCTCCTTTCTATTTATTTAGATATTACCATATATCTTTTTTCTTGTCAAGCATTTATTAAAAGTTTCTTTCAAAAACGTGTAAAAAAAGGAAGAAGTCATTTGACCTCTTCCTCTTTTTGGAGTGAATTTATGAAAAATTTTAAACGAACTACTTTTTATTATTGATTACTTACAACCAAAGCGCTTCTTAGAAATCGCTTCAATCGAAGGAATCTTGTCAGTGTCGATACTCTTCTTAGCACAATAATGTTCAATGGTTGCAACCAGAACTCGTGCATCAAGAAGCATTGCAAGAATCTTTCGGTCAAATGCTCGATGATACTTTTCAAGAGCCTTGCCACGAGCAAACTCCTTACCAATGTCCTCAACGAACTTATCACCATCAGCATGGTTTACCTTAGCCTTACCACGATAGCTGTTTTCAAGAAGAGTGTTCTCCCAAATACCTTCAAGAGAAATAGTCTTCATATCAGCCTTTTCGCAAAGACGAGTAATAACATGCATTGCATCAAATGCAGTATCAGTTACCTCAGCCTTGACTACGCCACCACTCTCATAAACACCATAAGCAATGGAAGAGTTAGACGGTCGGGAAATGTCATTCTTGCAGTTGTCACACATAATTTTTTGTCTCCTTTAATTTCTTTGTTTTACTTTAGTTTTTTTGTTTGCTTTGTTTTTGTTTTACAAAAAGAATAACCTTTATATTTTTCTATCTTATTATTTACTAAGTCAGTTATTCTTAATCGTGCAGTTTTTAAACTAACATCCCATAATTTGTTATCTATCATATACTAAGCAGCTTCAACCTATGAATTAAAAACTAAATTCAATTCATTACATTTTACTGAAACTTTTTGATAGGGGTTTGATGTTGATGCTGTAAGTATCTTTTTGTTTTTCTTAGTATATTTAAAATGATAATTGTTTAAAACTTGACAAGTAGTATTATTCTTTATTGATTTTGCAATTAAAACTGTAATAGCCTAAATAGGATTTTCAGATTCGCCCGTATATATATTTTCCTCAATAAAATATTTTGCTGCTTGTCCAACAGTATCAAATTCTTTGTTTAACTCAATACATCTTATACTTTTATTTTTATATGTATCTTCAAACTATTTAACAAATTTTTCTTTGTCTTTATCTGAAGACACATCTACATCCCAACTTAAAATTATAGGTTTTTTACCATAAAAAAGTTTGTCATTATTTATTGCTCTTAATATTTTATTTTTTACTTGACCCAATGATATATTATGATACTAACTATATATTCTTGAAAAATTCTCTATCGAATCAAAAACACAGTCTGAATTTTCAAAAGTTAATTTGTTATAAAAACAATTAAAGTTTGTAGTTCCCCGAAGAGTTGAATTATAACCTTTTTTAAAAGAATTATAATATTTTATCCAATATTTTTCTCTTTCATCTAAATCTTTCGTTTCACATTTTTCTATTTCTTCAACCCAAAAATTTTCAACTCCATATTTTCTCATAGCATTATAAATTGTATAATGACAATCTAAATTTTGAGCTTCTTGTAAATGTTCTTTCCAACGAACCTCAACTGTTCTTGAAGTCTATCCAATATACTTTTTATCGTTTATTGAATTATGAATGATATAAATACTTCCTTGCATAAACAAAATCTCCTTCACAGATTTATTAAAAAAAGTAAAGCTTGATAGCGAAGGTATCATTGTCTCATTGGTTAATTACTCCAATGTTCCCTTTACTTTTAAATTGGCAGCGGAGTTGAGATTCGAACTCAATCTAACCCACTCAGAATGGTACGGTTTTAGCTTGCTACTCTATGTCACCATAGCCGATAAAAATCGTTGTAGTCTGGAGCACATTATCACCTTGCCTTTCGGTTTAGGTGGAGAGTCTATGCTCTCTACACATTTACAGCTTTTTGAACTGATTTAGCACGGGATAGTCTTACTAATTTAATAATAAGATGTCAACCGTTTTAGCCCTCTTTATTACCTATTCGTTTCCAAATAGGAGTCCCTAATTTAAGACCGCTGTGCTAACCGTTACACTACTCCGCAATAATAAATTAAATGAAGTTTAAAACTTCATTGGTACGCCTGACGAGATTCGAACTCATAAGATACACTTTAGAAGAGTGCGGTTTTATCCAATTAGACTACAGGCGTTTAATAAAGCTAGACTCATTTTTCAAAACATATGTAATCCCAAATCACAAGTCTCTAAGTAATTGCTGTAAGAGTCTACTTTATTTTTTAATTATAAATGGTGGGAATGGAGTGGCTCGAACACTCAACTTCCCGATTTGGTGCTTTAGACAAGTCTTGCACTTGCATTGAAAGTTTTACTTTTAAACTACTAAAACATAAGTCGGGCCCTCTGACCAATTGAGATACATCCCCATATAAAATCCTAGACACTTTAAAAGGTATATATACAATTAAATTTTGGCATTTTAATATATAGAATACTTTTTAAAATTGCTGTAAGTGTCTACTTCTAACATTATCAATCTGTCACTAACATTATCGCTAGCATTACTAATCTAAACCCTATCCATAATCTTTTTTCAAGCTAAAATTAAGTAATAAAATTTGCTGTAAGGGTTTACTTTTAAATCATCAATAACTTACCATCTTGTTTGTAGTACTCCAAACAATTCAATCTTGCACCGTGGGGGATTCGAACCCCTTCTTAAGCTCTCCGTCGAGTAACTCCATCCTTGGAACGGCACTTATAAACTAGACGCATAATACTAACAAAGGAGAATCATGAAAGCATCATAAACTAATTAGCAAGGAACAATACCCTAAATCTTTTTTAATAGAATTTGATTTTTATTATTGTTTGCTGTAAGCGTCTACCCGTAAACGATAATTTGAATTGTTGCTTATGGCAGGGATGGAAGGATTCGAACCTTCGAGTCAGGGAGTCTGGTCAAGGATATTGGACTTGAACCAATATACCGTCGAAACAGTCTTTAAACTAATCCACCGAATTCTACTTGAATTAATCCTTGAAAGTCCCTTGCCTTACCGCTTGGCTACACCCCTATATATTTTTCCTTAGCTGGTGGTTCCGATTCGCCCATCCAGAACTCCCTACTTGAGTGCCATTCTATACTCATTAGAGGCTTTCCGACTGAAGGGTATTTTAATTTGTTTATCGTCTTTTAAACTACTAAGGAATTGGAGCGGCAGACCAGATTCCAACTGGCGACTCCCTAATTCGGTGTCAGGGCTGGATAGCGCTTCCACACTGCCGCATTTTTTAGGTTGTATCTCTCAACCACATCTTAAGTATAACATATACTCTTCATCTTGTCAAGTACTTTTTAAATTTTCTTTTTGTAAGATTAGTAAAAACATCACCGCCACGGGAAGGCTCTTACATGGTGACGAGCTGGATAAGGGACTCAAACCCCTGACATTATGATTACAAATCATACGTTCTATCAACTGAACTAATCCAGCAAATAAAGGACTAAACAATAGTCCTTATCCACGAGTACGTTTCCAATAATTCGCCATTTTATATTCAGGCTTATTAGTAACTTCCTCAATAAACACTTCAGGAAAAGGCCAAACATAGCTATTAGCTTCTTCCTCTGAATCAAATTCAACTTCGGCATAATAGAAAGCAGTATCAGTACCGCCATCTACAAGATTGAATTCAATTAAATAACCATTATTGTAAAGACCTCTATAATCTTTTACAATAGGATTATAACCAAGTTCATTAAAACAGTCAAACAAAGAATTATCTGTAAGATTTGTTTCAATTTCAGTACGAGTTAAAGTACCACCAGATTTAAAAGTAAGAGCATCTGGACGATAACCTTTGCCACTTTCAAACCAACGTCTTATACGAATTTCCTGTGAAATTTTTCCATCAGAATTATATTTGATATTAATATAAATAGTTTTAACAATTCCGACTTCATCAAAATCGACTTTAGGAAAACCAGAGATTAAAAACTTACGTTCGATTTCGATTGAATTATTATTGCTCATTTTTAATCTCCTTTTTCCATGGCACTAGCGGTAAGATTCGAACTCACGAGACGGATACAAGCCGTCACACATCATTTCAAGTGATGGCAGTTATGACCACTTCTGTACGCTAGCATTTATTTTATGTTTCAGAGAATAGATAAATACCTTTTTCTCCTACATCCTTTTTAATATCAGTAAATTCTTTATCACTAATTTGAGTCATTGGAGGGAACACACTTTTAAAGCAAGAACAACCATCTTTTTCAATAGAAACAATTGTTTTCTCACAAACTGGGCAAGTATAATTCCAAGATAAAAAATTAGTTTCATCTTTAACAGTTTTAATTTCTGCTACTTGCATTATCCCTTTATTACAATGAGGACATCTATAAACAAACTTTTTATTACTTGCTGTCTAATAAATGTAAGTCTTAAAATTAATAGTCATTAGAATTTACTTCCTTTTGTTTTTTGGTTGCTGAAGCATGGGAGTCGAACCCACTATTACTTGGGTATGAGCCAAGTGTGATTTATATATCCGTTTCACTCGCCAGCAATGGTGCTTTAGGCCAGAATTGAACTGGCTACACGTGGATTTTCAGTCCACTGTTCTACCAATTGAGCTACCAAAGCATGTTTAATTCTCTCTTATCCCTACTCGGTAGCAAGTTCGTAATTTATTATGGATAAATTCGTAACTTGCTACCTTTCGGCATTGCAATGAGAGAATTCTCTATTTGTTTTCGTTCAATATCTGAAGAAAATCTCTAAACAAGCGAGGTCTTTTTCTTGTTTTTACTGAACTAAAAGACCCAATTAAACAGGTGCGTTCTTATTTTCTGCTGTAAAAGAACCCGACTAAAGCAACATCTCAATCCCATATTTCGCGTAATAAGGTGAAAGAAATTCTAAGTGGCGCTGTACCTAACAGCTTCCTGCAAGGGTTTCCCACGAGCGGGGCAGGACTCGAACCTACACTCTCCACTTTTGGCGGGTATGGAAGGATTTGAACCTTCGACTCCTTGATTAACAGTCAAGTGTTCTGACCAGACTGAACTACACACCCAAATATATTTTCTTGAATTTTAGAGCTGATTTTGGGCTGAATTATACCCTTCCATTCATTTAATTTCCACATCCGTTTGGAAAACCCATCAGCAACCTTTGCAAAGGGTTGAGAGAACAGCGCTATCCTCTCGTGGTCTTGCCGACCTAAAATACTCCCTCCCACCTGTTATTACGGAACAGATAGATTATTTTCCCATTGACGATACAGGGAGCTTTTTTTCTTCGGTCTCAGGAGCTTGATGTATAGCCTCAAGTCATGCTGCTACGTCTATTTTTAGGATAAAAAAGAGATAACAAGAAAAACCATATGCATGTTTTTTAAAGAAACTGCCCTTAAAACTTCGGCTTATAGTAGCCTAAAACTGCTGTTTACCCGCAGACGAGGGCCAGTTAATTATCGTAAACTCGTGTTAATACGGTGCTTTTTATTTTAAGAGAGCAACTAACTCTTATGGTGGACCTGACAAGACTTGAACTTGCGACTTCCTGCGTGCAAAGCAGACACTCTCCCAACTGAGTTACAGGCCCATAATTGAGCTATTCTTTCAAATAGCAACAGAGTTTTTTACAAGAACTCTATAACTTGGCTTTTGTTGTTCATCCTCAGCACCACCTGTTAGGAGCAATAAGCAGTATGCTCGGCTTATTGTGTTTTAAGGTTACATGACCCATAACCTCAATACCTACCCCGATTTAGTTGCAGTAATCAGAGTTTATGTTTGAATAGGTACGCAACTACCTATTCCCGTAAACACGGCACAGACTTCTCCGTATAGCTTTTCGCTGTAGGCTTTTGATGTTACATTCGCACCCTAACATCTCTCACCATATATCTGTGTTCTACCCATGTGCGGCTTATAGCCTTTTTCAGCTTATGACAGCTTACTTTGCGTTCGAGAACCATTCACTTGTTCTCTACTCCAAGACTTCGGACGGGCGTTGGGGGATGATGTTTTGTTAGTCTATCATCAAGACTATGGTGCAGGATAAGAGACTTGAACTCTTACTCCATTAGGAAACGGGACTTGAATCCGTCGCGTCTGCCAATTCCGCCAATCCTGCATAATTAATACTTAACCTAGACACGTTTTTTTGATTTCCAGCAACCACGCATCTTCCAAAGAAGATTAAGGAGTCGAACCTTATCGTTAATTTTCCATATTAAAGCATCAAGTAATTTTGCTGTACGTGTCTACTTGAAAGGAATTTATATTTGCCTATTTGAAGAAAATAGGAACGTCAATTTATTGACTAGACTCATTTTTACAAAATCTGTTGCTCTATCCGTTGAGCTAACTCCCGATGGTCGGGAGTGAAGGATTCGAACCTCCAACAAACAGGCCAGCATTTGTGATTGTAAAGTTGCTGTTAGAGTCTACTTGAAAGGAATGCTTTTATGAACAATAAAAAATGAACAATTAGCTTACAAATAAATTTGTATCTTTATCATATTTTTACTATAGCATAAGATTTTCATTTTGTCAATAGTTTTAAAACAAAAATTTTATTAGATTTCTGGTCTAATTAGCTTCTTTAAAGCTTCTTTGATTTCTTCGTCGGGAAAATAATCATAAGCTCCACCATCTAAAGTCTCTTGAAATTTATCAACATTCTTTAGAAGATAATTAATACAATCATTCCAACCAATATCTTCTGAAATTTCTCCCATGAAACCCATAATATTTTCTCCTTTAAAGTGGTGGGTGAGGAAGGTGCCGACCCTTCTACTCCGTTAAGAAAGAGTTTTACAGACTCCCGTGTTTGCCGATTCACTACTCACCCATTTTTAATTTCTCCTTTTAGAAAGGGGCTAGACGCTTTTTATGTATTCTTATTTAACAGATAAGTACAATTAAAATTGCTGCAAGCGTCTACTATTGAAGTCATTACAAAATTAGCATTTCTGCTATTGGTGCTCGTGGAGAGGCTCGAACTCTCGACTCCTTGCTTAACGGTGATGAAAATGAGATTTGAACTCACATCTTCCTTTATAGGATGTATTTCTTATACTACTCCATCAAGGCAATTGCTCTTCCTACTGAGCTACACGGGCATAAATACTAGAGACATTGTTGTTATGGGCTCCTGCCTTAAACCACTTGGCTACATACTTCAACTGAAGACGTTCGGATTCGAACCGAAGAATGGGAGCTTGGCTTTTTAACATATTTTCAAAATTGCTGTTAGTCTCTACTTTATAAATATCATCTTACAGAAAGGAAATTATTCATATCAGATAGAGAGAAAGGAGAAACAACTTTTCGTCAAACAATTATTTCTTAACCCTTCGATAGATTTAAGTTCCCCTCATTTAAATCCGATAAAACTTACTCTCACTATCATAAGAACGGATTTCTGATTTGAATAATGGTACTCGGTAAGAGAATCGAACTCTTGTTTACGGGATGAAAACCCGCCGTCTTAGACCACTTGACTAACCGAGCATATTAACCTAGACTCTTTTGCGTATTATTCACCACAGAGCGCCCTCTGACGAGAATCGAACTCGCTAATGATTGTTTTGCAGACAATTGTGTTAACCTTTTTAGGAATTTGCTGTAAGAGTCTACTTTTTAATGAATCAGGAGGTTTTACTTATGCACTTATTATAGCATATCATCTTTAAGATATCAACCACTTATTAAAATTTTCTTTTTGCTTTTTTTACTTTTTTACTTTTTATCTTTTTGAGAAGTTTTTATTTTTCTCTTCTCTTAAGATATATTTATCTTACCACACTTTTAAATCTTTGTCAAGTCTTTATTAGAATTTTTATCAGAATTTTTTCTTACGCACATCGAAACCTGATTAGTAAAGCAACTATGATTAGAACTTGCAACAAGTTCTTCTTCTTTGTCTTCAGGAGGAGTAACAAAATCTCTAATAAGGTCTACTAATTCTGTCATAGAATTAGCTTCGAGACTAAAGATTAAACCATCATAAGGAATACATCTATAAATCCATTTACCCGATGTACTATCTTGATAACAATCAGCATTAGTCCAAACTTGAGTAGCATCTAAAATGCGAACTTCCCAAGGATATTCAATAGTTTCAGAATCTATCTTATACCAATAATTAAATTCTTTATCTCTTAGAATATCATCAACTCGGAATTTAGTAATTTCACCAGTCCAAATATAATAATGACCTACAATTTCAAACAAAGAAGTATCCATTACTCCGTAACCTCATCATAAGTCAATTTCATAATATCAGGCTTAACAGGATAAAACTCACCTTTAATTCCCTTAACGATATAATCGCCAACAGAAGCATAATGGTCTCCCTCAAGAGTATTAATGATAAGATTAGTTACAGTACCATTAATAGTATGCTGAGTAGTAACACAGCAATGAGCACCAACGAATTCCATAATTTCAGCTTCATTAGCACCATCCCAAATAATAGCTTCAATGGTAACTGGCTTCTTAATATATTTCTTAATCATGTTTCTTCACCTTATCCCACTTATATTTGTGTTTAAGCTGATGAAACTTTAACCAAATCCAAAAAGAAAGAGAAGCATCAATTCCATCAACTTGATTCATAACACGATAGTTATTAGAATCCTTTTCAGGATGACCATAAACTACTTGGGCATCATAACACTGAATAAGATGTTTACCATTTGCTTTAGCTATAATACAAAGCTCACTTGTATAATTAAACTTATTATCTTTTCTTTCATAATAAGCGCCATATTCATTTTGACGTACTAATTTATACCCACGTTTAGCAAACTGCTTATCAATGTAATCCATAAAAACACCCTTTTATTTTTATTTTTATTAAAGGTACACAAAACAAGAACTAATGACTACTGACAGACCAGCTTTCCACTTATCTGCCCTCGGTTCGATTAGGGAGAGGTCTACAGAAATATTTCAGCAAACTTGCACCCAATTATCTTGGTCATTTTCATCATCAGTCTTGTTATTGTATAAGGGCTTAACGCACCCGATTGAATAAACAGCGGTCTTTCTATTGTTACCAGTCCATCAGACTTGGAGGGCGGTTCAGTGTCGAATACATTGTAACCAGCTAAACTGTATTCCAAGATAAGTTTCGTACTATATCTTACGGATTTCTTGTTTTTTGAAAAGACATCAAGAAATATCTAACCATTCTGTCTTTTGGAGCGGCAGAGAAGAATCGAACTCCAAACATAATAAAAATATTGTCCATGGCTATTTTTATTACTACACCAGTTGCCGCAAATCAATAAAATAGTGTGCTTGTTTCAAGACATTTCCAGTGAGCAACTACAAGCAAACTCTTCTGTACTGTCACTTGCTTCTCGTGCAAGCTACGCGCGATATCCTTTCAAATATCTACTTGTCTCTCCAAGCTGTCACCGCTAATATGGTTGTAGGTTCTGAACGGTCTGAACTTAGGTGCGCCATATACACATCCTAACATTAAGCGATACTCCATCTGTTAGGCGAACTTCCATCTTTATAAGACGGTATCGTAGTTACTGGACCCCATAATTGGATTCGAACCAACTTCCTCTCCCGATGTGGCTGTTATCGCTAAGGAGCTACCTTAGTGTTTACTCAACATCAGTTATCGAGAATGCTCCATTACACTAATGAGGATATAAAGGGGAACTCAGCTTTACCTCGCCCTTAACGACCATTCCCGTGCCGGATACCATACTCGTACCTTTACTGCTTCTAATACTACGAATTTATTACGAGCAGCTATAATAAATTCTGTGGCGCAGATAACAGGATTCGAACCTGTATTACCTTGCGGTAAGCGGCTGTAGCAGAGCCGTGAGATAGCCAATTACTCCATATCTGCATAATGAGCAATCTTGACACTTTTTTTCTAGCCATCCACGGTTAACTATTCCTTGCTCAAGGGATTTGTTAATAAGGAGTCGAACCTTACACGACGTTATTCTAAAAACATAAAATAAATTTGCTGTGAGTGTCAACTTTTGTTTAAATTTAAGTCTGATGGTGGGAATAACAGGACTCGAACCTGTAAGCCTCCGCCGTGTAAAGGCGGCATTCTAACCAGTTGAACTATACTCCCATATAATATTGGTTTTTCCATTCCGAAGAGGACTTTCGTATTTTACCAACAAACCTCACGTTACTTAACTTATTTATAGACGCTAAGTAATCACGTCTCAACAACACATTTATTAAGATAAGAAAGGAAAATTATCTTAGCCTACTGCTTCTTCAGTTACAGTATCTTCATCAGGGATAACATTACCAGTGTTATCAATCTTATCATTCGAAGGAACAGGATTGGTATTCTGAAGCTGGCTCTCCTTCAACTTTTCATCATGAAGTTCACGATTCACCTCATAGACAGCGGCTTCAATAGCCTTACGAACTTCATCTGCATCAAGAGTAATACCAAGAGCTTCCATCTGCTGATTAAAATACTTTGTTGCTTCTTGCAAACGCTTTTCAATTTCCCGAGGGAACATTTGTTCAGCAGCCTTAACTGCAATTAAAGCATACTTACGAATAAGTTCTGCCTGAGTAAGAGCATGATTAACATCGTCCAACTTACCCTTCTTCTTAAGATAAGGGATAAGGACAACTGTAAAAATCAAAGAGCACAAACCAATTACAGCAACTACGATAGGGGTAATATCAGTCATTTTTCGTACTTCCTTTTTACATTTTGAATTATAACATCTAACAAACTCTTTGTCAAGTGTTTATTAAATAAAATTTGATGGAGCAAGATACGAGATTCGAACTCGCCCTTACGGTTTTGGACCTTTAAATAAGATTTGAACTTACATCAATATTTTCATATTGGTTTTACATTAAACTATTAAAGGGGAAGACCGTCGTGCTAACCGCTAACACTAATCCTGCATATATGATACCACTCACGCATGAATGGTATCAAACTCTACATTCCATAGAGATTTTGTTAATATTTAATGTTCAAGAACTTCCCAACTCTCATAAGCAATATGATTTTCTCTTAAATAAGAATCAAGAATTTCTTCCTCAGTTTGGTTTCTGAGTTTTTCAATCTTTCGCTCTAAGTCTTTGATATAAAAACTTTTTCTTTCAATCTCTTTTGTATATTTGCGTAACTTTGTTTTTACATCTTTAAGTAAAACATAAAGACGCTTTTGTTGGTCATCAGAAAGAGTTGCTAATGAATCTAAAGATTCAATTAAGTCATTCTTTCTCTGACAATATTCTTTATGCTGTTCAATATAAGGCTGTCGTTCTTTTTTAGCAATTTCCACTTTATTTGTAAGATATTTAATATCTTCAGAAAGTTTAACAGTCGCTTCAAGATAATAACTCTGTTTATCTTTAAGCATAGCCTCTTCTGTCATTACAGCATCAAGAGAATAATCTTCATAACAATAATCTATATATTTAAGCCAAACTTTCATAATTACTTTTTCACCGAAGTCACACCATTAAAATCGTACAAACGCACAATATGGCTTAGTCCTAAAGTATCAGAAATATCTGCGCTGATAATAGACCAATCTCCACCAGCAAGACCACATCCAATCATATAAGGCATAGCAATCTCTTCTCCAATAGGAATCATTTCACGAATCTTAAGAAGACATTCATGAAAATATTCATAGTTGGTGTTTACGTTTGGTCCGCCAATACCAATCTGAGAAAACATATTAAGAAAAACTTTATCCTTATTTTCTTCAATTCGAAGAACTTTACCATAAAGCTCTTCAGGAGTATGATAACTACAAAACTTATTATACTCCAAATAAACATGAGGATAATTCTTCTTAATTTGAAGAGCAACACCAGCACCCATTACACCAAAGGTATTAACCTGATGACAAATATACTTTGCCGAAGTCTTAAGGACATCGCCTTGAATAATAGACACTGACATAACCTTCTCCTTTATTCTTTATCTGTTTCTTGCGAATTTTCCTGTAGCTTCTTATAATACTGATGATATGAATCAAAATGTTTTACAAGAAAATCTTTATATGCTTTAGCAACATAGTTAGCAGAACTTACAGGAAAATCAATCCCCAAATCTTCTGCAATAATATCTACAGCTTTTTTCAAAGGTTCAGGAGGTGTATTAGTCAACTTAAACTTTTTAGTTTCGGAATCATTATCACACCAAGCCTTACCATTTACAACTGTTAGGAATCTAATTGAAGGATTCTTAGAAAGTTCCAAATTGTGTTCCTCACTTCTCTTATAGGGTAACACAGATATTTAAATCTGTCAAGTGTTTAATAAAAGAATTTTTTTATTTTCTTTACTTTTCATTATCGTCAAATTTGCCAGAATAAATAGCTTTTCTACTGACAAATTTAGCAGCAGAAAAAATAAATACAAACAAGGGAAAGAAAAATACGCCCAAAGATTCTAGTGGGTCAGCGAAATCCCAATAATCTTCATCTTTTTCTGCGATGCACTTCATCACACGAGCAAAGAAAATCCACAGAATATGATTAAGGATTAAAACAATTGTAATAATCAACCACCTAGGCATATCTTTTCCTTTCTGGCACGCCTACCGAGACTCGAACTCAGAACTAATCTTTAGGAGAGATTTGTTTTATCCAGTTAGACTATAGACGCATACTTTATTTTTTCTTTTTAGGGACAGCTTCAGCTACAAAGAGGATGGGTTCATTATTTTCTCCTAAAGTAGCTAATGCTTCCATTTCTGCCTTTACATTAAAAGAAGAGGTTTGTAAACGTCTTGCATAAAATTCATTTCGAGAATTATAAACATAATCATAATCATAATTATGACTAAAATTGTTTTCGACATTAATCCCTAATGTTGCTACTGTAATAAATACATCATACTCTTCTTTAGGATTTTCTGCAAAGCCAGTATACCCATTACATTTATATCTTACATAAACAGGCGAACCATTTTCTGTTTTTGTATCAACAAAACTCAAATCATAGAATTTCGTATGGCAATAAGGACATTCATAATTAGAGTTGACTAAATACCTTTGATGACAATGAGGACAAGTAACCTAATTACGATATCTAAAACTCTTCTTAGACATAATTTACCTCACACTGTAAAACAAGACACAGGAATCTTTACAGGATTCTTTTCTTCCATAACATAAAAAGAAACATTTGAAAGTTTAATATTATTCCACTCTTCTTTAGTTTTAGAAGAATACTTGGGCCAAAAAAGCCCCTCAAATGTTACAAAATTATTTTCAGGGTCAACATAAAGAGTTCTTACAAACCCAACGACTCTTTCATAGACAACATTTTTCTCACAAATCATTTCTTCACAAATAGGAGTTCTAAAGCAATCTTTTAGACCTTCCCACATTGCGTCTGTAAGCCAGTCTCCTAACTCATCTCTCTTTAGAGTAAATTCTTGAGTAAGGAACTTTTCATCAGGAGAGTAATTTTCAGCCATTGTTCATTTCCTCAAAAGGAGTAGTATCCTTAGTGGGAGTACCAATAACACTGAGAACAGGAGTAAGATTGCCTTCAACATCAGAACAATAATAAAGCCAGCCATTCATATCAGAAACAATATGATAAACACGATTCTGCTCGTTCTTTACCATATAACCAGTATCAGTAAAACCAACAGGAATACTATTCACATCAGCTCCAATGCTATTCTTGCTGTTATTACAACCAGACAACGCCAAAATTGCAACAAAAGCTACAACAACAAGGAGACCAGCAATGAACTTATTCCAACTCTTCTGCATAATTAATTCCTCACTTTTTATAATAGTTTTGAAAAATATGGTCTGAGTGGAGAGTCCCGCCCTCTCGGCCTCGTGTGCCCAAGACACGCGCTCTGCTAACTGAGCTACACCCAGAAATGTGTGGGCGAGTTATAAATCAATTCATAGTACAGGTACTACTGTTTTCTAACTTCCCTCGCCTCAAGTTTGTTCCGCAAAAGCGAATGGTACGGGTAGAGGGACTCGAACCCTCACGTCTGCAAGACATTTGAACTTAAATCAAGTGTGTCTACCAATTCCACCATACCCGCATATTTTTTATTGTTTGTCTTTTCCCTTTCGACATGATAATCATAACATGCAATCATCAAATTGTCAAGGCTTTAATAAAACTTTCTTTTTATTTTTTTCTTGAAATTTTTATTTAGATGTGTACCCAAAACCGTTAAAATGGTACACTCGCTACCTTTTAATTTTATAGTTGGGAAGGTGTCTTTTGGCAACATATTACGCACCCTGAGTAAGCAAGGCTGCTGAACCACGTTTCTCTATGAGTTATCTTACTTTTCTCACAGCTACCGATTAACCAACTGTATATTTATATTACCACACAAGCACTATTTTGTCAATAGTTTAATACTAAAATTCGGACTTTTTCAATGTAGGAGTAATATCTAAATTAGAATTCGCACTTGTACGAGTATAAGTAGAACCAGCCCAATCTGTCCCCCACATGTCAGCCTTGGTAGTAACATACTTCTTATATTTGCAAGAAAGCTTTACAGAAAGGCACTCAGGATAATCTTTAATACTTTTTTTGAGCTCATTAAAAGATTCTTCTGCTCTGACCACATCATCTGTATACTTACAAATTGCTTCGTTTTCACATCCTGAACAAACACATGGAATATATTCTCGACCTGTATTAAGTGGCATCTTTGTTTTTTTCTCCTTCCTTATAATATTCTTGTAAAATCAAATTATAACACAAAGTATTAGGATGATAATATGGATTATCATAAATCTGGCTATCATCCCCCGTAAAACATTTCATAATACCAGCACAAACTCCAGAGGAACGACTAATACCAGCATTACAATGAACAATAATTATATCAACCTTATTATACCATTTATTGACAAAATCAATAATTTTCTTAGCATCATTTTTTGTCATTAATTGATAAATACGAGACTCGTAGACAAAGCCATCAGAATTTGTAAAATTTTCTACAATTAAACCTTCATCTTTTTTCCAGTATTGCATACCCTTATAAGGCTGAATATCATCAAAGAAAAGAGATAATTGAGCCTTAATATTGTTAAATTTGTTAGGAAGTTGACGTACTCCCATCTCGGCAGAATCATTAATGCTGATTACAACAGAAGATTCTTCATGAGAACCATAACTATATTTAACGCAATCTCTACGACTCATAACTTTAAACTGCATCGGAAAAATCTCCTTTCTTGTTTATATAATTTAATCTAAACTTGCTCTAAGTCTATATCTACATTCTCTGACAAACCAATCCTGTAATTCTTTTACAGTCATTGGCTTTTTAGGCGGCTCTAAATTGTATTCCCCTTTTTCATTTAAAGACTAACTAGTATAACAATATGCTCTAACATAACATTCATCCGCAGGAACCATGTCTTCTGGGTCTTTTATATAATGGTCAGCTATAAACCCAATTGCAAATTTTCCTGCCATTGTATAAGTTTTGACATGTCTTGATAAACAAAGATATTGACCTTTTTCAATGGGCTTATTATTATATTTAAACTCTCCTAAAGCACAGCCCTAATCCCATAATTCCATATAGTAATCTGTATCTGTAGGATAAATTTTAGTGCCTTTTACATTCAAACCACTAAAATCAATTAATTGTTTTGCTCTTGCAATATTTTTAAACAGACTCATTGGTAAATACCTTCTGACTAATAAAGTCTTTACCTTCTTCACTTGTTAAAATTGGCATTTCATAATCAAGAATCCATTTATAACGAATAGTCTCTTGACCATCTTTACCAATAACAGTAGTAGGAATACGATAAGCACAAGTACCACGTTTCTCTACTGTCGTATAATCGTTCCAGTTTACACCCTTTTCAGTAAACATCTTATCCTGTAATTTGGTAGTATTAATACCATGAAGTTCTTTTTGAGAATACAAAGATTGAGCAACTGCCTGAATAGAATTTCGAGTACAATCCTGCTGTCTCCAAACAAAATAATTAGGCACTTCAAAGGCAGGGACAACAAATACTCTACTATCAAAAGTGGGCATTTCTTTTCCTTTACGAACCATTTTCCAATCGTAAGAATCTTTGTCTATATTAAAGATATCCAAGGTTGTATCAATAATAGTATTCTCGGCAAAATAATCATTAAACCAAAGAGTACAAAGAGCCGCAGATGTACTAACAATCTTTTGAATGTTATTGTCAAACCAAGGCTGAGAATTTCTTTCGCTCTGAATCATAACCAGAGAAATTTCATCAGATTCAACATAACCAAATTTAACATTTGGAATAATTTCACAAAGCTTAAGCATAGTCTGTTGCATGGTTTTAACAAAAATAGGGTCAAAAGGTTTCTTCATACCACGACAGAACGAATGAAAGTGCTGACCGTCAAGCCTAGCAATAACAGGGATATTCTCAGGAAGATAATTACGATATCTATTCTCGTAAGCACCCTTCATTCTATCGCTTAAAGTTTTATACTCCATTTTCTTTTTCCTTTCTCATTCTCGTAAGGTCTTCAATATATACTGGATAACCATCATCATCGAAATATGCAAGCTTCTTATAACTCTTTACTCTTTTTTCGTTCTTTTCTTGATAATCAGCATCAATTGTAATATCGGTTTTGTTATTTTTAGGACAAAAAATTAATGCTACAGGAAGATTTTCCATTTCTACCTGAATATTTTCTACCTTATTCTCATCGACTGTTTCTGCAAAATAAAAAGTACAAGGAATAAGTTCAATATATTCAATCTTGCAATCTTCATCTAACTGCTTACGATAAGCAAAACTTACATTTGCCTCATGGCATTTCTCAATAATTTCTTTTAGTTGCTTATTTGTAAAACAATAATCTCTATATCCCTTTTTAAGAGAACCCACAACAGAGTCTACAAGAGAAGGAAAATCAGAAGGAATACCAAAAGTTACACTAGAAGCAGTCTGCATTTCACCAATCATTTTATCTAATCTCCACTAAATATCGAATAGTCATCTGTCTGTCATCGTAAACAATAATTTCATCGTTGCGAAGCATAGAAGTATTGCCATGAGCCCACAAACTCCAAGCTTTAGGATTGTCCTTTTTTAGTCTCTCAAGATTATAAGAATAATACTTGGAATCAAAAGAATAGGCATCAACACTATCTCCGATAGCTACATCAAAGAAGGCAAGGAAGCCACAATTCTGATAATCACGAGTCCAATATCCACCCAAAGAAGTGTACCCAATAGACTTAGCTACTCCTCCTTTGTACTTTTCAGGGTTGGACCAATAGATTCCAAGGCCAAACATACTTCCTGTTGCAATTGCACCAGCAGGACGAATTTTCAAGCCCATCTTAAGAATGTTAAACCAATTCTGATTGCGACTACCATGGCAAAGAAGTTTTACATTACCGATATTATTTTCAGTTGTAAACTTCTGATAATTCTTTTCTGTCTCAAGATTAGTGACACGCCAAGCCTTGTAAAACTTCCCAGCAGAATCGCCCATTGCCTTTTTAATTTTAGCAACATCTTCCTGAGTAGCTTCTTCCATGGTAATACCCATCTTCTGCAAAATGCTTTCGGAAGCTTTAATTTCAGAATCAGTGTCGGCAATTTTTGCCTTGGGCTTATAAACCTGACCAGCCATAGTATCAAGCAAGCTTTGTTCCTCAGAAAGCTTTTTGTCGTATTCGGAAGAATCAGAAACAAGACAGTCAGAAACATGCTTCATCTTACGAGGAACAATAATGAACAGCTCGTTTAAATTCTTATTAAATTCCTCAACAGACCAGTTTTTGTAATTCGCTGCAATATAATCAATCTTTTCCTGAGCAGCATCAATCATAGCCTGAGTAACAGCTTCAGCACGAACAGAATAAGCAGATTGAATAGTCTTATTAGCATAATCCCAAAGACGTTTAACAATCTCTCGGACAGACAAATTTTGAACCAAACCAAATTCATCTACTCCATTAGACTTGTCTTCAACTTTAGAATCAGCAATAACTTCCTGCATCAAATCAGAACGGTCAACATACCCCTTCTTCAATTTAGAAGAAAGAGTAGAATTCCATTTGGACATAGGATAAGTTTTAGTCTGAGGAGCAGCACCAACACGACCATATTCTACAGTAAACGTATTATCACCATTTCCAGCCATTTTGTAGAATTTGTTTGAATCAACCCCATTATTATTAGGGTCTACTAAAATAAGATATTTACAATATTCCATATTACTCCTATTTTATTTTGTCCTAATTATTGGCCCAATAAAGAAAATAATTGTCACCAAAATAATCTTCTTCATATTTCCAATAATATTCTCCTGCAATTTTATTATTTTTACAAGCATACCGAATTTGCTGTTCAGTAATTTTTGACCATTTTGAAGCTTCTTTTATAGAATCAAAAGTTTTAATTTTTTTCTCATCCTAAAAACAACTTACTTTCTTTTGTAATAAAGACTTATTTTTAATTGGAGGAATAATGATTTCATCGTTTAAATATTTCTATATTAATACGGCATCAATATAATCAAGCAGCCATAAACAGTTCTAATAAGTTTTTTGCTAATATAATCTACAACGTGTAATTGGACTTCGAGCTAATCCTAATATATTAGATGCTTGATATACGCTGTCCCATTCCTGAATTAATTCTCCATCTAAATTATACTAGTAAACTTTTTTGCTATGCGTGCTACTTAATTGTTCTTTTGTCTTTGAATTTCTTTTAATTCCTTTTATTTTTTTAGCTACCGTTTGTTTAGTTTCTAAAGAAACAACATGCCGCCAACCATGAGCGTTTTTCCGTTGTCTATTTGAAGACATTTTCTTTTTAGTTTCTTCTGAAGCTAATCCATTAGTTCCCCGTTCAGCTAAATTATAACAATGTCCCTAATTTTTGTAAAAGGCTATTAATTCTATTTCTTTCTAACAAGCTTCTTCTTTTGTTAAATTATCAAATAATATTTCATGAGTAAAATTTTCCCAGCCGTATTTTTTTATAGCTTTATTCATAACTTCACAACAATCATATCCTCGACCATTTCTCCACCTTGCTAAAGGATAATCACTTGTTATTCCTATATATACTCCACCAGAAGGGCTTGTATGCTTATAAACACACCACAAATTATCTTTTCTTTTTTTATAGGGCATTTTCCACTTCCTTTCTTAATAAGTAAATCTCTATGATTAGATTACCATAGAGATTTACTTTTGTCAAGGGTTTATTCAGTTATTTTTTACTAATCCAATCAGTTAAATTACTGGTAGCAGAAAGTAAGATGAATCTTATAATTCTTGCTTACTTCGTCAAACTTTTTAGCATCTTCAATCGTTTCAGTAAAAACACGAAGAATCATTTCACGAACATCTTCCCAATCAAGCTTACCCTTACCACATCCAATAAAAGGCATAGCAAGATAAGAAATCTCTTCATTAATACAATATTGAGCAAGGTCTTCAATACAATGTTCAAGATTAGTCATAGTAATTGGTTCATACTTCTTATTAGCAATCATAAGCAAGAACAAATTCCGAATCCAAATAGCTTCACCAGCACAACGCTCATCAGACTTATAAAAAACCTTATCAACAATATGATAATAGCTATCAAGCCTACGAGCCGTATCACTACCCAAAGAAAGGTCAGCGGGAATACCATAACAGATATTGTAATAAGGAGGAAGGTCGAGCATATCCTTATTTACTTCTTCATACTCAACAGGATTTTCATAACTGGTATCATCGACTTCATCATCTTCATCGGAAAATTCAAGCTCACCATCACGCACCACAAGAGGACAACCACAGTCAGGACAATGCATTACCTTGGGCTTCAAAACAGAAACATAACCAGAAGTAGAAACAATCTTACCATCTTCATCAGTAGAAGCAACTGCGGTAGTAAAATAATCCTTATCCTGAGTAGAAGTTACCTTTGGCTCATCGAACTTGTAATTGCGACTAAAAATATTAGCCATTTTAAATACTCCTTTTATAATTAATTAGTTTTTTTCGCTAAGTATTCTATCTAATTCTTTTGGACACGCATCAGTCCAATTTGTAATTTGATGACCGTCATAAGAACAAACAAAAATCTTTTTCTTCTTTCTGACTTTCAATCCTTCCTCATTATATTCCCAATCAACTGTTCCATCCATATATGGAAAATAAGGACAATTAGGAGTACAACCTTTACATTCAATCTTAGCCATCAAATTATCCTTTCTTAAAAACAACCCATAGCTTCTCGTACAATAGCTTTCTTAAAATCCTGTTCCCTTTTCTTTAAGACATCGTTATCTGGAAGAAGATAACAATCCGTATTTCTGGTAGTTACTGTCTTAGAAGGTTCCTTAACAAGATAGAGACCTTCTTTTGCACGAGTAGTTGCAATATAACTTAAATTCTTTTCCTGAATATTTTGTTCTTTACTGTTCCTAAAATCGTAATTAATTTTAGCTTCATTTAAAACAAAAACATTCGTAGCTTCAAGACCTTTAGCTTTATGGATGCTACAAAGTCTGACACAATTAGGAGAAGGAGTAGTATTTAACAGTTTATCAATAAAATTAGAGAATTTAGAAACACTATCAGAAGAGGCATGATTTTCAAGATATCCTTCCAAAATCTCCAGCAAAAAGCTCGTATTATCTATCTTAGAATTTGTCTCCGCTACGGCTTCCAAACGCTCCTCCTCGTGTCCCCCCTCACGGACATTTTTTGAAACGATTTCAAAGAGTTTTTTATTATAATTACTTATTACTTTCTGAAGGAATTTTTCGAGTGTGCCAACCGAGGTACATTTGGAAGATAAAATCTGTCTTTTAATTGCCCCCACCATCTCTTTATCTTCAATAAAAATGGGAGTTCCATTTCGAGCTAAATCAAGTACTACTTCAGCTATCCATTTGTTTTTTCTGGAAATTACCATGTCTCCTGCTTTAGCATACTCTGAAATTTTGCTTTTGTCAATAGTTTTAACAAATCCCATTGGAGCATCATCACAAGGAAGAATAGGAATCCCATATTCTCTATTTACTCTACTAAGATGAGACTTAGCACAACGATAACAAATAGGTAAATCAAAAGTTTTTACAGGAGCAAACATCTTAGGAATTTGATTAAAAGCTTGAGCATTAGCACCAGCAAAATTATAAATGGCCTGATGAAAATCTCCAATAAAAACATATCTGCCCTTAGTTCTTTTAATAAACTTTAAGAAATTTAATTGAATATTAGAAAAATCTTGAACCTCATCACAATAAATATTTGTATACAAAGCCCAATAAGGGACTTCCCAATTATCATATTTAAGTTTATTAAAAGTAATCCAAAGCATATCAGTAAAATCAATTACACCTTGAGTTTCAAATTGTTGTCTACTTTTAGTATCAAGAATCTTCAAAGTAGAAGTAATTTCACTAATATCGGGCGCAGAATAACCTTCATCACCATAATACAAAAATAATACATGGTCATCAATTAAACGAGATACATCTTTATTTGAAGACATATCTGTAAGAGTTAATCTGCACAAATTATAAAGATTTATATAATTATCTTTCAAAAAAACTCGCTTGGCAAATTCAATATATCTACCATAACGTTTTGTGATTTCTTCATCAAGAATTTTATGTGGCTTAAAATTATCTAAACTCACAGTTCTTTTAGAGCGCTGAGAACCAAAACCTTTTGGCTTTTCTCCTGAATCCTTGGATTCTTGTTCTACATTATAAAGCATAATAGAATATGCTAAAGAATGCATCGTCATAACCTTAGTCTTAGGATTCTTAATTTTTTTCTTAAACTCTTCAACTACGCTTGCATTAAATGCAATATATAAATCAGAAGTTTTTGAATGCTCAGAAAGCATACAAGCAGTTGTTGACTTACCACTTCCAGCCAAAGCATTTACAAGCATGTTACTTTGAGGATTGTTAAGAAAAAAATCTAAAATATCTTGTTGATATGTACTTGGCTTAAAGTTCATTATAATCAACTCCTAACCATTTTATAACATTCATGTAATACTCTTGCAGTCTCAATTACATCTTCAACTGTATTCTGAGTTTCATTCATAGAAATTCTAATTTCTCCACGAATATAATCTTCTGGAATCTTCATAGCTTCTAATACAGCAGATGCTTTCATGTCTCCTGTATTACACGCACTTCCTGTCCCTACATAAATTTCTTTTTCATCTAACATAGATTGAAGAATTTCTCCCTCTACATTATGGAAACAAACACACACTGTAGAATTAATACTATTTGCAGGAGAAACAATCATATAATCATTTGGTTCAAATAATTTACCAAGTTCTTCAAGGAAAGCTTTCTTCATTTTCTTACAAACTAAATCTTTTTCCTTTTGACCAGCAACAGCTTTATCAACAGCTAAAGCTAAAGCATGAATATAAGGAATATTTTCAGTACCAGCTCTACGATTACTTTCTTGGTCCCCACCATAAATTAAAGGCTTAATCTTCTCAACAGGAAAAGTGTCTTTTGAAAAATAAATAAAGCCAATACCTTTAGGAGAATGCACCTTATGCCCACTAAAAACAGCAATGTCAGCCATGTGTCTAATATCAATAGGAACATTACCTAAAGCTTGTGTCATATCACAATGGTAATACATATTAAGTCTATGAGCTAAATCCATATATTCACGAGGATTAAAAATTTCTCCTGTCTCATTATTTACATACATCCAAGACAAAAGGAATCTAGTATAATCTCCCCACAGAAAGCCCAACTCTTCACTTTTCTCTGTCACTTTAACAGCATCAATCAGATAATTCTTATCAATAATTATTGACTTGGGATTTTCTGTGATATTATGATGTTCATAAGGACTACACAAGCATTTGCCTTTTTGAGCTAAAGCCCACGCATTACCTTCGCTACTACCAGAAGTAAAATAAATTTCTTCTGGAAAAGCACCTATAACATGGGCAATTTTTGCACGACTTTCTTCAATTAAATTTTTACTCTTGCGCCCTAAACCATAGGTTGTGCTTGCATTACCCCAATATTCAACCAAATCATCTTTAATAATATCAATGATTTCAGGCAATACAAAAGTTGTAGCCGCATGGTCTAAATAAATCATTTATCTACCTCATATTTAATAAAAGCAGTATATCTTTCCCTGCCCAACACTTCATCATATCTTGTAGTAAATTGAATATCTGTAATATTCTTTTTAGAACTACTAAGCCACATATTTAGACGAGATTCAAAAATCAATGAATCATATGTTAAAATTTTAACTCTTTTTTTACTCATATTAATCCCACAAATCAAAGAAAACTGGTTTCATCATATCTAAAGCTTTTTCAATCTCAGATTGCATATACTTGTCAATTTCAGTGCTTTCTTGATAATATTGTTCTTTTTCTTCTTCGGGAATCTTATTCGCCCATCCATCATATTTTTCAAGAACAGAGTTTTTCTTAGGACAAGTATATTCAGTAGAATTACGAATATGAGTTGCAATTTCTTTCAAGTAATCTTCCCACGCCTTACACTGAGCCTCTTCTGCGGCTTTATATTCTTCGTCAGAATTAAACTTTTCTCTTGCAAGCTCTCTCCAATCAAGATATTCTCGTTTACCAGTTTGACGAGTTTTATCAAAATCAATCATTGGATAGCCAACGTGAGTCTTAGCTAATTCTTCTAACATTTCAGGGATTACCTGTTGAAACCAACCATCAAAATTCCAAATATCCCTATTACACCAACCCTTAAAAGCTCTATTTTTTCTCTGTTTGTGTATAGGATAAAGGTCCTTTAAATTCTTCGGATGTAAAAAAGGTAATCCTTTATAAGATTTATTTAAATAACTTAAATTAAGCCAACTATAATTCTTTTTACTCATCATCATTCACCTTATAAAACTCACAAAAATCTGAGTAACTACCATAATCTACATTATAGACTCCTTCTGGAGTAACATGACAATTATAATAATAGCTCTTAAACCCTTTATTGTCAATATATTTCTTAATAAGCTTAAAACATTCTGGATATTGAGCGTTAAGAATAATATCAGTTCCTTTTTCTTTTACTTGTCCAAGAGGAACGATAACCTTATTACCCTTTTCATAATGGTAAGCATTAACTTGACAAATCATTTTACATACACCTCAAATTCTCCATCTAAACATTTTCCGTTTAACCCATACACGAATCTAAACTCTTCATTGGTTAATTCAATAGATTCTACAAATTCAACAATTTTCTTTTTTTGATTCTTAAAAGGATTAATAGTCCTAACCACATTAACTTTTACAATACATTCTTGGTCATAACAATCATTTGTCAAATCATGAACCCATACTGTATGACCATCCATATTTTGTAAAGCAATGAAACTTAACTTTCTTTTCATAATATACTCCATATTAAAAATATGATTCTACCTACGAATAATATATCATAGATAGAACCATATTGTCAATACTTTTTTAAATTATTTTTTGAACATATTTTAAATAATCATGCGCCCATTTTTTTAAATTTTCTAAATCAGAGCTATTACTAATTATTGTGTCGTAATGATAATAATGAACTTCTCCATCAGCAGGATTAGAAATAATAGGAGCTACATTTGCATTTTCTACTAACATAGTACTACAAGGTAATCCCGTTGCTATTTCGTTTTGTTTAATAAAATTTTCAATGCATTTTGGCTCTCTAATATTTACAAAAAACAAACAATTTTTTTTGCTTAACATTTTATTATTTATAACAGAATTAATTTGGTCAAAAACTTTTTGGTTAGGAGAATTATCCCATTCTTCCAAAGCCATTTTTAACTGATGAAGGAATCTCCTATTTTTTTCATCTTTTTTTCCATCCCATCCAGCAAATTGAGCAACAGCTTTTACCCAATCAACGGTAGACAATTCTAATATCTCCCAATTATTTTCCCAACTAATATTATCTTCTAAAATTTCTTGACAAAGTTTTACAAATGTGGATTTTCCACTACCACCAGAACCATTAATTATAATTATTCTTGCATCCATAAACTTCTCCTTTAATTCTAATTTTTTAAAAGCGAAGCAACTTTTTCTTTTAATTCATCACGAGTAGGATATGCGCCACAACTCTTTTTCCCTTCGGGACACCACAAAAGATACTGACAATGAGGAAGTAATTCTCTATTTGCAAACTCCTCATTAACTTCTTTTATTTGTTTTCTCATTTCAACAGCAACAGCACGAATTTCAGGCTGTGCTCTTACACATAAACGCTTTTGCATAAAACGAATTAAAGCTTCTGGTGTAAAACCAATTGTAAGTTTAGTATTAGTAGCACGAGGAAGAACAAAATTTGCATCTTCTACCGCTTTATGCTCATCCACTCCACTTTCAATTAAAACTTTTTTAATAATCTTGCGAGTTGTATCAATATTACTCATAAGATTTTGATAGTAAGAAAGGGCTAAAGGGTTATTCGCAATGGTCGCAGGAGTAACATAAGTAAAATTGTTCTTGTCAACATACCTAAACGATTGCATGTTTTTTACAATTTCGTCAGGAGAAACACGAGGGATAGCTTCAAGCATATCCATATAATAATATTTCTCTTCTGGATTATATCTAACCCCAATTTCAGAACGCATCATTTGTTCCAAAGTTCCTCTATCAGCTTCAATTTCAAACTTAATATATTCACAACGAGACCCTGACATATGGCCTGAAGTTTCACAAGACTTACCTACCTTAGTTGCATACTTTTTATCAGTATCATAACATTCGCAAGCAAATTCTCCATGATTTTTATACAAGTTTTTAAGAATCTCTGGATTTAAAAGTGTTACCTACATTATGCCCTTGTTTCTCCCTTCTTATATTTCATCAAAAGATATTCAAATGTTTGAGGAGTATAATTCATATAAGGCATCATACATCCAACATTAATCATTTGTGCTTTATTTAAATATTCATTTCCACTAGAATTTTTTAATTTTTCTTTCGCCATTTCAGCAAAATCTTCTACCAAGTCTTGTTCTTTAGTTGTATGAGTGTGTCCATGTAAATGAAAACAATTATCATAACAAGACCCATAATAAGAAAGAATAGCAAAATGAGAAAGAATTATTCTATATGGTTTACCATCAACTGTCTCAGTTACTTCTTTGTAATGACAAATTTCAGCTAATTTTTTCCTGACTCCTGTAGAATATTGTTTACAATCATGATTTCCTTGAATTAAATGAATGTTACCATGTAACTTATTCAAAATACGAATCCATTCATCCGACCCTGCTTTCCACAAAAAATCTCCCAGTACATATACATGGTCTGCATTTGAAACTTGTTTATTCCAACGAGAAATTAAATCAAGCTCCATTTCTTCTGTCGTGTCATATGGGCGATTATCAAACTTGAGAATATTTGTTAAGTATGTCCAAAGTGTAAATCACTTATATAAAAATTGGACATTTAAACATCACTCTCCCTTCCGTTCAAGCACACTAAACTGTTTCCAATAGACGATTGCTGACACCAGCTAGTATCAACAACAGAAGGGTCTCCTAAAAATTCTACATAGTCTTCTGTAACTTTAGTAATTACGCCAGCTAAAATATAATCTTTATGAACAGGATTATAAACAAGAAGTGTCCAGTTTAACAAATTGTTCTGAGCATCTTCAATGTTATCTTCTTTTCTATTAAATCTGTATTTTAACCATTTAGTAGATTCTAAAAGTTGTTTCTTTGGAAGATTCATTTCTTTTCCTCTTCTTTCCAGAAAGGATAATTATCTCTCTTTTTACAAGACCTTTCATATTTACAAGAAAGCTCACATCCATAAACCATATAATGATTATCACAATGTTTACAAACAGCTTGCCCATAAGGATAGCTTAATTCTTCAAGCATTAAAACAGCTTTTTTCCCATCTATCCCGTCAATACATTTTCTCTCATGTAAATAACATTCGCATAAAGACTAAAATTCTTTCCCACATTTTTCACAACAATATTTAATTGTCATTTTCCATAAACCTCTTTCTTTTTATTTTCATAAAACTTATTCAACCCTACGAGGTCAGGAGCATTTGGACAAGTCTTTTCTCCCATAAATGTAGTAATCATATTAATAATTCTCTTATTTCTATGATTAAGAGGAGGAATAGAAGTGTCCTTAAAAGCAGAACAAATAAAACGAGAACAAATTTCAGGTCGTACTTCATAAATTTGGCACTTATTTTCCTTGTTCAAAAAAGGACAAATATCTTTAAAATCTTTATCTAAAGCCGTATTACGATTAATCATTTTTACTTCTGGATGCTGACCAAGATACTTTTTAATCTTCTTTACTTCTGCATCACTTACACAAAGAATTGCAGAACAACAAGCTCCACATCCAGAACATTTACCATCAATAGTATGGTCTACTTTGTTAGCCATCTGACTATTCATTCCCAAATTCCTCCATCAAGTTCTTCTCTTACGCGCATAAGAATCTTTCCCAACTTATTTTCTCCAACAGCATTGCAAACTCCCCATGTAGTATCATGCCACCAATTTCCCTCTTCAAGATAAGCGTTACCAGTATCAAGAAGAAGCCTTGCAAGATTTGGGTTTTGTGTAAATTTAGCTTTTACAATTTCATACATGATTTGTTCTTTAATTTCTTCCCAATCTTCTCTAAGATTACAATTTCTACCTACTAATTTTGCTTGTGCAGGATTCATCCTAGTATATTGCTCTTTATCTTTTTCACAAGTTTCTTTTTGTGCTTGAAACGCTGCTTCCGCATTTAAATAAATAAGCCCCTTATACTTTATAGGAGAACAATAAAAATTAGAAAGAAAAGCATAAGCATCTCTAAATTCTCTAATTGCTTTCATATTATTTTCCAACCCTCTTTAAAAATTCTTCTTCACTCATAATAGGAGTTCCTAATTCGACAGCTTTCTTAGCCTTGGAAGAACCGCTATTAGCTTCGTTCGTTAAAAGATAATCAGTTTTTTTAGAAACAGAACCAGTTAACTTACCACAATTATCAGTAATAATCTTTTCAATCTCAGAACGTTTCATAGTATTAAAAGCACCTGTAACACAGAAAGTCTTGCCATTAATAAACTCATTCGTTGCAATCTGTACTGGCTTATCCCAAACTAAATTTAATTCAAAAATAAGATTTGTAAACAATGAATCTTCACTATTCCACCAGTTATGCAAAGCTTGAGACATTGTTTCACCAAAGCCATCTAAAGTAGAGAAATCAAAATTATTAAAATCAAGAGCCTCTTCAAAAGCTACCCAATCTCCATTAAAATGTTTACTGATTTCCTTTGCCGCTGTCTTGCCAATATTAGAAATACTTAAAGCGACAAGAAGATTTTCAAGTTTAACATGGCGAGATTTTTCAATAGATTCAATTAACTTGTTATAAGACTTTTCCCCAAAACCATCCATCTCAATAATTTCGTTTTTATACTTATCAAGATGATAAAGGTCTGCATACTTCTTAACATACCCAGCGTCAATAAATCTCTTAAGTGTAGCTTCGCTTAAACCATCAATATTCATTGCTGGCTTAGATACAAATTGAACGAACTTAGCCAAATTCTTCTCAGGACAATCAGGATTTTCACACCAAAGAGTCTCTGCACCAGATTCGGAAATCTTAGTTGTTGTAGGTTTACCACAGCAAGGACAAACCTTTGGGATTTCAAAATCAACATCTCCATCTTTATTACAAAAAACAATCTGAGGAATAATCATATTCATTTTTGCAACTTTGACAGTGCAATTCTTTCTTAAGCCAAGAGATTTAATAATACTAATATTATGAACAGATGCACGGCTTACTTCTGTATTATCAAGAATAACAGATTCAAATACAGCAGTAGGAGTAATTACACCAGTCTTACCAACTGCCCATTCAATATCTCTAAGAACAGTTCCAGCAGTTTCATCTTCATATTTGAAAGCCAAACTCTTACGGAAATGATGACCAGTATTACCAAGACTTAAACCATAAGCAATATCATCATAAGTAATAACACAACCATCAACAGGAATACCCTTCTTGTCAGCGGCTTGTTTTAACTTAATAGTTAAGTCTTCAACTCCCCAAATGTCAACATTATCGCCATTGAAATAATTACAAGGGACAATAGTAAAACCTAAAGATTGAAGTTTGCTCATATCTCTTCTAAAGCTACCAGTAGTCCCTTCAATCAAGCTCCAAGCCCAAAACTGAAGGCCCCTCTGAGAAGCAATCTTATTGTCCAAAAGAGAAAGACTACCACTTGCAAGATTACGCTGAGTAGCATACTGTTCCCCATCAGAAAGTTCTGAGTTAATTCGTTCAAAATCTTCTTTAAGAATAATGCATTCGCCATCAATAACAAGAGTTTCTTTACTATCAATTGTCAAAGGAAGATTCTTCATAACCTTAGCATTATTAAGAACATCAGTGCCTTCAACACCATTGCCACGAGTTTCAGCAGAAACAAGCTTACCATTTTCATATTTAACAGACATAGTAAGGCCATCTAACTTCATAGATAAAGCTACTTCTCTATCTTCTGCAAAATTAAGTAAATCCTGACAGCTTTTTGTTTTATCAAGAGAAAGCATTAAATGGTCATGCTTAACTTTCTTGAGTGAATCAACAATTTCATAGCCAACTGTCTGAGTAGGAGAGTTCGCCAGAACAAAATGCTCTTCTGTTTCTAATTCACGTAGCTCATCAAACAGTTTATCATATTCAGCATCAGAAACCAGAGATTCGCTATAATTATAATATTTATCTCGATACTTATTTAACAGACTCGTTAATTCCTTAATACGTGCAATATTTTCGTAATTATTCATATTAATCTCCATTACTTATCAATTGTGCTCATAATAAGCAAAGATAAAACAACCCAAACAATTAAAATACCAACTACTGCATAACTCATAATTTAGTCTCACTTTCTAAAAGCTCTTTCTTTAAAGAATTAGCAATCATTGTCCTTTGTACATTTCTTAAAACATCTTCTACTTCTTTGGTGGTCTCAAAATGCTTATCCATTACATATTCATCTACCAGAACTTCCGCTTCGGTAATTAAATTTTCTGCAATTCTTTTAGCATCTTCAACTGGAAGAGGAGTGGTCTTATAACTAATTAACAATTCTGGATTTTTAGGGGTTAAAATTTTTTCATAGGGTTCATCTGCTATATATCTTTTAATAAAATCTGCTAATCTTGCGATATGATGAAAATCCTTCAACCCATATCCATAATTGTCAATATCAAATTCATTATGAGGAGCTCTATGAAGCATTTGTTTGTATTTTGTTTTCATGTTACCATACATTGTTAATACAGCTTTTTGAGGACAATAATGTGCAATAGCTTCTCTATTTTTAACAACAGCCCCTAACCACAGTCCAGCATATTCAGGATTAAGCTCAAAATATTTAGTAAATAAAGTTTCTGTAAAATTAATGTTTTGTTTCAAATAACTATTAAACATTAAGCGAATGTCTTTAACTTCAAGCTTTCCTCCATCTTCATCTCGATGATATTCTTTACTAACCCAATCTTTAGAATCAACAATATCATCAAAATGAGGAAGCACAATTGCTTTTGTGTCAACATCAGAATGTTCTGTAGCCATTCCGTAATTATTACTACCATAAACAAATACGCCGACTACATTATATCCAAGTTCACTCAAAAATTCATAATCTGAATGAACTCTGTTATTAACCTTTTCTAAATTCATAATTTACCTTCCTTAATGTAAATAAGTAACAATATATAAATACATTTATCTATTCTTACTTAATGACATTATAACAAATAACTTTTGTCTTGTCAAGAAGTTATAAGAAATAAGTTGAAAGGGGTATAATACCCCTTAATCAACTTCTATCTTTTTATACTTTCCGCAATTACATTCCCCAGCATAGTTTTGTTCTCTAAAAGATTTGCAAATACAAACCATATCGTCAGTTCGAGTTAAACCACATGGACAATATTGTTTTCCATATTTCTCTTTCATTTCTGCAAGCTGACGGTTTGTTTCGTCTACTAAATCTTTATCATCGTTCAATACAATTTTTAACATTAAGATATCCTCTCTGCATATTGATTATCAGAAACCAATGTAATTTGCAAAATATCATCAAAACGTGAAACTGAATTTGGTTTATAACGACCATATTTTAAAATTACATTGGGATACTTTTTTAATTGTTCAATTTCTTTTTCTATCTCTTCTTTATAATATCCCGTATAAATTACAAAATCATCATTACAATTTTGCTTTCTAAAATAATCCAATAAAGACAAAATTTCTTCAAATTGCAATATAGGCTCTAAACCTCCTATTACGACTGCCTTTGTAATTTCATTGTCTATATAAGCTTTATAAATAGAAGAAATTAAAAATTCTTTAGTAGCTTGTCTTACCACAGGTTCATTTTGACATACAGTAATTGGAATATTAGCTTCATGACAACATTTCCAATCACATTTACAAGTGATAAGGAAGAGAGAGGGCTTCGCATAATTAACAAAGTCCTCCATGACAACATCTTTAAGATGAATCTTCTCTTCCATAAATTTATCCTTTCATAATAGAATCTGCATCTAAAACATTATACCAACGTCTTAAATTAAATTCCTTTTTTCTAATCTTTTGATAACTACTTACAGGGGTATAAAAACCTACTACTCTTGCATATTGGTCCGCCACAGGCTTTCCACAAATAGGACATGTTTGAGTTCCAATGAAAGAATGTTTATCTTCACAAACATTAATTTTAGTTGTAAACGCAAAATAAATTACACCTTTAGAAGCAACATAATTAAGCATGTCCCAAGCACTTTCTTTTGTTGCAAAACGATTTTCAATATCAATGTGAGCAATGCATCCACCACCACATTTTTCATCAAGTACGCTGCCTAAACGACACTTTTCTTTAATAGTGCATTGTTCAGTTAATGGAATCCACTGATTTGAGTAAATAAAATACTTATCTTGTTCAAATAGAAGATTATCTGCTGTGCAAATTACACCAGCACAATTTTCCCGAGGGATAGATTCAACATTAAAAGAAAAATCACATTCAAAGCTATCTTTTACTTCATTAATAGCATCAAGAATCTAACAAGCAAATTCCAATCCTTCTTCTGTATAATATTTATTACCAAATTCGTCAGTATTAATTAATCCAAAAGAATCAATAACTTCATACATTCCAAGAATACCAATAGTACAATACTGCTTGTCAAGTTCAACTGCTCCTTCTTGATAGTTAGGAAGCAGACCTTTTTCTATATTACGCTCCAAAATATGACGCATACTAGTTAATGCCTTACAATCTAAAAGTACACGGTCTTTAAGAAGTTCAATATATTTCTTTTTATTAAATTTAGTCTCATATGCAATGCGCATAAGATTAATTGTACTCACACGACAAGACCCAACAGACAACGCTGTACCACCAATAGAATTAACAAAAGCATCAAGTTTTTGAGTATCTGAAAGCAAACGACAGCAATTTGAAAGCACTCCAACATTATCAGACACAAAGAAATTAGAATCAGACCACTTAATATTGTGATAACAAGCCCATCGAGCAGTTTCTTCATCTTCAAATTTACCATCTTTATAAAGGAGAGAATAAGTTAAAACAGGGAAAGTAAACATGTTTTCACTGCGAATGTCACTTACTACATCCATAAATAAACGCTGGCACTTCATAATTTCTTCAATTTGGTCAATAGCGAAAGACCCATCTGGAAATTCCAAACCACCAAACAAAGATTCAAGATAAGGACGGTCAAAAATACTTACATTTGTAAAAGCGCACTGGTCAATTCTAAGGAACGGCTGATTTAATCTGTAAACAAATTTCTGAAAATATTGTCTTAAATAAGTATCTGGGTCTTTAAAATAATGCCCATTCTTTATATCCATTTTCCAGAAATAATAAGCCCAAATAATTACATTCGGGAGACCAACAGCCCGAGATTGACGGTTACTGAGGAACGAAACAAACTCAATAACATCATCAAAATATGTATCCAAATGTTTAGGAGGCTGATTATTATATCCTCCAAGGAAAAATAATCCCTCTCTTGCCAAACGAGTTAAATCATTTGCCCAGCAATAGGGAAAATAACTTGCCGTAGCAGAATCGTTAAGATAAAAACCCTTACTAAATTCCTATTCTAACCAAGCTTTAGCAGTGCGCAGTCCCCATTTTTTCTTAATTTCAAGGAAAATTTTATTTAAACCAAAAAGCTTATCTTCACTCTTCCCCTTTTCAGTCATAAAAGAACGAATATCTCTATGGCTAGCATTTGCATTAGGGTCGATAGTAGCATCTGCCATTGTGCTTTGATTTACGAATTTATCTAAAAATTCTGAAAAATCTAACTAACTAGAATGAACCCCATTAATATATTCGAAATCTTCACCATATTTCTTTTTTAAATCTTCAAGACATCTTTCAAAATCTTTTGTTAAACGAAGTGAAATGTCCATATAAAATTTTCCTCCTTTTTAATTATTATTAATCCATTGATTTGCTTCATTGAAAGCCATAATTTCTCCATCAACTTCAAGTAATGGAGCAGAAGCAAAACCCTTTTTAATCATTTCCTTTACATCGAAATCAGTTCTGGCTTCAAATTCAATTCCCTTTTGCTTAAGTTTCTTTTCCAAAACAATACAACGAGGGCAATTAGTGGTATACAAAACAACCATAACATCAATCTCCTTTTGTCCTTTTATGTAACATCTAAATTACCATCAGATAATTTAACTAACTAATTATATAATTTCATACAACCCCAAGTATCTGCATCTGCGCTATGAGCGTTTTCTAAAGTATAACCAAAATGTTCAAGCAAAGTTCCTAATTTATAATTAGCTACCTCTGCTTTTGGAATTAAACGTTTCGCATTTTCTAAGGTGCAACAAACAGCATGATTTGGAATTGGAATGTGGTATCTTTTCAATTCTGGATAAATTACTTTATTAGCATCATATTTGGCATTATGAAAAATCCAAACACTATCTGTCATATAATCTTTTATTTCTTCCCACACTTCATCAAACGTGGGACAATTTTTTATAGTATCATAAGTAATACCATTTACTTTAGATGCTCCACTTTCAATCTATGTCTACGGATTTACTAATATATATTTATCAGCAATTTTTTTGCCGTTTTCGTACACTAAAATTGCAATACTAACAATTCTATTTTCTTTAAATCCAGTAGTTTCAGTATCTCCTATAACGAGCTTATTATAATTAGGGAGAGCCATAATTACTCTCCCTCTACAGCTTTATTAGATTTCAGAGCATTTGCTCTTGCTGCTTCAATAGTATTGTTTTCATCCTTAATAGACAAAATTTTCTTCATCTTATTAAAAGCTTCTAAAATATATTTCAAAGAACCAGATAAACACACTCCCAAAGTTGCCACTGTTGAAATAACAGTACTATATTCAGCAGGAATAGGAAGATTGTTTTTATTTGCCCAAGGAATAATTAAAGAGGTAGAAAGTACAAGTAACATTGTACCACCAGCAAAAGCTAAAATTTTATAAAGACTATTTATTAATCTTTGTTTTTCAAAAGTCTCTCCTGCAATTTTAATATTATAATACAAAGAGAAACTAACATTAGAAAGATATGCCATGCCAAAAATAGAAAATCCTACCAAAGCAGCTAAAAGATTTTCTAAGGCTAATTTCCAAAAATCCTACATAACTTTCTCCTTTAAATTTTAATTGCCAGAACTTCCAAACCCACCAGCACCACGCTCAGTATCAGGAAGTTCTTCTACTTGTTCAAAAGTAGTAGGAAACACAGGAAGAATCATAGCTTGCGCAATTCTGTCCCCATGTCTAATAATTTGTGTTTCAGTACTATCATTATGAAGAGCAACAATCCATTCTCCACGATAGTCTGCATCAATTACGCCTACACAATTAGCAGGACGCAAACCTTGCTTTGTAGCCAAGCCACTACGAGCAAAGACAGCACCCCAATATCCGACAGGAATTGCAGTTGCAATACCAGTCTTTACTTTTACTGTTTCGTGAGGACGAACCTTGATTCCTGCAACATCTTTTTGAACATCCCAACTATAATAAATATCATTAGGACAATCAGCATAAAGGTCAAAGCAAGCATCAGTCTCATGCGCCTTAACAGGCATCTTAGCTGTCTTAGACAGCAATTTAATCTTTACATCCATATTTGTCAATCCTTTTTTGTTTAATTTTAATTTGTTTCTGTTTTATTGTATAATATATAAAAATGGTGGAAAGTTACCCTTCCACCATAGAATTTTTAAAACGCTTTAAATTGTGTAGGGCTTTTGTAATTTCAGAATATTTATAGCAAAACTGTCTCTTTAACAAGAAATCGTTTTCCTGTCCAAGATATTTGGTCTTTGTTCTGCCCTTTAACACTTTGGGAAGTTTATCCATCCAAAGCATTGCTTCTTTTTTATCATTCCAAAAATCTACACATTCTGCATTTCCTTTAATTAAAATTTTATCAATAAGCTCTTTATAAAGATTAAGATATTCATGAACAGTATTATAATACTGCATAATTAATTCTCTATACGCTTCAGGACACTTTGCTAAAAAGTCATCAAATCTATCTTCATGAATAGCATTAATAACTGCATTAGGAGATATATTTTTAGATAATGCTTTATGCATTAAAACATAATCTGATGTTTTAATTTTGCATCTAAAATGATTTTTATGTCCATCAACCATATCAACTACCCAACCTTCTTTTTCAGAAGAAAGATAATTATCAGTATCGGCTAAAACACTAAACAAAGTAGCATTATAATACCATTGAGTCATTTTAGAATCATATTCCTCAGCCATATCCCTAAGAATATCAAAAGAAACTTCCTTGCCATCCTTAACATCCCTTGCCGCAAGTAAATACAATCCTTCTTGAGATTCATCATATTTAACAACAATAGGATTTTTGGGAGAAATATATTCAAAAATAAAAGTGTAATCAGGATAATCCTTAATTAATTCTTTTTGTCCATCAGATAAAAGCTTATAACCCGCCGCAAGTCTCCAAGATTCTACTGGGTCTAACGCCTGAGAACCAGAACCTAAAATTCTGTCTTCGTCTGCAATATATCTATATTGCTGATAAGAGCCATCAAGCTTATTAGTAATAAAAATTGAATGAGCAAAATTATATTTAGACCTAATATTTTTAGGAGACCAATCGCCATCATCCTCGCCATAATTCTTAAACTTTGCCAAAGATGCAAGAGCAATTTCATCATTCTTTACATCAAAAACACAAGAACGACATTCCCTATAAAGACCATTATATAATTCAAAGAAAGAGCCTAAATCATAATCATCAGACAATTCAATAAAACCCTTATACTTAAAAAGTACATAATGGTCATAGCAAGTAATCTGAAGAGGGTCAAAAATCTTACTCAACTTTTCATTAAGTTTAGGAGTAATATTCTTCCACGCTTCAAAAACTCTATCGAGCCAGTCATTAAAATTATAATTTTCAGGACAGGGTTCGTTGTTAAGGAGAGTATAAGATTGAATATACTTTCTTTTAACAGTCATAACATATTCATAAAGAGGATGCCAAAGAAACTCTTTCTTAAAATGAAAATTCATCTTAAACTCTCCTTTACTAATTTTTATCTTCTGAATTATTCTTCAGAAGTTCCGCTTGCAATTTTATCGCATTCGTTAAACAAAAAAAGCTTATCAAAGTTTTCTTTCCCCATAATCTTTTCCCATTTAGCTTTAGACTTTTCTGTTTCAAGAAAGAATGGAAGCATATGAAAATTAACATAAAACAGACATTTTAAAATATCGTCCATGTTAGTAAATCCAATACAATCAAGATTTGCTAAAAGGTCATATGTTCCTACATTATGATGACTATAATATCTATAATCTCCAGAACCATCTTCTTTGGGCTGTCCAGTAGTTAACTTACCTAAATCATGAATTTGTGCAGCTCTATAAAGAATCTTATCATCCGTTCTTTTAGCAACTTCTTCCGCACAAATTCTGCAATGTTCATCTAAAGTATACTTATGATGACAAGTTTTCTGGTCAAAACCTTTCATCAAACTCATAATATAATCATCGTCAGTAGTCCAATTAGACTGAGGTACAATTACTTCAAATTGATTAAAATTCCAACCAATTAAATTAATTGTATCAAAACCTTCCTCATAAAAAGGAATTTCAAACTTGCCAATCTGTCTATCAATAACTTCTTCGGGAACTGTACGAGTTCTCGCTTTATTCTGCCTTTTGCAAACAGCAACAGGAGTAGTCATAACATAAGCAACTTTATTAACATTTTCCTTATTTCGGACAATATCCAACAAGCTCTTACGAGATTTAACATTAATATTAGTTGCATCAACAATGATATTCATCTTGTCAATGCAATTATTAATACGACTGCGAACTTCTTTAAAGACCTCATCATTGTGAGTCTGGTCATTTACATCGCCAAAAACAGTTTCACGAATTTCATCCGATGAAACAATCATTGTAGGCTGACCCATTTTAGTCAACATATTTTTGAGATTCTGAGCAAGAGTAGATTTACCACTTGCAACAACTCCAATCATCATCATAAAATTTGTATGTTCCATTTTTGTTCTCCTTATTTCATTTTAGCAAGAATGCTATCAACTTTTTCGTTGAATTCTTTGACTAACTTTTCTTTATCACTAATAGGTCTTGTTTGTCCCTCAACAGGAATTAAATCTCCTGCCCAAAATAACCATTTTGGCTTAGTTTCATCTTCTACAAATTGAACAAGGCTATTATAATCAGCAGTCTGCCTTTCTTTTTTCAAAGGGTCAAACTCAACTGTAAAAATATCATTTTTATGTTCAGTAACCCAATTTCTATAATCTTCTCTCATTTGCTTCCAATCTGGATATGAAATAATTCGATTATAATCTAAAGTTACTTTTTCACCCTCCCATGCAGTAATGGGATTGGTGGTAATACTATCCATTCTTTTAACAAAAGTAATAGCACTTTCTTTTGTTAAACCTTTTTTAGTGAGCTTCTTTACCGCCGCTCTACGTTCTTCTCGATTCATAGTTACTCCTTTGAATCATTTATATAATAACATAATCCAATGAAGTTGTCAAGAGGATAATAAAAATTATTCCTCTTGTACTTCATCTTTTTCTTTCCAATCTTTTAGTTGCCTAATTAAAGCTCTACGTTCTTCATTTTCTTTTCTATGAAGCACATTATACTATTCTCTAAGCTATCTGTATTCCTATTTTAAAAATTCAGGTAAGAATGTTCTTTTTGTTGAAACAAAATTTGTATCAATAGAACGTCGTAAAGCTTTAGTTTGAGCTACAAGCACACACAATTTCTTAGCTCTGGTTAATAAAGTGTAAATCTGTTGCTGACAAAGCATCATTGGAGGAGTACTATAATCTATTACTCCAATAATTACAGGACAACCAGAACCTTGATATTTATGAGTAGTACAGGCATATCCTAAAATTAAATGTTCTTTGACTTCTTTGTGTTTTAAAATAATAGGTGCATCTCCTAAATCGAAATCAATGATGGCATTTTCATAATCAATACTTGTAACTACACCAGTCCACCCATTATACATAGCTGTTTGTGCTCCACTCGTATCAAAAACTTTATAATTGTTTTTAATACACATTACTTTATCGCCTTCTTGAATCCAAAAAGACCTATCATTTCCAGAAGCATCTTTCATCTTTTGAACATAAATTCTTGGACGAGATTCATTCAAGTCAACAGGATTAATTAATTTTTGAATATCAAGATTTAAATTGTGAACACAAGCATCTCCACGTTCTTTCACAGGAGAAATAATTTGAATTTTTTCAATATCACCATTTACAAGAGGACTATTAAAATATTTTTCAAAATAAGCAATGGTATCTTTTCTATCATCATCTTTTTCATTTCTAATATCAAGTACCATATCTTTCAATTCGCCGCGAATTTCAACACCTTCATAATCAGTATCTTGATATAATTGAATACCATTTCTTACATTATAAGCGGTAGTTAAAATACCAGAAGCCTTTGCTTGTCTATGTACTTCTTTAAGTTCAACAGTAGGAATTTCTTTGCTATTAATCATATCCGCAGCTAAATTAAGAGAACCAATAGATTCAAGCTGTCCCATATCACCAAGCATTAAAAGTTTGCTGCCTGTGGGAATTGCTCTAATTAAATCAAGGAAAATTTCTCCCCCCACCATACTAACTTCATCTAAAATAATAATATCATAAGGTAATGGATTATCTTCTCCATAAGAAAAACCACAACCACCAGTATATCCAAGAAGTCGGTGAATAGTAAAACCTTCTTTGCCAGTAACTTCTTGTAATCTTGCCGCCGCTTTACCACTTAAAGCACATTGAGCAAAAGTATATTCATCAAGTACAGATAAGATACCTGTAACTAACGAACTTTTACCAGAACCAGCTAAACCAGAAATTACGCAAACTTGTTTTTCAATTCCCAACTTAATTCCGTCTATTTGTTCTTGAGTAAACTGAAAACCTTGTTTTTCTTCTGCTCTTTTTATTTTCTCTTCAAAATCATTAGCAACAAAATAATTATTGCCTTGAAGTAATCTTTTAAGATGATAAGCAATATCTTTTTCAAGATTCCAAAAGCTCATTAAATAAACTCTTCGACCTGATTTAGTATCGCCCTCTTCAACACGAATTAACTCTTCATCTTGAAGTTCTTTAATAGCTTTACCAACATTGTTTACAAGATTACCATCTTCATCTTCTACTATTAGACTTTGTTTTCCGCCAAGGTCTTCATATAATGACCCCATTAATTCACCAGCGGACACCCAAGAATGACCTTCTTCTCCTTGAGCATCAAGATACCATAAGATATAAGATTTAATTCTCTTTGTGTCATAAGTTTTATAACCTGACCTTAAAGCCACTTTATCCGCAGTAAAAAATCCTACTCCTTTAATATCTTTTACTAACTGGTAAGGATTGTTTTTTACAATATCAATTACCTTTTGTGGAGCTTTATATTTTTCAATTAGTTTAGAAATAAAGTTTGGAGAAAAACCAACCTTATCAAGCTCTAAATATACAGTGGACATATCTTTACTGGCTTCAAAACGCTCAATAATACAATTGGAAATATAATCTCCAATACCTTTGGCTTTCTTTAAAGTCTCTATATCATGGTCTGCAATAGCTTGTAATGGGTCATCGCATACAGCAAACAACTCATCCATTTGACCTTCTGATAAGAAAGTTCTTAAAAAAGCTCTTTGATTCTTCTGATTGGAAAAATCAATATCTTTATTATAATAAACTAATTGATACTGAACACCATATTTAGGATGTTCAACCTCTTTACCTAACAATACATAGGCAGAATTGGGGTCAATTCCATCAGTATATTCCCCTGTAAAAGTAACTTCACCATAAACACTCATGGTAGGATTTCCTTGTTCTACTTCAAGAATATTCCAAGAAACTATTCCCCAATTTTTACCGTCTGACCCAATTCCAGCACTCGGATAAAAGGTCTTAGAATGAGACGCTTTTATTTTTACAAATTTTTCTTCGGTATCAACACTCATCGTCAACCCTCTCTACATCTATTCTGTCAGAAATCATTTCAAGGTCTCCATTATCATCAATACCTTTAATTAACTGAATAGAATGTTTATATAAACTATCTTTATACTGTCTTGGAATAAAGTTTTCCCCTCTTCTAAAACCAGTAACAAGAAGTTTAGTTCCACGCTGGAACCAAGATTTCTCAAGAACAGTTTTTGTTCCATCTTCGTTTATTTGAGAAATCTGTCTATTATAAAAATTAAATTGACCTTTATAAAATTTTATATCACAAACTCCATCAGGAGTCAATAATGTAACTGTATTTCTATTGGTATCTTTATCAAGAACAGTACCACAAATTCTTTTAAGAACAAAACGAGCTTTTTCTTGGTCATGCCAATAATATTTATAAGCTACTTCTGGTTCTTCTGATTGTTCTTCAAAAGGTACTATACTATATTTCTCTTTGTTTACATGAGCAAGTTCATGTTCATGATAATACATACAAAGAGAATCCATTTCCCATTTAGAAAGACTTCCAGAAGCTTTTTCATCCCATACAGCTTTAAATTTTGCTTCATTTACAGCCACAAGCATTTTAGGGTCGCTTAAAATATCGTCTTTAAAATCTGCCATGAGCTTGTTAAAAACTCGGTCTAAACTACCTCTTTTAACAACTCTTTGTCCCTCGTCGCTCCAGTCGTAATCTTTTTTATCAACCATGTCATTAAGAAAATATTTTTCAAAGAATGGCCATGCAAATTTATTTTCAAGGATATAATAAGCTGTACTTGCACTTTTACCTATTTGTTTATAAAAGAATTTTTTCTGGAAAACATAATTTCTAAATCTATATAATCTTAATTCGAACTTTTTTTGATTTTCAGTTAATAAATCAAGATTCGCCAAATCTTCAATGTTAGAAATATTAAGCGACTTAACAGGACTTGAGATAAATCTAATAAAGTCTTCCATAATTGCTCTTCTATCTTTTTTCTCAAGATTATCAAAACACCGAGCTTTGATAAGAGAAATCATAGCTGTATCACCAAATTTATTTTCTTTAGATTCAGATTTGTATTTCTGCATCTTCTCGTAAAAATCCCACATCGAAGAATAAGTTTGATTATCAATAATAGCTTTTGCGATAGAAGTTCCAATACCTTGAATTGGTTTTAAACCATAAACAATTTCGTTTTTCTCAACGTCAGGATGGAAACCAAATCTAACACGGTTTACGTCAGGTAATGCTACAGTAACACCTTCTTTTTTGATATTACCAATAGCTTTACTGATTTTACCATAGTTGGTATTTCCATCTTCACCACCAGAATCAGAAATCAAATTAGCAGTATTCCAATAAATAACAGGATAATGATAAGCAAGATTGGCTTCCTGTAAACCAACAATTGAATATGCTAATGTATGAGCAGAGTTAAACCGATACCGTCGATTCATACTAATGAGTACGTCCCATACATAATGGCACAACTTAGAAGAAAGATGTTTTTCTTCTATATTTTTATAAAATTCTTGTTGTAATTCAACATAAGCTTTAGGATTCTTTTTCAGTTTTGTTATCACAGAGCTTTTTATCTCTGCTTCTTACAATTTCTTGTAAGCTCGGCGTACATTATTAACTCTAACGAGTTAAAGGACACTCTTGGATGGATTATATTTATTCACCATCTACGCTCTACAATACTTAATAACCTTTCGCAATTTACTAAGTTATCTCGGTGTTAGCATTTAAATAATTTCTTATTTTTTCTTCTTTTCTAATTAAATGAGGAATCTTTAAATCTTCGTAAAAATAATTAAAAAGTTTTTCTATTTCTTCGTTTGTGTTATATTGTAAATAATAAATATGATTACTTTTGTTATAATATGGTTTCTTAATTCTCAAATTTAATTCTTGATTTAATATTAAAGAAATACTTTTCATCATTTCTTCTGTTCCACAAAAACCAATATAAGCTCTTTCTCCTACAGAAGCGATTCCATCTCCATCATAAAAACCAAGCAAAAAATATCTTAAATATTCTTTCTCTATATTGGGAACATTAGATAACTCTTTTGTCTTATTCTCTACACATCCCTAAGAAATTAAATCGGAAATTAATTTTTTACTGCCAATTCTAAAATAGCAATTATTTTTAGTAAAAGAATATTCTTTTCCATTAGAAATCATTGTTTCATCTTTTATAATTTCTTTTACTGGTAAAGAAGATTCTAACTATTTTTTAAATTCTTCTATTATATAAGAATCCTCTTTCTTTAATTCTAAAGATAAAGACAAATCAATTCTGCCATTTTTAGATACTTTTTTTAAATAACCACCATCAGCATATAAAAGTCCAAGAAAATATGCTTTACTTGGAGAATCTATATTTTCAAAATAATCCTAATTACAATCTGGAACTTTACCATTTGGACGAGCAATTCCTAATTTTCTCACCCAATAATTAACTGTACCAATTTTAATATTTATTTCTTCACTTATTTTTTCAACAGTTTTACCAGATAAATATAAAGAAGTTATTTTATCAACATCTTCTTTATTTACAACACTACCAATGGGTTTGTGTGATGATAAATTTAATTTCTTTAATAATTTATATCCTCTACTTCTATTTTCATTCAAAAAAGAACAAATTTCAGTAGTAGAAAATCCCATATTATAATATTCTAAAAACTAATTTACGAAATCCTCATAATCTAACATTTTTACCCCTTTCTTTATTTAATTAGCTTTCACCGATTTTGCCCTTTTCATTTTACTTGTCACCAAATAAACGGCCCAAAATTAAGCAATACTTTTCCTAAGCTTATCAGCCCACAACAAATCAAAACCACCAATTTCAGGGTCTTGAACTGCCATCATAAAATCTTCTTGGTTAGGTAATAACCCATAGCTCTTCTTAGCATATTTACAAACAACTTCTTGCTCATGCTTAGTCAAACCATAATCATCCATCTCTTTATACCAAAGAGTGATATCTTTCTTATAACGACCAAAACGTTCAAGAGGAGTTTCTGCCCGTGGAGAAGGAGCCATAAGTCTCATTACCGAATTTAAAGCAGATAAGTCTACTAAGCTTTCAGGTTTACCTATTGCAACAGCTTGATATCCAGTTTGTTTTTCCATCTGGAAGAATGACATAACTTTATGCTCATTAAGCATTTTCCAAATTTCTGGATTATCTCTTTCTATCCTGTAAACGCCTAAATATTTTTCATAAGTAGACTTTAAATCACCTTGCCATTCAAGCCTACCGTCTTCCATAAGAAGATTCATACAAACATGTTCTTTTTGAAGAGCATCAATAGAAAGCAAATCCCATTTAATAAGAGATACTTTTTCATCAGCGTGTAGGTCAAACTGAGTGATAATATCTCCACTCGTTGTCTTCATTAAAGCAGCATGGTCTACAACATCTGTTGCTGAAAGAACTACACCACCAGCATGAGAACCAACCCCACTTACTAACCCTTCAATATTTTGAGCAACTTCCCAAACATCAGGATATTCATTAGTCATTAAGTTAACAAATTCTTTGTCGGGACGTAAATTATTTTCTTCATCACCATAAAAACATTGTTTTAAAGTAAACTGAATACCACGTTCTTGACCAATATGTGAACTTAACATCTGTCCAATTTCAGGTGGATAACTTAAACCACGACAAGCAGTTTGAATTGCAACTTTAGCTTTCATCGTAGAAAGTGTTTGAACCTTCATAACACGACGATTTCCTGCTCTCTGGTCTTCTCCACAATACTTACGTTGCAAATAATGAATAACATCATCACGGTAAGCATTCTCGAAATCCACGTCGATATCTAACGGACTAACACGTTTAGGATTAAGGAATCTCCAATGATAACAGGGAACATCTTCTCTCAGAGGATTAACCTGAGTAATTCCTAAAATATACAAAAGAATAAATCCTAAACCTGAACCACGAGAAGGACCAACCAAAGAACCACAAGCCCAACACGCATTTACCAAGTCACGAGTCTGTAACAAATAAGCTGACCAATGAGCATTATTAGCTTCTGAACTTGCTTTAATAGACTCAAGACATGTTTGAATTGCATCATAAGTTTCTTTGTTTGCTAATTCATCAGAATCTTTTTCAAGGCGCTTAACAATTTCTCTAACAAGGTGTCTATCAGCATTGTAATCTGAATTAAAAAACCACTCTAACATAGGAATATCTTTAAAATATTTTTTAGATAAACCCAAATCAGGTTCAGTTAAATCATCTGGCTCATAAGGAATTTCCAAATTAGCGAACAAAGTATATTCTTGAACCATGTTATAAATCAACATGGTATTATCTAAACCTTTTTGTACAACTTCTGAAGTCAAAAATTCATCCATGTAAGAATGAATTTCTTCTTCTGACATCATATAAGTTGTAGCATAAAACTCTCCAACCTCACGTTCTTTACCACTATCTTCATTAGATTTAAGAAAAGCTTCATGTACTTTTCTATCTTCTTTTTTGGGATAATGACTATCGGTAGTGATAATATATGGAATATCAAGTTCAGCAGACAATTCTACCAAAGCTTGATTTACAATAATTTGTTCTTCGCTCTTTGATGGCTGTAACTCCAAAAAGAAATTACCATGCCCAAAACATTTGTCGAGTCTTTTTAACCATTTCTTAACGCCCGTATAATCAGGTTGTAAAGGATTTTGTTTATAAGAATCTAAAATTAATTTTGGACAACGACCACCAAGACAAGCCGTTGAACCAATAATATGACCTCTATCAGATTCAACTACTTCAAACAAATCTTCATAATAAGTTGGAGTACGAATATTAACATAAGTAAAGGAATTATCAATCCATGCTCTTGTACTTAATTCTCTTATTTGCTTATGTCCAATGGCATCTTTAGCCAACAAAATGAAGTGATAAAAAATATATTCTTTGTCTTCTTCAATGCTTTTTCGATTACAAAGATAAATTTCATTACCTAAAATAAGTTTATAATCTTTCCATTTATCAGGATTTTTCTTTCGCAAATCGTCTATTTGAGTTAATGCTTCGACATGTGCGGCAATACAGTCATGGTCTGTAATAGCAACACCTTTATGACCAAGCTCCTAAGTATATGTGAGAAGACCCTTGACAGTGTTAGTGCTGTCAAGGAAACCTCTCGTATTGGAGCCTATGTCTGTGTGATTATGTACACCTACAAACACGGCATTACTCTCCTTTATATTTTTGTCTTATTATATCATGTTACTTTTAATTTGTCAACCTTAAAAATCTAAATCTTCTAAATCCTTATCTAACATTACTCTTCTCTTCTTAGACTCTTCAATTTCACCCCAATCAAAATCTGTAGTAGATTTTGCATTTAAGGATGTCGTTTTAGAATTAAGAATAGCGTCAGATTTGGTCTTACTTTTTAAATCAGAAGTCTCATTTGTTTTATCCTCCATAACATCATAATATAGAATTTTAACTTCTGGATAAATCTTATCTTCCCAAGACTCTAACTGGAACTGGCAAATTAAATTCATTACCAAGTTCTTTTTGTTAGCACCAAAGGTATGTCTATCCTTAAGAGTCATCATATCAAATTCTGTAGCAGGACAATACTTTTTAATATAAGTAATACCGTTATGCTGGAATCTAATAAAACTCTTAGTTTCGCCATAACCATTAATTTGACTGGCATTTATATGAAGATTTGTAATTGCAAAAGTAGGAGTAGGAACAGTGTTGCCCCACACTTCATAATTTTCAGCTACTTCTTTTACAAATCTTACTTGCATTTCATTAGCAGGAATTTCCCAATCAACTGGATAAATAGTTTTAAGTTGGTCAAGAGGAAGCATTTCGTTACACTTTTCAATTACCTCATTAACATTTTTCTTTTTAAGAAATACACCAGCAGCATTTTCATGTCCAGCACAACTTATAAGTCCAGTTTGCTCTAAAAACTCCTTCAAGTTTTTAATATTTCCTTTATCATATCCACGACAGGAGCCACCGAATTCTGAGGCGCTCCTTTCCTTAAGGAGCACCACTGGACGCAAATACTTAGAAGCAATCTTATTTGCTACAAGTCCAGTAACAGATTTTTTATCAACTATGTCGGTACAATCGACAAATAAAATAGTATTTTTATCTAGCCCTTGTTTGTCAATTTTATCAACAATTTGCTCCATAAATTTACGAACGGCTGTATCTTGACGAGACTTTACATTATTAGCTACTCTCGCCATCTCCCACTGAAGGGTGTGTTCTTCTGGAAGAGGTTTCGGGTCGGCAGCTCTTTTTCTTCTCGGTTGATAAATAACAGTTTCTTGTTCCCCAACCATAGCTCTGAATAAATCTCTTTGCTCTTTTTCTGTACCATAACGTACTACACCATTAATTCTTGGAGCAAGTACCCAGCCAACATTTGTAATAGTTCTACCAAAGTGAATTTCATCAGCCATTCTTTCTTGAAGTTCATTAAGAAAATCATTTTTTTGATTTTCAACCTTCAAACCTTCAAGTACATACCATCTTGTTTCTAAATCTCTTAAATCCATACTATCTGCAATAATACCAAGAGAAACTAAATCAAGATATTCATCAAGCCAACTATCACTACGGTGATACTTTTCACAATAAGCTTCACCAAATTTGCGAACTACACCAACGCCAGACAAAGTAGGATTAGGATAATGTCCATCAGTATCATTTACAGCTACACAATAGTTAACGTAACTATCTTCTTTAATTCTGTCAGACTCTTTTTCTTTAATTTCATCCGCTTCATTTTTTGAAATCCATTTACCTGTGTTAGTATCTAAATATTCAATTTCAACTAAATGGTGGTCTAACACAATTATAGGGCAATTGTAATTTTTAGCAATTTGAATCGCATCTTTACAAATCATTGAAGCATCTGGAATAATAATTAAACCGATTTCATCTTTTGAATATTCACTTAATGCTTTATAAGTTAATCCATGCTCTTTGTTAAAACTAAAAATATATTCTATCTTTGCCTCTGGATTAAAATGCTCAATGATTTTACTCATTAAAACACTACTTGTCAAGCCATCTGTATCTGGGTCCACTTTAATTGCAATTTTCTTATCAGTGTTAACATTATCATGGAAAATCTATACAGCTTTATCCATGTTTTTCATTTGGAAGGGGTCATTAATGACCTTGTTTTTTACAGGATGAAGAAAACTCTTTACATCCTAAATATCATAACTTCTTAAAATGGTTTCAAGAAAATCATATTCATCATCAAAGTTGTTCTAAAACTTTGTCTCCCATAGTAATTTTTCCATTAATTACCTCTTAAAAATATACTCGTAGAACTTTGCCTTTCCCCGTAAGAATAAACAGGTTTTGCTAATTTTATTAATTGATTGTAAACATCTTTTCCCTTATCAAGAGGTGAATCTTTGATATCTAACAATCCTTGGGTGTCCTTAATAAGAAAGACATTAAAGCTTAAAGCAAGTCTCTGAGCTAAAGTCCTTAATCGTTCATTATACCTTAAATAGTTGTCATATAACAATTTGTCAGCTTTATAAACTTCTTCATATTTATCATCAAAGTCTTTATCAAAACCTAAATAAACTGTATCTACTCCGAGTTTTTCTAAAGCCCTAATTTGCCAATCTGAAACATTAAAGCCACAAGTTGCCACTACGCAACTTTTACCTTTAAAATAAGTGTCTGCTTTTAAAACACTTTTTTCACCCTCAACTATAACTGCTTTCTTAAATCTTTTTATGTTTTCTTTATTCTCATAAAGACCATATAAATTCAATCCAAGAGGATGGTCAAATTCTTTGCCAGTCATAAACAGAGGCATATATTTTCTTTTAGAATCTTCTGGTTGTAAACTTCTTCGTCTAATACCAACCAAATGACCATCTATATTATAATGAGGGATAATTATATATTTTTGATATTCATACCACTCGATACCAAATTTTTCCATAGAAGAAATACTAATTCCTTCATCAATCCAACCTTTATAAAAAGTATTGCAATCAAAATAATTAAAAAGACATTTATAGTCATCATAAAACTTCGTAATTTTAGCTTCGTGAAATTGTTGTCTTCTTTCAATATCTTCTGATTGTTTTACCATTTCAGATAATTGTCCACGCAACTCTGGTGAAACGTCATTTCCAAAACCAATACGACTTCGAGATAGTGACTTTCCGACTTTTTTGGCAATATAAACAATTACCTTGCTATAAAATTCTCCATCTTTAGCATTACGAATTCTTTTAATAAATTCAAAAAAATTCATTCGTCCACAATTTGTATAACAGAAAAAATCCTTGCTTTCAGTAAAAAAACATAATTTATGGCTATCTCCACCATGACAAATTGTTTTAAACCAAAGACATTTTTGCTATGTTCTTCCATCTGTAGAAGTTGAATATAAAGGAGAACCATTTTCTTCCATAATGTTAATAACAACATCTTCTGTTACCAACTTCAACAGTTCATCTTTATCTATCATAATCAACCTCTATTAATAATCTATTTCTTCTTCTTTAGAAGATGATTTTTGTTCTTCTTCATCTTCATCTTCATCTTCTACCATTCGGAACTTTTTACTTTCAGGAGATTCTAAGAATGGGTCTTCTTCATTCTCAATAGTCTCTTTTATTTTCTTCGCAATTTCTTCTGTATCTTCAAAAACATCAAACGTACCTTCTTCTTTAGCTGTTTCAGCAATATCAACAGCATCACTTATAATTTGACCTCGAATAGCATCTTTATCATTTGTAAAAATTACTTTTTGGTCTTCTTCAACACGAGTAAATGTTTGAGGAACATCTAAAAGTTCGTAATCATAATCCGTACAGAATAAATCATGCACTCTCATTGTAGCATAATCAACATACAACCAAATTTTACACTTAGTATATTCTCCGCCACGATTCTTATATACAGATATACACCTGTTAGGTTTGTATTTTAAAAATCTATTTTTGATAACCTTCTCTAAATACTTTTCTTCTTTTTTAGATACTTCTGATACAATAGAGGCTGTATCAACTTTATCAATAATAGCTTTAGCTCCACGAACAATAGTTTGGTCACGGTTTTGTTCATTCTTAAAATCACCAGAAACTTGTGTCCAAGTATCTATGCTAATATCATATTTTCGAGTAAGCTCTTTTAACTTTAAACTTAAATTCGCAAGAACTTGGTCTTCGCGGATTTGCATTCTTGCTTTGGCATTAGCTTGAAATTCACTAATCAAATCAGTTGTTACATGAATATAATCAAAAAAAACATTTCTTACCCCATGCTGAAGAACGTGCTGTTCAATAATATTCTCTAAAGTACCAATATCATAATCAGGCACATATTCAAGATAAATATGCCCCTCTTCATGAAGAATTCTAATAGCTTCATCTACTCGTTCTTCTTCATCTCCATAATATCTACCAGTCATAATATGCTCTTGGGGAACATCTGCAATATAAGCCCATAAAATAGGCTCAATCTCTGTAATAAGTTCCATTTCTGTACCGATATAAAGAGCAGCATTTTGAGTACCATTTGGATTTTCTACAAATTCCATCTTATTAGAATCCCAATACTTCGGCGTAAAAGAATGACAAAGATTAGCAATTGTCAATCTCGTCTTTCCAACGCCAGTGCCAGCAGAAGAAACAACAAATTTCCTTGGTTGAATTCCCTTTGTTATAGTTGTCATATAGTTACTTGCGTAAGACAAGCCATAAGCAGGAGTTTTTTTCCATTCCTCTTTTTGCTTTCGAGCCTCATCACTACCAGCTTTAACACTATCACGCCCAACTTTGGGACTATATTCTTGAGTTATATTAGATACTTTTTGTCTAAAATGATTGAGAATTTCATCAATAGTCATTTGACTAAATTTGTATCTTTGCTCATCTGAAATTTCAGGGTCTTCTTCATCAGGGTCAAAAATTTCATCTACATCAATGCCAGATTTGAGATAAGCACGAAGTAAAGAAAACTTTTTCATTTCCTGATAATTAGTATTAAAATTTTCTGGTGTAGCTAATTCTTTAGCCTTTTCTACATAAAGATTACCATTATTTCTTGTATAAATATTATACAGAGATTGCAAATTATTCTTTAAGTAATCATCAATAATATATTGGTCAAGCTTTACAGCGCCTTGTGAGAAAAGATTATTTATAGCTACAAACAAAAGCTGATGGAAAGCTTCAACAAAATCTTTTTTGTCAATCTTATTACTTGTTAATAAAGTTGGATTCTACAGCAAACAACCTAGAACTTCTTTGATTGCAGATTTACTTTGATAATCTCTATAATCCGCCAAGTTAAACCTCCCATTCTTCAGGATGTTCAGACATTATTTCCTGAATATCTTTTTGTAATTCCGATAAATACATAGTATCTTTTCCCTTTTGCTTTTGGAACTCTTTTCTAAAATTATAATCTCCAATAAAATCAGTATTAACAATACCATCATCAACGATATCATCCGCAGAAATTTCTTCTTTGTGATTACGTTTATCTCGTTTTTCATCGTCTTCTTCTTGTTTTTTAATAATTTCAGAACGAGCTACATCTATTGCTATAGGCGGCTTTGTTAAAATATACTCAATAAATTCAGATTTTGTCATTCTCATTTCTTTGTACTTTTGCCAAAATTCCCTTGATTCTGCAAAATAACGTACAACCATGAAAATATCTGACTCTGTTTCTATTTTGGGAGCTGGATTGTCAGCGTATTCATACATGTAATATAAAGTATAAAGAATTTGAGAATTAGTTAACCCATACTTTTCTTTAATTTTTTTTATATATGTTGTAATAAGAGGTGCATTAACCCAATCTCTTATCCCAAGAACGTCCCAAAGATAATCCGTTAAAGTTTTATAATCTTTTGCATCTTGTGCAGGCTATTTCCCACAAATAGAACAATAGTTTTTACTATTTACAGTAATAATTTCTTCCGTAGGAAACATCTTGCCACAAACACTGCATTTTTTATTTTTCCTTGGTGCTATAATCCTCACTCCTTTCTTAAAATATTAAAACGGAAAATAAAGGGGAATAGTAATCAGTTTTACTATCCCCCAATAATTATTTATTCTACTGTAATATTGTTTTCAGTACAGTAATCCTTCAAATCATCGAGAATAAGCAAAAGCATATCCAATTGAGATTCATCGCAATCTTTTACACTCTTACCCTTTCCAAGATACTCTGCAATAATCTTCTTATATTCTGTACTACCAGTATTATGAATAGCTTTTACATAGCTACCGATTTCAGCAATAAGCTCATCAACGCTCTTCTTTTCATCTTCGGTAACTTCGTTATCCTTAAAGAGATTAACCTCATTATCAACAACTGTCGCACCATTAGCCTTTTGTTTATCAATAGCCTTTGCCATATCATCACGCAATGCTTCATAAGTAAATGGAATGCATTCAGACATATAAGGACTACGAGAACCAGCTTCAAGATGTTTGTTACCTCTCATAGTAAGCATGGAATGAACATTACCCTGTTCATCAGTTTCATAAGAAGCGTAACCAGTTACGTCAACAAGACGAGAAACAACAAGGAATCCACGGTCAGGTACAGTAGGAATAGTCTTATCATATTTCTCACCGTTTTCCTTAATCTGCTTAGTGGTGGCATGAGAAATACAAATCAAAGTATAACCAGCCTTAACAATCTCTTGGAAAAACTTATCATACTCACGAGACAAAGCACGATAGCCACGCATCTTTTCAGTCTCATCAAGATAATCTACACCTTCCTTGTCTACGATATACTTTTCACAAAGGTCGTAGGCAATATCAATAGTATCAACAATTACCGTTTTAAAGATTGTTTCTCTATTTTCTTTTTCAGCCGCATCTGCATCTTTAAGCAACTGCTTTTTTACTTCAAGAGCTTCTTTCCAAGTGTTAATTGGCTGTGCAATAATGCCATCCAAGAAACCGTAGCCTTTTTCGAAGCCAAGCAAAATAGGCTTGGGAAATTTACAAGCGTTTGTGGTTTTGCCGCTTTTTCTTTCTCCATAAATGAGAAAACTCTTACCACTAAGGTCACGAGTGACCACATTAGGCTTAATGCTAAAAATATCAATACCCATTATTTAAATGTCTCCTTTTAAAAATTTTGAATTATTTTTTAGTTGTCGATTAGAAATCAGAAAGGAATATCATCGTCATCATCAACAACAGGAGACATCTTTCCAGAACCCTTCTTACCAAAACCTGTAGGCGCAGAAGAACCACTACTGCCCTTGGAGCCTTGATATCCAGCTTCCTCAAGTTCCTTTAAACGACTTGCTCTCTCATTGAGCATAGCCTTACACATCTGAGGAGTGATAATCATATCTTCCTGCTCATCTTCATCATAAGCAATATCACCACCAGTAAGAACCATTTCAAGATAGCTCTTACCCTCAGTTACTCTCTGCTGACCAAAACCCTTGGTCTTAGGCTTTGCTTCACTTTTTTCATTTGGCTTCCAGCTAACATACATCTTAGCAGTAGCACCCTTAACATAACCATTGTCTTCAAGAGCATCCACAAAATCCTTGGGAATAATAATATTCTTAATATCAAGAGCGTTATGATAAAAATCCATGCTAATGAGATTTAAACGCTTTCTACCAGTAGGCTTCTTATCATCTTCAGGGCCACGCTCTTCATCAGTAATACTCTTAATATATCCCTCAATATCAAGGTCACAAGCAAATTCCTCAAAATCATTAAAGAATTGCATAGAAGCAACAGTACCTTCGTGAAGCTGTTCATCAGAACCAACATAATCATTTGCACTAAGAGAACCAACAAGTCTCACCATAGTGGCGTTTTCCTTATCCTTAGTCATAGGAACTGCTTTCTTAACCCAATCAAGAACCTTTTCGTAGTTCTCACTGTCTGTACCATCAGCCTTCTTAGCCTTGATAAAAGACGTGAAAGAACGAGTCATTACACTTTCTTCGCCGCACTGAATCTGCCCACGAATACGAATGTAATCAACACCATTCTTGTCCACACCCTACTTGGACTCAATATCAGCAAGATAACCCGCAAGAGTCACGCTATTTGTCAATCTACGAATCTGGTCAGTATTTTTTGTAGCCATTATTTTTATACTCCTTTAATTTTGTCTTTTAATTTTTAATTTTCATTTTCATCGTTGTTGTCATTGTCATCATCGTCAATAGACTTGTAATCATTACAAGCCTCAAACGTCAAAGTAACACCCAAATCTCTTCGAGCGTCCTCAAGAAAAGGCTTAAGCTTTGCATACGCCGAGCACTTTACCAAAAAACGACAATCTTCACACGCAAGATTATTAACCATTTTACTATCTCCTAATTATTTAAAAAATCAACCTACCTTGGTTGTGAATAAAATATAGCATAGTTTTTTCATCTTGTCAAGTACTTGGCAAAAATTTTTTAATCGGTTAGTCCATTATCATCGACGCCAAAACGTTTTGTTGTTCCATGTTTTGCCATAACCCAGCAATTATTAAAGCTTCCTTTTTTAAGCATTATTTCAACAGAATCTCCTTCTCTTAATTCAAAAGGAGTTTGATTTTGAATTCTTGTAAATTCTGTTTCAGGCTCCCGTGGTAAAATAACATCCACAGTACCATCACTATTTACATTTGTCACCGTAGCACTTTCAATTCTCGGTGAGGTTCTTTTAATTTCTGCCGTAACGCACTAAAGTATTCTATTCAGCATTTCATCTGCATATTGGTCATAATTATTATTTTGGTTTATCATAAATCACCATCTTATTTTCTCTCCCTGACTTTCCTTCTCGGATGTATTAGTAGGTAAGTCAGAAGTGTTACAACAACTTAATGATATTTTACCATCTTTACTATTATAAGAAATAGAAGTAATTAACAACTTTTCTCGTTGTAAAGATAAAAATTCATCTTCAACTTCACATAAATTATTTACTGTCAAAATTGGATTGAAACTAACAGAAACAGAAAATTGCACTCCTACAAAACTTGATTTCCTTAAATAATAATTTGCCAAATCATAAGCTAAGTCATCACTCCACACCTGAGAAGATGTATATGGAGCATCCATACGCCTTCCAATACGTTCTACACAAATAGGAGAAGAAGGATTATTATTTGTAACCGTAGCGGTATAAATAGTAGAATCCACACTATCTCCCACTACTTTTACACAATTAATAATTTGCTCATTTTGATATTGCAAATCCATATTATGTAAATCTCTACTAAGCTTGGGATAAGTCCAAATAACAGGTTTAACAGAGTCATCAACTGTTTCGTTAATTGGATAAAAACATAAATTACCAACTGTATTATAATAATATTCAGCAGATAATTGTGTTGCTAAAGCATCCAAAATCGAACCCAAAGTCTCTCCTTGTTCCGCTCTAATTGTTTGCTGTGTTTTCAATCCAATAAAACTTGGGTCAAAAATAGGTTCTTTGTAATCTAAGATATAGCCATTTCCAAGAGAAAAATTTAAAACCCCTTTAACAGCATCAATAATATTGCTACCCAATTCAACTTCATACGCCGTCTCAAGAGTACCTGTTTTACCTTCAAAAACAGCATATTTATCAGAAAGTTGAAGTTGAATAGTTTTGTTTGAATCATCCCTTGTCAAACTAACATCTCCTAAAATATAAACTCCTTTAGGAAACCAGATAGTTGTATCTTGATATTGAATACCCACATCAAATCCAAATCTTGTATTTACCCAAATACCATTAATATTAGGAGTATATTGTCCATTTTCGTTTGCTAAAGTAACTGTAATACTTCTTCTTTGCCCATTTTGATAAGATTCAGTATAATTTAAGCCATCTAAAGTAATATCGCTTTCTGGAATAATATATGATACTTGTTCATCAGGAGTAAGAATAGATAGTCTATAACGAGGATGAATTACAGGTCTCTCAAGTATTCTTTTTAAAGTGTTAAAAGGAATAGCATTTTCATCCCTTAATAACACATCGCCAAAAATATTATCAGCCATATTTCCTCCTTATCTGGCACTTGAAACAATAGAAATCGAATCTACGTCTAAAGCTTCCTACCAAGAGAAAGAAATTGTTGTTTGCAAAAGATTAGATTGCATATTTATATTATAAGTAGGAGCAGAAGTTACTTGAATAACCCAAGAGTTTCCTTTGTAATCTTTTAATAATTTTAAACTACCATTATTAATAAATTCTCTCCAAGCATTATATTTTTCTACTTCACGAGAATACATATCTTCTTTATTAACTCGTTCTGTATAACCATTTGCAGTTTTAACTTTGAAGGTTGTAATACTTGAACCATTTTCTTCTTTCGTAATAGCTTCTGTTTCTGAATAGTCAGAAATATCACCTAACAAACAAGTAACAGTAGAACTCATATAATCTTTCTTACCTTTAGAATATTTTGGGAACTGTCCCAAAGTATCCCAAGTAGAAATGCTATTATTTTGAGTTAGCTCTCCATTGTCCATATTATAACGAAGTTTCCAAATGTTGCCAGTTTTAACATAAAGTTTTTCAGTTTCAGTCTCTTCAATATCACAAATAGTCCAAGAATCCCATTTAGTAGAAATATAAGCGGGAGAGGTTGTACCGTCAAGATTTACAATGGTATCCTCATACATTTTATAAGACCCACTGCTTTGACGATAAGCAACTAAATAATGATAAAATGCATTGGCTTTAATATTATAATCCAACATACTATAGTTACCATACATATCACAAATATATGTATAAAAACTATCTTCGGGAGCTTTTTTGTAAACAGAAAGAGCACCATTTGACCCAAGTAAACTTTGAAAATAATAAGCTAAAATTGAAGTTCCAGTACCCTAATCCTTCAAATTAAATTTATTGTACAAAATCAAGTCGGAGGACAAAGGCGAAGAATAAGGATTAGCTTTCAATTTTGCAGTAACTTCTTTACGAATAGTATCAGGAGATTTTGTAATATCGGTATCAATACCAACATCTCGAATTTCTAACCGTGGCGCATAATAAATATAGCTATTAATATTCATTAATTATCCTCCTTTCTTTATTCTGTAACTAAAACAATAGAACAATTAACAGGAACTTCTTTAGAATTATCTACTGTTAAATTAAAATCAAACCATCTCTAAGAAATCTAAGCCATATTAGTTTGTTTAACAGCTTGAGAATCAGGCATCCAAATATAATCTGATTCTTCTTTTCCTGACCCGTTTTTAGGTCCCCAACGATACTTAACAGGCCCACTAACAGTACCTCCTGTTGGGTCACTTGCAATAATTTTACCGTCACCAGTTTTCCCTAATTCAGTGTAAGTATTGCTAATATAATTATAAGCAGTATAAGTTAAAGAATTAAGGTCAGAATCAGAAAGTAAAATAGAAACTCCACCCTCAATAGTTAATTTTTTATCAGCGGTGTAGGTTAAAATTTTCTTTTTATCTATTAATGTTATTGTGCCATTCATCACTGAAAGATATACATAAGAAGTTTTTGGAATTAATTGATTAGTAGTACCATCAATAGTTCTAATTTTTGTAAAACGACTTGTTACTGAACTATAAGTATATGCGATATATCCATAAATTGTACCTGTATATCCAAAAGATTCCATTAAAGTCATTACATTTCCAGTATAAGATTCAAGTTGAATCCTAACTATTTCTCCTGCACTATTAGTATATTCATCTGTTATATTTCCCTCTGTAGTTAAAAAACTTATATATACATTAGAATAATCATTTAAAGCAGTTACTAAATTTTCATCATAGTTAGTAGTAGTAAATATTTTATTATCAGCAGTAGCATTTATAGCATTAGCTAAAGTAGTATCATATTCATTCGTAGCAATAGAAGTATAAATCTAACTTCCACCAGAAGATTCTCCTTCAGTCAAATCTCTATCAATTACAACATCAATAGCTTTACCTTCTTCATCTTTGTAATCTCCACTTTCATCAAGATACAAATATTCTGTATCAACCTAAAGAATCCAGTCAGCAGAACCATCTGTATTAACAGTATATTTATATTGACCAACATAATAAGTTTTTGCTTCTTTTCCAAAAGGAGCAAAAACAATATCTTTAGTTAAAATATAAATCATATTCTAATCCATGTAATCAGGCTCTTCTTTAAATTTTTCTACAAGCATATATTTTAATGTAGTTTTGTTAGAATCTGTATATTTATATTGAAGAGCAAAACCAAATTTATCAGGAACGGTCATATTACTTAACATGCTTTGTATATCATAACTAGTAGATTTACCCCCATTAAAACAAGCTAAAGGTTCATTTGAACCATTTTTAAATACTTGCATTTTAAGCATGTTAGGATTTTTACGAATTATTTTATTTTTTTCGTCAACAAGAAGTAAATCCAATCCTCCAACTTTTACAGTATAAACATCTCCACCAAGAGATATATCCCCTGATGTAGAAGAAGGAAGCGGGATATAATTATTTGCAGACTTAAGAGTGTATGCTTTATAATTAAGATTATTATAGCTATCACTTTTTAAGCTACTTTCAATAACGAGTTCTCCTGTTTCTTTATTATAAGAAAGAAGTTTTTTATATTCATCAGCAGAATTTTCATCTGAAAAAATAGAAAGATAAATTGAACGTCTATCAAGCTATCCATTGTTTAAAGAAGCTGACGAGCCAATTTCATCTTTAGTAACCTTATCATAATAAACATAATGGTCAAAAGATGTAACAGGAGTATCAATTTTCTCTTCTACGACAATTTTAGTGGAAGACATTGTATAACTACTTAAAGTATAATATACAATTTTACCAGCACTATCTTTTATAGGAGTAGTTTCATCTGAATATAAAACAATAGAAATTCCATCAGGATAAAGTGGAATTGCATCTGCAAGAGCTTGATTGTCTTGTCTTGTATATAAAGTAGAATAAAGCTCATTATAAAGAACAGTGTCTACCTAACTTAAATAAAATTGAATATAACTTGCATGAGCAATTTCCATTAGCGTTTTTAAATCAGTTCCTGTAATGTTATTAAAGAAACCAATCTTATTATCAGAAGTTACATATGGAAATCTAAATCTCGTGAAAAAAGAAAATATCTCTGGAATCTAAATAGGGGTATTATTTGCATCTGCAACTTGAGTATAATTTAACACCCTTCCAGAAGTTGTATCTGCATAATAATATTTTGAATTACTACTTAAATACACATCGTTTGAAGTAATTGTTTTTTCTGACCCTTTGTCTGTAGAAATAACATAAACAGGACTAACTACCTCAAGTTTTATGGCTTGTTCATCACAAATTAAAGAATTAGCCAAAGGAACTACAGAGCTATAAACTGCATATTCAATATAAAAAGTATCTTCTTCACTATATGCTTTACCATATTTATCATGAATGGTTATTCTAACTTTATAAAAATTGTTTGTCTCAAAACCTTTAAAATTCCATTCAAGAGAAGAATCATAAATATCATCAGATTCAGCAATTAAAGTTTCATTATTATAATTGTCAATTGAATACAAATAATAATGATAATATTTAATTTCAACATTATTTATAGAATTCCACGTACCCAAAAAAGCAACATCTCTCCATGGAGCAGGAACAGACTAGTCAATATTTATATACGGTATATTTTCTAAATCTAATTCACGGTAATCTTTATATTTAATCCCTAATGTTGGAGCTTGTCGAGCATATAAAACAGCATTTGGAATAGAATCCATAAAATCAGTATAAACTATATAATCAGTTTGAGGAACAATTATTTGCTAAATATCACCTGTACTTTGAGTTGCAATTTTGCAATTTCCTTTTAACAACCATTGAGTATTATCAAGTTTATTAAAAGTAATATCAGTTTTCTTTCCTGCAACATATTGTCCCAATGTACTAATTTTTTGTGTTATATTTAATCTCACGCCATTTTCCCAAACAATTTGAGGAGGATTTAAAGCATCTGATTTAATATTTATATTTGGTTGAACAAAAATTTGATGGTCTGCTTCACTATTCCAATAAGAAGTCATAATTTTAAAATTGGGATTCGTAATAGGAGTGCCACCTATTTTTCTCTCGGCAGAACTGTGGTAAGTTTTTTGTGAAAATTGCGAAGAAGATGAAGTCAAATCTTTTGTCCAAAGTTTGTAAGTATCTCCATTTTTGGGAACGGTTGCAAAACCCTCCTATAATCTAATTTCACCAGTTTCTTGTCCATATCCAATAATTTTTCTTTTTACACTATCATCGCTATTTAACGAAATATAATTGCCTAATTCAATATCATCATTTGGCTCGACATAAAAATTATTTAAAGTATGCTAATCAGAAACATTATAAAGAGTAAATGTTTTTCCATTCGTATAATTATATGTAAAAGATTCGGTTAGTTCAATTTTTATAACATCTTTATTCCAACCTAAATCTGTATAAACCCAGTTAATTTGTCTACGTTCCCTATAAGGCCAAGTAGTAGGATAAGCCAAATTATCTTCATTTGGAAGAGTAATAGTCATCATACCATCATTTTTACTTGAAGCAGATATCTCTATCCATCTATCATATTTAAGCTGGTCTTTAACTAATTTCTTAGTTTCTTCGCTGCTAATGCCACTTAAATCCACCCAAATAACAGAAGTAGTAGAACCAACGGTAAACCCAGAACAAACTAAAGTTGTTGGGTCTTCATCTGCTGTTCTTGGAGAATGATTTTCGTACATTCTAATGTTCCATTGATAATCTTTTCCATTTTGAAAAGACTAATTTTCTTCGCACTAAGCTGTCGCTGACAATCCTTTTTTTCCTTCTTCTTTAAAAGTAACAAAATTACTAGAAGAATCTACAGTTAAATTTAAAGAAAGCTGCTCTTTATTCCTAATTTCCTACCCTAATGCTTGAGAAGGCTAATTAAGAATCGTTGTAGCGCCATCTCCTGACAAAAAATTGACAGAATAAGCTTTTACAGATGTTCCAAGGGTGTTAACCTGAGCCTAAAATGGGTTCCGAGCGGTAGATAAAATATCTATTTCATTCAGGTTTGGACTTAGCGAAGATGCTTTATATATCATTTCTTTTAACTCCTTTCATTATGTTTTTCGTCTAAGGGATGAGGTGTGGCGAGTTTTTGTTCCACACCACACCCCTTTTTTCATGCTCTTATTATAAGCTATTTTTATTTAATTGTCAATAAACTTTTCCTATTTTTTACCCTCTTTTTCAAGATTTTATTTGGGGTAAATTTATCCTCTAGTTTTGCGGGTTACATTCCACCTTGACCCCATTGCTGTAGTTACTCCACTCCAGAACTTAGCAGGGTCATTAACGCCTTCAAGTACAACATCACCTTGAACAATATACTGTGTACCACAGTTATTGTCAGTTCCAGTGCGTTCCATCTCAGGAAGTCTTGTGGTTGCCATATTGCGTAACAAATTATAAGCTTGGTCACTATTCAAGACATACTCAGGCTTGTAAGGCGTACCATGTAACATAGCAAGTCCTGTATAAGTTACTGGTCCTTCTTCAATACCAGAGGCATAAGGAGTTACAGTAAATCCAGACTTGTTGGTGTTGGGATGTAACTTTAACCACTGGTCATACAATTGCTGGTTTGTGGGCCAACCACTTGTATCTATCTTATTTGCTTTCGCTTGTTTAATTTTAGCAGTTCTTTGGTCTGCTAAACGCCAGAATTCATCAGAAGTCTTGGCATTGAGCATCGCTGTACCAATGTCGCTTCCACCCCAAGAAGAACTACTTGCGCTACCACCTTGAGAGGGCTTGACAATTGTAGAAGTGTTTTTATTAGACCCACTTGAATTACTACTAGAATTATTTCTGTTGGAACTATTACTGGAATTACTTGAAGAAGAAGTAACTCTATTTGGAGTGCTATTAGAAGAATTATTTCTTCCTTGTCCAGACAGCCATTGCTGATAAAGCTCATCATTACTTTGATATCTAAACTTATTGCCAGCTTTATCATAACCATAACCACTGCCATCAATAGTAATGCCCATTCTACGAGCTTTTTCATCACGATAAGCAGCCCATCTCTTAAATTCCCCTTCATCTCTTGCAGCCAACATCTTTGCGGCGTAGTCTGTATTCATATCAAGGTCAGAGAAATCATAAGTGTTCAGGTCATCTTCCTTAATATAACCATTTTGGTTATTATTCTTATTATAGAAATCAGAAGTATCTAACAATTTAAGTCTCTGTCTACGCAATTCTGCCAATTGTTCGTTAGCTTGACGATAAGGCGTAAGTAAATTGTCTTGGAATATCGTAGTATAATTCTTATAGTTCTGCTGAACATTAGAATTAAACTTCTGCATATCCGCTGTAATACGAGCACGAATCTCTTCTTCAGAATTCGCGTTCATTAATTCTTTCAGTATGCGTTCATTCTCAAGACGTTCATATTCCTTATAATCCCATTCAAGTTGCTCAAGATATTTGTCCCAAGCATCTATACGGTCTTGGAGAATTTGCTGCTCTGCATCTTTCGTATTGTTGAGGTCATCTACTCTGTCGTTACGATAGAAATCATCGATATCACGTTGACTTTCTTTAATCTTTTGAGGATTGGATTCGTACACCCACCGTATACCTTTGCGAAAAACTCTATCCTTTTCTTGGTTGGCCTTCTTTTTTGCTAAGAGAAGATTTTCAAGCTCTATGGCACGGCTTCTTTCTTCATTAGCTCGTTCCAGAGGCTTTATTTCATCTTCATAAGCGTCTTCGATAGCATCAATAGCATCTTGCAGTTCATCCTTATAAAGATTAATTCTATAAACAATCGCATCATACTGCTTTTCTTGAAGCTCAGTCTTATCTTCCAAAGCATTTATCTTAGCTTCATGTAAAGCAACCGTAGCTTCATTCAAGCCATCAACAAGGTCTTTAATTTGTTCATCTGTTAAATCAGAGACATCTTCCAATGCCTTTTGATAAACACTAACTTGATTTTGTAATAAAGCGCTCCTACTTGCATAGTAGCTTTCAATATCAGAAATTCTAATCCACTCTTGAGGCTTAGAATCTTCAAGAAGTTGTAATTTATTAGAAAGTTCTTCAATTTGCGCAGAAGTTCTATTAACAACATATTCAGTCTTAGAATCAATTAAATCAAGATATTCTTGCTGTGCTTCACGATATGCCTTGGAATAATCGCTATTACCAAGTGCAACATGAGCACGAGCTTCCATTTCGCTCATGCCCTCAGTCATATAACCATAAACAGCTTGACTAAAATTAAATTGAATAGAAGCTTTAGTGGCCTCAATCTATTTTTCAATTTCTGCAAGAGAAGCGTTCATAGCTGCATCATAAGCAGAACTATTACTCCACGCACTACCCTTTACATAATCAAGTTCACGGTCACTTAACTTTTGTTGCCATTCAGAAACTTCTTTACGCAAATCAATCTCGTCTTGAAGCAGACTATTAAGGTCTTTCTGATTCTCAAGAAGTTCTTCATAAGTATCAGAAGTCTTAACTAATTGCTGTTTCATAAGAATTAAAGAATTAATAGATGCTCCATACAATTCAAGAATTTTATACTTATCTTCAACCTCTTCATCATCAAGGTTATTAATAGCTTTTTGATTCTCAATATAATTCTTTTCTGCATCTAATCTCTCTTCTTCTGTGAGATTGGTATTTTGCATCATACCCTCATAATAAGCCGCTAATTTTTCAAGACTTGCTCTCTTCTTTTCAAAATATTGGGTATATCCAGTAGGAGTTAAAGTATTTTCATCAAATACTTTCATTGCTTCCCATTCTTTGTCGATTAAAGAATCATAAGCTTTGAGAAGGTCAAGAACTTTATCTTTAGTATCTTTTGCTGTCTTTCCTGCGTTTTTAGCATTATCAATGAATTTTTCTTGTTTCAGCCAATCTCCAGCACCTTTAAAATCAGACACATCAAGATTTTGATAGAAATATTTCCAAACATCAATTTGCTTTTGAGTATTGTCAATTTGTCCACTTATCCATTGACCATCTGGACCATATTGTCCCTACAAACTCTTTAATTCTGTTTGAAGTTCCTCGTTAGAAAAATTAGAATAAACTTCCATCCATGCTTCTGCATCAGCTTTATTCTAAGTTATTTTAGAAGCATAATCAGTAACTTTTGTACTAATATTACCAATAGCTTGCTCAACTTCAGCTTTACCTTGTTTGTATGCAGCAGCAACGCCTTTAAACTCACCTGAAGCAACTGAATCAAGAATATTTAAAATACCTCCAAGAATGCCAGCGTATTTTGCCATTACTTGAGTAGTTTGCACTGTTTCTTGAGCCACATCATTCTTTGCTTGCGCATTTGCATATTCACCAGCAGCATTACCATAAGCAGCAGTTGTACCTTCTCTATCAGCTAAGGTTTTTTGAACAGCTTCGGCACGAGCCATCATTGTAGCCTTACTTTCAGTTAACTCTTGAATTGTTAGCATAGCACTTGCTTGAGCAGCTAATAATTGAGAAGCAGCCATTTCTTCAGCCGCATTTTTCTTTAGTTTAATAGCTTTAATATGCTCATATTCATTACCAGCCGCATCTACTAATTTCTCTTTTTCGAAATCTAACAAATTAATATAATTAGAATTTGTAGTTAATAAATCAAGAATCGTAGACAAAGAAAGCTTTCCATTAGTTGCCTGTTCTTCTTGAGCATCAGCTAAATCTTCATAACATTGAGCAGTTTCCTTTAAAGCGGTTTGAAGCTCTTTAAAAGTACTTATATGACCTTCTACATCCATATCTTCAGGGTAATAAAGATTTTTCCATGCTTCGGCATATTCAGAACCCCAACTCATTAAGTTTGCCAAACCAGAGCTCATCATAGAATTAATAGCTTCATCAAAAGCATCACTATCAATTTCGTAAATGCCATCATTTAAAGCTTGAGTAATATTATCAATAGCTGCACGTACTTCTGGTGTATAGTCAGAAAATTCCAAAGCACTTCTTTTTGTTTTATAATCACCAGACTTAAAGAAAGAACGAGCTTTATCTTCAAGACCACTATAATTAGATGTTTGATTTACCATATAATTATCCATTGCTTCCCAGTTACCTGTTGGCATACTTCTTGCAGATTGGAGTAATTTTACAGCAGTCATCATATCATCTGTGATTTCAAGAGTGCCATCTTTAAGCCATTCATAAATTTGTCTTGCATCTTTAACTTCAATCTGAGTTAAATTTTGCAAAGAAATTTTATCCCCGTTCTAATCACTTATACCGAAATCTTCTTTAAATTTCTAAAGAATATTATCATCATCAACAATTTCTCCATCAACGACTTTAAAGCCTAAACCAATGATAATTTTCATAGAATTTTCATCTATATCTTCAACATCAGGAAATGCATCTTCAAGATATTGTCTTAATTTTTCTCTTGCTTCAGTAGCATCTCCAACCGTCATTTCATCTGTTACTTTTTCATTCGTGGCATCTAATAATGCAGTGAATGTTTTATCGTCAACAAAATCATTAACAGTGCTAATCATACTTCTAACTCTTTGTTTATAAGCATCGGGACTCAAAGCATTACCTTCAGAATCTACAACATCTATAGCCGCAATAGCAGAGTCAAGCAAATTACTTGTTACATCATCTATATTATCATAAGCCCCCATAAGTCTTGCATAAGCTTTGCCAGATTCACTAAGAGTTTGCTTTGCGCTCTCAACCGCTCTATCAAAAGTTCCTTCGGCAGCATCAATTGCAGAAGCTCCAGCAGCATTTGCAGCCTCGGCTTCTTTAATTTTAATATCTAAATCTGCAACTTGATTTTCAAGTGTAGTAACATCAGATGTACCAGTTTTTAAATTATAATCTTTTTCGAGTTTTTGGCGCTGGCTTGTAGCCATTCTATACAAATCACCACTACCGCTTACGCCATTTTCATACATTTGTTTATAAGAAGCTTCTTTTTTTCTTGCTTCTGTCAAATCTTTTTGAAGCTGTTGAATTTCCTTATCAGAACTGTTGTTAGCTCTTGCTTTATCAAGATTTTTCTGCGCTTCATCTCTTTGTTTCTTTAAAGCTTCAACATCTGTTTTGCTTCCATTATCTTTTCTAGCCTGATTAAGTTCAGTTTGAGCATCTTTATATTCTTGAGCCGCAGTATCTAAAGTATCTTGTAATACTCTTTCCCCATCAGAACCCATAACCATTCTCTAATCTGCCAATGTTTGTAAAGAATCTATTAACCCCTTAACTTTGTCAGAAGTAGTTTCCATTTCGTTGCCCATATCAGCAATAGCATTGCCATTTTCATCTGTACGAACGCGCAATTCAGGGAATGCTTCTACTAATTGATTACTGTAATCAAGGAATTTTTCATATTCTTCATCAGTAAGAGAAACATTTCTTCCTAAAGAATCAACCCCTTTAGAAAGCTCATCATATTTCTAAGCGGTAGCTTGTAAAGATTTAGCATTAGTTAATTCCTCTGCCGCATCTGTAAAAGCAGTTTTAGCTTCTTCTATCATTTTTTGTTGGTGCTTTTTATACAAAGCATAAGCAGCTCCAATAGCTAAAGCTGCAATTTCAATACCAAGAGCAGGTCCTAAAGTTGCTGGAAGTGCTTTCATAGCGGTAAAAATAGAACCTCCTGCTTTCATAGAATCAACAAATGTAAGAGCTATAGTAGAAGTAGCTTTTCCGCCAATACCCATACCTATCATGGTTCCTAAAGAAGTTGCCCAGCCTCCACCAAGAAGATTTTCTCCAATAGCCGCACCAGCTAAAGCACCAAGACCAGACCCAACCATTGTAGCGCCACCTTTTAAAGCCGCTCTTTGCGGACTTGTCCTAGAAGCACCCTCTAAATCATCTGCAATAGTTCTAACTGCTGCGTCATTACGTCTTCTTGCTAATTCTTCTGTAGCTATCTAAAGCTTTTCTTCATTAGTCAAGCTTCTTTGACCTTGAGTGATTTGTTCAGTCCTCAAACGAAGCTCTTCCTAATCTATAGTAGACAACATAGCATCTACCCATGCATTGTTTTGGTCAGCCAAATTTTCTTGCAACTGTAATGCCGCCTATGCATCTGTGACCTCGGTATTTTTTAAAATGCTGGCAATGTTTGCTTTAATTTTATCATTGTAATTAAGCATAGAATTTTGCATTGGAACATAGCCATCTACCAATATTTTTTTAGTACTATCGGTTAAATTATCTAAGCTGTTAATAGTATTAGTTAAACTCTTTGCATAATTTTCTTTGAGAGCCACATTAAACGATTCGGTATAATTTGCTTTTAAAGATTCTCCTAAACTTTGCCTTCCACCTTGAGTAAAATATCCCTGAGTTGAGATATCCATTTTATCAAGTTTCATAGAAACGTTAATACAAGAAGATACAAATTTAGACCATGCATTTTGCATCGCGCTTCCGAAACCAACTGAATTCATTGCGGCAGTTGCTAATAAAATAGCACCCGCCCATGCCACAAGATTATCAGAAACTTCTGCGACAGCATTATAGAACCAAATTAAAGTGCCAGATTGATTAAGAGCTAAAACCCATTTTTCAAGAGCAACAGTAATTCTATTCTTAGCAGCTTCAACGCTATCAGTATAAGACTTCATCTTTTCGATAGCAGTACCATATGCATTAGTAGAAATTTCTTCGAACTTTTCAACAGCATCCCAGTTTTCAAACAAGGTAAGCAAGTTTTCACGCTGTCTTACGCCAGCCAGAGAAGTAGCAATACCAGATTTTTGAACATCTGTATATGTATTCCACTTACTAGCAATTTCATCCATGATATCATCAAAGTCTCTAAAGCTGGATACAGAATCTCTAATATTAATACCCAACGCACCAAGAGCCTTTTCAACATCGTTCAAATTAGCCCATTCATCAGCATTATAATTTTCGCTTTCAATATCAGCTTCAGCAGCTACAAATTTACCAGCGGCAATGTTCTGATAACGTGCATAAACCGTTTTCATAGATTCACCAACAGATGCAGCACTCTTTTGAGTTACATCTGTAATAGTGGTAAGATATGCTATATATCTGTCTAAAGTTGTACCAGCCATTTGCGCAGAATTACTTGCACGAGACATAGCTTCTGCCAAATCACCAGCACTAATGGCCGCCGCCATGTCAACCGCACTCAAGCGGTCCACTACTCCTTGGATTTCGCTTGCTTCCAACTTCCAACCCTTAAGCACACTAATCAAGTAACTCGTAGCATCAGCACTACTAATCATACCAAGGGTACTTAATTGCATAGAAGCTTCAGTTAATTGAGATGCTTCTTGTCCTTCATAACCAGCACGAAGCCAATCGTTTGCAGCTTCAGCAATTTCTTCGGTAGTTTTACCAATTTCTTTTGCTAAATCATTAAACTCAAGCATCATATCATGGATACTATTCTTAGTATACCCACTTGCGATTTGAAGGTCAACCATTTTCTAATCCAATCTTTCTGTAGCAGAAATAAAGTCATTAAAAACTTTCTATATTTGTTGGAAAGAAAATATTTGCATTATAGCCATTCCAATTTGGGAAAAGCTATCTTTAAAATTATCCTTAAGTTGAGTTAAGAAGCCTTTAGTTTGATTAACAGAATCTCCAACTCTATCCATTTCAATCTAGTTATTGTTTAAGATACGAGTTCTTTCTTGCTCTAACTTATTAATCTGCTCTTCTGTTAATTCAATACCATTTAAGGTCTTCTTTTGCTCATCATATTTATATTGATTTGCTAAATTATTCTTTTGGCTTTGCAAAGAATGAATAAAGGATTTGTTTTCAATAGCTGCATTTCCAGTTAAAGACATTCCCTTATTTTCTGCTCTAGCAATTTCTCTTTCAATTCTACCTTGTTCTTCAAGATTCCTATAATAACCCGTTAAAGTATTTTGAAGAGTGGGATTGTTGTTTCTTGCCGCTTGAGCATATTTAACATCAGTAGTAGCAGAAGTCCTTGCTGCTTCATTAGTAGCTTTTCTTAAAGCGTCAAGCTTTTCTTTTCTTTCACTCTCAGTTAAATAAGTAGCCTTAGTAATTTCTTCTTCAAGAGTTTTAGAATCAACAATTTGCCCATTTATAGTTAAAATTTGTTCAAGATTTTCTATTTGTTCACGAAGAGTTTGACTTAACTTTTGTTGAGCTGTTTGTTTGTCTCCTGTTAAACCTTCAGCTTTTAAATCAGAATCTTTTAATTTATTTCTCAAATCAAGCAATTCTGTATATTGCTTTAACATCTGGCTCAAATCTTTAGTTTGAGAAGTATTGACAGCGGTTGTCACACTCGAAATATTTTTAGCTTCTTTAACTTCGCCTTTTGTTTCAATTCTCTTTAATTTTGCCTATAAATCTTCATTACCTTTAGCAGACAAAATGGTTTTACCTATAGCAGAATTATCATTTACATTAGAAAGAGTAAGCTCTCTTTCAGACATCAAATCTATTTGTGCCTAAATAGCTTCTTTTTGCTTCTCAATTTGTTTGTTTAAAGCATTACTTTCATCTTCTGTAAAATTTACTCCATCCTAAGCCAAGGTATTTTTTTGCTCTTGCAAATTATTAAGTTCAGTTTGTAAAGTAATTAATCTTTGATATTCTCCAACATAAGCATTAATAATAGCTTGCTCTCTTTTATCAATGCTACCATTTTCATCAGGAGCATAAGAAATAAAATTATTATTAGCAGCTTTTTCAGACACAGGAGGTTCCGACCTACCAAAAACTCTACCTGTGGTCATCTCTCTATTCATGAGAGTTGCTTGTTCATCTTTAGTTAAAGGTTCAGCCTTACCATCTATAATATCATTTGCTCTAACAAGAAGGTCATAAAATTCCTCTTCAGTTAAAGCCATATGTTGAATTAATTGAGTAAATCCATCTTTAACATCAGCGATAAAAAGTGAGAAATCTTTGTCTGTGTCAATTCCACTTTCTTGATATAATTTTTGAAATTCAGGATTTTGAGCATTAGCTAAAACACCATATAATTGTCCAGCAAGTTGAAAACTTTCTGTACCATAAGTCTTACCAGTTTTGGTATCAAGAATAAAATTCTATGGAGAACCATCCGAACTCCTTGCAATCTAGTCAGGTGTAAAGGAATAATCAAATGTTCCTTTAGGACCGCTAAAACTCGCAGCCATAGGAGTTTCAGAGAAAGGAGTTAATTGAATATGAGCATTATTTATTGCTTTAGTATAACTCTCGACAGCTTGCAATAAAAGTTGTTCAGCATTGTCAATACCAAGCTTGGATAAAAGGTCTGCTTTTTCCTTTAATACTCTTGCAAATTGTTCTTGAGCGTCTACTACTTCTGTAGCACCATTCCATTTTACCTCAACATCTTTTCCAGCAAAACCTTCAACTCCAGAAAATCCAGTTTTACTTAAAAGGTCAAAAACCTCATGCTCTAAATTGCCTTTTTCTCTACTTATAATAGCATTTTTCTTTTTAGCAAAATCTTGTGCAGTCATACCAATCTTTTCAGCAGTTAATTGCTCTCCTTTAGGAGTGTTTGCAATAGCAGCCATAAAAGCTTTTTCATCGGCAATAGCTGTTGCAGAAGGAGTAAAGCCCTTTAAAGCTCCACCAAGTTGAGTAATACTTCTTAACTTGTTACCATTAGTATCGGTATAAGTATGTGTTGCATCATCATAAGATTGCAAATCTTTATATGTATAGCTTACACTACCACGTTCTGTTAATTTAGAATGGTCTTCTAAAGCAGAATTTAAATCTTCGGTAGCATTCTATTCTTCTTTTAATTGAGAAGCTAATTTTTCAGAAACGATATATTTCTTTTGTTCAGCTTCGGTCGCTTCATCAACTGCTGTAGAATGTTTTTGCCAATTCGTAGTGTTATTTTCTAAAGAAGCTGTTTCTTCAGGCTTAATTACTCCTGTATCATTACCAACTTTTTCGGTTGCTTTTTGAACTTCTTCAACATTAGCAACAACTTCTTGAGAAGCTTTGTCACTATAAGAAACAAGTTGATTTAGTAATCCTTCAAAAGTATAACGAACAGTTTCTCTAGAATCAAGCAATGCTTCTATAACTTGATTTTGTCCTTGTCCATTAATATTTTGAATAGTACCAGAAAATTCTCCTCTTTTGCTATTCTTGGCTGAAAAACTGCTTCCAACAGATAAACCAGAGGAACGAATTTTTTCTTTTAATTGTTTTGTCGGGTCTTCTTTCTTTTCTGCAATAGCAGTTGTAGTAGTCTTCTTTTTGCCCCTATTCTTATAAGTAACAGGGTTGGTTTCTAAAAGAATCAGTTTGTTTAAATCTTCCGTGTAAAAATCTATTTCGGATTGTACTTCTGCGATTTGATTTAAAAGAGATTTTTTATCTCCTTCATTATCAACATTCTCAGCTAAAGATTTAATCTTTTCTAATTCTGCTTGCTTACTTTTAAGTAAATTCTTTAATATATCAATATTTTCAGAATTGTTTTTACCACCATATAAAGAGCCAGTTAAACCACCTTTGTAAGACAAAGCGGTTTTCAAAGCAGGAGTGGGATTTAATTCCAATTCGCCCCAATTAACCTCTTCTGGAGCCGCTCCCGTAGATTCATAATAAGCACGATTTATTCCCTTGTTAGGGTCTATTTTAAAACCAGTAGTATCAGTTCTATAATCAACAATTGAATTAACCCATTCTTTACCAGTTTTCTTTACTGTTTTAATAGAATCTACTGTCTATTCTTTTCCTGATTTATCAGTAATTGTTTCTTGAATTGTAGCCACACGAGAGATTTCTAAATCAAGATTATCATAAGCCTTATTCAGATTAACAATCGTTTGATTAATTCCATCTTCAACACCGCTTTCAATTTGGAAAAAAGCTTGAATCTTATCAGAAATATCTCCTTCTGCATTATCAAATCTGTTCTTTGCTGCCAAACTCGTGTCATACTTAGCCTTAATTTCTGGATTATTTGCAAAGAAATTATTTTCATAATTACTATAATCAACTGGCTCAAGTCCATTCTTAACTCTGGCTTCGTTAAATCTTTGATGTCCAGCTTTTAAACTTGCTTTTAAGATTTCTGGATAACTAACAATTTTAGAAATAGAATTACCAACAGTATCAGAATCCATTCCTGCCCAAGTAGGATATCCTTGCGCAATTTTCTTTAACGCTGTTGCTAATTCTGGTTGATTAATCTCTTCTACAATATCAGCTAACCAATTTAATCTTTCTGTTACTTGAGGAACAGAATCATCTGTTGCTAATTCATTTTTACTTCCTTGGAAAGCTGAAATTGCACCTTGAATTTTCTAAAATTCTGGTCCAAGACCTCCAGCCATACGTCTTCTTCTAGCTTCCCATTCTGCATTATAATTAGTAATAACAGGTTCAGCATAATCATCAGCATTAACTAAATCTCCAAAAGTGGTTTTACTTCCTTCGCTAACACTTCTATCTAAAGAACCTTTTGGAACTACTTCAGACATTCCCTTTTCACGGTCAATATCTAAACCAGTAGCATTAAGAATTCCTTCAGCTAAAGCTAAAACAGCTTGCGTTAATTCATCAGAAGCACCGTTAAACTCTAACAAACTATCTTTAATATCTTCACGACTGTTTTTTATCGCATTCCAAGCTTCATCCTGTTCTTTTCTTTCAGCTATTTTAGAATCTGCTTCTCTTTCAGCCGCTTTCTAAATTTCTTTTTCACTTGTCTGGTCTGTCTTATTATTAGAGGTTTCATCTGACCAACCATACTCGTTTGGTTGCATCTTGGTAACTTCCCCTTCTAATTTAAGACCAGTTCTTAATAAATTACTTAAAGCTGAATCACGATTAGGAATATAACCTTTTTCACTTCTAACCGCTTCAATTTCCTTCATACTCTTGGTGCTTATTAAGGAATTCTTAAGTAGCTCTTTAATTTCATCCGAAGAAGTATTCTCATAAGAATCTTTAATACTACTAAAGATATCAGATAAAAAACTTTTAATTAAACCGTATTCTTTACTGTCTCCTTTGCCAGATTCTTCTAAAGAAACAGCTTGTTTCATTAAACTATCAAAAGCTTTTTCTAATCCTGTTAAAGAAGAATTCCTCAAATCTCCAACCCCACCAATATTTTTAGGGTTAGCTAAACGAGCATCATCAACAATAACTGTTTTCCTTGATTTACCTTCTGAATCAATACCAGAAACATATTTGCCATCTTCCGTTATAAAAGAACCAAAATATTTAGACGCTAATTGTCCTTTTGTCTAATCAACTTTTCCGCCAGATTGATATCCATATACTGTTCTACCACTCTTACCACCAGAAACAGTCTTCCTACCAGATTGAAATTCATTCTCAACTTGAATCATCAAATCAGACAATATCTTATCCTTGATTTTAGTAAAATCGGTGTCAGACATTCCAGAAGATTTGGCCTATTCTTTTATTTTTTTATAATATGTATCAACCCTTGCTTGTTTTTCTCCCTGCATTTTGTCTGCTTTAGAAGAAAGCTCTCTTACTTTTTGAGTGGTACTTTTAGGAGCGGGCTCTTGAGAAGTTACTTTAGTAGAAGCACGAGTCTTACCTTTTGTGCCAGCAGCCGCCACAAAATCCTACATTGCTCCTTTATCTACAATAGCTTTAAAAGATTCAATTTCTTCTCCATATTTTTTCACCAAAGAATCTAACCCTTTAATAAAATCAATACGACTTTTAATATAATCTTCTATCTTAGGCAAAGATTCATTTCCTTGCCGAATAGAATCTATATCTTTAGACATCTATACAGCATTTTGTCTTTGTTGCGTTAAAGAAATTTTCTTTTTTTCTAAATTTTGAACATATTTACTATTATTATAATTATTATTAGCATAATCATATTTAGCGTTAAATTTTTCTTGGGATGATAAATTTTTGCCTTTTATACTCTTTTCAAAACTCTTGTTAACATTTTCCATTCTTTGTTGAAGTTTTTGCTCGATTTCTCCAATCTATTTATCTAATACCTCAACACTTTTATCTAAACCCAATTTTATTTGGACTTCGTATTCATTCATATAAATTCTCCCTCCTATTAATTAAGTTTTATTCCATATTTTTTTAAAACTTTAGGCTTAACTACCGTATTAAATCTTTTTTCAAATTCTCGTTGACTTCGTGTATAAGCTATTTTATAAGTCTCTTCAATAGGAGAAAGACTTAAATTATTTCTGTTATTATTTGCTCTTGTCATATTCCAAAAATCAAATGTTAATTCTTGTACTTCATCCCACTAAGATAATGAATCAAAACCCGCAAAATCCTCTTCGAATTCTGCCTCATTAAATAAAGTTGTAGCCATATCAAAAACTAAATCTGTATCGCCAAATTGTTTTATTGTAGATTCTCTTACTGCATTTTTATTAAATGCTTTCTTTTCTTTTTCTATCGGCTTTAAAAATTTTAATTTATTTTTATTATAAGTCAAATCAGGCCACAAATTTTTTGTACTCGGAACAAAAAATAAAGAATCCATTAAACTATCTTTATCATAATTGTCCCCGTAATAATTATCAAAAACACTTTCAAAAACATTTTTGACTAAAGACATATATTCAAAAGAAACTTCATTCTTAATGGTTGCCATTCTTTGAGGCATTTGTTTTTCTATTTTCTTTACAATTTCTTTACAAGCATCTTCAAATGCTTTTGAAACTGTATTTGATAAATCACTCATATTCTTTTCCTTTCTTTAAACTATTAAAGAGGGAAGCGTTTTACTTCCCTCTTTTAGATATATAATATGTATCTCTAGCTAGAGAACCACAATTTAATGTGGCTTAATCCTTTTTATTTGCTTTTTTCTCTTTACCAGTTCTAATAGCTTCTAATTGAGTCAACTTTTTAATAGCTTCTGTAGCTTTATCTGCATTTTGAGACTTACTTAATGCTTCATAAAGTTCTCTAATTTCCTTAAGAGCTTCTTTATCACTTGCCATCTTATTTAAAAGCTCTTCATTCTTCTTCGCGGATTCCGCAAGTGCCTGATAATTAATATTACTCAACAAGCTATCCAAATCTTTCATTGCATAAATATTTAAAGATTCTTGAATCATTTCTTTCATCTCATTATAATCTTTTTCGCAATATTGCAAAATAAAAGGAGCAAAAATTGGATAAAGTAAATCATAAGTTTGATAAGTTTGTAAATCTTTATTAGAAACATCAATCATTGCATACTCGGCAAGAAGAACATTAAAGAACATATTCTTTCTTAATGATACGACTCTAATTTCTTCCATTTCAACATCTTGATTGTTCATATCAAAAATAAGAGTCATCATTGCTCTCATCTTATCAAGGATTGGAAGATAAGTACGAACTGTTAATTTATTTCCAAAAGCATTCAAATCTTCCTGTTTAATTTTGCCAGAAATAATTTTAGAAGCGTTGTAAATCAGCTCTTCCAGAGTAATTTTTTCAACTTTTTCCTCATTTTTTTGTTCATTCTGGGTCAAATCGACCTGTTTTTCATCAGACAAAAGTTTGTTTTCATCTGCCATTTTTTATTCTCTCCTTTTAATCCTTTTATTCATCCATGTCAATTCCAAACAGTTCACCAATCTCTTCAAGACTAGTATCTTTTCTATAAGAATCTGTAGTGGAAATATCAGAATGATTCACTAATAATTTAATTTTATCAAGAGGTACTTTACCTAAATTCTATTCCCTACATAAATAATGTGTTCCATCCGACAAGTTCTGGATGAAGCTATGGCGAAACGTATGAACATTGAGATTTGAAGGTTTACCAGTAATTTCTTCAACTATTGGTCTTAAAGAAATAATCCAATCATAAAGCACCTCTGCCCTTGCAGGGAAACCACCCTCTGTAATAAACAGTTCTTTTACATCATCTTCTCCACGCTCTTCTAAATATTTCTTGACGCATTTCTTAGTTAAAGAATGATAAACTGCCCTATAAATTTTACCACGTTTTCCAATCAGTTTGTTAGTAAGATTTTTGCTTTCATCATAAAAACTTTCTTTTTCAACTTGCGCAATTTCATTTTTACGAGAACCACAATCGTAAAGTAAAGCAACTAATGTAGCTTTCTTGTAATCTTTCTTTTCCATTAACTTATCAACAAGTTCTAAAATAACCCTATCATCTAAAAAAACAATATCTCTTACATGTTCCTTGGGAAGACCTTTTACTTTAGCTGCTAAATTATTATCATAATCATAATCATCATCTTCTTCAACGTATGTAAGCATTGAACGACAACATGACATCAATCTATTAGTACGAGCATTAGATACCCCCAAAGTGTCACTTAACCACAAACTTAAATTACGAAAATCTTTCTTTCTTAATTCTGTGAGAGGTCTATTACCACAATTATCTAATACAAACAAAAGAATAATTCTACAATCATTTTTATACTACTTCAAAGTAGAATCTTTCATTTTTCTCGCTTTGTATTCAAGAAGAAAATCTTCCATAATGGTTTTATTTTCCTAATTTACTTGCTTCCACTTTTCTTCATCAAAAATTTTATTATACATTATTCAATTTCCTCCTTTCTAATATCTTCAAGCATCTTCTTTATATTATAAGTATAATGAGTCCTCTTTATTTTTTGTTCAATTATAATTGCTCCATATTGAATACAATCTAATTTATTAATGGATTGTTTATCATTTTCACATAAAAACTTACTAAAATTCTATATAGATAACCAGTAAGTTACATTATTTGAAATGTCTTCATCATCTCTAAAATTAAATAAAAAGCCAGCGAATATACCTTCCTGTTGAGCAAACTTCACTAAACTGTTAATCTAATGAGCTTTAATCATTTTGGAGGTTTTGTCTTTTATATCTCTCTATATAGTCAAAGATTTATAACAAGTGCTTTTGCACTCAATAGCAAATAAATTAGGAAGCTCATACACCAAAAAATCACAGGGATTTTCAGGCTGAAACCTTGAAGTTTTTTCATGCTACCAAGATAAAGAAGTATCATGCAATCTTAAGACAAACAACTCGTCATTCTTAGCGGCTTCTTGAAAATCTTTTTCAAAAGCTTTTCCTTTATTCATCTTTCACCTCTTTTAACCTTTTTGGAATGGGAAAAAAAGAGATAGCCCAACCTTACTCAGTTAAGCTATCTCCTTTCCCATGAACGTTGATTATCCAGTTCAATCATTCAAAACTTTTTTAAGCCACAAACTTTAAGTAAGGGCAATTAATTCCAACCGTCATAGTAGTCATCATCTTCATAATGCTTCTTTTTCTTTTTACGGTTTTCATATCTATTTCTGTTTCGAGTCTTTTCGTAATCCTCTTCGAATTCAAAAATCTCTTCTTCTTTTTTCTTCTTCGCTATCTATTTTTTCTTAACCGGCTTTCTCTCCTCAGATTCATCATCTCTGTACTAATCAAAAGCCTAATTTTTATTTTTCTTACCCATAAATTCTCTCTTATTCAATCTTTTTTCTTAGAATTTTTAGACCATCTATCTAATTTGTTCTATACATTGTTATATTTTTCGTGCCTATATTTCCAATAAAACCCTTTGTATTGTCGTCCTTTTTTTATAGCTTCACATATTCCGCTACTTTTGGGAGGACCGCCAACAGCGATAGAAGCAGCTTTACAAGTTTCAAACTCGCAAAGTTCATTACCATCGGCATCCATCTAAATAACAGGTCTTTTATTATCTGGCTTATAATATATAGAATCTTTGTCTAATTTTTCGTATTCGTCTTTCCAATACCATAAATATCCCCCACAAGAACAAATATTATGAGCAGCATTAGAACGAATTGGGTCTGCATTTAAACCAGTAATTTTAGCAGCATCTACCACACTTGGATATTCTGTTACATATTCCCGATTTAAAGTTAATTGTACCACAGCTCCTCTACACCAATAATTATTTAATCCGCTAATATCAGCATGGTGTTCTTTTATTTTTCTTCTTGTTTCTTCGCTGTGTTTACCATTGCTCCTTCCACCCATATCTTGATTGAAACCAAATTCTTCTTTATATGACTAATATTGTAATATTAGTTCTTTTTCTTTTTCATCAGCTTCATTCTAAGTCAAATTTTCAAATAAAATCTCGTGAGTAAAATTATCCCATCCATACTTCAAAATGGCATTATAAAACCTACTATCATTAGGTTTTCTTAATTTTCCAGACTTTGTATATTTACCATGGGGCTTATATCCTTTGCCCTTTTGCCATCTTTTTTCTGGATTTTTGTGGTGAGTAATACCGATATATCTTTTTATTACTCCATTTAATTCTATCCAATGTACATAAACAAGCCATTTTTCTTCCATTTTTAAATCATCTCCGTTACGATAAATTTAAAGAAAAAGAAAAAGTAATCTAAATTTAACGGAATTTAGAAAGGTAGCTACTCCCTGTCCTTTTTCTTTTTTATATTAACAAGAAAAAACTTGATAATAACAATATTTAATTAAACATATACAAAGTGAACCTCTTCTAAGCCTGAATCCGAATTAAAAACAAAACCTGTTGTCCTTCTATTTGAAACAAAGCCAGTTTTAGCAGTCCATTCATCTTTTGCTGTAGGAGAAGGACAAGTCCAAACCTCAACCCCAGCATTTTCTTTACACATTAAATGATGCAGATGCCCCAACAGCCAGATTCTTGTGGGACATTCACTCCAATTTTTAGGTTGTTCAATTTGCATTAAAGTATAAATTCTATCTTTTTCTTCACTACCATGAGCAAAACCAATTAAATTATTGCCTAAACGGATATATTTTCTTGTAGATGGTAAAGCATCCACTTCCACATTTTCATCCAATCTATAATAAGCTTCTAATAATCTACCAAGCATATAAGATTCATTTCTATCATGATTACCCTCAACATGCACAACCATAACTGGTGCAATCTCTTTAAAACTATCAATAGTATTGATAATAATTTCGCAAGTTTTATCAAAAATCTCTTTAAAAGATGCACAATTACTTTGTTGATGTCTACCAGAAGAAGTCCAGCCATTAGCGGCACTATTCATAACATCATTACCAATACATAGAACTATTTTTTTAAATTTCCTGCCCTGATATCTTCTTAAAAACTGTTCAGTTATATTATTAACCATTAATTCTGCTTGGTCTAAATCAAAATCTTCCCCAGTCTCTTTTTCATAACCAGAACGACCAATATGTAAATCTGCTAAATTAATTACTAAATACCCTTCTTTTTCAGAAGAATGCTCTTTTAAAATAACAGGTTTGCTTTTAAAACCTTCGAAATATTTTCTGAGCTCTTCTAAATCTAAGCCACAATCGGTAGGCTTTACAGTAATACGAGAAGAATAAAGATTCTTTAAACCACCTTTGCCATCACCCTGTTGCCAAATACTATTCTTAGCATTAAGCAATTCAAACTGAACTGGATTATACCCGTGTGCTTTTAAAAGAGCTGTTTTATCCGTAAGTTCATCTTCTGATAAAGCTACGAATTTCTCACTTGTTCTTACACCCTTACTATCTAAAGTAGTGGTATTTTTAGTGGGAATATTTTTATTAACAGGTTCGTTAACCCATCCTGAAGCATTAAATTCAGAATAAAGCAGCGCACCTCTACGAATTGTATCAATAGTCAGAGAAGACAAACCATACTTTTTACGAATATCGTTTGCATTACTCCAAGTTGCGTCACCATTTGAAATATCTATCATTAATTGACGCATTTCACGAAGATAACCTTCGGGTACTTTATCTGTAACTAAAGCCATTTTAAATCTCCTTAATTAAGAATCTGTGAAATGTCATCAACAATATGGTCAACCAAAGAATACTGCAACTGTTGAGCGTCATCCAAATACCAATCAGTCTTAAGCTTTTTAGTTAAAGTAGATTTGGAAATAGTAGTATTCTCAATAATATTATTATGAACTCTTGAAATCAAATTTTTATATTGCTGATTTTGCTGTTGAACTGCGTTAAAATCACCCCGTTGCATAGCGCTGCCAGAATGCAGGAGTGCCGTAGAATTCTTTAAACAATATCTATGACCTTTATGACCATTAATAAGAATCATGGCACCGCAACTCATAGCACAAGCAAGATTAACAGTGACGATGGGCGTCTTAGAAAGCTTCATGACAGACAAAAAGCCCATCGCTGAATACAAATCTCCACCATAAGAATGGACGTAAATAAAAATCTTTTTACGGTTCTCAATAGGAATATCTTTATCAGCATCTTCTTTGTTCCAGCGAATAATTTGCTGCATTTCTTGAAACAAAGTTTCATCAATATCCTTGGTTATCCACAGTTCCCTATTTTTAAGTGACCTATATTTCTAAACTAAAATAGGGTCTGGAAGTTGTAAATTAGCTTCTGGACCAAGTTCCTCTAAACAAAACAAATCATCTAAAGTATCATTCTTAATTTTATCCATTTTAATACCTTTTAATCCTTTTAATTTATTAAAAAATACATTCAAAGGAACAGTAATTGCTAAATAACAGGATTTTAACAAAAGGTAGCTATCCCTGTCCTGTTCCTTTTCATTACATAAAAACGCTAAAGCCAGTCTCTAACGTCTTAAGGAACTCCTTGTACACATGGCACATGAGATATGTGGCTCAGACCCGCTTTACGAACCCATAAATTTGGTCTTCTTTAAGTCCTCATCCTATACTCATGGACACCACATTAAAAAGCTGCAAGACTATGCCTCGTAGCTGGCCTAAATATACAACATGGTATATAAGGTGATAAGGTTTATGCCGACACCTTAAAACGCCTTTCTCTTCCATTTGAAACCACGCATGAAAGTATGTTGGTCGGACAGTTTTAATTGCTACCCTGTGGAAACCTGACAACCCTAATAAGCCTCCATTGCATCACTGGATGGTAGCCCAATATACAACTTCTCTGGCAACCCTGACCTCTTGTGTCAATAGGTTTATTTAAAAAGCTTTGTAAAGCTTTTTATACAATTATTTAATTACAATAAAATTTCTGTTGATTTGTTGGCTACAACAACTTTATCTGTCCTATTTCTTTTACTAATAAGCTCCGACAAAGTTTTACTCAGTTCAACTCTATCTTTCATATTACCATGCTGAAGGACAACTTTACCATAACCGCTAGTTCCAAACCCACCGCTGTAATAATCGCAAAGCTCATCTCTTTGCATGTGACTTGAAAAACTATTTAAATTAATTACTCTACAACGACTCAGGATTTGTTTCCCATTAACGGCAACGGTCTTAGTCTTTTTTTGTTTAATTTTCCAAGCCAAAGACCCTTCAACAGAATACCCAATAAATGCAATTCCATTCTTAGCACTTGGAAGGAGTTTTTCAGCAATACCTACAGCAAAACCAGCGTTAAGCATTCCTGCACTAGAAATAAAAATTGCTGGGTCAGGCTTTACTAAAATCTGCTCAATCTCTTCATAATTATTGATAAATTTAACCTTATCCCATGAAGAAGCTTCAATCCATCTCTTAAGTTGCTCACCCTCTAAAATTTCATTAAAAATTTTATTAATTTTACAAGTTAAAGGAGAGCCAACATAAACAGGAATATTAAAATTCTCGTCATCTTTAAACATTTCGTAAAGAATAGTTAAAATTACTTGACTCCTCATTAAAGAGAAAGAAGGAAAAAGCAACTTTCCTTTTCCATCAATACAAACATCATACACAAAAGCTTTAATCTTTTCTAAATCTTTTTCTCTATCTTTTGCTTTAGCACTTTTTTCTTTACTGGCATAAGTAGATTCACCCACTAACAAATTTGCGTTTTGAATAGGTTCAAACTTATTTGCATAATAAGTTTCAGTTCTAATATTACCTAAATCACCAGTAAACGCTATTTTACGGGTAACACTACCATTTTTGATATATAGAATCAATTGAGCAGCACCAATAATATGTCCAGAAGGAATAAACTCAAACGTTACATCATCGTCTAATTTAATTCTTTCCTTAAAAGGATATTCTTCAATATGAGTAAGCATATCTTTTACATCAGACTCTTCATAAATTGGAGAATATTCCCTTTTAAGTTTTCGAGACAAATCTTCAACATCTCTTAACATAATCTTAGCACTATCTAATTGCAATTCTCGAATTAAATCTTTATTGCCATCAGGCACAATAATTTTTCCATCAAATCCTCTTTTGGTTAAGAGGCTTAAACGACCTGAATGGTCAACGTGCGAATGGGTCACAAATACATAATCTACATTCTTCTCTTTAAATGTAAATCTTGCACTATTAGCCTGATATTCTTTCAAAAGACTTTGATTACCTTGTACCAATCCACAATCGACAAGAATTGTTCGTTCTGGCTTTCCCCATGTAATAACTGTACAAGAACCTGTTACATCTTCTGCTGCGCCAGAATTTTTAAAACTTACTCTAATCTTGTCTTTGCTTTTACTCATACTTTACCCCCTATGCTATTATAGGAACTTATATTATATTTCTATAATACAAATAATACAATTTTTTTAATTGTAGATTTTTGCCTTGATATATTTATAACATTATTATTTGTATACATATAATAACAAATATTAATGTTTTTGTCAAGGACTTTGAAAAAAATCTTTACCGAATAAAATCTCCATCAAAAAGATGTTTTTCAAAATCCTTGATTTTACTGAGAAAAATGCACCTATTTTACCAAATAAAATGATACTTTTATTCTCTTTCGCGTCTAAAAAGAGGATGGGATTAACCCCCATCCTCAGTTTATTTGTCATTACTTACTTCTATAAATCTTTGTACCAAGAAGGTAATTCAAATTCAACAGTCTCACCAATAGAGTATTTTCCAAAATTATTCATCGTGAGACCTTTCCCATTTTCAAGAATTACCCAAGCAGAAGTCTTCCACTTACTATGTACAATACCTCTTGCCCAACCTTCTTTTAATTTAGACTTTTCAGCAATAGGCTTAACTTCTTTTTCAGTGACACTTTTTAACTCCTGCTTAACAGGCTCAACAATTTCTTCTTTTACAATTTCCTTGTTGTGCTTGTTTTTATCATACTTCTTATATTGAATCTGCTTCTCTTTATTTTCTTTTTTTGGAGAAACTTCAATATCAAAAGCGCTGTTCATTTCATCCATTTCTTAATCTCCTCTCACAGCTCGTCATGGCAGGAGAATTTTCCCATGCACACTTCTAATGACAATATTTTTGATAAGGACAGAGCCGATGAGGTTCTTTCCCATCGACTCTGCACGTTATTCTTCCACCATTTTCCTGCTGTGCATTACTGCAAAGCATTTATTTTAATCTCCTGTTCGTTAATTAAATTAAGCAACAGTAATATTCATATTGTCGGAAAGTTTGTCATTAGGTACAAACTTAACAGTAACGACACTAGTATCCGCAACGGTAACAATACCATTAGCATAAGTGCTAGAACCAGTGGTAACAGTAACATTATACTGGTCAGGATTCAGCTTAATAGGAGCGCCATCAACAGGGCAAGCATAGACGTTAAGTTCAATCTTATCGCCAGCCTTGGCGGTCTGGTTTTTGTCCTCAATAACAATACTGGCGAACATATCAGCAGCAGTTTTATTCTCAAGAACCTGAACGATTTCAGCATAAACACCGTCGCCATCACAACCAGCACAACCAGAAGCAAGAGCAGAACCTTCAATAGAAGTGTTAGAAACACCAGAAGCGCTCATGCTGAGTTCCTGAGAACCATTGAGCATGAAACGAGGAACCTTGATGATAACCTTACCAGCAAGGGTAGAGGTCTCAACATCACAAGAACCACCGTTGTAAAGATTAGCCTCAAGAATGCAAGTCAGAGTCTTAGGAATGAAGTTAGCGCTAATAGTAATCTTAGAAGCAATGTCATTATGATACATATAACGAACACAAACTTCAGCGTCCTTCAGAGCTTCACCGAGAGCGACTTCATTAACACCATCACCAGTAACGGCATAACGCTGATAACCCTCATCGGTGCCAGACTTCTTAATATAAGCATAAACATTGGTGTTACCAACCATAGGAACAGCCTTATAAGACAGAGTAACCTTACCAGTAGCATCAGCAGTGAGCTTCTCGTCTTTCATAGCGTCACCACCAAGTTCAACCTCAGAACCAGTATTCATAGCAAGATATTCAAGGCTGAACATAGCATCAGTCAGCTTCAGGTCAAAGGTAGAAGTATGCGCATAACGACCATAAAGCTTATTCCGCATTCCTGCGCGAAGGTCTTCAAACGAAATTCCAATAGTAATACTGGAATCAATCAAGGTATTTGCAGTAGCAACAAGGCGCTCGCCATCGAGAAGAGTGGCGCGGCCTACACCAGCTAAAACATTTTAATTTAAAATAAGACGCTACTCTTATTTTGCTTTCGCCTTATATTTTCATATAAGATTAGACCATATCATTACCTTTTATTAAAAGGCAGTCTCCACTTCTACCACCAATCACTTGTGATATACTTCCTTTCGGAATGGTCGTTGAACTTTTCTTTATTCAAGACTTAGCGGCTGATTACCCATTATTCAATACTTAGGATTTAACCATATATCATCTGTTTATTTCTTTTTACTTTCGTAGCATTCACAAGTAGGCATATTTCATCCTTTTGTTGTAGCATAAACAGCTTTAGGGAATTCCAGCAATTCAAAGACTATTTTTACATACACATCGCTGTATACGGTTACTCTTTAGCCAAGCAAATGCGGACTCGGCATCCGATAACATAATATATATCCTCCTTATTTATTTATTAGTTCTTGATATCTTAGAAATTTTCTTTCTAAATATATAGAACAGTCTTCATAAATATAAGATAAAAATTCTTTAACAGAATCTTTCCTACATAAAACCAAACTACTTCCATTACCAGTTGACCTAGTAATGTAATGTATGTTCGGGTTAATTTGGTTTATTTTTTCTTTAAGAGATTCTATAAAATCTTTACTACTTACTACAGAAGCTTGCCGATTAATCGTGCTTTTACCTCTATATAAAGTAATACTTCCATCTCCATCAAAGTATCCTCTAAGAAAATGTCTTAAAAGAGATTTGTCTAAATAATCTGGAAATTGTAATACCAAAGATTTCCTTGGTACACATCCAAGTTTATCAAGAATTTCGCAAAAATATTTACTATTAAAACTTAATTTTGTAGAAGTCTAACCATTTTTGTGATTATAATCATACAATGGTCTATTATTTTCAGTTACCTCAGCAAATTTTTCTAATATAGCGGAATCAGTTTTTACCAATTCAATACAAACTACGTTTCTTTCTTTTAAATTGCATCCATCAGCAAATAACAAACCCAAAAAATAAGCTTTATCTTCTGAATCAATCTTGTCAAAATAATGTTCATTAAAAGAATACTATCTCTTAAAATGTCCATCTCTTGCTTTAACTCCATTCTTTTTAAGAATGTCGCAAATTGTCGATTTATTGCACCGATATTTTTCTGCCAGCTATCCAGAAGACAATCCAGACTCATATTCTTTTAAAATATTTTGTTTTTCTTCAGTCGTAAATTTTTCCACTTTTTCTCTCCATTATGTAACAGAAGCAAACTTCTTTTGGAAATCATTCATTGTCATGATTTCCTTAGACATATCCTTCTTGTTATCAGTAAATATCCAATGGTGAATGTCTCCATCCTTGAACTAAACCATCCGAGACATAGCACCCTAAATCTAAGCATAATAATACCCCTTAGCATCAATGGTTTTTAGCATTAAAGAAAGTTTTCTCAAACTTACTTGTTCTTTTAACATCTCCATAGTATATGAAGAACTAATAGATATACAAACAAGCATTTTTTCCAAACTTGGAGAAGTGTAATTCTTGTTCTACATCCTCGCCTTTAATTCCATCTCTTCTCTTAAATTAGGGTCAATATACTTATCTCCATCATAATCTAAAATGTTTTGATGCGTGATAATAGCTATAAATTCATCAAGTTCTTTAGGCTCTAAAACTATATCATATATATATAATTTTTTCATACCATTAGCTTCTGTTTTTATACCATAAATATCTCTCATCTTACTTTTACATTCTGGACATATAGCATAATTATTAATAAACTCAAGAGCTTTAACTTTCTTTTCAGTTTCGCTTAAATTATCAGGTAATGTTTCTTGGAATTTAGCATATTCTTTGATAACTTCAAACTAAGTTCGTTTGAATCCACAATGAGGACAAAACAAACCATTTTTTTCATGGAGCACAAGTTCGAACATATTAATTACCTAAGAAGTAACCATAGGTCCATATTCTTGATTTTCCATATTCTATATTAAATATGCCATATAAGACATACCAATACCTTCAGGATTAGCCACTTTTTTAGTGATTTCTATTCCATTTTCATCTACAACTTTTATTTCTTTAATATTTTTATCTTGAGTAAAGCAAGATAAATTAGCATAAAAATTATAGTAATCTTTCGTTAAAACTGGATAAATTAACAAGCCTTTAAATGGCACTGGTAAATCCAGACCGAAATAGGCTTGTTCGTACATTTCCATTTTAGCTTGTAACTCTTTAGATATTGCCAATTAAGACACCCCACTCATGTAGCATCCTAATACAACTTTAATTCCTTCGAAATTTCTGTTGTTCCAAATTCCATATTGAGCCTATTGAAATCTACTCATCATTGTTGAAAACTCTAAATTGCCAACACCCTGTACATGAGCGCCATTGAGCAAAAACAAAACAGCTTTTAACAAAGTAGAAACACGACTTTTTCCAGTAATAGGAATTTCAACCCCGTCAACCGTATCAACAGGATAAGTTTTATCATCATCACTTGGATTGATATTAATACATTTATTATGTGTAATTATATCAATTCCAAAGTTAACAACAGCTTTGTATCTATCTGTAGGAATAATTTGGTCGATATAAATTTTTAATAACGTACTTTCAACCGTCCAAGCATCTTCAAAATGAGGACTTCTAAAAATACGTTTGTCGGTTTGTGTTATATCATCAGAACATATTAAAGAAGTAATCTATTGATATGTAGGCAATTCTCTATTAAGAGCATCTGCATCATTATAATATAAAAGTTTCCAAATAATATGAGTTTGTTCTAATTCTTCAGGAGTTTTTTTATTAGGAGATAACAAATAATAAATTATTCTATCTTCTACTCCATCTAAATTTACAAAGCGGTTAAATGCAGATGGTGCATAACTACTATCTAACATTAATAAAAACCTCCCAATTTAAAACTAAAAGTCTCACTAATAGTAACCCCTGCAACATCAGGGTCGATACAAGTAGCAATTACATCTAATGTACCTCTATTGCAAGCTTTTAAATTTTTAATCTTAAAGGTGTTATCACCAGTTTTTTCAAATTCATAATATTTAGACCAATTTTCTTCTTTTATACCATTTAAAACAACTTTGTACTCGAAGTGAGTGGGAAGTGTACCACCTTTGAAACTTAATTCAGTTTCACATTCTTTGCTATTGCCAAGAATTATTTTATAATCGTCACAATCTTTAAGAGTAATATGATACTCCTCATCGTGAAGGTCTTCCTTTTTTGGAATAAGATATAAAGGAGCATTATTAGCGACACGTGTTACAGCATCGTCATTAGCACTCCATAAATCTTTATCCAACGCCAAGACCACGAAAGGTATATCTTCTAATCCAGTAAAACCACTTTTTGCAAAAGTTTTGGTGGATGTACTCTTTATAACAGCTTTAACTTTATATATAGCATTATTTTCAATGTCGTTCTAATCTGTGCCACCAAGAATAACTCGGCTATTAATTTTAACAGCATTTGAAAAATAATTTAATTGCATCGTGACATACCACTCAGCTTGAGGTATTACCAAAGTTTTGTTATAATACTGGTTCATATATTTCAATTCGTTTTCCAGTACAATAGGCTCATACCTTATTTCAGTGGCATCTGTTTGACTGTTTGTTGAAGACCCAAGTAATGCAATATTAGCATTACATCTACGAATTACACAAGAATTCCGTGGATTTATAGGAGAATTATTTATAGCAATCCAAACACTCGTATTATAATGTTTTTCTTCCTCTGTCATAACGCTTAAATCCTGAAATTCCAAAGAAAAACGATATCTTTTTCCAAGAGGATTTGGATATTTCAAATCTCTAAAAGAAATTTCTGCCCAGTCCGTACCCAAATCTTCACCACGTTCACCCTTAACATTTCTTATAACAACAGTTTCAAGAGGTGTATATTCAGGCATTTTAGTTGTGTATTCAATTTGTCGGTCTTTTTCTTCTTCTATGTCAACAGTATTATATCTATATTCCCAATCCTAATTGCGTTTATATTGCAGATTTTGAATATAATAATTATCTCCAACCATATTATGCTTTAAACGAGCTTTAAGCATGATACTGCTATCAACAATATCAGTAGTATTTAAAATCGCCATTTTAATCCATAATCTCCTTAGCCTTCGTTTTTGTATTTCTTTAATAAATACTCTGCATAATTGATTGATTCAAATATTAATTTCTTAATCTGTCCTTTATCTAATTGATTCGTTAAAATAGCATTGATATTAATTATAATACTTACTAATTCACCATCAAAAAGAATATTACTTGACGAAACATACATCATTATTCCACCACAATACACACGGTAATTATAAGTGGAATCGGGTTCTTGAGATTTGTCATATACATAAAGAACTTTCTTCAATTTTGAAATTATTTCTTCTAAGCATATAATTTTCTCATTAATAGATAAAACTACTTTGAAGTTCTTGTTGTCTTTATCCATCTTTACCCCCTTCCTATAAACTTACTACCACCCATAAAACGGATTTGCCATGCAAGTCTATTTTGATAATTGTATATTTCTGAATCAAGTTGGTCTACCCATTCGTTTTTCGCTTTTAAGATACGGTCATTAGACATAATCTTGAAATCGCTGTCTTGCATTAAATTGCGAATATCTAATAACAAATTGCGTTCTTCTTCTCCCCATGCCTTTACAAGCAAACGAGCAAGAATATCTTTAACATAACCTACCACTAAACTTGTACCATTTACATTTTTGTTAGTTAAACCTTCAAAATTATCAGTAAATTCACCAACGTAATATTGTTCAACTGCATATTGTTTGCCTTCAGGTAATACATCGGGGAATTCTACAGTGTGAGCTTCTTTATCAATCGAGCCTTGCACCAATAATTCTCCTTCAATATAATTATATATTGAATTATCCTGAATCTCAAACTCAGGGTCAAGTTCGAATTTATTATTCTTACCATCCCCTTCAAAAACTTGCATGATACCTTTTGGTTCTTTATATTGAGATAAACGTAAAGAAACGCTTAGAGGGTTGTTAAACATAGATATTGCATTTTGCAAATAGGTGTACATTATCTTATTAAATTGCAAAGGATTAGTTTCATACGCTGTCGTAATCCTTGGGTCATCAAATAAGGCTATTGCTTTTCGATAGACATCACTAAACAAAATGCCCATTTAAACCCTCCTTATTTGTTTAATGTCTTATTGAATCAAAATTCATTTGAGCCAACAGATTGTCAAAAACACCCTTGTTAGAAATTCTGTTCAGAAGCTCAACTTTACTTCTAACACGATATTTAGCATCATTTTCATAGCACTTTCCAAGCCAGTAAGAACAAATAAAGTCTTTATCAGCTTCAGTCAAAGAATTCATGTAATCCTCAAGTTCACGCTCACTCTTCTTGTAAATATTTACGAGGTCTCCCTTCGTAACAACAGCATGACCCTCTCTCTTCAAACAAGATACGTTATAACGTTCCGCAACGTCCGCGAATTCGGGAGCCAAAAGAATAATTTCTTTATCGAACCACTTACGATATTTGGAAACACATTCCTCAAACTGTTGCCAGCTAAGAACACGCTGTTCACCGAGAGTATGGAAATTAATAGTTAAACCAGTAAGCTGAATAGCGGTTGAAAGACCACCAAGCAATTCACGATTATGAACAATAACAATTTCCTTGTCACTCTTTCTATTACCAAGAATTTCCAGAAGTCTTTCTGTTGTATTAGAAGTATTATCCTGTACTTCTTTTTCCTTAAAAGAACTTTCTGTATCGCCCTCTCTATCACACAAAGTAGATTCTTTGATTGCTTCTGCTAACTTTTCGTTCTTTGCCTTCTCTTCCTTGAGTTCACTACTCAAAGATTCAATTGTAGACTGGAACTTTGCCATCATAGCTTGAATATCTTCTAACGAGATAGAAGACTGAGTAGCAGGAGACTCCTTAACAGAAGTCTCCGCATTCTCAGCAATTTGTTCCTTATTAGTTTCGTTTACAACTTCTTCTGTATTTTTAATAGTTTTCTTATTTACAGCCATTTTTTACAATCTCCTTTTAAACCTTTTAAACAATATCTGGGTTAACCAGAATTTACGAAATTAACTAATTATTATAATTAATTATCTATAATTAGATTATAATTTGATATTAGTTAAGAGTAATACTACCAATTTTGCTACCGATAATCGCGTCCATGCCCATACGCATATCAACAGTGAAACCGTAAGTATGGTCAGCAGCAAACAAGGGGTCCTTCTCAACAGAAACCGTGTTACCTTCAAAAACAACTTTGATGTCGATAGGTAATCCTTTGAAATTATCTCCAGATTTTCCCCCGACCCGCACCGTGCGTGCGACTTTCACCGCACACGGCGTTCCATCATTTTATTTTGTTTTGTTTTGTTTATAAAATCACCAGTCAGATAAAATTATTTCAGAGTATTTTTTATCTTTCGTCAATAATTCATCTATTTTTTCTTTTAACTATTCATCGGTTGGAATATTATGAGCAGATTTAATACGAAGAATTTTGTAATTTTTATTTTTTAAAAATTCATCTCTTCTTCTATCTTCTTTTTGTCTATTTTTATGCCAATGCTTGCCATCATATTCCACGTCTATTTTTATATTATTTTTTTCAAAAAGAACATCCAAATGCACTTTTGATTCTGGATAATTCAAAGAACAGGTACAATCCTAATACAAATTTTGAAGTTTATTAAAAATTTTTACTTGCTGAGAAGAAGTGGGTACTAAATTATTCTCAGTCATCGTCTTTACTGCCTTTTCTCTCACTTCTTCAGAACACAAGGGAGACAATCCTCCATATTTTTCTATAAGTATTTGTTCCCATTTCTTTTTAATCTCTTCGTTTTGCATCGGATGTCCGCCATATTTTTCTTCGAAATATTTCTAAAGATTTTCTTTGATTTCGGGAACTTGCATTGGATGACAACCATATTTTCCTTTACAAGTTTTTTCCCTTTTATCCACTATTTTCTATCTAAGCTGTTTGTTATTCTTAACACATTCAGGACAAACATCTTCCCCAAATCTTTCAAAAGTAACTTCATGTTTTTCATGTTCTCTTATATATTCTTTGCCGCAAATATCACATTTCCTTTTTTCTAAAGCTGGACTACCATGCGGCAAATCATTACAACTAACATAAAAATAATTGTCTTTTTCTTCATATCCCAGCGATAGATATTTTTTTCTACTCCTTGCATGAGAGTACACTGGTATTAAATCTTTTGTGAATTTCATCTATTCACTTCCTTTTTATAAATTTTATAAACAAAACAAATAAAATGACTCAAGGCCATCACTCCTCTTTTCATTACAAAAAGAATCAACGCTTCGACCTTTGCTTTTCAGTAATAATTAATGAGCTTATTATTCTTCGTCTCAAAACTAAATCGTTTATTACTTTTCCTTGTTCCGCTAAATCTATCTTTACATAATATACTTAGGTGCTTGCTGTGACTTGATTGACTTGACATCTCCTGTAAAGATGTATGGAATTTCATAACCTACCTTTTTACTTTTCCACATCAATCCACATTTAAGTGTGAACGGCCTTTAATTCGCAAGTTTGTCAGGTACAAATACCATACTCACCATATATATCTTATAGACACCCGATGTATCAATTATTTCTAATTTTCCATCGACTTTACCGAGCTTTGTACAAATTAATGCACATCGGAGTTTAGTGAAACTTCTTCAAGACGTTACTCTATCATTTAAGTTTTCAATTTAGCAGTTATAATTTTTTAAAAATTACGCTGAACTTTGTTTATTTAATTCAGCAACAAGTCGCACATAGGTTTGTTCATACCGAGAGGTAACATATAAATAATATCATCAGGAAGAACGACTTCGGGCTCACCATTGATGGTGTTAGGAACAAGAGCGTTACCCAGTTCAATCATAGGAACGTTCTTATAATCAGGCAGGAAGCCATCTCTAACGATAGCGCTATCCTCGCCATAACGGAAGCCCTTAGAACTGTCGGGAAGGACAGAAGCAAGAGCAATGGAAGTACCGAGAGCATAAACATCAGCACCGCCGTTAGCAAGCTTGACCAAACGAGAAACTTTGAGCCAGTTTTCATCAGTCAAACCGTTAGCCATATAGCCAGCAATACCATCCTGATTATTAGTAGCAACGTCAGTGTTATTGGTAATGATAGATGCCATTACCTTGGCAAGACGAGCCTGAATATAAGCGGCAAAGGAAGCACCAATCTTCTGGAGAAGCTTACCCCAATCGACACGCGAACTGGCCACATGATACCAATCCACATAGAGAGAAATCTGCTCTCTCTTAGCAGCAATAGTATACTCAGTGTTGGAAGCAGTCTGAACGCCACCACGAGCAATACCTTCAGCAAGGCTATTCACAATGAAGAGCTCATTGCTATCGACTTCATACTTAGCGACATCACCGAAACCAACCTGAGTGACATCATAAAGCTGTTCATAACCAGACGCAGCAACAGTAGGAACAACAGGAGTGATAGCACCAGCAAGAATGGTATCGAAAGTCTCAAGGAAACCACTCTTCTTGTAGACCATAGGATTCTTAATCATATCGAGACCGCTCCACTTCATGCCAGCGTTCTCAACACAATACTTCATAAACTCTTCGTTAAAGGTCTTATTAGCCTCAACATACTCAGGGGTGTTGTTCTTACCCTCAATGGACTTCTGAGCCAAAGAATAGCAAGTTTCAACGAGACCATCAGCGACATCTTCGTTGAATTTGTTATAACTAAAAATTTGTTTCATAATAACAAAATCCTCCTTAATTAATTTATAAAAATCATAAAGCAAATATCAATATTTATTTTAAATTATTCGAATTATTTAAATTATTCAATGATAATTTAAAATTACTCGTGGATAACGGTGCAATAGAACTTCTTACCTTCATTCTTGACACCGATAATCTTATCCTTACCAAACTCGACCTTAACGCAGAGCTTATCATCAGCAGCAACAGCAGCAGGAGCCCACTGACCGTCAGAGCCAGCAATGGCAAACTGACCAGCAGTAGGAGCAGACTCAAAGTTATCTTCGCCGAGATAGAACTCGTCACCAAGCTTGGGGCAACGAACACGAGTATGAGCACCAGCAGGGCAAGGAAGACCGCAAGTCTTAACACCTTCGCTGTAGACAACGCCCATGATTTCGCCCTTAGAAACACCAACATAGTCAACGATACCGACACGACCAGTGCCAGCATAAGGCTTAATCTCACGAGTATTCATATCCTTCAGACCCTTATAAACCTCATGGTCGATAAGGTCGCAAATTTCAACCAAAGAACCATCAGCGAGTTCCTTGTCTTTGCAAACGCCAGAAACCAGATAGCTTTTAACATCTTCAGAAGCCATCAAAATCTTCTCAATAAATTTCATAATAAAGTTATCCTCCTTTTTTAATTAAATCTTGTTAAGATTTTTCATTGCATTTTTAAGGTTATTTGCGCTGTCGTTCACTTCAGTAACAACAGGTTTATCCTTAACGATATCAGCAGAGAACTCTTTTTCCTTAGCTTTTCTACTAAGTTTCTTCTGAGCATAAAGAGCATCTGCAATTTTATGGTCAACAGCCTCATTAAGTTCCTCATCGGAAGCATAAGTACTGTTATCACAATTTTCTTTCATAAATGCCTTAATATTAGTAGCATTTTCCTCAGTCAAGTCTTCTTCAGAATCGACCAAAGAGCAAGCCAAAGCATAAAGTTCGGCATTTTTCTTTGCATTAAACTGAGCATTAAGAGCGTTATACTTTTCAGTCAGTTCAGCGAAAGAGGTATTAAGAGTATTGAATCTCTCATAAAGTTCATCAGCAGTAAGTTGTTCATCACCGACAGCATAGTGGGTATCCTGAATAACATTACTTTCACCAGAAGGTTGACCGATTAAAATACTGCCATCATCGTGTTCTTTGAGGATATCAGTATCAACTTTAGGAGAACCAAGCTCTTCACCTTCAATCTGTCCATGGTCAGCATGAGATTCATCGACAGTTACATCAGTAGCGGCAAACTGAGCGGGGTCTTCGCAATTTTCGACTTTCTTTTCACCATCGTTATCCTCAGCCTCGGTTTCCTTTTTGCCGTCATCATCGTCGTTATCATCATTATCATCATCATGGTCATGGTCATCATCATTTTTGTCATCTTTAGACTCATTCTCTTTATGACCGTCATCCTTATTACCATCGTCATCTTCATGCGCACAAGTGCAAGGGTTGTTACCGCAGACTTCGCACTTGCCGTCTTCAGATTCACATTCCTTGGATTCAGTCTCTTTACCACTCTCATCTTCAGGATTTTCATCCTTAGAGAGTACAATCTTTTCTTTAGCGTCCATATCAACATTAGCGACATTTTCTTCGTTGATGCTATAAGTAGCCTTAAAATTTTCATCATCAAGGCTAAAGCAAACAACATTATCGTTAATTTCCGTGACACTATAATGAGAAGCATTCTCATCAAGACCGCTATTCAGAAAAGATTCGAGAAGTTGTCTTTTCTCTTCATAGGTCATTGTTTTTGGTTCCTCCCCTCTTTGTTCATTATCCATTGTGATTTCGTCCACTTTTTCATTAACAACTCCGTTATCAAGAATAGTGGAATCGAAATCCTCATTTTTATTATCTGTATCAGAGCCAGAATTTTTATCTTTATTGTTATTATCTTCCAACTCTTTATAAGCGAAAGATAGGCATTTTTCCTGTTTCTGATAAACAGCGTCATTAATTTTATCAAGAATGGTTAAATGTGCATTAGGGATAGCTTCAGTAACAGCAGAACCAAGAATAGTAAATCCATCAAAAATAAATTTATCTATTACTTCGACTTTATTTTCATCTATATGACTTTCAAGGACTTCTATTTCTACAGAAATTTTCTTTTTAGTATCCTTAAGCAATCTTTTAACTTGTTTATAAGCATATTTAGCCCAAAGAACGCAAGTAAAATGCACCCAAGTTTGACCGTCATGTTCGACAATTTCAACCAAATCTTCGCCACGAATTACGCCAAGTGGGACTTCGCATTTACCATTAGTAAAGTCAAAATAATCTTGTTGTAACTCATTATCCCATCTATATTCCATTTCATGAGCTTTAAAGTCATCATGAGCGACATCAAAAGCGCCAAGAGCGGGTTTATTATAGAAAGTAGGTTTAGCATCTTGCATAGCAGACACGGGAAAATAACTATTATTTCTATTAGGGTAGACATCAGAAATTGCGTAAACGTCGATAGCAATAAAGTCATTTTTTAACACATTCTTAATTTTCAAACTTTGCGGAGAAAGTTCAAATTTCAGAACTTTTTTATCCAATATTTTTCTTCCTCCTTTCTCCTCATGATGTAAATGACAATGATACAGAAGTCATAGCCATTACTTTGTTATTCCAAGCCTCGTTCTTCCGAACGTGGCAATTAGGAACAATGTTAACTACATTAATATAGTCCAATATATCATCTGATGGTTCAAACCATTCTCCATTATTTCTAATTTTATATTGCTAAAATTTAGAATGAAGGTTTTCCTCATCAGCCATAGTGCCTTTCATATATCCTAAGATATATAATTGCTTATCACTGCCAGTATTTAATTGTTTTAATCTTTTCTGAACTGAATTTTTAGTATATCCTATTTTAATATTTTCCCCATTGGTTATAAAATAAACATAGCCCATTGTATAATATCCTATTTTGTATAGTTAACTTATTTTACAAATTAGATTTTTGTAAATCCTTCGAATTCAGCATCGAATAATTCAGGAGAAGCGCTGTACAGTTTAGCTTTTTGTCTCCAAATATCACATTGATGGAGGAGGGAGCTAGCGACTTCTGCCATATTTTCCAGAACAATTACAAAAACCTTACATGACTTGTTGTAATCTAAAAATTCAATAGTATCAAGAATTTTTCTCTTCAAAGAATCCATTTCTATGTAGGCATCATTAAACAGCAATTCGATATTTTCATAAGTATCTTCATTACCGTTAAGAGATTTACGAACAGGGCGAATACCTTCTTGAATCATTACTTCACTTAATTTATCTGCGAAGGTATCACTTGGAAACACATGAGCGAATTTCAAGTGAAACACCTGAGAAGCGCAGGGGCAATTAAGCTCACAATCAAGGGCATAAGCCATGTTATCAGAAGCAGAGTTCATTTGAAAGAAGCTTCCTAACAAATCATTTAAAGCTTCGACAATCTCTGGCGTATAATTATTACTTACCATATTATTGTCCTCTCACTTTCCTTTTTATAGTTTCTCCATAATTCCTTTGACATCTTTTTTGATATCTTGAATATCGGATTTATTTTCCTCGATTTTCTGAAAAACGATTCCCATATTCTTTTCCAACTCATAGGTACGAGTAATTAGATTATTGTGAGCATCCACTTTGCGTTGCAACTGCTCGATTTTATAATTGGTCAATTTATTAGTGGTGATAATACCGCCAATAGTACCAACACAAGTTCCGATAAAGGAAATTATAGCAATTATAATTGTAGGGTCCAATTTAATCGACCTCCTTTACGAAAGACTGAAAAAAGGGAACAATCAAGCTTTCTCAATTATTAATTCTCCCTTTTCGTCCATATTAAAGACGAAACATTTTTGACATTGTGAACAAATGTAAAACTATCTATCAGGAGAAACCATTAATTTTTTTGTGCTTTTTTGCAACGTAGTATTAGAGTCTAAAGGATTATGATTACAACAAGGTTCAGAATTTGTGTGGGTTTTTTTAATACTCCACTTTTTCTCTTTAAATGTTTTAATCAAATTCACACTTTCATTCCTTTACTTTCTTTGGAATCATATGAGTAAACGTGCTCATATCATTGATACGAGACTCATACATTTCTTCCAAGCATTCGTTACAAATTACATCTTCATCTTCATTCAGTTCTTTTCCGCAAATTTGGCACTTTTTGATATTATATGAAAACTCCTTAATGTCTGAAACATTAGTTCCAGCATTGGAAGAGTTACCAGTATTATCGTTGATAATCTCATCATCGTTCAACTTTGGTCTGCCAACAGGGTTAGCGATTAAATTTTCTTGGTCTAAGACTTTTTCAACTTTAATATCTAAAGCTTTAAGATAAGCTTTAGCTTGTTGATAATCATCAACAGTCATACCATTAGCCGATAGAAGTTTAGGAATAAAGCCTTCCAAGCCAGACACAACTTGTTCTTTAAGGATTTTAATATCCTCACGAATATTAAAGATATCACCCCAAAGAGAGACTTTCCATTGGAATTTCAAATCGAAATTCTTATTAATCATTTCATTTAAGAAACTTTCGTATTGTCTGGTAAGGTAATCAATTCTAGCAGCCTAAATATATTGAGCAGCCTTAACAGAAGCGATAGAAGGTTTGTCAGTAATACTCATAAGAGCAGAGTTACCAGAAGTAGCAATTAAATCTCTAGTTCTATCATAAATGATATCCATTGCTTCAGGCTGATTTTCTAATGTATGCAAATCAAATTCAGTAAATGGGGCGAAAAACGGCAGAATATTACCTGAAATATTTTCCGCAAAGTAATCCTGATACCCAAGAATTGTATCAGGAGTAATAACAGTGGCATCACTACCCGCTTTAGGGTCTTTAATAAGAGGAACCTCAGCAGTTAAAACACTGTTAACACCCTTACTTAATAAATTTGCTTGCAGCCATTTATAGTCATCCAAGTCTGTCAAATCGTCAAACAAACCAATAGTATCAGGAAACGCATTAGGATGAGAACCATCAAAATAGAATGTATAACACAAATCTTGAGGCAATCTTACCCAATACATATAATTTTCTCCATTACTTTCCAAGATGTGACCATCGGGAAGTTTAGCTTTAGGAGAAATTCTCTTTTTCTTAGTTTTCTAATCTATAACGACAATTCCCGTTTCCAACATTTGATTCCATACATCCTAAATAAATTGAGGATACTGACTAACATCATAAGCTGGTTGAAGAAAAATTGCCATATTGAAAGCAATAGTAAACTATTGTTTACTACCAAAACCAATTAATTTAACCATATCGGTGTTAAGTTTCTGCATGACAAAGAAATTAACATCATTCTTATCATAACTTGTACGAGGCAAATAAGAAGACTTACCTTCCAAACTTACCTGAGTAGTAATAGTTTTTAAAGTTAAATTTGGATTAAAAGATTTTAAAATCTTATCTACTTTTTGACTTTCTTTCTTAAAAACCTCAGTAGACATATCTTTTGAGTCAACATATTCTGGGATATAATAATAATTAAATAAGGGAGTATCTCTATTAAGTTTTACTAAAATATTGTAAACATAATTAGTATAATACAGCCACATACTGATTCTCTAAAAAGTCATTTCAGAATTTTCAGGGTTATTCAAAGCATTTTGAAGGTCTTCTGATTGAACTTTTTGAGCTTTAGCATTAATTTGTTTAATACGCTGATTCTGTAAAAACGGGTTATTCAATTGACTCCAAGACATAGCCCAAGCGCCAGCTAAATTATCAAAACCAGTAGAAGCGTATTTACCAAAAATAGTAGCCCATCTTTGTTGTATAGCTTTTAGTGAAACATCTTCTTCAGGTTTATCCTGAGTCATAGTAATCATTTTAGCTTCTTCGTTTACAACAGCTTTAGGCGATTCAACCTTTTTGGGTCTTCCTCTTTTTTTGGGACTATCCAATATTATTTCCTCCCTTCTTATTAATATTTGCAGTCTTAGTAGACTTTTTAGCTTTTTCTTGTTCAGCTAAAATATGTTCGAAATTATCAAGAGCTTTCATAGTATCTCTCAATTTCTACTGTTTTTCTATTTCATATCTTTGTTTTTCTATTGCAACCAAATTATCTCTGCACCATTCGATAACGAAATCATTTTCATTCATAATATTTTTCTCGTTAACTTCTCTAATAATAAAATTACGAGCTGGTTTTAAAGATTTTTTCAATGTTGCATAAGCTTCATCTCTAAATTTATATTGAGCCAAAGCAAGATAAAGATTATCATCTTGATAAATAAATTTATAAAACTTTCCGATTTTAGAAAGCATTGATTCAAAGCTATCGGTATTGAAATCACCGATTATTTTATAGACCATTTCTATACTCCTTATATTAAAATATGTCCTCTATAATGAATATTAATCATGTTAATATTAGAATTAATATTAACAATTGATAATTTCGGCAAAAAATTGATTAATCTGCACAAACAAGACATATTATTTCCCTATTAAGTTGTTGAATTTTTCACCCTTCTATGGTATCATCAATTTACAATCCAATTAAAAAATACCATAAACAAGGAGATTTTTAATTATGACTTTTGGTTACATTCGAGTAAGTACTGACCAGCAGACTGTTGAGAACCAGCGTTTTGAAATCAACCAATATTGTGAAAAGCACGGCATGAAAATTGATGGCTGGATTGAAGAAACAATTTCTGGCACAAAGAATCCTGAAAAGCGCAAATTGGGAAAACTTCTTAAAAAAGTACAAAGTGGGGACATTATTATTTGTTCTGAAATTTCTCGTCTTGGTAGAAGTCTTTATATGATTATGGACATTCTTTCTTTATGCATGGAAAAAGGCTGTCAAGTAAGAACAATCAAAGATGGGTTTGTATTAGGTGATGATATTCAGAGTAAAGTATTAGCGTTTGCTTTTGGACTCTCTGCTGAAATTGAACGTAACCTTATTAGTCAGAGAACAAAGGAAGCGCTTGCGATGAGAAAAGCAAGTGGAGTAAAACTTGGTAGACCGAAAGGTTCGTTGGGAGAAAGTACAAAGTTAACTCAATACGAAGAGACTATTAAGGCATTGATTGTTGAACAAGACAACTGTTACGCAGATGTAGCAAAACTTTTTCATGTTAATCGTTCTACAATGAAACGTTTTTGTGATAAGAGAGGATATTTTAGACCCAGCATTGTAGAAAAAAATCAGCGCAAAGCAGAGAAGTTAGAACGTGAACGCATTGAAAAAGAATATAAAGACAAACTTCTCGAATTTGACGATGAAGATTAAACAAAAATTAAATTACAAGAGGGAGGGTTAAACACTCTCCCTCTTTTTATATCGTAAATTAAATCTTTTTTAAATAAGCAAGGCTAATCCAACCTCTACCATCAGCTAACTTACCCCAAGTTATACCAGAGATTTGTTCCTCGTCAACAATTCTTACGATAGAATTATAAGTTAAAGCTCCATTTTTATTGTAATTAGTACCAGCGCCAGTTCTTATATTAACGCCAGAAGATGCTATAATTTTACCTCGGTAACTTTTAAATGTGTTAGTTGGAGTGGAGTTCTTTTTGATATAAGTTAAACTTACCCAACCACTACCATCAGCCAATTTACCCCAACCATTATCTTCAAGGATAATAGAGACACCTGTTCCCTTTTTAAGAGTTCCAGCAATAGAAGAAGAAACAGAAGGGCCTTTACGAATTCTCAAAACCGAAGCGGTAACAATGCCAGAATAAGATACAGTAGTTCCAGTGTTAGCGTTGGTAGCAGGAGTTACCTTTTTACCCATTTTAGCAGCAACGTCTGCTCTAAAAGTATCCATGCTCTTACCAAAACGAGGAAACCAATTACGAGGGTCAGCGTGATTAGAAGCAATACCTCTTTGATGTCCTTCATAATGTCCAATAATTACTCCGTCTTTTAAGGGGTCGAAACCGTAAAGCTGGCAAAGATAAGCTGCGAATTCAACAGCTTCTTTATACACCTTATTAAAATAATTTGCATCCTTCAAATTGTCTTCACACATTTCAAAACTTATATAAGAAGAATTCCGACTACCTTTGTTTCCCTTACCACAATGCCAACCTTTATAATTCCAAGGCAGGGTTTGAACAGTAGCGATTTCGCCATTAGCCAGTTTACCAACAAATGCATGAACACATACATTGGTAGCAGAATTATTCCAAGATGTACCACCATTGTTTTTGCCAAGCTATGAAATCAGGGTTTTATAATTAGCATCATTAGTAGAGGGTTGCACATATCTTTTCAAATTAGGATTATTACAGCCAGTACTATGAACCATAATCCCTTTTGGAGTAATTCTCACTCCATTTTTATAACATCTATTCTATGTAAAAAGACATTTTAATAATTTCATTCTTTTTTCTCCTTTTAAATTTTTACTCCTGAATAATACTTTGAATAATAGGAGTAATTGCTTCTATACCGTATTTATCTGCCAATTGATTTATAAATGCCAAACTTATCTTCATTCTATTTTCTGCACGCTCTTTAAAACAATAGCACGCATTATATACAGCAACCTCACCCCAAGACAAACCTACAACAGTAGCAAAGGATGTGGTATCAGCACCAGTTGGGCCAAAAAATACATACATAACGAACAAAACAGTCAAGCTTATAGTAGCAATCCAAGAAATAATTCCCCACTTTTTCATGGTCGGAGTTTTCTCCATGGCTCGCTTAAATCTTTCAAACAATGAAACTTTTGTTTTTCCCATAATTATTCTCCTTCCTTTCACAAGTAGCAAATATTTATTATATTTATCTCATAAGGGCATCTAATTTCATCATGCAAGAAATCTTGCACATTTTTTTGATGCTATTTTGTGCAACAAATCACATTTTTCTCAAAGTTGCATTTAATTGAGAATTTCGTGCAACTTGCCTCTTTTTTGTTGCATTTTTCAATCCTAACGCAACAGCTTTATTTAAGTAAAGTGGACGTATTTGAGAGGTCTTTTGAAAATCTAAATTTTTTGTTTTAGGTTCTCAAAACAATTCTCAAAAAACATGTTGCTCTAAACTGCCGGTTGAACATGAGTGTTCAAGTTGCTAACTCTGGAGGGTCTGACCCAAAATTGGGCGCGTTCAGTGTAAAATCAACGAAAACAATAGCAACATAGCTCGCTTCTTCATATAATCTTGAGGGTTTTAGTCAAGTAACCGTGAATCCAGTACAAATTTATAATGTAATTAACACCGCAACTTATAGCACAGATGCGTGGAATGCTTATAAAGCAACATGCACTCTTCCATCTTAGGTAACTAAAAATTCGATTTGGCGGATTTTTTGGAGCTTTTTTGGAGCGGTATCTGTTTCTTCCTATTCAACAAACCAAGTTTGTGGCATTTTTATTCCTGATTCAAACATTAATATATCTGTTATGAGTTGGGGAAGTATGGGATTTAATTCCATTTATATGGTTAATGGATATACCAATACTTTTACTATAACTGTAGTTAACAATGGTACAATGTAGGTGGAAAGTTGTAATGACACCTTTGTTTATGTAATATATTAACGTTGCACCAAATTGCCGATTGAACATGAGTGTTCAGGTTGCTAACTCTGGAGGGTCTGAACCTAAATTACAATCAAAAGTAGCATACTCTAGTTTTTTACATTCGCAATATATACAACCTGATTCTGGTTATGATGGTTTATCTGGTGTTAGTTTATAGAGTAATAGTTATGGCTATACGTTTTTCTCTTTTAAGAATGTTACTTTTACTTATGATGGGTCTACTTATTATAAAACCACAACATTAAACTTTAATAATGGAACTCAAACAACGAGTAGTAACTTTCAATATGCTTGGGATAATAGTTATTTATCTTATATTAAGAAATTGTGCGGGATTTCTCTATTTGTGGCTTTTCCAAGCTCTCCAATAAAAGGTGGATTATTAATGTATGCTGGTATTGCTTGTGGGTTGTATAATGATTCTGGCACTGGAAATTTAAAAACGATGGGACTATATACCTATTATCCCTTATATGATTCTAGTTATACTAATTTACAAGCTGTTATGTCTGTCGTATATAATCGGACATAGTTTACTGATAATGGTATAATACTTAGTTTTGAAAGTAGAGGAATTTATAATACTTGGTATTACAATACAATAACAGCAAGCTAGGTTGAAATAATATTGTTTATTTAAAAGATGAGTTGCTCTAAACTGCCCATTTAAATGTAGCACACAGCGCACCTATTTTCCCATTAATATCATTTATTTTAATATATGCATTTAATATTATAAAATTAAAAACTATCAAAACAACAGCACTTTTTAATTTTATACTTATATACATAGAAAGGAGTCAATCATGGCTGACAAGAATGTTCTCATCCAATAGAAGAATGATTCTCGGTCTTACGATAAATTATATCCATTCAGCCCACCAGTTCAATATGTTAATTACACACTCTCTGGTTCATCTTGGTCAAGTGAAACCTATAGTTTTGAATCTACCTATCCAAATTCAAAATATAATTTATCTATCTCTGTATCATCTACAGCTACATCTGCATAGTTTGACGCTTTTACAAAAGCTAAAATTGGAAGTTCATCTACTTCTAATACAATCAAAGCTTTAGGTACAGTTCCGACATCAACAGATATTCCTATTATTTTAAAGGTGGTGAGCAAAGTATGAGTGTAGAAGTTCTTACTCAAGGTGGAGGGGCTAATCTTCAATCAAGGAGCGTTAGTCTCACATCTACTTCAGCAACTACATTTTCACCGCAATCTGGTTATGATGGAATGTCTTTCATAACGGTTACGCCGAATCTTCAAGCAAAATCAGTTACTCCTGCTTCATATTCACAATCAATTTCTCCTTCTTCTGGATATTGTGGGTTGGAAAGTGTTTATGTGTCAGGAGATTCCAATTTAATAAGTTCTAATATTAAAAGTGGAATTTCAATTTTTGGAGTATCTGGAAGCGTAACTGCTGGTTTTGAACTTTATAAAAATAGTTCGCTTTCTTCTAATTCCTCAAGAGAAATAATTATTACATTACCTAAAAGAATTACTAGTCGGAATTATTCTATTGCAGCAATAGGCTATAATTGTTCAAATTATTATGATGATGCTTATTGCTATTCAGAAACTTTAATTAACCCTCTGGTTATGGAAAATAATCCCCATTCTAATGATTGGTTTGGTTATGCTTGCTGTGTTCAAAGCGATGGTAGTTGGCAATATTATGGTCAAATAAACAATGTAGACGTATCAATAAATTCTTCTTCAACAACTGTAACAATTTATGGTCAAACCACGTCTCGTAAACCAAGAGCGTCTACAAATTACGAGGTGTTTTGTGTTTATTAGCCAGCGTAATTAATCATAAATACAAAAACCGTCATACACTTTTATTAAATCCTCTTTTAAATTTCTTTTCAACCTAAAATACCAAAGAAACTCAAAACAAAACTCAATATTAATTAAGCCCAAGAGTCATTACATCTTCCAACATAACAACTCTCAGGCTATATAATTTAATTAAAATTTTAATTAAACTATAGTATCGTTTTTAAAACTATAGTTTACAAAGTAACATTAAAAATCCAGAAATCTTAAGCCTTTCTGGTAATTTTCAACATTACAGGAATATCTTGAGTAGGCACAGTACCCAAAGCTTTAACGACATTAGTAGTTGCATTGCCGACAATTTTAGCTTTACCGAAAGCATCGAATTGAGCAGAACTTGCCGTACTTGCCACGGATACAGAAATATTATACTTTGCATTAGGATAAGTATCCTCAAAGCTATACTGAGAGTTACTCCAACTACCGTGAGTCATAGTAACATTTACATAAGTTTCTTCTATAATAGGATAAATAGTATCATAATCAGAAGAGTTTTTTTGTTTCATAAGAATGTTTTTAGTTGTTGCCATTAAAAGTTATTCCTCCTTTCTTGGTTGTTAATAACTGTTCAAATATTTTTAAATATAGAAATATACAAGCCAATATGTTTTCCCATAAAATCCGCTACTGCTGTAATAATTCATATTAAAATACCAATAATTATTTTGTATGATAGGATACATAGAATATCCTCCAGCAGTAGCAACCCAATAGGGCGATGTTTTAAAGGTTAAATAGCAAGTATCAGAAAACAAACATTGCTATCTATCTGTTAAATTAAAAGATTGAGGATACCATAAAGAAGTAATAGGTGAACTAGAACTAGAAGGGTTTTCTTCCACCATACTTAAAAACATTCCATAAATAGTTGTGGTTGTACTTGGAATAGATGTTAAAAAGCTACCTAAAGATGTTGTTACAACAGTTCTTTTTATTTTTAAATCGTTTTTACCGTAATTACCGATAACTCCGAATATACTAACACCATTCTTTATATTTGAACTAATCAAATTACTATCTCCCCATACAGTAACTTGGCTCAAAGCATCATACCGGCTTTGAGGGGTAATATATTGAGTAGAACTTGAAGGATTAACAGTACGAGATTGTAATGTTGGGGATGAACCTGACGATTTAACCTGTACGCTCAATTAGTTCGGCAATAAAGAGCAACTTTACATTGTTACAATATTCAATGTTCCTATTCCAGAGGTTGTTGAAAGAGAGTGATTTTGAAAATAGTTTGTATTAGATTTAAAAATAATTTTGTCCTGTTTCAGTTCAAGTCGTGTGTTAAAAGTGTATTCTTCCGAATAACGGAAATTACCATTATCACTAACGCCAGAAGCATTTGTATGAGAAAAAGAAAAAGAATTGTATATTGTGCCAGTTGACTCGCTCCACGAAAAAGATAATGCTATATAAGTATTTATATTATTTGGAAAATAAAACTCCATACAATCAAAATAAGTTGTCGAATCATAATAATAATTCTATACAGTCATATTTCCATTATATGATATGTTGTAATGTTTTAAAAAAATCAGTTTACTAAGTGGAATTTCGTAATTTTCCACATAACTCCGAACAGGATTAGAAAATCCTTCATTTAGAGAAGAAAGTTTTTTATACTCAAAATATTTATCATATATCATTAAATCATATAATCTAATCTGTTCCTACGAAGTATTTAATTTATTTATTTTAACACCACTTAACCCATCGTACTGATTATCAGGTAAAATAGTCTAATCAGAAATTGAAGAATTTACTGTTTTAAACTATAAAACAGGAGAATCACCGCACGAATTTATTTGTATTGCCATTTATAGGCAATTATGAACAACTTTAATTAAAAAGAGTTATCCATATTAATCCATTAGCCATTGAAGGAGTTTGAAAGAAAAAAGAAGAATCAGCAACAATTTCTACCTCTATTAAGGAATCAGATATAGATGCTGTAAATGGTATATCATCACGTGCACTAATTATTTCAACATAAGTTGAAGAGGTAGCTCCATAATAACCAAACCAGCGACTTCCATATTGATTACTTATTGAACAGACAACAACACTATCTTCTTCATAATTAAAATTTCTACAATAATAATTAAATGTCATAAATCTATATCCGCTAAAAGCATTTGATGCCGAAATTGAAATTTTTTTATTGGATAGTGTGAAAGAAGACATTTCATCTGAGAAGCAAAAAAAACTATCACTGGCTAATTCACCATTCACTCCAAATATAGAAACTCCAGATTTAATATTCCCGCTAACTAAATTGTTATCGCCATTAACGATTACAGAACTCAAAGCATCATAGCCATTTTGAGGATAAATTGTTTGTTGGCTTGAAGATGGCGTAACAGTTCTTGACTATAATGTTGGAGAAGCTCCTCCTGATTGAACATAGACAGCCAATAGTTCGGCATTTAATTGCGACTTAACTTGATTGCTAAGACAATGAAATAAAATTCCAAATAATTATGATATCATAATAATTTCCAGAAATATTATACCGCACACCAGCAGGAGTTTTATTACTAGATAGCGTTAAATACATTTTGTCGTTTTCAGGGTAAAATTTAGTGATAAAAGTACAAACTACATTATCAGAATTAAGAAAACTAATTCCTCCACCCCAAGTACCTACCCACCGACAGCTACAGACCTGATTAATTGGATAATATTTAGAGTCATTTACTCCAATTTGTCCAGAAGAGGGTAGATTATTACCGAAAAAATAAAAATATGTTCCAAATGTACTGGAATGTTCTTCATCTATTAACAAAGTTCTCTAAGATGTCCGTGAACCTTTATATCTAATATATTTTAAATAAGTTTGCCCATTTTCAGTAGAATTTATTACTTGAATAGACATTAATTCGGCGTTTAAGAACAACTTAGGAATAATACAAAGTTCCTTCGTATTTATAACCAACCCGTAATTCATCACAGTTTATGGTTATAGAAGTGCCTGACACAGAATAGTAATAACGACTAAAATAATTGGTAAGTGCTGTAATAGAACAGCTTGAACCGCTTCCTCTTATGTGACCACACCAATTTACACCATTATCATTATGGCGTGTTCCACTCTTGTATATACCAGTAACAAAGCCAAATAGTATCCGAGTAGTATCCCATGCATTTATAAATTCATCTGAAGAAAGCATTATTCCTACTATAGAAGAAAGGGTTAATGTTTCTCCTACAGATATAGTTAATCCAGAGGAAGTAGCTGTAACATTTGTAAATTGAAATTGTTTGTATCCAGCTAAGCTACCAAACACACCAAAGATGCTTATTCCATTTTTAATGTTGCTTGCAATTAAATTACTATCTCCCTTAATGGTCTAAGTACCTGATAACCATTGCCCAGAAGATATAGTTTGATTATAAGTAGTTGGAGTATAAGTTTGAGCAGATTTAGTAGGAGAAATAGCATTCACTGTTACAGAAGAAAAGCCATCGTAGCCACTACTTGACGCATAAACTGTTTGAGAAGTGGTGGAAGGAGAAATTGTTTTAGTAGTAAGATTTGCTGAACCTCCCACACCTTTCACTTCAATAGACAATCATATTGGCAATTAAGTACAACTTAAACCCATAATTCTAAAGTCGTTCTATAATTAGGCTGTTCTCCTAAAAAAGCTGTCGTTTTCAAGGCTTTTGCATCATTAGTATAAAAAGGATAAAAAGAAATTACATTTTCTTTTATTCCAACTATATTGTTTGTTCCAACATAATAATATTCTGTATTTCCACTTTCTTCTTGATAGCTATGTTGATAATAGCTAGATGCGTCTTGAAACATATAAATTTTAAAAGCCGAATCATAATATAGCCCTGTGCATGAGGCAAAATTAATTATCAAATACATTCCACCCCGATACCGAGTGGATTTCCACCATATATATCTCATAAAAAATCTTTTACAATTAATAAAATCGTTTAGTTGTGAATCATCTAAAACAAAAGTCCAATCATAAGAGCTCCACTTGCCAGTATATGTGGGAGTTGTTAATGTTTCTCCTGTAAAAGAATTATGTACTATGCAAGACATACATATTTAGGCGTTTTCCTGCAACGAAAACGCATCTATTTACCCCCAATCATGCCCTATTTCTGCAAGATTTCTTGCATAATTGGAGGTCTCCCATTAATATTAAAGCCCCTGTGTAATGGGCTTTGCGTGTATAAGAATACACAAACAAACCTATTATATTCATAGGTTTATAAATAATAATACAAATATTTTTGAGTAAGAAATTGTCGGACACGATGACTACCATATATGGTGTTGTTGTAAAATTAACACCCATATATCTTGTGGTTTATAACCAAATAAAATCACGTTTTTAATTCTTAACAATTGTTAAAAATGTCCGACTATTCTTACTCAATACATAAATACTTGTTCGTCGAAAGATTCGTGCTTATTGTTCTCAGACTTCAAAACTGTACTTATCTGTACCTCATGCCTTCATAGAACAATTACACAGTCACTTATCAATCGTCCAATTCGTTTATTCCGTCTACTCTGAGATGATAAGTCTTGCTGTCTCCTTCACCGCCATCATTCTGAACATTAAATTCAGAGAAATCGCTTATGCCACCGTCCAGTATGGAGTTGGTATATCCACTGTTTAACGATGCTAACCAGAGTTCTTGGAATTTTTCTTCACTACCTTTAAATCCAGCTTTTATAGCATAAGTGTATGGACCATCACTCTGTCCTACATTTAAACTAAGGTGCTGGTCTACAGGCACTCCGTTTATTACTTTATAAACATCTCCTGTAGTATATAAAATTAAATCTCCGTCTGTACTTCCCTCAACAGCAGACCGAGGTTTGCCATCAGAAATGTACCACTAAGAGGATTTTCCATCTAATCCCCTAGGAATATAAAAATCAAGTTGTACATCTTTTTCTGTACCTACGTTTTCTACTCGCGCTTCCTCTGTGGATTCTATAGTATATGTAGCATGAACCTTTACGGATACAGTTCCACCACTTCCACCGCCTGAACCCCCTTCACCAGATAGCGCCGCCATACTATACAGTAAGGCAATATTAGAGATAGCT